CCGCCCAACAACCAACTACTTCCAGTTAAGGAAGCAAGCCACCGGAGGGACTCGAACCCTCAACCCCTGGTTTACAAAACCAGAGCTCTACCGTTGAGCTACAGTGGCGTAGATCCTGCGATATGCCGGTACCGCAGGACCACATATCAGAAGGGCAGTTCCATGTCCTTCTTGATATTCTCAAATGCCTCGGCAAATTTTCCGACAAGCTTGTTCAGCTCATCGTGCTTGACCGAGTAGTGTCCAGTCTTTCGCAGCTCTTGCTGCAGCTCCAGGACTCTGGAAGTGAAGTCTGCCACGGTCGTGTTGACCGTGGCTTTGTACTCTTCAAGGCTATCCTTGAAGGCCTGCTCCTTCTCGGAGATGGCGTGCTCCAGCTCCGTGTAGTGATCTTCAAGGCTACGCAGCCGTTTTTCCAAGTTGTCCAGCCTCTGCAGAGTTGTGTCCACAGGAGCTTCAACCGGTGTCGTTACCGTCTTGGTCTTTCGTAGAGTAAACATAGAACTCCTTTCTAGAAGTCAATGAACCTGGACATCTGAGGAACCGCACTGACATTCCTTGTCTGAATCTGTTCTCGGTCAAGATCCCTGACAACTACCGAGCTATTGTCGGGATACACATCAAAACTCAGACAGACGTTTCCTACAAGGTGTAACTCCAGGCAGAAAGCTACAAGCCTGTTGTTTCGGAAACACTGATCTGGATCTACCACGTCAGAAGCCGCGTGTACTGGGTACAGCTTCGCTTTCTCGATGGGAGCGTTGAACGTCTTCCTGAAAACCTCGACGCCGTTCAGGAACACGTACGTCTTGTCAGGAGCGATTCCGCTGTTGTGCCTGTTTGACGTGCTTTCTGAAGAGGTGACTACAAGCAAAAGCTCGATATCGCCATAACCAGCCGTCTTTAAGTGAGTTATAGTTTCGTTCTCAGGGAACTGGTAAAGGCACGACGGGCTGCTCAGCTTAACCGTGTTTAGAATGTCCAGGTTGCCGCAGTAAACCCTCTGCGCGTACTCATACGTGCTGCGCAGACTGGACAGATTGTGGAAATCTGGGTCAATATGCAGCATCTTGTCGAAGTACGGAATACTCAGCTTTCTTTGCTCTTCAGGAACACAGCCAACGTTGTCAGTCAGAGCCGTTGTGTAATCATGCTGGAATCTGTCGTATACAGTCACAGTTCGTTGCGAGGCCGCAAAAAGCTTTGTGTCTGTAGACGCCAGATGCGTCGTTTCAATATCGAGCTCGAACAGCATCATGCTTTTGGAGATACTTGAGTCCGAGTACCTGACAGTACCCTTCCTGAACGGAAAGAACCCATACTTCTTGGAGTCGTTGTAGTCAGCCACAAGCATGGCTATCGAGCGTTCGTTGACAGTCGTGTCTATCACTCGACGTGCTGATCCGATGACTAGCTTGGCGTTAACTCCAACCACGTCAGAAGAGCTGATGATGCAGCCGCCACGCCTGTACCTTGTAGGCAGAGCGATCTCACGGAAAGCCAGCACTTGAGTAGACTTAAGCGCCGTGACGTAATCAAAGAACTGAATGTTTTGCTGATAACACGAATCACGTCCAGTCGTACCCTCAGAGTTTTTGCCAGCCGTAGTACTCAGCATGTACTGCGTGAAGAACGTTATCTGTCGAGTCAGAATGATGTGCGGCTTTTTGAACGTTGTCCAGTCTTTGACACTAAGTTCATCAGAGCCGCTCACCAGTTCAGACATGCAAACAGCTTCGACAGAACTCAAGTTAACCGTGCTTTGATTCTTATCGACGCCGCAACCCACCTTGTCTCTTGAGATGGGGTTGTTCGCGTATCTTCGCGCTGACTTCTTTTCTCTGTCGTACTTGATGACGCAGATGCTCACGTGCGTCGGCTCGTCCTCCTCGACATACTGGACAACGATCTGCCCGTTGGAGGGAAACTCCTCGTGGAAAGCTGCCGACATGATGTTGCCAGGCAGGTCAATCTTCTTCACCACCTCGTTGTCCGTCTCGGAAAACAACACAAGGCGCTTGGGAGCACTCTCAAAGACTAACAGGCATGTCGGGTATTTGTCCCTGCGTGACGCCCGAGAGAGGACTGTTTCACGGGACGTCAGCGTCAGGACCATGTCCGAGTCTACGACGGACCTTGCCAGTAGTGCCTGCGATTGGGCAAGGTTAGACTTGAGTTTTATCTTCTCTGGAAACCTGTTTACCTGTAAGTTCATCTATCTGTTCCTTTAAAGCGTTGAGGCGCTGGGCCAGCTCTGCAGCGGCCAAGTCAGCGGCTTCAAACATCTGGTTGATCTGAGCTGCCTGGTGCATCAGCATCTTTGACGTCTGTCCGCTGATCCCGACCAGGCTGGTGGGATTGTCAACAGAACCGTCTCGACCAAGCAGCAAACCGAAAGGAAGGTCGGTGTTGCCGACCTTCCAGTTGAAGACAATAGCTACCGTGTCCAGATACGGGTCAGCCGAAAAACCCTCCTTCGTCGCCTGCTCGAAGTGACTCAGGGTCTTCTGGACCGGCAGCATCTCTGACATGTTCAACTTCCTCTGTCTTGTCGGTAAGACTTTCCAGGGTATCTAAAAACCCCGTTGTGGTTCTGACTGCCAACCACCATGGTATGAGCGACCACCACGGTAATATAGGGATAAACAGCAGCGATAGCCACAGGGATGAGTGGTATGAAAAACAGAACCGACAAGACAGAAGTTCCCCAAACTTCCTAGTTATCCACCATTTGCCTTCGTCTCTAAACAGCTCAGCCCACGCTCTCGCGTATGCGAATATCGATCCTTCAAACCAAACATCGAGAATGGCTTTGGAACCAAGTACACACAAAGCGAAAGCCATGAGCTGAGACATGTCTAAACCTCTAGAGACTACTTAGCAGCAGCCTCAGTATCGACCAAATCGTCTTCCTGTTCAACATCATGTCGGTTGCACAGGAATACGGTAGCTCCACCCTCCAGCTCAAGAAGCGCGCCGTCAACCGAGAAGTTCTGGCTGAAGAACTCCTTGGCGCATTCACGCTTCCAGAGCAGCGCCAGCTCTTCACGCAAAACCTGAACGTCAGAGACGCTCATCAGGTTTATGTAGAGCAGGTTTGCCGTACAGGTTTCGAGCAGCTGGCTAAGCAGCTTCTTCTCGGTGATCACGGCAACGCGGCGAGATTCGTAGACTTTGAAAGTGTCGTAACTCATTGTTATTCCTTCACATGCTGCAGGTGGTACGATTTGACTGCGCAGCTGAAGCTGAGCAGCATTTCAAACTTGGCTTCGTACTCTTCTGGAAAGTCGAGGACGAAGTAGCTTCCATAACCTTTCTGGAAATACTCAGCGAGGTGAGCCTCGTCGATGGCTTGTTCCAGAATTCGACCCAGATAACCGGCGTCAGTCTCCGTCTGGGTGTAGACTCGGTAGCGGATTCTGTTTTTCCCAGTCTCTCCAGTATTCTGGTGACGGGCCGGTCCAGGGCTCTTCGACGCAGTCGTCAAGGTCGCGATCCTCGATAAACTCACGTACGTACTCAAGAGGCGACAGGCCAGCTTGGATCGCACGCTTAATATCTTCTTCGCTAATGTCTGCGTCATTTTTCGTAAGGAGAGTCCTTCTCCGTAAATGCCATTCAAACTGGGCCGTCCACTGACCCAGATCCACTTTTGTCTTAGCCATAAGACTCCTGTAAATACTAGCGGCCAGGGTCTCCCCTGGCCGCGTCATTTACTTGGTTTTGTCCTGCACGTAAGAAAAGCTATATAGCGTAAAGTACAGGATAACCCCAGCAAACACTATTGGTACAAAGCCGCCAGTCACGAAACACAACAAAGCGCAACCAGCCAGCGTAAATATAAAGATTCCACCCAGATCGCCTAGCAAGGTAACTCCTGCTAGTTTGGCCACTCAGCAGACGTGGCTCTGTCCGGTACCGGATCACCCTGGGTATAACCCCGAGTGCTCGCGGGTGGCAAAGGCGGCTCCAAAGGATAGTCTCGCAACCTGAGGGCTGGAAGACTGATGGTACTCATGGGCTTTCGGTAGGTACCGACAAGCCCCCGCCTTTCAAGCCACCGTCTGGGTGAGCGACTGGTCATCTTGATTACCTGCTATGAAGCCCAATACAAAATAACAACAACTACCAGTATAACAGGCCAACACTCAATGATAATATTGTTGGTATCATTGAATAGACTTTTTACAAACCCATCCTCGTCTTGGCTGTTCATATGCACTCTCCTGAAGATGAAATCGTTAAGAGTCTTGTCGAAAAGGAAATGAGCAAACTTTCCGACAATGACAAGATGAACCTCTTTCTGAAGCTGATCGATGAAGGGCGTATACCCAACTTCTCTCCTCTTCTGCCCCTCGTCCTGACCCTCGACGGGAAGCCGTACTCTCTGGACAACCACTTCCAGTTCGAAACGCTGTTCTACATTCGTATGCCGAAGTCAACAGTGCTCAAAACCGGAAGGCAGGTGGGCAAGTCTACCGTTGGCTCTGCTCACGGTGTCATAACGTGTACCTCCATTCCTTACTTCCGCACGTTGTACATAACTCCGTTGTTTGAGCAGGTGCGTCGTCTGTCAAACAACTATGTGCGACCGTTCGTTGAACAGTCGCCTATCCGTTCCCTGTGGTTAGGGAACAATACGGAAAACTCCGTTCTCCAGAGGTCTTTCCGTAATCACTCAATGATGCAGTTCAGTTTCGCATCGCTGGATGCCGACCGTGTTCGTGGTATTCGCGCCGATAGGATTGTCATCGACGAAGTTCAGGATATGAATCGGGATCTGATCCCGATTATCAAAGAGACCATGTCAGCTAGCAAATGGGCCATAAGTTCGTTTTCTGGGACGCCGAAGACGCCCGAGAATACCATAGAGGGTTTGTGGTTGATGAGTTCGCAGGCCGAGTGGTGCATACCCTGCCGGTCCTGCAAGAAGCTGAATGTCTCATCGATAAGACACGACCTTGAGAAGATGATCGGGCCATACAGCGACGACATCTGCGAGGATCGGCCTGGCACAGTCTGCGCCAAGTGCTCCAAGGTGATCTACCCTGGCGACGGGCGCTGGATTCACAAGTACCCTGAGCGTCGGTTCCAGTTTGCCGGTTATCACGTTCCCCAGCCCATCATGCACATTCACTACGCCGACAGGGCCAAGTGGGGCGAGCTGCTGGCCAAGCGAGAAGGCTACGGCAACTACACGCCAGAAAAGTACATGAACGAAGTTCTTGGAGAGAGCTGCGGCACAGGCGTGCAGCTTGTCTCGATGTACGATCTTCAGGACGCCTGCGTGCTGCCTCACGAGAACGATCCGAGGAACCCCAGGAAGTGCCAGATTGACTTCAAGAAGTACAGACACACCATGCTGGCGGTTGACTGGGGTGGCGGCGGTGAAGAGGGTGTGAGCCTCACTGTCGCTGTGGTTCTCGGAATCACCAACAACGGAACAATTGATGTGTTGTGGGGCAGGAGATTGATGACGCCACACGACCACCTGGAAGAAGCCAAGCAATGCCTTGAGTTCTACAACGTCTTCAGGTGCTCGTTCGTTGCCCACGACTACACGGGCGCTGGATCGTTGCGTGAAACTTTCCTGTGTCAGGCTGGGGTGCCTTACAACCGCATCATACCGATCCAGTACGTCAGGGCTGCTACGGCCAAGATAATGTCCGTGGTGAAGCCGACTGACAGGAATCCCAGAACGTATTACCGTGTGGACAAGACAAGGTCGCTGCTGACTGTCTGCGCCGCCATCAAGCTCAAGAAGATTCGTTTCTTCAAGTACGACTACCGGTCAACGGATGACCCAGGGCTTATCCACGACTTCCTGGCGCTGGTGGAGCAGAAGACCGAAACCAGAATCGGTTCAGACATCTACACCATCACGCGCAATCCGCAGCTGAGCGATGACTTCGCCCAGGCTGTAAACATCGGAGCCTGCGGACTCTGGTACACGACCAACTCGTGGCCTAACCTCAATACGCCCAACAAGTTCACCATTTCCGAGGAGATGGAACGCCATCTCAACCCCTCGACTACGTGGGAGGGGGAGTAGGCTCTTTCTCGTCTTCCAGCTCGATCAGTCGGTCAATGAGCCACCTGGCTTTTTTCAGGTCGATCTTGCCGTTCTTCTTGGGCCAACGCCACATATATTTCAGCACGTTGCCCCACAGGAATCCCCTGAACTCGTCAGGGGTCAAAGCGTTGCGAATGGCCTCGATGCAGGTGACTCCCCTGTATCCGTCGTAATGGTCCGGGTTCTCTGGAGGCTTAGGCACGCTTCGGTCTCCTTCTCTTTATCTTCCTGTTGGCTTCTTGGAACTGCACCTGGTAAACGACGTCGTCCCACCAGGACCTGGGAACTGGCCACCTGTCTTCTGGACACTTTGAGTCAGGATAAGCCGCTCGCAGCTTGTCGCCAATCTCCAGGCTGTCTATGAGCCTGAAGCCCAGCTCCTCGTAAACTCTGAGGATCTTCGTCTTTTCGATCAAGACGTACTTGTCATCTTTAAGCCAGACGTTGTTTATGAACGACAGGCCAACGCTAAGAGTCTTGTTCTTCACCAATGTCCTGCAGACGCCAGACAAGCATTCCATTAACACTTCCAGAGAGCCGTCTGGGCCTATGCTTATCTTTTCCTCAGCCTTGTCAAATACCTTGGGATCTGCGCAGTTGTTTTCGATAAGCCACTGACGCATCAGGTCTAGTATGCTCTTCATGATGTCTCCCCTGTCTGGGAGCTTCAAACCATACTTGCTGAGCATCCACACCATGAAGTGCGGTATGACCTTGCGATAAGCCGCCATGTTGGCTGAGCCGCTGACCGTGGCATCGAGACTGAACACCGTGTAGTTGGCCAGTAAGCGCAGAGGATGCAGCTCCTGAGGCTTGACCTCGATAATGCAGTTTGGCTTGTCTTCTGTCGTCAGCCAAACCTCAAACGAACCCTTGACCCGTTTACGTAGCGTGACTGGCAAAAGCATCGGCCAATGCCTGACCTTGTCGCTGTACTTGGGTCCGTCTGTATCGACGATGCTCAGTACCTCGCAGACTTTTTGGACCATCTCCTCCGTGTTCTTTTTCGAGTAGTAGAACACAGGCATCGGTTTCAGGCCCAGCACAGGGGCCAGCAGCGACCTGACGCAGTAAGCCGCCAGCAGCCAGAACGTCGAGCCAAACTCGTGGTCTTCCGAGATGGACAGGAAATCCGATATGGTCGGTTTGCTGTCGTCGTCAGGAGGCAGTACGTTCGAGCCAGGCGTGTGGCTTCGCTGCAGCGTTGTCATCTCGTCCAGAGCGTAAGTGCCGTCGATTTTGATCGAGAAGCTCTTGAACCTGAACAGCTGCTCCGACGGATTCCAGCCGAAGTTGTCAGAGACGTGTACCACTCTGGGTGTGTGAAACGCCAAGGCTATGTCGTAGAAGAACTTGGTAAATCTTCTGTCCACATCGACACAAGCTATGCCGTTGTCAATTAGAACGTCGCGTATGAAGTCAGCGCCTTTGTCCTTCAGCTCCACAGACGGCTTGAAGAACGAGAACCTGTCTTGTCGGTAAGCGACGTACCCAGCTATCTTTTCTCTATCGTCTGTGTCTTTGAAGATAGCCTCTATAGTGACGGTAGCTGCCGACACCACGTTATGGTTGCTGAGCAGAATCCAGCCGTCGGCTGTCTGATAGAACTTCTCACCCATGACCGTGACGACACGGTGATTATGCCTGTCTAACTCTTTAAGCACTTCAGATATGTTTGGATAGTTTCCTTGGTCTATATCTTGGAAGTCTTGAGTGCTGAACTCTATGTTTCCAACAGCTGCCTGAGCCTCTGGTTTTCTGACTGTCATCAACCAGCTTTCCAGCACGTCTTTCCAGTCCTTGGCTGAGTTGCGCACCACGTCCAGCCAGGTAGCTGTCGAGTTCTTGGCAAGAACCGTGTTGGCGTTGCTCTCGATGTAAACCTTGGACCTTGAGGCTTTGATGGCTGGAAAGGTCTCCACTCCCAGCTTGGGATTGCACAGCGTAAATTTGAAGGGGAACAGCGACTTCAGGAAGTCCAGCTGGTTGAAGTCTGCCACGGAAACGATGGGCAGCAGACTTCTTCCTTCCTTGAGCTGTTTGGCGTGCAGCCTGATGGCCGTCTCCAGCGTGTCAGTCACGACCAGATTCTCGTGGTTGCTACCCTTCACTATCTGGTCGAAGAAAGCCAACGCCGCAGACTTCTGGTGAATCTTCCTGTGGTGCAGTATCTTGTTCGCGTAGACAAGCCTGCCCTCATTCATGCCTATGAACTTGAACTCCCTGATGCGCCCAGGCATGTCGAAGAACGGTACGACTATCACGTTCTTCCAATGCTTTCCTATGAAGCTTCTGTAGTCTCCAGAATGCCTTGTGTACTCGCAGGGGTCGTTCTCCTCGTGAATCTTGGGTGGGGCCGTTCCTGCCTCGCAGTCTTCTCTGCTGGCAAACCCGATCAGTTTGCCCATGCCGTTATTCCAGTATCTGGCGTCTCTGGGCACGGATATGCCAAGTCTTTCGCAGGTCGTCCTGATCTCTGTCGATGTGAAGATCAAGTCGCTGGCTTTGCACTTTTCCCAGAAAGCCATGTGTTTCAAATGCGCTTTGTAAACTTTATATTGATATATGTCTAAAGCAGCCGTAAAGTAATAATAATTATCAATAAGTTCTAACGCTTTAAGCGTGAACGCAGTACTTCGTATATCCGTACCCATTGCCTTGGCTGCTAACATTATGGGATCACCAGCAGCTTTACAATTATTGCAGTGAAACCATACGTTGTTGTAGAATGGATCGGGGTAGAGGATGTTTGTTTTAACGCCTCCACAAAACGGACAGTTGATTGCGGCAGGCAGGGCGTTTACGCTATCACCTAATTCTAGATGACGAACAAGCGGTTCCCACTTGACCAATTCCAACAAGGGCGAGGTTGTCTTTATCATGACAAATATCCGTTTCGACCAGCAGGGTGATGCTAACGGCCAAGCCCTACACAGGCTGGTTAAGTTGTACGGAGCGCCAGAGTTTGTTAAGGCTGCTTCTTCGTCAGCTATAAGCTATACGGCTGAAGAAAAGAATCCGACAGCTTTTGCCGATCCCACCACCCTTTCTTTCCCGTGTCATACGGGACCTGCCACCTACGTATCCATGATGTATCTTCTGGATAACGAAGGAAGTCTCGGCAAGAAAGCTTCCCACATACGCGAGCGTATTGTCAAGGCAGCTAGCTTTTTCGGTATCAAGCGGCATATCGACCAGCTGCTTGAAAAGCACGCCGCTTTGAATGCCGATACGCTTGAAACCCTGCCTGACGAGAAGTTCGCTTTTGTCGTCGCCTACGACAACGGCACCAAAGAGCGCCACATGCCCCTGCGCAACGCTCACGAAGTCAAAGCGGCCAGCGACTACCTGCAGAAGTACCGCGACGACTTTGTTTACTCCGACAGGGTGAAGATCGCCCAGAAGATCCTCAAGGCAGGACTGTCCGAGAACCTGTCCGAGTCGGACAAGACCTATCTCTACAAGCAGGCAGGAGCCGCCTTGGGCAGCGCAAAGAACGCAGCCGAGCTGCTCTACAAGCGAGCCATGGTACTGCGTCGTCTGGGCAAGGACCTGGATGTCCAGCGCACACTGGCCAAGACGGCTGAAGCCCTGCTGGTCAACAAGGAGTATGCCCACGACATGGGCAGCATGACCAAGATCGCCACGCTGATCGACAAGATCGACCGCGAGTACAAGTTGCAGAAGATCACGTCGATTGGCAAGCCTGAAGACCTGTTCCAGTTCACGGTCAAGCAGGCTAGCGACTTCTCGAACGAGAGCGTCCAGCTGACCACTGGCAGCTTCTACAAGAAATCCGACCTGGAGAACCTTCCCGTTGACGGGTTGAAGGACATCCTGGGCGAAGAGTTTGTAGAAAGGGTTTCTGCCGGTGGCCTGATGCTGGACGCCGAGAAGCTTGCTGAAGAATTGCGAACGCTGCCTCGTGGCGATGCTCGGCTGTTTGAACGGCTTGCCGAAGCCTCCAATGTCAAGCCGTTCGGTAAGGAAGCCTCAGCTAAGAAGAGCACTCTTTTGAAGATGGCTGAGGCTTACAAGTCAGATAGACAACTCTAGGAGGCACGCTGTTCTCGTCAACAGCCTGCTCCTGAATCTCACCGATAAGCTCAGACACGCCCTTCAACAGATGGGCGTGTTTGCTATTAAGCATAGCCGTAAGTTTATCGATCAATTCTTTTTGGTCATGCAGCTTGTTGAAGTCCAGATACAGCCTGGCGGTTATGCGCATTACACTTTCTCTTTCTGCGCTTTGTCCTCTGCAGTTTTGTAGCTGAATCGATACTTGTCGCCGTCGTCTCGGCTGTTCCTGACAAGCTGGGCTTTGAACCCCACAGAGGAAAAGAGCTTCTGGGCTGCGAAGTTGTTCTCAGACACGTCGGCAACGATTGACCGCTTGGATGCTGCGTAGCAATCGATGATCCAATTAAGGGCCGTCCTGCCAGCGCCTTCACGGCGACAATGCGGTGTGACAGCCAGTTGCTTGATCTTGATCTCGGCCTCTCCCGAGTGCCTGTAGATAGCATATCCGACAATGCCGTCCTCGTTCTCGACTACCACAGCGGCGTGATCCCTGGGACCGCCTGGCAGACAGCGCTTGAGCAAGCCAAGAACCTTGGTTGGATTTTTCTTGAGAACAGTAACCCCCATACCCACAACAGCTTCAAAGTCTTGTGGTCTGATCTCCATCCAACGCGCTTTCATTTTAGTTGCTCCGAAAGTTGAAGTAGAATCGTGGCGAATGCGTGAATTCGAGAACACCTTTCACCCCATCTATTTTACGTTCTACCGCAACCAAAGGCGCTGCGAAACTGAGAAAGCTAAATTTTTCAGTAGCTTCTGTCGTACTGAAAACGTTGTCTTTGCCGTACAGGTCCTCAAGCGTACTGCGCAGCTCTTCGGCTGTTTTAGCCTGAGAAGTCATCAGCCTGGATGCGGCTGAATCATAGTTGTTTATTGCGACCATCTTCCTTGTCTCCGAAACTGTTGTTCCACAGCCATTCCTTTTCGGCGGTCAGGGCGTCCTCCCGTAGAGGGAAAGGCCCAAGAACAGGACCGCCGACCCGTGTGAGGTCGGCGGTCCAACCGCCCTTACCGTCAGGCTCAACATCAGACGCTCGTGCGACTTCGGTCTTGCCCTCGTCCATCAGGGACTTGAGGGAATCGTCGTAGAGCATCTTCATTGAGCCGTCAGGTCGGACTTCGATCAGCATGGTTTAGATCCTGTTCTGAATACGTTGTTCCTGGGGCTTGTTGTAGAACTCAGGCTTGTAAGCCTGCTCTGTGGTCCGACCCAGAGCCTCCTCAAGACCCTTGGTCAGACTGGTGCAGCTGCCTCCGCTGCCACCTTGCACCTCAACCTTGGTGTCGCCTGTAGAACTGATGCTGACGATAATTTCTGCGGCCATCTTTCTGATCCTCACTTCGATCTTATGGTTGTTAACAAACACGGTATAGGAGTAGTCCAAGTCCTGACTCAGATACTCCACGGTTCTAAGGGCCAGCGCTTGCTTGAGCGCTGACCCGCAAGGCCCTATAGCTGCGTATAGGGCCGTTCCAGGTACTTCTCTCCAGACAAGTTCCAGAGAGCTTGTGTTGGTCTCGAATACGCCAACGGTAGGAGTTGAGGGGGCGTGGAAGCGTTCTATTCTAGGAAAAAGAACACCTCGACTACGCCCCCTCGGCTTGTAACCCGACAATGGCCATGCCCTGACTTCTCTGTGGACCAAGTAGCAGTCTGAACAAACTGCCGACAAAATCCTATCGCTGGCTATGGCCGTATAAATCACGTCAGCGACCCAGGCGCAGCTGGATGCTGCCGTCCTGGCTCAGGCCGCGATGAATCACGCGGTACCCGTGACGCTGTGCGTGATCCAGGGCGACATTCTCTGCATATTTCTGACGGAACTCGTCGAAGTGCTTCTGCTCGCCCCAGTGGCCGTTGTAGTTGTCGTACAGGGCAGAACCGTCTGCCTTGACAGCCACAGGATAGCTCCAACCCTTGGGCTTGAACGCGAACTCGCATGACAGATTGCGGTGCTCGCTCTGGTACAGGCTCACCTGCTTGACATCGAGAAACTCGAATCCGAGTTCCTCGCAGGTCTTCTTGGCGATCTCTTTGTTGCTGATCTGGGTCTGAACAGTAGCGGTGTGAGACATGGTCTTTATCCTTTCAAATCAAAAGTGTTAACGCTAAGACAAAACAATCCTAAAATCACAGGTCCAGTCCGCGCATGAATTGACCGAAGACAGCGGAGTGCGTCTCCTCCGAGGTCATGCCCTCTCGGATGGTCTTGAAGTGCTCAGCCAGTTCGCGGCTGGCGCTCTCCGAGCTGTTGATATCTTTCATATCGACAGCCCCGATGATTGTGGCAGCGCTACGAAGACGCTGCTTCAGCTCGTTAGGAGCCATGAACGAAAAGCCGTTGAGCTTCTCGAACGATGACCTGAGGTTGTTGATCGTGCTGCTCTTCAGGTTGGAGCCACGAGCAAGTATACCCTCGATGTTTGCCAGAGACTCGGCAAACTCCTTCAGGGGTTCCTGGATCATGGCCTTGATGGCAGACGCCACAGCCGCACTGGTCTGCTCCTGAGCCTCAGCCAGCCAGGCTTCCGAAGCGCCTTCGCTCAAAGCCGTACCAGGGTCTGCCGCCGCCTCGTTCACGATGCGCAGCAGCTCAGCCTGGTGGCTGCGCAGCAAAGCCTCATCGGGAGCGCCACGGAAGGCTTTTACAAACCCCTCTTCCAGCCTCTCTTGAAAATTGGCAGGAAGCCCAGCTCCCAGAGGAAAACGTATTGATGATATAGTGTGGGCGGCGACGAAGGACTCTCCGTTTGGGAGGTACTGTCGGAGCGCTTCGTACTCAAACGGGTACTCGGCTTGGATTTTGGCGACGTGAGCTTCCCAGAGGGGTCGGAGCTCAATAGCCTTATCTCGGTATTCACCTCGAATTTCGGCCAGTCGGCTAAAAGCTTTTCGAGCTGGACTGTTTCCATGTCGGTCCCTCGCAATCGGAATCAGATAAGCCCCTCCGATAAAGGGCGTGCCGTAGGAGTAAGGCACTTGTCGGGCGTGGCCAGCAATGCGGCCGAGCGGATTCTTGATGTTGCCTGGCACGACCTTGAAGCGTGCGCCTGCCAGAAACTCTGGAGCGATCTCGTGCTCACCGACGGAGACCTGGGCATTCTGCACCAGGCGCTCGTAGCCGATGGCCGACACCGACACCTTCAAAGCCACGCAGTTTTTGGCCAGGCTGCGCAGCATCACGTCGGATGACGCGCTGCTGAGTTCCGACACGTCCAGTTCTGGGACTTCGACGCGGGGAGCTTCAGGGACGGAAACAGCGGGGGCAGCAGGCAGAGTCTCGGTTTCAGTGCTCATGTTATTCCTTTCCAGAAAAGGGGCGCACTCGAAGTGAGTGCGCCCCACGTAGAACTACAGTCGATTAGCGCTTGACGTTGGGATCGCCCATGGTCATATCCATGGCGCGAACATGCTGACGGACGATCTTGCGATTGCGTCCAGACACGTTGCGAGCCCGCTCCGCACCGAACTGACGAATCTGTTCGATGTTGATCGGGTCGATCTTGGTGACGGGGTTCACCAGCTTCAACTCGCTGACCAGCTGGGCGGCGGTGAACTTGCCCTCGCTTGAACGGTCCAGCTCGTAAGCGTTGAGCTGGGCGTCAGAGACGGCGTTCTGGATCTCAGCGCCGACGAAGCCCTCGGAAGCCTCGATGATCTCTTCCCAATCCTGGCTGTCGAAGCCGGTCGGGTCGATGCCCTTCGCGCGCATGTGGATCTCGAAGATCTGACGGCGCTCGTCGCCATCTGGCGTATCGACGAAGAAGATCTCGTCGAAGCGACCCTTGCGCAGCATCTCGGGAGGAATCCCAGAGACGCGGTTCATGGTCATGATCACGAAGGTGCGGCTGGTCTTCTCGGCCAGCCAGGTCAGCAACTGGCCGAAGATGCGGCGGGTCACGCCACTGTCGCCCGTGCTGTCCACAGCGCCGCCAAGAACCTTGTCGGCCTCGTCGATCAGCAGGACCGAGCCGTTCATGCTGTCAGCGACCTGAATAGCCTCGCGAGTCCGACGCTCGGACTCACCGACGAGGCTGCCGAACAGAGCGCCGACATCGAGTTTCAGAAGCGGCAAGTGGAGCAGCTTTGCCACTGCCTTGGCGCAGACGGACTTGCCAGTACCAGGCACGCCGACCAGAACAATACCCTTGGGGACCGACAGGTTGAGGCGCTCGGCCTCTTCGCTGTAAGCCACCTTGCGGCGATTGAGCCAGCTCTTCAGCTCGACGAAACCACCCAGCTCGTTGCTGGCCATGATTTCCTTCTTGCTGATGTAGGTCAACACCTCGGACTTCTTGAGGAGCAGACCTTTCTCCTCCTCGACCGTATCCATGACTTCTTCGCAGAACTTGCCGTGTGTCATCAACGACTCGGCAAGCACGTCGGCAGCGTCAGGGCAGGTCAAGCCAGACAGACTGTTCACGATCTGATGGCGCAGCTCGGGCTCGCAGTGTCGGCGGGACTCGTCGCGGATGGAGCCTTGAATGCTGTCGAACACCGTGGCCAGCTGGCCCTTGTCGGGAAGAGCCATCTCCAGCATCTTGACGTAAGGCATCACGTCGGGATTCATCACGGACCCAGTGGTCAGGATGAACAGAGGACGGCGCTGACGTCCGTTGTTGAACGCCTGCATCGAGACAAGGCGCTTCAGGCTGCTGACCAGCGCTGGGATAGCGCCGAGGTCGTAGTGCAGATCATGCATGGCGACGATGGCGTTGCCCTGCACCGTACCGTCACCGCTGGCCACGGCTTCTAGCGCCTGGACCGGATTGATCATGTTGTTGGTGCCGAAACCCTTGGCTGGGTCCCAGGTCTTGAAGTCCAGGGTCAGGCTGTCTGCGATCTTCTTGAGCATCTGCTCGGCAGCGTTGATCTGACCGCCGCAGACCAGATGGACGCACTGAACACCGCTGCGGATGTAGTTACGGATCTTGTTCTCGACTTCTTGAGCGTTACGGAGCATGGTTGTACCTTTCAGCCTTTCGGGCTTGGTTAAACAAAACCGAGTTAACTTCGATTACTTGGGCAGAGCAGCCAGCAGCTTCTTGGCAGCGCCTGAGGCGTCACCATTGGCTAGTGGCAGTTTTTCCAGCTGCTGCACGAGAGCAGCCAGCCTTGCCTTGACCAGGTCATTGATGTCTTTCGTCTTGGACTGTTCTGTTTCAAATATAGCTTGAAACATTTCAGGGTCATCTGAGAAGTCGTACTTAACTTTCTCTATGACTTCCTTGTAGTCCTTACGAAGACCGACCTTGAGAATGTCTGGAGGCGTCAAGATACCTTCAGACTTGAGAACCTCAGAAATGTAATCAACGATGTCTTGAGCAAAAGGCTCAGACTCGTTGTCCTCTGGAGGGCTGAGCATAAGAGCCTCAGTCATACCCCAGGCGCACTCTCCAGCGTCAGCAGGATCGAAGGTTGTCGGATCGAAGCTGTCGCCAGACAAAACGTTGCACAGGTTTATGAAGTCTGGCAACTCTTGGAAAAATGAATCAGTAGCGACTACGGCTATTGCTGCCATAAGCCTATCGAGTATGTTTCTCGGCAGCTTTATACCGTAGTCGCTTTCGATCTCGCTCTCGATTGTTTTGGGGTCCCACTCAAGAGCTTCTGTGCCATAGGTGTCGATGAACAAAGTAAGAAGTGTGGTTGCGAAACTGTCGGCATTCAGCCATACAGCTTTGCGTGCTTCAAACCTTGTTCTGAGATTATGGCGCAGTTCAGGCATTAGATGACAGCCTCTTGCACAGGATAGGAAGCCCGAACCAACCGAGTCGAAGCGTTTTTGAAGTCTTCTCCAAGCAACGCCTTTCCAGTCTCGTCCACCCATTCGGTCCAGGAGCCGCCAGTAAACCCTGGCACAGACAACCCGTTCTTTCGGGCAAAGTCCAGAGCCAGATTACGGGCTTCCAGGCTCTTCACCTTCTCCATCGTGTCGGCTTCGACAACGACGGTGGCCTTGGGGCCGATCCGCTCAAAAGCTTCTTCGACAATACGCATGGTTGTTCCTTTCTGAAAAGACCCAGGGCTATCCTAACTTATTTACAGGAGCTTTCCTACAGGAGTTTTCCAATAGCTAAGGAAAAACCCCACCAAACCCGCAACTCCTTAGGGGAGATGCGGGTGGTGAGGAAAATCCTCGTTATTGCTTATTTGCATAACTGGCGCAAGTAGCGCCGTTTACCGCCGTTAGCGGTAAAGACAATCGGCCGTAGTGACACGCCCAAATCCAGCAGCCGCTGCTGGGTTGCGGTCAATTGAGTCTGAATCCTGCCGACTACAACTTTGCTTTTCATTACCATAGCTTTCATGTCGCCTCCTGGCTGTGGGCTAGATAATACAACACCAATAGATTATGACCTGAAATCCGTGTGGATTTATTCAGGCCATAGCTAAAAACAAAACCAGCAAAGCCGACGCAATATATGCGTCAGCCTGCTGGTCTTGTAGTACCGAGTTTCACGGTCCCCCATTTAACGCAGTGCGGGTTACACCTCTCTATTTCTACTATGCATGATCGGTTGCAAATAGAGAAGCAACCGAAGCATGACCTGCGTTTTGGTAGCCGTCAGTACCTCCTGTGTAATGCGCCACAGGTAACGTTCGCTGTCTCGTAGCGGCAACCGCTCACAACTCTGGCGTGTGAGAACCTCCTGCAATCATTACAGGTAATGTAATACCAACTGCGCGCTATCGTGCAACTAGACCGCCGACGTGGCTCAACGGTTGTTGCTGTCGTAGCAAAGCTAATTGGCATTCATATTAGTATGACGTGTTTTTGTGCTGAATTAAGCAGTCACATTGTGATCTGAACTAGCTTACCTGACTCGCTGCCGTAGATGACTCTGATCTTGTCTGCGCCCAGCTCCTGCTTAAGTCTGGCGAGGGCTTCTCCTCTCAGATTGGCTATGATTCTTTTCGCCTGTGCGTAGTTGAGTGACTTGGCCGCAGCTTTTCTGGCGCAGGGTCTGCAGGAAGGACTTCCAGGATTCTTTGACGACGCTGCTGTCTTCAAAGACGGTATGTCAGACAGAATCTTGGGGTTGGTAAGCAAGCTGGTTATTACCGAGTCTTCAACGATGACTAGCTTTTCTGCCATGGCTCACTCCGACGACGAGTACGTTGCTGGCGGTGGGTTACCCATCTTCAGTTCAATTTGAGGCGTCAGGTCGTCCATCTTGTTCAGCGTGTTGACCAGAGCGCCCACCTCTTCAACGAGAAGAGTCCAGGCATCCTCAGCCAGAGACTGCGACCTGAACACTAGATCGACATAATCCAGTCGGCAGAACTCTGGGTAGACGTTAACCAGAGGCTCGTCTTCTGGGAACTCCTCCAGGTCAGCTGGTGAGCATACGCCGTCAAACGCCAACCTGTAAGCGCCTTCCCTGGCATTCAAAGCTTCACGCGTATACCTGAAGATCTTGTTAGGCATCAGGTTAGCGCCATAAGCCTCCACCCTGAACCTGAAGCCGTGAATACTGTTCGATTTGTATTCCACCTGGGTAAACCGCTTCAGCCAGATACCCCTACCGTATACGGGATCACCTACTGACGAGCTGGAAGAAGTTGACATGTCTCACCTTTATATATTGAATAGCGGCTGACTGGCCCCGCGTCGGGCGGTGCTGGACCAGCAGACTATACGCTTATCCCCGTTCCAGTTTTTAAGGGTATATCCATTTTGCCACATCTGCTCGCCTATGCAAATGTCACCACCGTTATGGCTTAGCCTTACGTCTGGAATGTTTGCCTTCTGTATGGCTTCGCTTTTGATGGCCCAGAAGCTTCCAGTGACGAAGAACACTCTACTTCCGTTGACTGTAGGCTTCCCCAGCTTATCTCTAAAGTATCGTCCTGTATACCAATCGGCCTTCTTGAACCAATCTGAATGCTTTGGCTGCATCGAGAAGTGGTAGATCGGTCCCAGCATACCGAAGTCAGGATCAGCAATAGCGTTAGAGTTAATAGCAGAACAAAGCTTGTCAAACCAAAGAGGATCAACATCACACATTGTGTCGTCATCGAACCACACCGACCATTTCGTCTTTATTGGGTTGTTGGGGTCGTGGAACATCTCTCTCATGCAGGGATACTTGAACTTATTGCTCTCAGACCTGTACATGGACGAGATAACGCCAGCGTTGAGCATCTTCTGGCAGAGTTTGTCGGTCTCTGTGCCTACGTTGTTGCAGTAAACTCTCAGGTCCAGGTCGTTTCTGTTGGTAGTGTTCTGGATTGCAGTCAGGCATCTGGTGTGCATACTGGCGTAGTCGCCGTATAGCAGCAGGAAAAGCGTCACCTTTCCGCCAATCACGTCGGAATCTATCAGTCTTGTCGCTGGTTTCTGAGCGTTTTGGACGATTTGCGCATTGACTGGCACTACTTGAGCCGTTTTTACGTCGAGTTTCTTGTTCAGATCCTCTGTAAGCGTCGGTGCAGGGGGTGGTATCTCGTTATTCTGCAGAATTGGCTGCAATTTGCTTATACCTTTAGCTATTTCTGGGTCCTGATGCGGCATTTCCAGTATTTTTTGGCTTACACGAGCGTCTTCCGTCTCTTTTACCATGAAAAGGCTGTACTTTTCGCCGTTTTTATCGAAAACAAGACGCTGTGTGATGTCTGGAAGCACCATGCCCTCCAATAACGGCAGAGTGCCGTCCATGTAGTAAGTCAAAACAGAGGAAACAACCGTCTCTACCGAGATCATATCCATACACAATGGCACCATCTGGCCACTTTCGGCAGGTACGGCGTAGTGACAGAAGCTCTTATCGCCCTCCATCTTCTGTACTTTGTTCTTCCAACACCCTTTTTTGGCGCAGCAGTCGAGTTTACCAATGGTGTGGAGGTATCTGTGGCTGACAGGAAGCAGTTGCTGTACTGGACTGAGGCCAGGATTGTCCTTGTTGTAGGCTTCCCACCACCATTCTTCCCTTCCACCCCCTGTAACCACGCACGGCTTGCCCAAAGCAGCGGCTATGTGCATGGCTGAAGTGATGGTGCAGATGACTCCATCCGCGTTGTTGATCACTCTGAACATCTGTCGGAGATCAGTCTTACCGACAAGACTGGTTACGTTCTTCAATTCTGGGTGAAAATGCGTTGGATAGCTGCCTTTTCCACCAATCTGCACGACTGGAATGCCCAAACCAGTCAAAATGTCCACAACTTTCTGGTATCTCTCGTAAACCCAGTGCTTTGTCGTGAAATCTCCCTTACCTCCAGCCACGACAACCCAGTAGCGCCCTTCTAGCAGCGGTTTTTGCTCGGCTGGAGACAGGTGCAGGTCTGGATGAGGGTACAGAAGAGGTACGTCTATGCCTGTCTGAGTCTTCAGATTCTTGTGGAAAGCCGTAAGAAAGTGTATCTTCTCGTGCGCAGCTTTGCGAATGTACTCGCCATAAGTCAGATTGACTATCTTAGCGCCCTTTTTGTCGGGCATAGGCTGTATGTAGGGGTTGTTATTCCATATCTCTTTGAAAGATGTGTCTACGCCTATGTGGTACTTGCCTGGATACGTTAGTGCCAAGTCGCGCACCAGAGCCGTCATGACAATAATGTCACCTGGGGCTCTCTGGTGCCTCAACAACAAGCGTTCCATTTAAGCCTTTCATTGAGTTTCTACGCCGCTTTCGTACTTTTCACACGAGGTGCATACGGCAACGTCTGTATTTGTTCCTGTACGTCTACATTTTTCAAATATAGCGCACTTGTGCATCACTGCGCCATTACAACCGCATCCAGCAGCTTTTTCAAGAGGTGGGCCTAGATGTATGCAAGGTATTCTGAGTCGTCTGACTCTATCGATGTATTCTGGCTTCTGCGCTTCTTGATAAGTAACTGCAGTAGGCCTTACGAAATCCTCGTCGGGACCAGACACTACATCTTCAGGTTTGTTCTGGATGATGTAGTCAATTACTTGCTGTTTGTACGGAACAAATGTGTGGCTGAGCTTTATAAACTCTGCGTCTATTTTGCCAGCTGGCCACAGCTTTCCGTTTTTAACCTGCAGCTTTACGCCATGCTCTTCGCATTTTTTTAGTATTTCTTCGGGCAGCATAGCCTAACTCCTAGGACGTGCAGGGTGTCAACATGTATCCACCTACAAGATACATGGGATCAGGAGGCAGACAAGAACAACCAGACCACTCTCCGCAGTTTCCAGGCTGCAGCACCCACGCGCCTGTGAGCGGATCTTGTATGTAGTAGCAGCTGCCACCGCAGTCAGGACCTGTTTCTGTGGCAGGACAACCCTCTGGAAGTATTTCAGGGTTAGGGAATCTCAAGGAGTACAGCCAGACAGTCACATCTGTAAACGTGGCTTTGTAAATGTGCGGCCCAGTAGCCTGAACTTGCGAAGCTAGCGCTGTTTCCCACGCCGTCCCGTTAAAGTAGCCAATATGTATCGGCCCATTGTTGACGTTTTTCACACACAGAGGACCACCGATTTGAACCTGCTGCCTTGAATAAGCCGCAGTTTCAGCAGCGTAGAGCGCAGAACCAGGTGCGCCTATTACAGCATAAGTGCTTATGTAGTTAGGGTCGTTGTTTTCGTCAGCAATATGGCTAAATGCTGTCGCTTTGTTGTTGATAACGTCACAGGCGCAATGCCTCTCATAGCTTGGAGGGCTACTTCCTGACACTATGCCACCGCACGGATTTCCGTCCAAACCCAGCTGCACAAATCTTCCTATGTTTGGTGATGACCCGTCCAAGCTGGCTGTGCTGTTGCCCTCTATGTGCGCCCTGAAGCAAGAATGCCAGCCAGTGTAATCCCAGAAGCCGCACTTGGGTACGCTGTTGTCTTCTGTGCCACAGCCTTCTCTGAAAGGGATGAGCTGTACAGTCAAAACCACGTAGCTGATAGGATCACCGATGCCGCCGTCCAGGCTGGCAGACACAGGAACGTACTGTGATCTGAAGTTTCTCTGCCTGAAAGGCGGCATGTAGGTTGTAGGCAGCTCGTCCATCGTGGTACTGAACGACATGTAGCTGCGCCACGTTTTTGTCTCATCCAGCCACCAGATTGTGCCTGACAGGCTCAATGTGTTGGAATCTAGAGGCGTCACGGTTGTGCGCATCTTGTAGCGGTTAGCCGCTTCCGTGCCGACAGGTACGTTACCGCTAAATGTACCTTCAGATATCCAGCTCGTTATGCTCGGCTCGGCGTTGTCTCCAGGGTTGGGACACTTAAGAGTGAACTGCAATGCGCCTGTACCGCTGCGTATCCAGTAGCTGGGCGTAGGTATTCTGCAGTTCGTTATGTAGGACGACCCCTCCGACGGCAGTATGGGAGGAGAAGGGCAGTCGCAACCGCTCAAGCAGCTGCCAGAGACCTTTGTCCACGTTGTGCCATCAGAACTCCAGACGCAGTCACCACCGATGTAGGTTGTTTTGTCGCAGCAAGGGCCGTAAAACTCCAGGCCGACGAAACCTCCAGCCATAGGCCAACCCACAGCGCACAGGGGGCAGTCTATAGTCGGGAAGATAAGTGATGGTTCGTCGCCGCAAACGTTGGTTGCTACGTCTATATTCATGGCGATAGGTACATCCCAAGACCAGTAAGGCCGAAAGTAACCTGTCTCTGCGTTAAATCCTGCATGTCGAAATTAACATAAAGACGCCAAATTGAAGCTGAAAGAGCTGCAGGCGTCAAGAACATAGCGTACATATACGGGTTACACAGCGTTGCGTCCTGGTTGGGATCGTTGTAGAACCAGCCTCTTATGCTTCCTATTTTTGGACTGCCTATGCCCTCTGTACCAACCATAAACCAATGCGCGTCTAAGCTCAGAAGCTGGTAAGCGTGCGCTATCTTGGTGCAGTCACCGACTGCTGGTATTTCTTTTCTATAGTCACAAGGAAGGAAAGGCCTTTTGTTTGTCTGTTGCCCGGTGGCTGGGTCTGTCACTGTAACGATAGCGTCGCCAAAATGAACGAAGGCAAATGATAGGTAGTATATTACCGTGTAGCCTATATACGAACCTATCGGTGAGTTGCTTGAAGTAGAGCCGTAAGCTGGTATGTTGCTGCAGAAAGGTATGTACCACTCTCTGTTTGCGTCCGATGTGTTTGGCAGCTGTCCGCTTTGTTCGTAAAAATCAACTGCCTTGAAAGGCTCGTCCAGTCCAGAGTTGGTCCAAAAGTAACCAGCTGGGTGCATCTGCCCCAGCCAGTCTGTTTGACCGTATATGGGTCCACCAGCTACGGAGTTGTCAGCAGATGTAACGCTGGCATCTGTAAAGTTAAAGTCATACCTGTTCTGATAATTTTTATTGTTTAGGTTTACGTTTCCCTTGAGCCTTCTTTTCAGAGGCGTTGCCATATGCACTCGCTTTATGGCTGGCCCAGAAACGTAATTAGGCTGATTGAATATGAAACGTCTTCGCGAGTTCACCTTGTCGATATCTGCTGTTTTAAAGTATAGCGGTGCGCCGGTATATGATTTTATAGTCACGGGCCTGGGAGGGCTGTCCGAGATCATCGGCTGCCTTCCGTAAAGCGGACCCTGTGGAAAAGACGTGTAATCTAGATTGTTGTAACCGCCCCAGGCGAAACCTGTCTCTGCGTCATCAGCAGGGGCTACTTTTCCACACGAGCAAAAGCCAGCTCCGTTATAAAAAGGCTGAGGCCCGAAAGACGGACCCAGCAATGTATGGATTGTTACCGTCTTGAAAGGCATACAGCCTTTGAAGTTGTTTATGCAGTCCCCATACAGAGTCTCTGCCCAAGCGCCTTTGGCCATGATTTATTCCTGGTACCAGACCGTTATTGGACAGGAGCACTTATTCTCTATAGTAGCCAGGGTACTAATTGTCAGGGTAACTGTACCTCCAGGAGATGGGCTCTGTGAACATGACCCTGACGTGCCAGAGTAAGTTATTGCTCCTGGCATATCCAAACCAACGGCAAAATCTACCGTCAGATCAGGTCTGTTGATTGTTGTACTTATGGGCCATCGGTCAGGTATGGTGAAATCGCCAAAATTATTGTAAGGCTTGTAGTTAAAAACAATTTTAAACGGAGGTTGGCTGCTCCACAGCGCATAGCAGGCTGAAAACCCATCTGGAGTGCCTCTGGTCATTGATCCAGTAATCTGTTCAGTCGGCCAGTTAAAACAGGCCACTGTATCAGGTGGGTCGCTTAAAAAAGTGGTTGGCCCAGCTATAAAATTCAAACTTTGAGGCAAAGCCCTGAAACCCCAGCAGATGTGGTAGACGGGGCTGAAGGTTAAAGTAGGTGCTTTGTTTTTACAGTCTAGCAGCACATCTCTGGTGTAGCACCCAAACTTATCGTATTCCCAAGACTCGCTGGATACGCTGCTGCTTTTAGCCTTAGCCATGACTTACCTTTCTTACGGGGCCGCGTCGCACTTAGTTGCGTATGTTACCACAAGCACGCCACCAGTACACACGACACCTGTAACTCTTGGGCAGTCTGGCGTACACGGCTCACCGTCTTTTCCGTCACTACCATCCCTACCATCGCTGCCGTCGCTACCGTCCTGTCCCTTGATGTTGGTGACAGGGCCTGACCAACCTCCTCCAGACTTGATGTAAACATTACCGTTGCCGAGGTCTAGATAGTAGTCACCGTTATCGCATGTTCCTACAGAGGGTGGACCGTAACCAGAGCACCACGCTGTGGCTTTGGGAATGTTGAACTTGAAGTTGATGACACTGCCACACTGTTGTGTGGCTGGGTACTTGTTGGTCTGCTCGACTTCCAGAGTTGGCGTAGCGCCTGCGTCCAACACGGTGAGCTGGCCTGTAAAATCAAAGTCAGCACAAGGCAAACTAAGCCCCAGACTGACGTTCTCACCGCACTGGTTAGTTTCTGGATACTTGGGCGTCTCTGTGATATTGAGCTTAGGCGTGGCTATGTTTCTAGCCTGAGCTATCTTTGAATGCCCAGCAAACTCCACCTCAGGGCAGGGAATACTGACGCCAAAATCAACAATCTGTCCGCATTTGTCCGAGTCTGGGTATTTGTCAGTGGCTGTTATTTCAAGTCTTGGCGTTAAGACAGTCTTGTTCAAAGCCAGGCTGCCCGTGAAATCAGTTTCTGGGCACGGCAGGCTCATGTCTATTTCAACGAGCTTTCCGCACTGATCGGTGTCTGGGTATTTGTCAGTAGTTAGGATCTCAACCCTTGGTTCCAGTACCGTCTTGTTGACAGCCAGACTGCCTGTGAAGTCAACATCGGGACAGGGCAGACTCATGTCGATCTGCACTATCTTTCCGCACTTGTCCGAGTCTGGGTACTTTTCGCTGGTGACTATGTCCAGCTTTGGTTCCAGTACTGTCTTGTTGACAGCCAGGCTACCTGCGAAATCCACGTCGGGACACGGCAGGCTCATGTTGATTTTGATGTCCAGCTTCTTTTCGCAAGGAGACGACGAGTTCTCCTGGTCCTTGTTGACCATCTCGGCCTGAACATCGAGTGCTGGCTGGCTTACTGTTTTCTTTTGGACGATGTCGCCCGTGGCGCTGACGCTGATGGCAGGACACGCTCCAGCTCCTGGAGGACCAGGAACGCCTGGAGGGCCAGGAACGCCTGGAGGTCCAGGAGGACCAGCGAAAGGCAGATCAAACTCAAGGTCTGGGCATTCGTAGATGGGTGGAGGCGCGTCAGGGACAGTACAGTCTGAAATAAAGTCAAAACCGCCGATAGCTGGTATCGACGGAAGACTGCACTTGGTATTTGTGTCGAATACAGACCCCACGTCTAACCTCCGACAGAGCTCGTCTGTATGTTAGCGCACAAAGCCATTCCGTTATGATCTGGCGTGACAATTAGCCTATTGCCTTCTCCTGCGTCAACTCTAACGCCAAGACCGCCTTGTATGTTAATCACTCTTCCAGTTAATCCGTTAATTGATTTTATAGTCTCTCCACAAGACGGACCACCTGTAAGCAGATTAGAGTCTGGAGATTGCTCGCCTTCATAAAACACGAACTCAGAGCAAGGCTCTCCAGCACCACTACCAACGTTAGCTGCGAAAGTTATTGAGTTTTCTGCCTTACTTACAAATATCGTGCAATTGTATCCTTCTTTTACTTTTACATCGCCAGTTATGTTCGTGGCATTAACGTAGTAAGGCTCGTAGTCTACTTCAGACGACAATGAGCAGCCTTCTGGAGGTGTGTAAGTCGTTCTCTTCTTGTTAGCCAGGTTGATGCGCTCGACGTAAGCGCCAGCCAGATTTTGAACAAGCGCAGGCTCGATTACCATCGTTTGGTTGTCGTCAGAGACCGAGTTGCCTATCTCGACAGTTACTATCTGCTCCAGAATGAAACCACCGTTGCTAAACAGAAGCCCTTCCGTCGCGTTCCTCCACAGCAAGGCTCCAGACGGAACACCCACAAGATTGCTAAGAGAGTACGCGGCATCCAAGATTTTTCCGACAACCAGAAACCCTTCCCATTTCACGTCTTCAGCCGTCTGAGACGATCCAGAGTACACGGCCGAGGATGATCCCAAAGCGATGTCGTCTGTGGCGTATCTGGTCGAGTACTCGGCGTCGGATACGTGGAACTCAAACACCAGGGATCTACCAGACAAGCCTGACGCCGTCGTCTTGAACTCGAATCTGAAAAGATCCTCGAACCTGGTTATCTGGTAGAGGTAGACCTTGTCCTGACCGCTGACGAAGTTTGCCTGCGGTCCCATGACGCAACCAAAGTCAACTATGACAGAGTCAAGCAGGGGCAAGTCACCACCCGTTACGAACGGGTAGTTTCTCAGCTCGTTGTCTGAATAGAACCCAGCGCGACTCATACCACGCTCTCCAGCCGTTGGCCGACGAACTCAATTTTCAAAATGTTGTTGTCAGCGTCTGGGTAAACCCTGAGGATGGTGTCGCCAGCCAGCTCGTTGTTGATCGTTATGACGAAGTTGCCGTATTCGTCTGGTGGGACGCCGTTGATGGTCTTCAGGAACCTGGGCGTGACAAACAGGTCTGTCCTGTCTGTCGAGTCCTTGCACAGCAGGCGCTTGAACAACGGATCGCCTATGAAGTCGAAGCGTATGGCTCCGTCATCTTTCCGTATCGCCACGCCTCGCTCACCGACAAACCAGACGTCACCAGACATGACCGAACCGTCAGGCAGGATGAAACCGCTCACGTAGTCGGCTGGAAGCGGAACCGTGACTGAAGCCACGAACTCAGCCGTGTCGCCAAAGCCATAGGTTCCAAAAGCCCAGCTCTGGAACCTGCGTATCCTGTCCTCGTCGCAGATCAGAAGACCTGCGTTTCGTCCGTATTCGTCTATAAGCGCTATGGAGTCGTCGCCACCAAACGGATCGAATGATCCAGTTATGGCCATCGTGTTCCTTGTGTCGCTTATGGTTATCGTGACGAGGTTGGTGGCTACGTCTATCTGCCGCAGGTATAGCGGAGCGTTCAGCCCTATCGGATGCAGTATGGCGTCCAGGAACGTGTCCTTGGGTATGGATGCCGACCCAGACGTCAGCGTGGCCGAGTCTGCGAACGGGTAGCGCGAGTCTGCCTGCTCGTCGCGCCACTCTGGGACTATGTTTCTCTGGGCTGGCATCAGATGTTCTCCATGACGAAGAACGAGAACGCGGCTTCTGAGTTGGTTGTGCCCAGTCCCACTTTCCCTGTGTACGGCGCGTAGTTTGACACTTCGCAGTTGAGGTAGGACAACAGGTCCAGCGGATTTTCTGGGTAGTCCTGCACTGAGTAGAGATAAGCGTCTATGCGCGTCTTACCTGCGGTACCAGGAGTTACCTCTACCTTTATCCTGTACCACGAGTCTAGAGCTATGCCCAAAGGCTTGGCTGACACTACTTCTATAAAGAAAGCTCCATTGAATTTTTTTATAGCGAACGCTGATTCTTTTCTGTTTATCTCTACCAAATAGTATTCGTCAGTTATGCCTTCAGAGTTTGCCCTGTAGTTAAGAATGATAGCGCCATTGGCTGGCACGTTTCTGGATGTAAGCCTTACATCAGTTATGAGCCTGATGTTTAGTGTTGAGGTATATGCTGGGTTGTACCACAGCGCTACATTCCTCTCTCCCTCAATTATGGCTCTGTAAGCGCCATAGACATGCACTGGAAACGAAGACGACTCGCCAGGCGATGCTGAGGAGCTGTCGCTGCTGAGTATTGTCGGACACAGCTCCATGGGGCTGTCTGTTTCAGTTATGTCGAACTGACCCTTAACAACCTGCCACGACTGCGTTGTCTTGTCGTCGAAGTTTATGCAAGCTGGTAAACCTGTGTAGTCGATAGTCGAGCTGCTGATCTCTACGGGTGCTGGTAGCACAGGTGCAGCCTGGGGTATGTTTCCGTCTGGGTCGCCTTCAGAGTCTGGGTTACACAGGTCGTCGTACTGTCCTGGCAGTCGTCCTGTCGGGTCTGGAAGCCTGTCTGCCTTTGTGCAAGCGTCGTTCAGGCCAACTGGGTAATCCAGAGACAGCCTGCCCGGTCCACCCTCAGCAATCACGAACGGCTCTGGGAAGGTTATGTCTATGTTTCCGTCGCAGTCTGGCTGCACCGTGTTCAGGTACTCAACAGAGACTCGACCACAGCTGTTCGACTCAGGCCTGCCGCCGCACGGACCTGTGTAAAGGCTGAGCACGTTGTTTTCAGCGTTCTCGCGCAGGGCAAAGACTATTACCTCTTTGTTCTCGCCCTGTATAAACCTTGTTTCCTTGGTGATGCTTATGTCTCTGCCTTCCTGCAGCCGCACCAAGCCAGTCAGCTTTTCAACCGACCCCAGCTTGCCTATGGATGTGACTGGAAAATCGTTGTAATAGCGACAGGATTTGGGAGCGACTGCTGACTGTATGGGAGTGCTGAACCTGCTGTTTATCGTCCTGTTTATGCCTTCACCAAACACGATCCAGCCAGCAACACCGTCCACTAACGGAGTCAGTCTGTAGGGCACACCCAACCTTACTGGCTTTCTGACTGTCACAAGGCACAACGGGCTAAAAGACAGCGCTGGAGGCGCTGAGTCGTAAAGAGACGGCGTGATCGGATGGTTGATGGCCAGAAAAGTGACTGACACCAGGTTGGCGTTAGCAGACACGCTGCTAATCATTACGCCCAAGCCCAGCGATTTTTTCAGGCTCACATTCAAGTCAACAATAGCCGTGGCTGGAAAAACCTTTCCAGCATCATCAATACCAGTACAGCCGTCGTCCAGAGGATACTTTCTGGTCGAGTTCAGGTTGTACCAGTTATTGTTGGTTACTGATGACACGTTACACCTTCAAGCCTCTAGTTACTGTCTTCGTTCCGTTATTTATTGTCTCACCGTTAAGCTTGGCTGTAGCTGTAAGTTTAACGTAGTCGTTGCTCTTTATTCCTGGGTCATAAGAAGCAGGGACTATAGTTCCAGGTTTTATGTACAGCGCTCTTTGTTCTGCAAAAAGCTTTGGGATGGTGCTTATAAAGTTTGAATTAAGGTCTACAAACCCAGGAGTTAACGAAAAAGGCTTTATGCTAGAAGACGTAGACTCTGTAATCCCTTCGTAATACATCTTGAAGCCTAAACCAAAAACTCTGAAAAAAGGTATACCGTTGGTTTCATAGCCTAAGTTCACTAGAGAATTATAACTTTCTGTGTGTAGCACCTTGTAGTCTGGGTAATCGTCAAAAGGCGCGTAAAAAGTGTTATGCGTTCGGAAGGCGTTATTTTTACTCCAAGTATTCATTCTAACATTAAAAGCTATAGAGCCGTCATCCACGTAATGAATTGGAAACATACCTTCCCAAGACAGCTTAGACAAGAAAAGTTCTGTTATGCGCACAAAAGAAATGTCTAGCTTCAGCTTTGACATGCTTTGGCCTCTGGCATTCAGCCACTTAACCTGGTAGTTAGGCCAACCACCAAGAAGCTGATATTCATCTGGGTTGTAACCAGAACCAGAGTACGCAAATATCGTATCTTTATTTACAAAACCTTTTAAACCAGGTGGAGTTTCAAAATTCAGGTCAAGAGTAAGCTCGCCTCTACAGCCTGGGTCTATGTTGCAGACGCCAACGCCTATCTTAAAACCAGAAGCGTCTGATACCCTGAACGGCATTATATTGATCTTTACAGGGTCGGTCTCTCTGCAGTCTTTCTGATTCAACCACCTGTCCACATTGCTTGCGTGCTGGTTCCTTACGTTGGTGGCTCTTGTTCCCAGAGCGGAGTAAGTGTTGTAGAGCTTTCTGATGCCTTGGTAGGTGTTCACAAAGTCATCGCATGAGCAGCAAGGCAGGCAGTTGTTCTTCAGCAGCAAGCCGTTGGTGAACTGATAGGCTATGTGCTTGATACGATCCTGGGGGCTTACAGTCCCAGGATTGGCGAACCACAGGCAGTCCGTTGGCGACAGTATGAAAGACCCGTCGTCTCTTGGCTTTACGCCGTTGATCGCGCGTATGGGATACTCGGTGGTGCCTGTGCAGCCCTCTTCTCTGCCCAGCCCACTGCCTGGCTCGGCAGAGACATAGACTTTGTTGACGTGGGCTTTGCCAGAGCTTCTGGTTATTGAGTTCAGCTTGGTCTCGAAGTTATAGCCGCCGACGAACTCAACCTCGCCTTTTACGGGATAGCCGTTTACGACAAAGCTCAAAACGTTGTCTGGCCACAGCTCGGCTGTTCTCTCGTCGAGAATGGCGTTGGTCAGGGTTTGCTCGCTGGGGTAGACCAGCACGTCTTCCAGGTCGTTCTGGCCTGTGTGCTGCACAACCCTGAGCACGGCGTCATCGGAGATCCACTCGTGGATTCTGAACCGATCAGACCAGTCCTTGTTCCTGTACTCGGCGGCGCTGGTAGAGTTGAAGACGGTTGAGCCGTTGGCATCGACTATGGTCATCTCAGCCCGGCCTTCTGTGACAGGCTGGGTGAAATTCTTGATGTAGGTGACTCTTAACGGTAAGACAGCCGTTGTGACGCGGTGGCCCAGGTACAGGTCAGCGAAAAGCCTCTCGGCTCCTGACACCTCCTGAATGAACGGAAAGTAAACGCCGTTTGGGTTTACTCCTGTTCCGTAACCGCCTTCAGCCACAACGCCCATGCTTAGTACTCCAGCCGTTAGCAGTTAACGCAACCAGCGTCACCCAGTCGGCTGCCCAGAATCGTTATGTTCATTCTGTTCACGCTGCCTTCCAGCCTGTTCAGGTAGTTCTGCAGCGTCAGAGCCGCGTCACCGAACCTTGTAAGGTCGCTGGTGACAGCCTCCAGCTCGGCGCAGCCGCAGCATGGCTTGGAGCAGATGTCGGTAATCTTCAAACCGTTGGTCTGGGCCGTGAGCTCAAGGCATTCATCCGTGAGCAGGCTGAAATCGCCTGCCAGGGTTGGAGGTATGCCGTTTATCGTCGTGATGCACGGTGCCGTTTCGTCGCTGTCGGTACAGACGCAGGTGTTTACCAAGCCCTCGCCAGAGATGGCGTCAAACCGTATCTGGGTGACATCGTTTGACGCGCTGGAGGAACTGACAACAGACAAGCGCATGTTGTTGCCAGCCACCAGCTCCAGAATTCCGTTCAAACGCTCCGATCTGTCTGAGCCGTTGACCAGCACGACAGATGACACGCCCCGTATGACAGGGCGAACGCAGTCCGTGTCGAGCTTGGACTGGCTGTAAGTAAACGTGTGCTGCCCTGCGTCGAGCTTCTCTATGTATTCCAGCTTTCCAAACACAACCTTGCCGACCGAGTCCACAAAGTCACCGGAGCCAGCCAAGGCGTAGCTCTTGTACTCCGTGTGCCCGTCAAAGGACATGACAGCTGTGGCTGCGGTTATGGAGCTGGTGCCGTCGTAATAACCCAGAGTCAGGCTCAGGCCTGTTCCGAAGACCGTCAGGGAACTGATAAAGAAGTTCTCAGGCTCGACGTTGACGCTGGCGTTTACGGGAAAGTACAGGGCCAGAATCAGTCCGTCAGGAATACGGAACGAGCCGTTGGTCTTGGAGGCGCTGTCCGACAGGGGATAGCTGCGCATTGAGTTGGCGTTTAGCCATTCAATGCCCCATACGTGGTTGGCTGGCATGTTTCAGCTCCGATTATGCGCCTGGAGACAGAACAGCTACCGCGTCAAGAATACCGATCTCGCCACCGTACCCGTCGTCGCCGTTCAGGTTTCTGATCACGGAGAACAGGACAACGTCGGATTCCTCCACGGAGAAAGGCTCCGTGGTGACTTCCAGATACTGATCTGCCGTGATCGATCCAAACGAGCCGCTGGTTAGTGACGCAGCCGACCAGTTCACGATGGTGTCGGTCGTGGGTATGGCTGTGGCTGTAGTGGCTCTGGGCAGACGCCTGTACGCCACGTCAAACTTGGGAAGCGCCGCCGTGGTGGCGTCTCCCGTCACCCACAGGCGCAGCTTGACCTGGCCAGAGGCTGGGAAGCCGTCAGCGCCAGGCAGCTTGAACTTGTAGCGAACTTCCGTCCTGATGGCAGACGGAAAGCCCAGATACATGATGTCGTTCTCGTAGCGCTCCCTGACATCGATCAGGCGCACCACCTGCGGAATGATCAGGCGCTCGACACCGTCCAGGTTCGCCTCGATGGACACGATACCCTGATGCAGCGTGACGCCGCCGTCCAGGCGCGAGGCTGTGCTGGTGATGGTGACCGAGTTGTTCGTGGACTTGATGCCTTCAACGATGCGGCCGCGCCTGAACTGGTTGTTGGAGAACTCCTTGAACACCAGGCTGCCTGTGGCCGTGTCGTTGGCGATCATCAGACCGCCGTCGAACTTGATCTTCAGGTCTCCGACGTTGGACGGGTTGTCGTCCAGATCGGTGATGATCAGGGGCGACAGGGCGCTGTCCGTCCTGAGGCTGGTCACTACCGTGGCCTTGCCGCCGTACCGAACCTTGGCGAAGTAAAGCACAAGCTTTCTGGTCAAGTCTCTCGGGCACTCAGGGGTCTCGCCCTGCGACACCTCGGAGCTGGAAAACGATGTCGTGTAATTGATGTCCCACGGCACGTCGCCGTAGCAGTCGCTCATCCACCACAGGCCGTGCCTGTCTATGACCACCAGCCCCGTCTCGCCCATCGGCAGCTCTTGCCCCAGGGCCTTGTCGCCGCTGAACAGCACGACGGCTGCGTACTCGGCTGGCATGGGAGGCCAGACCCTGTTCAGGTCGGAGTGCTGCGACAGGTTGTAGCCAAAGGCAGCGCCTCTGGGAGCCAGACCCTGAAACGACTCGTGGCTGGCAGGAAGCCAGCCAGGCTTGGACGCGTCTGGATTGCTGATGACGTGCCGTCCACCTGGGGCCGGTATGTTGTGTACGCCAGCCACAGACGTGTACAGGTCGAACTTAAAGTGGCAGTGGTTCTCGGCTATGTTCTTGTATTGCGGTTGTACATACACCTCGCCGTTGCCGTCGGAGTACAGCACGGGGATGGAAGCACCCTCAGACTGGCGCTCAAGCTGACCAGCCGTGTTTGCCGACAGGAAGTACCGACCTGGCTGCAGCGCGACAGCGATGGCGTTGCTGATGTCCAGCTTGGCCTTGCCAGAGATGAGCAGCGTCGCCACGGTGCTGGAGGTCTTGCTGAAGACCACGCCAACGACTTCGGATTCTGGAGAATTGACCAGGCTTCCCTCAGCGTCGATGACCACGGAAGCCAGGGCCTTCTCGAACTTCTGCGACGACGCGTTCCAGTAGACAGCCTGACCGACCAGAGTGGATGCCTCGACGGCTACGTCGAATGCAAACAAGGCCTGACCGTTGTCGATGGCGTCGATTCTGTCTTTCAGGTAGCTGGTGCGGTCGCTGAGAGCACGGTCTGGACGACCGGACACGTTGGCGTCAACTCTTTCGCCATCCTGGATGAAGTTAATGTTGGCGTTCCAGCTTCCAGCCATTTTCAATTACCTCAAGCGTTGGTTGACTTGGATTTGCCGCCGCCGCGCACGATGGACAAAAGCTGGAGGATAGCTTTTTCCTTGGCGTCAGGGTCTTTGAGTATGTCTTCGATCAACGGCGTGACTGCTGAATTGCGGTTCTCTGGATCTTTCAGATACTCGCGCATGGCGTCTAGTGCCTTGGCTGGAGTGTCGAGCTGGTCTTTGTTGTTCTTGACCCAGTCTCGCTTGACCTCAGCGAAGTGCGCTTTCCACTCCTCAGGCCTGCTCACGTATTTCCAGAGCTGGCCTTTTAAGGAGCTAGGAGAGTAATTATTTGGGGATACGCTGTCCTTGGACTTAACAGCCTGGTCCATGCCTGCCATACCAGGCTTGCGCAAGACCGAGTGCGTCAGCTCATGCTGCAGCACCTTGGCCTTTTCGTTGCCTTTCAGCTTCGGGTCAATGTAGCTCCAGTTGACAAGCGGGACGTTGAATCCCCTGGTCTGCCCGAACGAGAACTGCTTGCCGACGGCTCTGGACCACTTGTTGGGGTCGTCTGTCCAGCGCACCGGTCTGTCGATAGCGCCTCTGTCCCAAGAGACAAGGCCAGCACGCTCTGCCTCGCTCTGCCAGCGCTGCGCTTCATCCACGGCTTTTTCCAGACCGCCTGGAGCGTTTTCGTAGACTGGTTCCAGATGCGATCTTATGGTGGTAATCTTTTCTGGCTTGGTTACAGTCCCTTCCTGACCCCTGAAGTCTGGAAGGTTGCTGCTGCCCATCGCAACAACTTCACCAGCCCTGGTACCTGAAGGAACTCCCAACTTGGCGGCTTCCCTGTTGCTCAGGGGCATGTTGGCTCTTATGTCTGGATCTTTTTCTTTCGATGTTGGCGGTGTCGGCAGGCTTTCTGGATTGCCGCCTCTGCCAGAGCCCGCCATTGCTGTCGCGCCGCCGAACACCCGTCCTGCCAGATACCCCAGACCGCCGCCCATGGCAGCACCGCCCAGGCCAGCTCCTAGAACGTCAAAGAACTTGCCGCCCTTTTTCTTGAGCCTGGCTTTCTGCTTGTCGGTGAGCGAATAGAAGTCAACACCCTCTGGCAGCTCGTAGTCAGCTGCCTCGTCGGTGTAGCGGCCCAGGGCACTGGCCCCGCCGACAACCAACGAGCCGATCAGAGCGCCTTTGGCCTCTGGGCTGAGAGTCGAGAAGAAGGCTAGCTTGATGTTGCTCATTTGAACTTCTCAACCCAGCTGACGCCGATCTGGCTGGAGGCCTGCTTCATGACCTGGTCAGCCGTGTCGTAGTATTTTCTGGCAAAGATCAAGTCCTGCGTCCTGTCGTTCCACACGGGAGCGGCCACCAGAGCCAGGCCATACACCTTGCTGTTCACGCTGTCTGAGAAAGTCTTGCCGTGGACGCCTTGCGTGCCAGCAGTCTGGGCAAGAAAGGTCAGCTGGTTGAAGTTGAGGTTGCTGTAACCTGAAGCCAGGCCCTTGGCAGGCGCTGCGATCAGAGGCACCCTGAGAAAATCCTTGGTGGCAGAAAGCACCAGGTTCTCGTAATACTCGACGCCTTCGCTTCTCTCGTAGCTGGGCGTGGACGGGATCAGCGCCGTGTTCTCGAACTCGATATACATCGCGTTGACCTTGTAGTCTTTGTTGCCGTCGCCAAAGAGATGGCAGGCAATCTCACCCCAACCCCACTGGATCTGGTTGGCTGACTCGGAAAGCTTCGACCATCGATTGTTTTGATCGATATCGAACAGAGAAACAATTCCGCTTACTTCTGGAAAGTTTTCCATAGCTTCCTCACATGCAGCCGCCAGAAACTACCCTACCCACTATTGTTTCTTGTGTATCTGTCTGGTCTATTTCATCTTCAAGCGTGTTTGCTGCTGTAAAAGTATCAGTTTCTGGCACATAACCATCTTCGTATAAATTGACATCTTCTTCAATAGACGGAAGAGACAGCAGCAGAAACAGGTGTGAGTGTGGCGGCAGCAGACGCCTGACGTAGGACAGCTTGTCTACGCCCACAGCATTGCCGATAACGTCTGCCGAGTTTATGCGGACAAACATGCCGCCGTACCTGAACAGGTTCTCGACAAGAAAGCCCAAGGGGTTTATGGTCGCTGGCAGGTTGGAAGCTTCTGGCTCGCCGTCCTTGTTGACTCGCGTGTCCAGATAGTTGGCGAGAGTTTTGCCTGAGTCCAGGCCCCTGGCATGGATCTCGTCCCAGAAAGCCTCGACATCAAACGGGTGACCACCAATCTCAAAGCTGACTTTTGTCTTACCGTTAATATCGGACTCGACGACCAACTCCTTCGAGCCGTTGGCGAAGCCTATCTCGCTCACCAGTCTCTTGCTGAGAACCTCGGGAGACAGACTGAGTGCCTGGGCCGAGGACGGCACCTGGCCCCTGTTGAATTCCTCGTAGGTGAAACCGTCCGTCAGCGGCTGGTCCTGGGACAGGGTGCTGCCGACAGTCACAATGGTGTTTGCTTTCCTGCTGAACTTGTAGACGTTCTTGTCTGTTATTAGCAGCTTGTGCAGCTTGTCGTCTTCTATGTACTCGACGGTCTCGTCGCCTTTGGCAAGCGGTATACCTGTCGCAATAGATATGGCGTCAAGAGTCTTGCCTATTGACGTTCCGTCACAGAGACAGTCGTATACGTTATTGACTATGTCTTTGTATTCTTTACTGCTCTTTGCCCACATGTTTATGATGTGACCAAAGTGATAGTAGATGTACTGCTTATCGATACGTGGCTTGTACAGCCACAGTACGACTTCTTCATATCCGTCGTCTGTTTTTTGTTTAGCTATCCTGTCGTCGGTAAAAGGATTGCTGCTGAGTCGTATTATTTTCTTGGCGTTGTCTATGGAGAAATCCAGCCCGCGCACGAGCGTGACAGACGAGTTGCTCAGCCTGTTGCTTATCAGCTGGCAATCCAGTATCTCTTCTGGAAAAGGACAGACAAAAGGCAGCGAGGAGGATCTGCGACCGTACACGCTTGAGTCGTTGTAGGTCGTGTTCTCGCCATACAGATTCGGGAAGTTCTGTATGTCCTTGCTGCTGATCGTGAAGTAGCGCCAGGTCTCTTTCCTGAACAGCGGTATGTTCAAACGGCTTCGGCAGTCCGATGCTTCCTGAAGCCGTTCAAACGTCTGCTCGGTGAGGTTGTACCTGGCCTTCAGGGCCTCGGCCAGCAGGTCCTGACCTTCGTACGTGTAGCTCCAGAACCCTCCGAGCAGTCGGAGAATCTGTTCCTTATCGTCCAGTTGCGCTGGAAATGGAACCATCTGTAGCTTTCACCTTATTTGCCGCCACGGAACTCGAAGTTGAAGCTGAGATGCTCGCAGTCGCCAAAGACCTGCTTCAGCTTCTCTTTGCCAGACTTAGTCAGGTCCGCAGACGTGAAGCGCACACCGAAGTGGCACTGGGCGTCTGGCAGCTTGATGCGCTTGTGCGCCGTGGTCTGCACGCCGAGAATCAGGCCTTTGGGGTTGATAAGGCCCCAGCCGTACTCGTTGTCGAAACCCTGACTGCCTGCGTCAAAGGCCGTGGCTTTGACCGCCTCGATGAGATCCGGGGTGTTCCTGACGCTGCTGATGCCTTTCGCCCTGTTGTAGGAGAGAAGCAAGGCAACCACACCAGCCACAAACGGGGTAGCCATCGAGGTGCCAGACAGCTTGGCGTAGTTCTTGGGCGGGTAGCAGGAGAGGATGTCCACGCCAGGTGCGGCGATGTCCACCTCAGGGCCACGGCTGGAGAACTTGGCGACTTTGCGGTTCGGGTCGATAGCGGCCACCGACAGCACCTGCGGGTACCTGGCTGGGTAGCCGACAGTCTGCGGACCAGGCCCTTCGTTGCCTGCTGCGGCGATCAGCAGCACGCCTTTGCTGTGAGCCAGCTCGATGGCCTTCTGCAGGCGCTTGTCGGAGACATTGGCCCCGAAGCTCATCGAGATGATGTCTGCCTTTTTGCTGACAGCCCACTCGATGCCTTTGACGATGGTTTCTACGGAACCCACACCGCCGTCACCGAGCACCTTGCCGACAAGCAGTTTAGCCTCGGGAGCCACGCCTACTATGCCGACCTTGTTTCGCTGGGCGGCGATGACGCCACAGCAATGAGTCCCGTGACCGTTCGTGTCAGCGGGACCCACTTTGCTGTTCGTGAAGTCAACTGCATCGAGCAGTTGATCCTTCAGGTCTGGGTGCAATACGGCACAACCTGTGTCCAGCACAGCTACCTTCACGCCTTTTCCCGTGGTCTTTTTCCACAGGCTAGGAATGTCGAATTCTGTCAAGCTCCAGTCCACCGTTTCAGAGCAGGCAACCACAAGTTGCTGGACATTGAAATGAGGAATACGGAACTCTGGGCCAGATCGTGCCATGTCGCGACCTCTTACTTAGCCAGCCACTTGATGACCAGCTTGATGATGATGGGGAGAAGCCAGACAGGAAGCGCGGAAGCGGTTACAGCGCCTTCGGACGCGTAAGGCTTCAAGGCTTCAGCCAGCTGCTCTTCGGTCAGCTCTTCAGGCTTGCCTTCAGCTGTAGCGGAAAGACCGCCAAAACTGTCAACCAACCATTGAGCGACTTTCAGTGCCAATTGAACAGCCTTCCACTTATCGAAAGACTCCTTGTTCGTCAGCAGTTCGACGAACTCCTGAATCAAATCGGTAGGAATGCTAATCTTGGCTTCAAATTCGGCAGACATGCGAACCTCCTTCTGCAACGACAGTTGCAGAGTCATTGTAACATAGAGCTTACTGTGTTTCGACAGCTATTTGTCAGATGACTGTGTAGTCTACGTTCTGAACTGATATAGCCACATTCTCCGGGTCGAGAATGAAAGCTGTAGTCCTGGAAGACACCATCTTGGATGGCTCACTAGGTATCTCCAGTGAGTCAAACGCCCTGATGTACTTCTTGGTGCCATTAGGTCTGCGGATGGCTCCAAACAACTCTATCGCGCTGACTGTCTGACCTTCCCTCAGGAAGCTGTGAATGACCGAGTGCAGAAACGACGCGGACAGGCTGCTGGAGAACCCTAGGCTGTTGACCCTTGTGGCCACAGCCTGCTGAATGGCTGCTACGGAGATGTCTGCCTCGCTGACCTTCTTGTATATAACAAAAGATAATTTTAGATCACAAGGTATTGCGGCTTTGACCAGCACGTCTCCCGCCGTGGGGCGCACGTCCCTGCCTCCCAGGAATCCCTGCGCCGACTTGATGAGCGGCATGGCGCGCACGTACAGGGCGTAGTCTTCCGTGGTGCCTTCTGGCAGGTCAGGGCTGGTGCTCAGGTCCACGAAGCGCACGACGGCTGTCTGGTACTTCGAGTAGGCTGCTTCCTCGTAGGTGGTGATGTCTGGAAGGAAGTTTGTTCCGTCGTCTGAAAGGTCGTAGCCACGATTGTCCTGGACAACGAGGTGACCAGTCTGGGACTCCGGGTCGGCTACGCTGGCCTTGATGACTTTCTCGATGTCGTAGAAACCAGGCGCGTCATCCCTGGTTATTGAGGCCTGCCACAGGCCTCCACCGTCCTGCCTGCCGACCAGCACGGCTTCTTTGACAAGCCTCTTGCTGTCTGGAATACCCTGTGGGCGCACGTACACGTCCAGCCTGTTGCCAGCGGCTACAGGGAAGAGACTGTGGTAGCGGATCTGCTCAGCGTCACCAAAACCAATGGTCGAGACATCCAGGAACGCCTTGAACAGCTCCTGGTTTTTCAGCATGGCGCTCAGGGTGACACGGTTCGATGGGTTTTTACCAGCGATGCCCTCCTGCAGTCGCTTCAGGAAACTGGCGTTGCTGTCGTAGTCTGAACCGGAGGTGAAGCTGCTCTCGGCGTATGCCGTCACGAAATACGGAATGGTAGCAGCGGGGGCCAGCTTCGTGTTTCTCTTGATATTGCCGTCAGCGCCCACATCGTCCGCTTCCAGTTCGATTGTGAAGTAGTAGGTGCCGTCGCCAACAGGCTTGATGATGCGGTCGAACTCGGTGACAACCTGGTTGCTGGCCACTCTGCCGACAAAGTCGCCTCGCGGGGTGAAGTTCTTGCCAGCTGCGTTGAAGGTGAAGCCCGTGCTGATCGATGTGGTGACTGCCTGGGAGAGGACAATCACTGCCGTGCCTGCGGCCTTGGTTCCTGGAAACCTGGCAGCCCTGAAGTTGGAGGCCAGCTCGTCCAGGTTGCGGTCGGTGGCCAGAGCGGGGTCCTCAGAGATGGCCAGCAGCGATCCTGACTTCCTCAGGTTGTCGGCATACACGTCCTGTCCGGTCTGCAGTATGGCTTCCAGATGGAAAAGTATGTCATGCAGCACGCCACGCTTTGTTTCGATGCTGGGAGCGTATTCGCCTATCTTCTGCGCTATGTACAGATGGGCCTGCTCGACAGCGGCAGAGTCAAGGGTAAGGAAGTCGGGAAGAGTGATGGCCATGTTAGATCAACCCCGTTGTTACGCTGATCGGCATTATCACTTTTCTTGATGTACCAGCCGCACTCAGCACAGTGACGTTAAGTATTAGTTTACCGCTGTTATCAAAAGAAAACCCGTCCAAAGTCGCTCTATCTAGCCTCTCGTCAGCTGGATCTGTGCTTTGATCCTCTTTCTTCAGGTTGATCTCAACGATGAGTGCTGACGCAGAGAAGTAGGAGACGATGTCAAAGTTGTTCTTGAGCAAGCCTCGTCGCACCTGGTCGGTGAATGGTGTGCCAAGGCTAGGCTTGTAGGGCACGGAACCAGCAGGCGTAAGGAACTCTAGAACCCAGCGCTGGGCAAGCTTCTGGATACCTGTACATATGTTCCCCCCTGAGTTGTCCTTCGCTAGGGTCTGGGACAGCTGTGTTAGGTTGTCGTTCAGCTGGAAGGCGAGTATGTCGATCTTCCTGTCTTGGTAATCAGCTACTGTGCTCATTACTCGCCCCTCAGGCGCATACGTTCAAAGTTGGCCTTGGTAAACTCCAGAAGGTTCGTGTCAGCCTGCAGTTTGCGTCGCATGGCTGAGAACACCTCTGTCCTCACCAGTCCTGTGTGCCTAAGCCTGTAAGCCCGTTCCATCGCAGCCAGGTAGTCGCTCTGGAACTTGATGGCCACTTTGTCGGCAGCCGTGCCTGGATCAGGGTCCAGCATGACTATGGCGTAGTTGGCCTGCAGGTCTTCTCGCTTGAACGGATTCTTCAGCCCACTGATGTCAGTAAGCTCGTAATCGTTGGAGCCGTGAATCCAGACTCTGCCAGTACCTGTGGACAGCCCAGCTTCTGAGATCGCCTTATTGTCTGCGATCAGTTTCTGCACCTGAGCGTCGAGTGTGCTGTCGTATATTGATTTTGACTTGCCTTCAGCCATGGCTGTCTCCAATCCTGTTAGAGGATGTTAAGCTGATAGCGTTTATCTAGCTCTTGCTGTATTTTGTTTTTTCTGATGCTTATCGCAGCAGGGCTGACTCCCAGCTTTCTGGCTATCTGCTCGTTGGACAGCACGCCTTTACCATAAAGGCCCAGAGTGTGCTCCATGATCAGCTTGTCAGTAGCGCCCAGGCTGCTGTAAACGAAGTCGTGCCAGGCAGCAGCGTCCTGCTTGCCAGACGCGCCCACGACAGATGGGTCGCCGTAATCAGTCCCTTCAGAGTTGGGAGCTGGACGCGACGTGAAGCCTTCGCTCATCGGCGTCTTGAGGCCTCTGACGTAATTGATCCTCTTGGTGGACAGGTTGGTCGCGTCAGCCAGCTCTTCCGTGGACGGATCTCTGCCCAGTTCTTCCTTAAGCTCGTTCTCTTTCTTTTTGAGGTTCGAGTAATCGAGCTGGACCTGCTCTGGCACGCTGATGATCTGCCCCTGCTGCATCGAGAAGCGTTTGAGGCCTTGAAGCTGGTTGAACAGGTAGGTCTTCAGCTTGGAGCCTTGTGGGTCATAGTTGGGCAGAGAGTCTATGACTATCTTCTTGGCTTTGCTTCTGACTATGGGGCTGGCGTTGCCTGCGTATGCTTTGACAGCATTGTCTATAACTGGCTGCAATGACTTTAGCAGCATGTCATTGCCTTCTGGGCCTTGGTTTGACTTCCAAGTCTCGTAAGCGTTCTGGTACTCTGGCTCCAAAGCGATCTGAGGCTGCGCTGTAAACGCAGACGGAGGCTTGGGGCCTCCTGTGGGCTGTGTAGGCTTGGGAATACCAGGAAGATCGTATGGTCCAGGCATCACAGGTTACCTAAGTGTAAAGGAGCACCGTTGAAGCTGCCTACGTACATAGGATTGCTGTCAATAGTTAAGTTACCAGAAGCGTTCTCTTGCTCATACCTGATACTCGACAGGCCGAAAGACGTTGAAGCTTGTCCAGCAGCAGCGTCCAGGTATATGCCGACGCTATCGACGTGAGCGACAATCGTGTTGTTCAGGTTGTCATTCTTGACTGTGGCATTTGTCGAGGCCTCGATCTTGATTATCGATCCAGGAGAGATGTCCAGCCTTAGTCTGCCAGCGAGCTGTCCGTTTCGATACTTGAGCACCTCGTTGCCGTACATGGCCTGGGCAAACTTGTCAGCGAAGCTGCGCATGTCCCTTGCTGCCTGCTGTCCGTTGGCTTGGGCTGCTCCGTTTGGCTGTTTCGCAGCCATGGGGGGAGGTACCACAGGTTCGTCGTCTGGAGTGGCTGGCTCTATAAGCCACTCAGGGCTCATCTGGAAGGCCACAGTGCCAACTTGGTTCTCTGCGAAGTAAGAACCGACAACCAGATTCCTTTTGGACAGTCCTGGTTCGGCTGACTGAGCCGTGTAGAAGGTAAACCCAGCAGCTTGATGGTTCTTGAGCACAATGCCAGATATAAACTTAGGCATATTCGTAGACAGGTCGAAGCTGAACACTTCTCCAGCGTCTATGGTCTTGTAGGTGCCTCTGAGGTTGGGGTTCTTCTGACCTATCACAGCTTTTTCAATCAAAGGCACGACATTAAACAAAAGGGCTGAGGAGAAGATAATCAGATTGTCCCATATGGAGTTTCCTACATACGTGCTCTCAGCTTTTGCTCTGATTGTGTCTTGTATAGAGTTAGCTATGCCAGGAGTTACTCCTTTTAGCGTCATGCTTTGGTAAGGTTTCTGCTCAAGAAACTTTCCAAGGGCATCGGCAGCAGGCTTGTTGTCCCTGAACCCTCCACTCTGATAGATGTCATCAACACCTACAGGCTTAGCCTTCAAGCACAGTTCTGTGAAGAAAGCTTTTATGCCAAACCAAACATCGTCTGAGATGATCGCAGCCAAGGCCTCCTCAGCCGCGTCAGTTGGCAGGATAACTCCAGCGTCAACAAGCACAGGATCGTAGTAAGTGGCTGGAAAGACAAAGTCATCAGCCGTTCCTGGCTGAATGTCCTGGCTCATGCCAGAAGCTACAGCCAGGTCAGACAACCAGTGCTCCAGAGAGACCGTGTACTCGATAGTGCTGCCTGAGCGTCTGTAACCTGAGCCAGACATGTAGCCATCAAACAAAACAAAAAGTCTGCCATCAAAGATTTTATCTTTAGTTATCTTTAAGTTAGCGTTGTTCTCTTCGTAAGCCAGTTTGACTTTCGCATATACCTTGGCTGGTATGCGATACTGCAGCTGCCCTCTCAGAATGTTGTGTATCCCAGACGGATTGGAATCAGCCAGATTGATACCCAAAGCAACCGAGCAGCTAGCTTGGGGAATGCTGTTGATCGGAAACTGGGCAGAGAACCTCGTCAGGGGCAGATTGGTACTGCTTGAAGCACCTGGAAGACTCAGCGCCAGGTAAGCTTCAATGTCGTATAACTGGATGCTGTTGTCTGACGCCATTATCCTTCACGCCTTTCTTCTAGCTTGTAAGCCAGAGCGAGCGAGATGGCCGTCATGCGCTCGCACAGCTCGTCGTTTTTGAACCAGTAGTCTTTGAACTTGGCCAGGTCCTTGTGCTTGCCTGCAAAAAAAGTCTCAAGCTCGTACCTTGGCAGGTTGTCCAGATTGGCCAGCACCACGCCTATGTCTTTGCTGGGTCTGGCGATGATGTCGAATGTCCAGCTGGCTGGGCCTGCGTTCTTGAACTTCAGGTCCAAGCCAGTGCCTTTCAGCGTCACAGCCTGGGACAGCCCTTGTGTGAAGGAGAGCTGCTGTGACTCCTGAATCATCGAGTCAGTCAGGTTTTTGATGTCCAGGTAGTTGTCAGCATTCAAATCCAGCTGCCACACCGAGTAAGACCTGCCAAGAACTTCGTCAGCAAGTATCTTGCCCGTGAACAGCAGTCCCAAGTCTTCTTGGTTGTTTGTCTGGTTGACAGACTGCTCGCTGGGCAGGACCGAGATGACGCCATTGGCATAAGCCATGACAATGCTTACAACAGCGCCGTTCTGGACTCTTGACGCTAAGACTTTCCCGTACTCTTTCGAGTAGTCGCCAGAAGGCTTGTCAAAGTGGGTGATTCTTTTATCGAAGGTCTGCCAATGCTCCAGCAGGTCTGAAGCTTGGGCCAGCTCGCTCAGCTGGGAAAGTCTCCAGTTCTTGTAAGCCCTGTCAGGCTTGTTGCCAAACAGAGTGTTCCACACCTTTCTGAGCTCGAACGGCATTCTGGCAGGCTTGAAGGCTGTGGGCACAAACTCCTCTAGGGGGTAGCTGTTGCCAGGCTTGTTGGAGCCTTCTTCGTCAAGAAGCAGGGTTCTTATGTGGTTTATCATGGGAGGTAGCTCAGCTTCAGGGAAAAGCTTCCAAGCATGTTTTGCGGATCGTTTGCCGAGAACGTTCCACCCGTGAGGAACGCGTTGAACGACAATCCTGGACCTCCACCTGAGCTGATGGTCACGCCGACAGGACTGCCAGACGTGGAGACCTTGTTGCCTTTGTAGAAGTCTTTCATAGCCGCTACGCCAGACACGCCGTTCTTCTGGGGCGCTAGGAAGCAAACCCCAGAAACGTCTAGAGTAGAGATCTGGTCTCCAAACACATACATGAATATAGATTTGTCTAAAGTCGGCGTGAATTGCACGTTAGCCGACTCGTTCATCGTTACCGATGTGACAATGGACTTTAAATTGTCATAAGCAGAATCCGCGCTCAAGGACGACACGCTGATACTGAATCCAGCGTTCTGAGCGTTGCCAGACAGAACAGCAACGCAACCTTCTGAGCTTAAAAAGACTGAAGGGTCAAACTGCATGTTTAGAGCCATGGTTTAAACCTCAAATCTTTTGTGTCTGTGGTATCTTCATCATGATTTCTTCAGACACGATGTTCAGACGACCTGTGAGCTCTGTACCGCCTTCAAGTCGCACAGTTTGAACCTTGGCTGCAGATTTCTCTGCCTCTTCCTGTTTTTGCTTTTCTGCTTTGGAGAACATGCCGAGAAGCCCGCCTCCAGAGGCATACTGCTTTATAGTCTCCGTAGATATCTTGCTCAGATCGAAAGACTTAAACAAATCTCCAAAAGTGGAGGGTTTATCCTTATCTGTCGCACTAGAGCCAGCTGCTGCGTTGGTAGGCTTTCCTGCCTGCCCAGGTATTACAGAACTTAAAGCCGACACGGCGTCGTTGACAATGTTGGAGAAAAACCCAGGCCCCGTCTGAGCAGGCACTGGCGGTGTTCCAGGTGGCGTTCCAGGAGATGTTCCAGGTGGCGTTCCAGGAGGTGTTCCTGGTTGAGCTGCAGGCTGCGCGCCCTGCTGTGGCACTGGAGGAGGCTCTAGCTTGGAAATACCTGTGTCCACAAAAGTTTTGTCTATTTTGTCCAGAACAGCAGCTTTTGACAGATTTCCTTTGTAGTTAAGCTTCCTTATTATGCCTCTCTGATCCAAGCCTTTCATGTTTTTAAGATCGTCATCGCTTAGACCGTATGTCTTCTTTATTACGTCCAGCTCGGCCTGTTGCTCTTTTGTCAGATTGTTAAGCTTGCCAGCACTTGCCGTGGTTAGAAGCGTGCCTGTGTCTTTTATGGTGTCTCTGTTGTTGATGGCTTGAAAGTCTTGAACGTCTTTTTCCAGACCCTGAGCCAACGCCGCTCTGAGCTGGTCCTGAGGCACGGCTCCAAACACGTCTCGGACAAACTCCCCGACTGTCTGGTTTGGCTTTCCGCGCATCAGCGCGTCTGCAAAACGTTGCGTGGGCGTACCGCGACCGAATTTAGACAAAGCCTTATCGAATTCTGAAGTTGCCTGCACCTGTTGCTCGCGCAGGTCCTGGTCCTGCAACACATTCTTGCTGATCATGTTGATGAGATTCACATCCCTACCATAACCACGACGAGCGGCCGCCCTTGTTATTTGACCTGTGCCGTACTCCAAGAACATAGAGGCTTCTTTTTCCGACATCTCTTTGCCAGTGGATGCCTTGTAGTTGGCTCTGACTTTGTCCAGGAAAGGTTTGAAGTTTCCTTTAGCGAACTCCTCTCGCTGCTCCGAAGTAAAGTTGGAGATATCTTCAACAACGCTGGATATGAACGCCTTGCCTGCGTCTGGGTCTGTCTTGAGACCTGTCTGGGTAAGCCCCGACATCAAACCTCGTCCGACCATGGCCCTGGCTTGTTTAGTAAACGCCTGCTGTCCCACAACACGTCCCAGGTCTCGTTCAGAGATTAGGGCCTGGTTCTGCTCCCTCTGAGCAGCAAACGCCGTGAACTGGGCGTCTGTGACGCCAGCCTGACTGACCATGCTTCTGAGCTTGCTGCTGCTTATCGGCTCAACGCGCTCACCAGATTTGATCTTATTCAGATAGTCAGCCAGCTCTGGCGACTTGCCGAGATCGAGCGCACCTGAGCGCTCTAAACGCAGAAGTGCGGCAGCTTCGTTGGCTTCGGTACTGCCCGTGGCAGCCGCCTGCATGTTAGCGCCGACCTGCAGCATCTTCTCCTTGTCAAACATGCCGAAAGCGCGCATGTTGCCTGTCTGGCTTCCGTAAGCCGCAGCGTATGTCATAGCTCCTGTGGCGATCTTTGGAGCAAAAGACCTGTCTAAACCCAGTCTATCGGTGGCCTGACCAGCCATGGCGTTGACTCGCATCATGCCCTGCATGTCTAGGCCAGCCATCTTGGAAGCGTTACTCATATCTCGGACAGTCTTCTCGATCTCGGCACCGCTCATTGTGCCCAGCTTGTTCTGCGTCACCTGCTGCAGGGCATTGAATATCTGCTCCATAGGGGCATTGGCTTGCCCGTTCTCGCCAAAGATATCCTTCATCGCGGAGACAGCGCCAGTCATGGCTTTAAGCCTGTCAGCCGTTCTGTTGGCCTGGAACTGCTGGACTTTGGCGCTGAAGTCTGGAAGCTTCGACAGCTCCTCGATGGTCTTGCCCTGCTCTTTGGCCACTTGCTCAAGGTCAGGCATCGAGCTGCCCAGAAGGCCACGTCTGGTCATCTGGTCGAACATGGCCCCAGCCTGACCAGCCGAGATGCCACGCATTCTTGACAGATCGGCATTTGGCCCGAACATCGATTCGTTGAACGTGTTGACAAGGTTGCTCAGGCTTTCTTTGCTTAAGCCTATAGCCCCAGTGGTAGGGTCCTGCATGTATCTGGAAGCGCTGGCCATGCGGTTGGCCATAACGGTTACCGAGCCACGTGTCCCGTGCACCTGATCAACAAAGTCTGGCCTGACCTGAGCTGCCAGAGACATGAACGAAGCCATGTCTCTAGCGTTAGTAGCAGCTGCTTTTTTCTCTCTTTCGCCAAAAGGTGTTCCGTGAAGGTTGGCTATACCTTCAAGCATCTTCTGATAAGTAGCCTCGTCGAGCTTGGAGGCGTCGGCCACAACCTCTTGCTGCATAGAGTAGGCGTTCTGCCTACGCAGCTGCTCACCAAAACCTATCTTTGGCGAGAACTGTCCGAATACGTCTCCCTTGTTGCCAAAAAACGAGGGTATAAACGACTGCACGGCCATGTTGGCCAGCATCGCTGACGGGCCTTGCAGGCCGAAAGCCTCGCCCACGTTAAACGTAGGAGCAGGCGTATTAGGCGTACCTGTGAACATAGTTCCAGGACCGCCGAACATGGCCGCTAGGGCAGCTAAACTATTTGGGCTGTCTTGCTCCAAGGTTATTTACCCTCTTGGGCATTGGAGGCGTCTTTATTCTCGTTGCCAAAGCGTCTCTTGTATTCTTCTATAGCACTTAAATACTCATTGTATTTAGTTTTTGGGGCTGTGTCTGTATCAAGCCAAGGCATATTCAGCTTGTTGAACTTGTCAACAAGCTCTTCAGAATGCTCTATACACTTCTTGGCAAATTCAGCATTACCGTAGCCAATGCCAGCAACGGTTCGCTGGAAGCACATAGCCAGATAGGCTGCTTCTTTGCTATTCTTGTATGCCCTAGATAGCAACAGCAGTCGAATGTTCCAGTTGCGATCAGATAGATTGGCTTTGGAGAAGTCTACAACGCCATCGACTGCCATCCCTGTAAACAGGGACGCTATTTGATCGCGTTCCAAAAATCCTTTGATTCAGCCATGGATTGAAGTTTTTCACACAGTGAGTTAAATTCTGTGTACGTGTGAGCGATGGCGTTTCGCATAGCTTCGTTGGGCATAATCTGCTCAACGAGGCTATCGAAAACAGCAAATACTTTGGTGTTCGCCCCTTCTGGTGGATCAACGTCGATCTCAGCAATAGGCGGCACTTCCACGACGTTGTAATCGCTTTCCACCTTTTCGATAGCCATGACGGCTCTGTAAGCCATAAGCGTCTTCCAGTAGAAAGACGTGTCTCCTATCGAGTAGTTTCTGATGTCTTTCTGCGAGTCTGTGATTATCTGCTTGTAAGCCATGTCGGACTCTGCCGTGGTGAGAGTCCTGAAAGTGACACGCAGCTTACCGCCAAACAGCTCGTAGGTTTTCTTGAACCTGAGACCGCCAAGGACGGTCTGAACAAAGTTTATCTTGTCTTCTTTGGTGACTTCGGTCAGGTCTTCCTTGCGCGTATCCCAGCCGCAGTGTGGGCAGATCACGGAAGCGCCATTCAGAGGTGGCAGTTCCGCTTCTGGCTCTTTCTCAACCTTGGCCTTTTCTTCCAGATCGTCGATGATGACGGGCTTGGGAATGTTTACACCACTAGAAACCGCGTTGAAGTTGTTGGAAGCTTCTTCAGCTTTCTGCGCAGGAGCTTGCTTGATAAACTCAGCGATTTCCTTCTTCTTGTCTTCTGGCAGATCGTCGAAGTTGATGGTGTTGCCCAGCCCTGCGCCGACAGCCTCTATCTTCTCCGCGATGTTGGCTGGCAGTACGGTGACGTCTCCCTCAACGCCAAGCTTGCTAAGCGCTTCCTTTTCAAACTCCGTCAGAGAGACCTTGCTGGACATCTTCTCAGCAGGTGCCACGGAAGCACTCGTCGGAGTAATCTCTGGCTTGGAAGCTGGGGAAACGGCAGGCAGCTTCTTGAACGAAGTCAGTTTCTTGATTGGCTTATCCATCTTTTCCCTTTCAAGCAATCACAGGATAGCTGTTTTCTGCAGCTGTTTTCGACTGTTCTGAACTTGGAGCGTCTTCGTAAACCTTGCCAGTAGGCTCTGGACCTGTTTCAGTGTACAGCTTGTTATCTACTTTGCAATAAGCCGAGCTGCCTGTCCAAGCCTCAAAGCCAGGATACGGCATGGTGTTGCGCTCGTTTGCCTTGACTATCTTCTCTTGCCAGTAAACCGAAGGCTGGCCAGACCCTCTGGCTATCTGCGCCCATCGGCTTTCAAAGAGCGTGAAGTTGCCAGCCTTGTACTGATCAGTCGTCCTAAACGAGAAGCCAATCTGCTTGAGAACCTTCTCGTTACCTATTTTATTCTCGCCATGCAGCCTTTCGGTCACGGAGGTCTCGTAGCTGTCAGCAGCCTGCTGCTTGGATGTCTCTTCCTGCTGCGCCAGCTCTTCAAAAGCAGCCCTGGCTTGATCAAGAGCCTCGCCCTTAATCGTGCCGACATAAGGCGTGTCAGCCGTACTGGCTACGTGACCGTCGATTATAGCTACCTGGCCTTTTGTTACTAAACCGCCGTTAATATAAGCAACAGACCCGTAGCTGCAGACAAAACCGCCAGCCAGCCGCGATATTGTGTCCGTGTACTGGTTAACCCCTGTCGGTGCGTCTGGAGGTCCGAAGTATTGCTGTATGTTGTTGACGTTGTAGTTAATTGTGTCTCTAGATGTAGTGACGATGCTACCTTCGCCAGCACCTGCATCGATAATAACCTGGCCTATGCCGTAACCTGTATCGTGGCTTCTCAGGTATACGTCTCTACCAAGGCAAGACACAAAAGACTTGGCTTTTATAGTCACGCCATTGGAGACAACTTCGCTGCCTACCTTGGTGTAATCCTGCAACTCTCCTGTGCTTCTGCTTTCCAGCAGTAACCCGCCGACACCCGAGTTGCCAGCCATTATCTGCATGTTTCTGTCTGACTTGATCCGCACGTCTTCCGTGTTGGCAGACAGCTCAACGTTCTTGTTGGCCCTGACGATGGCGTCCCTGCCTGCCAGAGTCACGCAGCTGCGCCCTGGTCTCAGCTGTATATCGCCTGGGCAGCTGATCTCGATGTTGCCACCACCCATGCGGATCTCTTCGCCGCCTGGGCCAGCGATCACCACAGTCCCGTCGCGCAGGATGGAGAGGAAGCTGAGCGTCTTGTAAAACTCGGCCTGCTGCTCACGCTGGTCCACGTTGAGCAGCTCTGGCTGCGTCTTGTTGAGGTACTGGGCGTTTCTCAGCGTCCCGAAGTCAGGCACAGGAGGAATGTGCTGCCTGTTGTCCTCTTCGATCTTCCAGTCTTTCTCTCGGTAGTAAAACGGATGCGCAGACCGCCACTGCAGGCCGTAAGCGAGCTCGTCGTTGGCCGTCAGGGCTGGTCCGATGCCGTCCAGCCTGGTGTTGCGGTCTGGACCTGGCTTGATCTTCGCCTTGTCTCTGGAGTAACCGCTCTTGGCTGTATCCCCTGTGGGATCTTCTGGCAGCTTCTTCTGCACAGGCGTTTGGAACACGGGCGCGTGGGCGATAAATATGCCCTGAGACGAAACGATGTGGTAGTTGCCGTCCAGAGCCAGGTGCTCTTCCCAGACGGACGGGCCTGTCTTGGGCTCCGTAAGCGTGTTGATCGTGTTACCAGACAGCTGCTGGGGAGGCAGCCTGAGCTGTCTCTTGAAACCCTGACCCAGGTAACCTTCAAACGTTCGCAGCCTGTGGAAAGGCACCTGTGCGTTGTCGATGGGGTCTGCCAACGCATACTCGGCGTTGACCACCTGGTTGATTTCTTCCTCTGAGCGCAGGTTGGCTATCTTGCCAGGCTCAAACCTGCCAAGCGCCTCCCACAGGTATGTGGCGACGCCTTTTATGATGGAGAGCTCGTCCTCGTCATCGAAGGCGTAAAGGTCCAGGGCTGGTGATCTGAGCTGCAGGTTGTGGCCCTGCATTCGGGCCAGCTGGTCGTGCCAGAACGCCCAGAATCCGCAGTTCTCGTCAGACCTGAGAAAAGCCATGAACGAGTCCAGGAACACAGCACCGCCAGACTCGTTGATCCGTCCCCATTCTCCGAGAGCAGTCTCGTCGATGGGTGCGTGGTTTTCGTACTGTAGTGGCTTGGGCACCCTGAAGGCGTGATGCGCCAGGAAGGTGTCAAAGAGCATGTTGTTTGTTGACACTTGAGAAACATAGTCGTGGATTCTCACGGCGTCAGGAGGAGACACCACAGGAATCACACCGATAATAGTGCCGTGCCGTAGCTGCTCGTTGAGGATGACGAAGACTCTGCAGCCTGGCTGTATGGCTCCTATCTTCTTCACGCCCACCAGAGCCAGAGATGTTTCGCTCAGGGCGTTACAGGCGACATTCATGTTGTCGTCTGTCTGAACACCGTACCAACCAGTGGTTCCTATGGTGTCAATAATGGAACCGGACACCAACCGGTATGAAATACCAGCTGGTGTCCGACTTGAGGTTAACTGATTGCTAGGGTCTCTCTTTGGCAGGTTATTGTTGGTGTAGTCCACACCGTCAATTCTTGCCGCCAGCCTTTTTGTCTCGCCAATTAGGAACTGCAAGATCTCGGCTAGTTTGATAGGAGAGGCCATAGCAACCGTCTTTCTTAACGATAAGACTGCATTAGGCGACGCTTACAGTCGAGCAGATGCCCTGCAGGTTTTCGTTAATCATAACGTCCTGAGCCTGGATGGAGTAGCCCACGCTGGTAAGGAAGGCACCGCCAAGACTCAGGGTAACATTGTTGGCACCCTGGCCGATGGGGCAACCGCCGCCCAGCTTCAGGGTGACGCTGGCACCTCTAGGATTGGCGCAAGGATCGGCCATACCCTTCAAGAAGTTAGCGTTGGCTGGAGCAGGGCCGACGATGCGGCCGATGCTGAAGCTGCCCTGCGCACGACCAACCACCATGTAGCGCTTGGTGTCACCAAGGCCGAAGATGAAGTTGATAGGGCGCTGGTAGGTCACCTGGACATTCTGCAACAGGAGGTTAGCACCCTCGCCGTTAACGCTGGTGCTACCGCCTTCGCTCAGGAATACACCGGCTGTGCCGCCGTCGTTTCTTCCAAATACGTCTGCCATCGAAAGTTACCTCCTTAAGGTAGATCAGACAACCAGCTTCAGTTCGATGTTGTTCATCGGGTAAGGAATGTTCAGGTTGGCCTGAATCACAACCTTGTCCTTGAACACTGCGTGCTGGCGGATGTCAGCAATCTCAGCAGAGATAAGCTGACCGCCTGTGTTGGGAGTACCGTTGACGCGCAGCTCTTCGGTCATCATTTCAAAGCGCTGTCGAAGCAGGTCGAGAGTGCCAGGTGTGATGTTGACTCTACCGATATAAGGCTCGAAGGCTGCCTTGTACTGGTAGGAGATCGAGTCAACGTTGACGCGAATCACCTCTTCACGAGTGTTGGTGTCAGTCGTGTCGGTGGTGATGGCGTGACGGTTGAAGATCGAGCCAGTAGCGTCCTTGGCGAGAATCCAACCACCGGCACCGGCAATCAGGTTGAGCTGGCTGCCGTTCAACTCGGTGACAAGCTCGCCAACGTCATCGATACCGGAGATGGTGACCCTGGTCAGGCCCTGCTGGGGCAGGACGCCCGAGCGAAGACCAGCCACGGCGCAGGCTGCGAAGTAGCCTGGGAAGGTAGCGCCTTCCAGGCCCACGGTCGGGTTGGCGATGACAACCACGCGGCGGCTGCTGTGGGCACCGATCTGCTCGATGGCCTCAGCTGCGCGACCGGCGCGATCCAGGGTGCGCCAGATTTCGACCTTCTGACCGACGGTGATGGGGCTGCCGTTGCCAGTCACCAGACGGATGCTGGACTCGGACAGGACCTCGTCAACGACGAACTCGCTGTAGGTTTCCTGACCGAAGGCGTCGGTGCTGTACAGGTAGCGGACGGTGTCGCCAGCCTTGACGCCCTTCGTGAGGAACTTGGCGTTGTTGGCGGGAACCGACAGCAGGGTGTACTGCGTGCCCGAGGTGGTGTTGTCGTCGGCCAGCTTGGCGAGGATGACATTGCCGTCCACGCTGTTGGCGTCGCTGAGGATCTTCTTGACGCCTGTGACGGCGATGCTGAAGACGGCGGCGCGCCAGTTGCCTACTTCAGGACCGGACTGCGACTCGACGTGGGCTTTCCACAGGCCGAGCACGGTCTCGTTGGTCGTCAGCGGCACCAGGTTGTAGATCTGGTCCTGCCCGTCCAGACCTTCGAGGGCGATGGTCCAGTCGTCCACGTTGTCAGGGTCGGTGACCGATGTGAAGAACACAGGCTGGCCGTTGGCGTTCTGCAGGGCCAGGTAGACGCCCCAGCAGAGCGGGTTGTCGGGGCTGAGCTGACCGAGCAGCGAGGAGATCTCGGCGGGATCGGTGATGCTCTCGACGGTGGCGACGTAGTCGGGAAGCCAGGCTCTGTACTCAACGAACAGGGTGCCGCCCTTCAGCGGCAAGGGCTGCAGAGCGCCAGCGTCGGTCCAGGTGCTGTCGTGCAGCATGATGCCAGACTGGACGGTGATCTCCGTGTCGCTGACCGTGTAAGCGACGTTGGGGGCGTCGGCTTCGAGGTTCTTCTCGACAAGGATGTTCTTCTTGATGTACAGCTTCAGGTCGAGGTCAACTGCGGACTCCAGCTCTTCGGGCAGGTCGTCGGCCAGAATCAGGGTCTTCATGGCACCCTGACCTGCGGCGGTGACGACAATGTAGTACTTGTCGCCCTTGCAGAGGGCAGTCTGGTTGAAGCTGACGGTGACACCGTAGTTACCGACGGCGACAGCCGTGGCGGATGCCGACACGACGACAGGGGAGCCGACGTCGTAGCCGGTGGTGGTGCTGACGGTGATTTCGGGGCTGGAAGCGTAGGTGCCGCCCTTGGTCACTTGGACGATGTAGGTGGTGTCGCGCAGGCCGGTGTAGGTGCCGCCCGAGGTTGCCGACGGGGGAGTGAAGGCCTGCTTCACGCGGACGCGCCACTTCTGACCGACCACCAGGTCGTTCGGGCTGATGTCTTCGCCGTCGGCATGAGAGCTGGCCGACGCGGTGGAGTTCACGTCGAACTGGTTGTCGTTGCCGCTGGAGCTGGTCACGCGCAGGCGAGCTGTGGTCAGGTCGCCGCCGATGGAGCTCTGGGTCACCTCGACGGTGTAGGACTCGTCGATGTCGCCGTCTTCCAGGCCGTTGTAACCGGAAGCGTCGGCGGTCAGGGTGATCGAGTTCTTCAGGCCGAGGATGTCGATGTTGGTGGACAGGCTCTGGCTGGCCTTGTTGCTGCCAGCGGAGGAGGCAGCGCCAGTCACAGCGGCCACAGCGTCACCCACGAAACCACGGATCGTGGTGTTGAGCGTGTACTCGGTGCCGCTAGAGACGCCACGAATGTAGACGTAGTCGCCAACCTTGGCGTCACGGTCGTACAGGGCGGCTGAACGGGGATAGCTGGCGGTGTTGGTCTTGAAGCTGGTGCCAGAATCGCGAACGCGGTTCTTGTAGCCAGAGACAGGAGCCACGGCATTGCCAGAGCTGGCGTTGTTGACGTAGTACTCAAGAAGAGCGTCTTCAACGTACAGCTTGGTGAAGGTGTGATCCACCACGCCGCCAGCAGGTCGCTCGGGCCACAGGTAAGCCTGGTCGGCTACGCTGTCGTATTCACCAAGGTTGATGATGGCTTTTTCGTCAGCGTTGCTGTAACGGAAAAGCTTAGCGTGCCCGCCAGTAATGTGAACAGCTCTTGGAGCTGCTGCATTGGCAGGAACAATGTTGAACTCTTGGAATACTGTAACCTGTGGAAGAACGTAAGCCATGATCTCCTCCGTTGTGTCTGATTAGACACGCTATCTAACTCTTAGTTTAAGGAATGAACTTAGATAACACAATACTTTTTAAAACCGGCGCTTGCGGTATAATCTTCCAAGATTCACCTGCAACATAGGACACTGTGACAGGTACTCCGTAAATCTCTCTGGCTTCTTCAAGCTCAAAAAGACTGCCTACAGAAACCACTACAAACTTGATTAAAGCTAGTTCGTCTCTGATGACTGGTGCGAACTGCATCAAGTCTCTGTATACTTCACCAGCTAATATCTCGGCTTCTGCGCCTTTTCCAGCAAGGCAAAAAAGTGTATGGCTTCCAGATACCATTACCGCATAGTCTTTTGAGCCATCCCAGTTTATTGTGCCGTGCAGCTCGTCACGTATACTTACGCGATTAACTTGCCAGTCATTACGTTTAATTATGATTGCGGGTCTTTTTTGCGTCAAGTCTGGACGCCATTGAGTGATAGATTCAACGACTATATCTGTAGAAGGTACTGCCTTCCACAGCTTTCCTCTAAGCTCTTTGGCTTCAATGTTGTCAGGGTTGGCAAAGTGGTTGATAAACCACTCCCTGAAGAACCCAGTCATCAGATGGGGTCTGGGCGCTATGCTGCACCAGTTGCTCGGTTTACTTGGGTCTATCGGCTGAGGATCGCTCATCTCTGCCCTCCAGACCCCATGACTCGTTTATCTTGGCGTTAAGACTTTCGTCAGGTTTCCAGTCCATGATCTTTACTTTGGGCAGCAGGCTTGTTTTCTTCTCGGTCTGCTTGTCTGGCTTTTCCATCATGTCCCCTCCATTGGTATGGAGTAAACAATATCTGAAAAATTAGCCTGCCTGACATTCACGTTAAAAGCCACAGGGTATCCACGCATGATAGCTGAAGAAGTTATCTCGTGGATTATAAATCTTCTGTCGCTGCCACTGTCTACAAAGACATCATAACTGTCAGGTATCGGCTCTCCAAGCATTCTGCAGTTTTGGTATATGACGTCTTTCTTTGTGCCTACTGCCTGAGCGTTGTCCATCTCCTCACGTGTAGATGTGGGAGGCAGCTCAAGAAACGACGGAACAGCTGCAAAATAGCCATCAACGATGCCTGTACCGTTGCATACAGCGCATGAGCTGTTGGTCACTTCATCCGTCAGGTAGTCCGTGCAGGCAGTACATCGCGACCCGTAACGTTTCCTTTTTAGGAGAAATCCCTGCAACGAAGTGTACTTGCTGTGCCTGAGCTGCTCCTTGCGCAGCACGTCCCTGGCCAGTCGCCAGTCCCTGAAATTCAGGTTCTTGAAGGCAGAGACAATCTCGGAGTAGTAAGTCCGTACTGGTGTGACCAGCTTGACCCTGTAGTAGAAGTCCTGGGTCTGGGCAAACACTCTCTTTTCATCGTCCACAAGAGCCTGGGTATTCTGGGCAGGCAGGCCGATGTTGGCGAAGGTTGTGTTGTCCGTGGAGGAGTGAGTACCCTGCAGCGTGAACGTGTGGGGCTGAGGGTCCGTGAAAAGCCTGGACAGGTCCCACTCCACGCGAGTGGAACCGTCCACGGAATAGCGAATGCGGACTCGTTCAAAAGGGCTGGCTATTCTGGAGCGGTCAGTCATGGCTTACCTCCATCTGCCGCTGTATTCGTATCCTGAACCAAGTGTTCCGTTGAAATTCTGCAGGTTGAACTGAGCCTTCTTGTTCTTGGTCCACTGCTGATATTCAGCAACCATCTGCATACCGAGCTGCTCGTACTCGGAAGCCTTGTTCTTGTCATCGACCTGAATACCACCAGCGCTGTAAGGCAGGTGGTTGCGTCGATAGTGCTTGGCCGCTATCTGATAGAGATACCCCATGATGCCAGTCAGCAGTATGGCCGTGTTGGGAAAGCTGCTGGTGGTAAACTTCTGGGGAATAGGCGGCTGGGCGCTGTTGAAGTGATCGATGCAGCGAATCGCTGACTCAACGATTTCTGTCAGATCAAACTCCAGCTCGTTCAGCAGGTAGTTGTCCTCTGGAGCGCTGTCCCTGAGGAACACACGAATGTCGCTGGGGCTGGGCACGCCCTTGGGGTTGAAGACAGAGCCGAACTCGCCACGGTCCACAAACAGGAAGAACGGGCAGGTAAACAGCACGGAGTTGTCGCTGTCCACGACGGCCCACTGGCCTCGCAGAATCTGGTTGAGATCCGTGGCCTCGGCAGGCACGCGCGCACGTATGGTTCCAGACTCGGCATTCCAGACGGCTGCATCCAGGGTTATGGCAGGCAGGTTGGAAGAAAGGCCCATGGCCTCCCTAAGCTTGCCAACAACACTGACACCAGAACCTATGGACGAACTGTTGGAGGAGTTAAACCCACAGCTCGTCAGGTTGACAGGTCGGCCTTCGCTATCCCTGAGCACCATCTCGATAAACGGCGTGACGCCTTGGCTGGTCAGCAAGGACGGAACTTTGGCGAGGATAGGTTGACCTTCGACTCTTGTTATTCTGGGTCGAATGATGAGTTGGTCCGCACAATCGACGCTGGATGGATCAGCCATGAACTGTCCCTCTAACGTAAGTAGCTATACACTTTTATGTATCATACCACGTCTGCTGATTTGTCTGATAGCTAAAAAAAAGCGTATCTTTAACGTCCTCGCCAGGACTGTGGGTTAAGACCTACTGTAAAAGTAGGAAGGAATGAGCACTGACTCGATGTCAGTGTTGATGCTGTTGGTCCTGCTCACAGGCAGACCCATTCTCAGCTTTGCCGAATCGGCCTTGTCAGGGGCCATCAGGACTCGGTCCCACAGGTGGGCCGATTCTGGAAGCTGGATATGCTCCCCACTCTTGCTCGCTTTGAAGCGAGTTTTCTGAGCCTCAGGAACTACAAACCACTCCCCTTTGGGGGAGATCACCCACATCAGGTCAAGGTCAGTCAAGGCCTGCCCTTTGTGTGTGGTCTTGTCTGTCACCAGAGTCCACCTCTGGATTTCTGCTTTCTCCTGGGGCTTGCTGACATGCAGGTATATGCCTGAGCAGAACACAAAAGCCAGGATAACGTACAGCACAGCCATTTTACCAGTGTTCATGAAATAACCCTCTCCGTCTTGAAATAGGCGACGGGGCCTCGACACACCTAAAATAGGTATGTCTATATCATCTGAATATGACTGGTTTTTTCTCTGAATTAAGCAGCGTCTGACAGCTAAAAAAAAGTCTAGATCACAGGTTCGGACCTGTGCTCCTTCACGCGATTCAGCGTGGAATCCAAGGAGTCAAACACCGCTTGTTTGTTCTAGTGGTCCAGCGGTGACTGGACTGAGTTCATTATAGATTTGCATCTGATTATGACTTGTAAGTTGCTTGGATTAAATCAGCCAATAGCTAAAAAAAGCGTATTTATAAAGCCCCCGCTTTAAGGGGCTATGAAGTTATGCGACCGCCTTGTAGCGGTCGATGGCTTCCTGCCTCATGGCAGAGCCAGTGAACGGTCCAGCCTTGCGGCTGGACTCGACGAGGTTGATTACCTCGTCGATTTCAAGTAACCCCTTCTGGGCCAGGTGCCACAGAATGGCTTCTTGAGCCTCACGACGCCTCCGTCGCATGTCAACGACATAGTCGTTGACAACGGTGCCAATAACTAACCTAGAACCACAGGCCAGAGTAGTCTTCATGACTATCTCCTTCAATTTCCGATACACCTGCAACTCCTGTCACAGCTATATATCGGTCATCTGATTATGCCTGTTATTTTGCGTCAATTAAGCAAAAAGCCCACCCTGCAAAGGGTGGGCTCTCTGAATTTTTTTTAGCCGTCAGCTTAGCTGCCGATGGAGCTGGAGTATTGGCCCCAGCAGGGATCGGAAGCCGTGACGCTGCCGTTCGTGACACCAAGGGTCTTGGTGACGTCGAGGGTGGCGTCGTAAGCGTGGACTGCGGGAGTCGAGACGATCACGACTTTGCCGCTGACCAGAGCGTTCTGCAGGGCAGTGCGCTGGCGCTTCTTGGTCACAGAAGCCAACAGGGCCTCAGGAGAACCAAAGAAAGTGTATTCTTCGCCCGAAGCGAGACGCTTGCCATGGGGAGGCAGAAAGCCGAAAAAGGCCTCCTTCCCACTCATGTTGCGCACCTTCGTTTGAAGGCAATTGCTATCAGCCATGATTACCTCCGATTAGGAATTGGCCAGTTGTTGAGCCAGCGCGTCGTGGTAGACAGCGAAGGCGGCTTGGATGGAAGGATTGATTGCCAGGTTCTCGGAGGCGGCTTTGATCAAGCTTTCTTCCTGAGCGGCCTGCTTTTCTGCGGCGGGGCTGGCGTAGCCAAGTTGACCCATCACATTTTCCAGGCTGTCGGTAGCGGCGCTGATCAAGGTGCTTCGAGAAGAAGCCTGCTTGACTTGCTCTTGCTCTTGCAGGGCGGTCAAGTGGCTGGCAATCTTGAGCAGGTTCTCAACTTCTTGCTCGTTCTGGGGAACGATGCCGAAGTCGTTGGCCAGCTTTTCCAAGAAGACGGGCACATAGACTTCCTGCATCAGGAATCCATGGGCTGCTTCTGGTGTGATTTGCTCAGACATCGAAAGCTCCTTAAAAGGGGTTGTCAAAGCGGCCCCGTTGCCGAGGCCGCTTCAACTAACCGTTATCAAGCAAAGTCAACTCTTGCCAGCGAGTTGGTGTTGCCGATGGCTCCACCCAGGGTCTCGTAGGCAAAGAATTCAAGCATGTAAGCCTTACGCTCGATGTACATTGTGGTGTCTTCGAGGACGTAGGACTTGCCCATGAACTTGGGATCAGCGAACAGGTACATGGAGTCGTTAGGCACCAGGTCCTGCTTGATGGTGATGATCCAGTTGGCGTTCATGAAGTTCTGCTCAGACCAGCCGTTCTTGAAAACGTCCTGGCTGAAGTCGCCACCCATCTCTTCGCGGCCAAACTTCATGATCTCGCGGATCGTGAGGTTGTTCAGCAACACGGTGCCGGTTTCGAGGCGGCTGATGGTGCGGGGCAGAATCTTGAAAGCGTCCTGGAGGGTATCACGGGTGATACCGCCGTACAGGGTCTCCCACTGGACGACACCGGAGGTCGGGTTGACGGCGTCAGCCGAGCCACCCAGGCCAGCGTCAACAGCGGCCAAGAACTTGCGGTCTTCTTCAGCCAGCATGTCCTTGATCGAGTTGTCCGACAGCACCTGACGGATGTCGATGTAGTAGGTGCGCAGTTCGTCAACGTCCTTGGTGAAGCGAGGAGTGACGATGCGGTCGAAGCTAACGCGGTAGCGCTGGCCACGGATGTACAGGCTGAGCGGCAGCGTGGCGAAGGGGATGCTGATCGCGGCCGGGGAATCCGGTTCGCGGTCAACGATCTTCACCGGCTTGTCGGTGTCAACCTGACGGTCGAGGTCATCGTTGCTGATCTGCACGGGCGGCAGAATGCGACGATAGAAACCCTCTTCACGCATACGATAGCGTGTGAAGTCATTCACGGCGTCCAGGGCGCGCTTCTCCATACCCGGAGTTTCCAGGTAAGAAATAAAGGTCTCGTTGCGCAGCCTGACATCATCATTAACCGATGCCATGGTAAATTACCTCCTTAGTGGCGTTGGGTTAAGATTAGTAACCAGTCTTGCCTGGCTTGTAAACTGGCCAGAACGACAACACGGTGTTGCGGTCGCTCTGTCGCTTACGGGGAGCGCGGCTCACAACGCCTACGATGGCGGTGGGGTTAGAACCACCGTTCTCCAAGGTGCTGATTCCTGTGTTGGTCAGCTTACCCTTGTCGGCGTCATCATCGGTGTTGATGGCCTTCAGGAGCTGGTTGGGGACGTAGTCGGTACCGCTGGCGCTGTCGTACTCGGTGGTTTCGAGTTCGTAAGCACCTTTGCCGACCAATCCGGTCAGGTTGCCGTCAGGTCCGATGGGATACCAGGTGGTACCGCCGTTGTTGCTGACGTCCGAGTCGCCTTCGTTCTGCAGCAGGAAGATAGGCATCTGACTGCCTTTGCAACCCAGCTCGAACTCGCCGTCGTTGTTCAGGTGAACGACGCGACCGGCGTAAGCGGTGACGGTTTCGGTGTCGCTGAGCTTGGCGGTGAAGTCAAGCGCAGCCATGTGGAACCAACCCTTGACAGCGTCCAGGGTATGATCAAACATCTGAGCCATGGAAAGAACCTCCTATGCCTTATGGGGCACTTTAGAATCAACCGTTAATACCCAGGACCTCGTCAAACCGCAGATCACTGGCACGCGCCTGGGAAGAACGCAAGCCAACGTAGGGAGAGGAAGCTGAGGCCTTCTTCTCCTGAACGGCTTTACCAAGCTGATGAGGACGAATCGTGCGATTCGTGTCAGCAGTCTTTTCAAGGATTTCCAGCACCTTGACTGGGTCCTTCAGCATAGCCGCGCACTTTTCGCGGTCTTTGGGGTCGATACGCTCATGCGCGATGAGGGCGTCAACCACAGCGGCGATCTTCTCAGAAGCCTTCTTCTGGGCATCTTCCGCTTGCTTGATAATCTTCTCGGCAGCGTCGAGAGCAGCAGCGCTGCACTCGACGTAATCAACAACAGCGTTCAGGTCGCTCATTACAAGCCTCCCTTTATGGATTAACCAACGATTTCAGCGATGCACTTCTTGATCTCGTCGCGAAGCTTGCGCTGTCCAGCGGTCTTCGCGGCAGAAATCTGGAATTTGCCGCTACGAGCACGGGCTTTTGCGGCCTTCATCAGACCGGCAATTTGCTGGTTGGCACCGGCAGAAGCCATCTTGGGAGCTTCGGCGGCAAGGGCTTCGGCAGGAACAGCGCCCATCGCTTCGGGAGCGGGAGCACCACCTGCACCAGCGCCCTGAGCGCCCAGAGCAGCCATGACCTCGTCGGGGCTAACGCCCATTTCAGCCAGAGCGGCCAGGAGCTCATCAACGCCCCCTTCCTCTCCACCCATAGCGCCGCCAGCAGGAGGAGCCTCACCAGCCATAGCGGCCAGGTCGCCTTCGTCCACACCGATGTCACCAGAGTTCTCAGCAGATTCCTGGGCGGGAGATTCTGACTCCTCGTGCCCAGCGGGCTCGTCGCTTTCGTGCTCTTCGCTCTCCTCAGCGGCCTTGGTCAAAAGCTGCTGGTTGAAAGCGGTGAGGTATTGGCCGGTTGCCGATGCCGCCGAGAGAGCACCGCGAATCAGGTTCTCGGAGGCAGACTTAAAAAAAGAGGAAGCGTCCTCCTGGGACAGCACGCCAGCCTGGACGGCCTGGTCGTAGCCCACGGCGGCTGCCTTCTTCTCGTCCATCTTATGGGCGGCGGGAGCAGGAGCGGCGGGAGCCTTGTGGGCGGTCTGACCCTTGCGCAGCTTGGCGAGGTCAGTGCCTTCGATCTTCTTGTCGCCGTCAACGTCCAGCTTGTGCTGTTCGCCTTTCAGCTCGGCCTTCTTGTTCAGAGCCACGGCAACCGAAGCGAGAATGGCGTTGGCCTTCTTCTCGGTCAGCTTCTTCAGCTGGCTGAAGTTCATCGAGCTGTACTTCTCGCCGTCTTCGGTCTTGGCGGGATGAGCCGTGCCAGGATCGTCCTTTGTGCCCTTGTAGTCGTCCTCGTGGGCGGGGTCTTCGCCGGTCGAGGTGGACTTCAGGCCGACATCGAACTGCTGGCCTTCTTGCTCGGGTGGCTTGGCGTTGTTGGAGTCAACACCACCAGCAGGCACCTGGGACTTCACGTCGGCGCTGTTCTCGGAGGAACGCTCGCCTTCGGAAGCGTCGGAAGTCTGATCATCAACAGACTTGACGGGATGGCTGGTGCCACCCTCATAGCTGCCAGCTTCGGTGTTAGCCTCAGCCTTCTTTGCGGAAGCAGCTTTAACCTGCTGAGTTTCGACTTCAGCCAAAAAGCTACGCAGTTCATCAAATAGCGCCATGATTAAACTCCTTGTGTCAGTATCAGACACCTAACTTAGATTGTCACTATAGAACACCAAGTCCGCAAGAGTAATTTTTGCGGATTTCAAGCTAAGTAATTGGAACGAACAGCGTGCTCCTTATACCAGCCGAAATTCGAATCATTCCTAAGTTCGTTTAGGAAATATAACTGATAAGTACCATAGCGTCTAGCTAACTGCTCAGCTTCGGCGCTAACAGCGACCTTGCTGTCAGAAAAGCTAGCACGCTTCTCCGAACCAGTTACAGCTTGCCTCATAACCCTTCTCTCGAAGTGATTAGGGTTAATCGATTTCGCACTGGCTATCTTCGTAGCCCATTCCTGAACACGCTCTCCAGGAAAAGCCATGGAAGGATCACAAGTACGCTCGCTGATGCAGTGCTCAAGGTTGACGTTGTCAGCCACAAGCCTGCTGAACACTCCTGGCAGAGCTCTGCTGATCTCTGCTGCGGAAGCGCTCTTGATGGCCAGATTGTCGGTGTCCTGGCTGATGACATCGAGCCAGTCCTTGACGCTCAGGGCCACTTTCTCACGGCTCAGCGCACGCCAGATCTGCAGCGTGGTGAGTCGTCCCGTGGGAATGTCCTTCAGGCTGGCAGTCTTATCGTTAAGAATGACGGCATCCTTCAGGGAGGTGCCCATTCTGCCAGACTCCAGATCGTTCTCCAGCTCGGCCAGCTCGTAAGCCAGCTTGATCAGCTGCATCGACCTGTCGTCGAAAGAGTCGAGGTTCAGACGGTAGGGAGCCGTGACGCCCAGCTCCTCAGCCAGCAGCGCGCCACCCACGCCACCGTGGCTGGCTGCTTTCATGTGGCCGAAGACGTAAGCTATTCTGTCGGCTGGTCTATATACGTCAGAAATATCAAACCAAGTAGGCTCAGGATTATCGACGTGTAGAACGTGGCCATCTTCAGCGACCTTGGTCAGGTTGTTGTAGCAGCCACCATACTTGCAGCTAGCTTCCTTGCAGTACTGAGCTCTACTGGGCGCTTTATTGCCACAGCCAGAGCATACGTCGAAAGGAACCCTACACGCCATGGAGACACCCCAGTCTCCAGAGCCAGATGCAATCTTCTGCATCTCTTTGTCAGCTATCAAACCGCCATTACGGTCTGCAGCTTCCTTGGTGCCATTCAAGGCGACAAGCAGCTCGATGCGCTTCATCGCCTCGTTAAACGCCGACATCTTGATGATGCCGTAGCTCTTGGACTCATCCTTGTTCTGGTGGTTTCGGTACCATCTGGCGTGCTTAACAAATGTTGGATGGTACTTTCTACAAGTCGCAGACTTGAAACCATCTCCGTTACGGTTAGGACCGTAAGCTTCAGTAGAACCGATAGCGATAAGGTGAACAAGCTGCTCACCTGGCGCAACATGCACATCGCGGAGCTTGTCAGCGAATTCATGGCCAGCCCTTTTCACAAAGGAGCGCAGGTCGTCGCCACGCAGACCTCGGTTCGACATCTTGACCATTTCCATGGTCGGAACGTCGAAGGTCTGGGAGTCGGGAGAGATGATCTTGATCATTAGTTCTGACTCCTCTGGGGCACAATGTCGTTAAGCTTGTCGAAGAGGTCGCGGACGTCGGTCCTTTCGAGGTCGCTACCCAGACCGCTGCGCAGTTCGTCCAGAGATTTGAGGATCTGCTCTCTGCTGCCAGCGATCTCTGGAGACTTGGCTGTAGCCATGTCCTGACGCAGCTTGTCGAGGAAGCTCTGGGTGTTCTCGGTTCTGGCTTCTGGGTTGTTGTTGAGATACGGCAGGCCGTAGTTGCTAGCCAACGCCAGACCTGCGGCACCTACCGAGCCTTTGACGGAAGGCAAAGCGGCTCTGGCCAATCCCTTGCCATCATAAAATCTGTAGCTTTTAGCGCCAGGAGGGTTGTTGGACAATGAAACGAGTGCAGGAGAAGGCTTTGCATAGCCTTGGTTTATAAAATTAGCCGCTTCAGCGGCGCTCAAGGCACCGCCTCTAGTCATAGCGTTGAGTCTGCGTGCAGCCAGCTCAGGGTTGCTGAACGACTGCAGAACACCAGGACTAGCTCCTGTGGTCAGGGTAGCCGAAGTGGGGGAAGCGTTTGTCCCCATGATATTGTGCAGCAAAGTATTGGTGTCGATTGGTTTACTTAGTCTTCTGCCTGAGGCGCTTGGTGCTGCAGGGGGTATAGGCGTTGGCGGTGCCTCTGTTCTTGAGTTTAGATTTTTAAGATCCTGCAGCGCAGCTGACAGGTGTCTGGGGTCTTTGACCTTGATAACGCCATTGGTATCAACAAGATTGTGTTCTTTCAAAAAGTCATTGAATATCGCTTGCCTGTTGCCTGTCGGCAAACCTTTTTTGCTGCTATCAGCCAGCGAGTCTCTGAAAGCGTTCAGCTGCTGCTCAGCGTGGCTGAGCATTTTGGCTGTGTCAGCCGTCGTGGTGAATTGACCAGTTGCCAATCCTTTACCCAAAGCAGTCACAGGCTTTTTGAGGCCCACGCCTGCGGCTGCCATATTGCCGAATGTTTGAGCCTTAGCAAGCGCTGGGTTAAGTTGACCCATGGTCTTGTCTTCGATGGCGGCTCTCTCGCCTTCCAGAGCAGCGTTACGGTTGGCTGGAGGCGGCTTGGTGCCACCCAAAGCCTTGCTGACCTGCCCGACAAGATCGTTGGTGGCCTTGTTGTCGGTCAAAGCTGTGTAACCAGCGCCACCCACACCGCCTGCCAAGCCGCCCATCAGGCCAGCCGACAGAGCGTCAGACAGATAGCGCTTTTTCCTCTTTTTGGACAGGAGATTAGACGCCAGCGAGCCCAGAGCGCCGACACCCGCGCCAAGACCGCCAGTCACCAGCGCGTTGCGCACCAGAGGGTTGGACAGGACCTCATTGCCCTGCACAGCCTGGTCGTAGCGGCTGTACGGGTTGTAGTCCTCGCCAGCTGCTTCCTTGGCCAGGCCGAGCTCGGCGTAGTGCTCCTCGGCCAGCTTTTTGAACTCAGAGGCCCAGGCTGGGTATTCGCCAGGAGCCAGTCGCGTGTCAGAGTTACGGACGGCAACAGCCTTTTGAGCCAGTTCGGAAGCAACTTTTTCGAGGTCCATGACAGCTCCTACTCAGATGACGCCAGGAGGGGATTTCTTCTTGTAAGGATCGGTGTCGCGCTCCTTGAGCTGGTTCTCGAACTTGAGAACCTCACCGATCTCGTACGGATCAATGGCGCTGCTGCCGCCAGCCAGCCTGCGTCGCAGCATGGCGCGCATGATGCCCTCATGCAGGGCGGCTCGCGGAGCGATCTGGCTCAGCTCGTTGTAGTGGCCCATGACTTCCTCAGGGTCGTAACCGCTGATGACGTCATCGTTGGCCATAAGCCCTGTCAGCAGCGACGAAGCCTGCAGATTGCGCAGCTTGCCGATGTGCTTGGGGTCTTCCAGCTCGCTCATGACCTTGCCAAGAGCTTTCTGCTTGGTCCCAAGCTGGGATTCGGCAATCTCGGCACCGATGGCCTTGTTGAGCCTGTCGGCAGCCGAGTCAAAGCCCAGCATGGTGCTGGAGGCGCTGAACGGAGAAGCCAGGCCGAACAGATCGGCTGCGGTCTTCTCAACAGACGCCAGGACCCCAGGTGTTCTTGATGGGTCCTGGCTTTGGGCAAAAGGGAGCAGCTTTTCCTCGATCTGCGCCTTGGCCTGCTTCTCGAACTCGTTGAAGGAGGCCTGCTTCTCGACCAGGACCTCGGCCTCGGTCAGGCACTTGCGCACCAGAGCGTACGGCTCCTTCTGGAAGTTGACCAGCGAGTAGAACTCGCTGCCGTCGCCAGCCTGCTTGATCAGCCTGGGATTGCGGGTTTCCAGCATCTTGAACAGAGCGGACGCCTTCTTGTCGAACAGGCGCACCATGTTGCCCTTCACGCCCAGGTACGGCTCGCAGCCAGGCTGACGGAAGTACTCGGCCAGCTTGGTGATCGAGCTGATCAGGTTGTCCTGCAGGTTGGAGACCTCGGCGCGGCGGTTCTCCAGCTCGCGACGGGTGTCGGCTGCCTGGCAGTGGGCCTTCTTCATCGCCAGCACGGGATCGGCAGGCAGAGGCTCCACGCTCTTGACCACGGTGCCAGCCCTGGTGGTCAGGGGAGGCAGCTCCTGGTTGAAGGTGGCCTTCTTGATGCTGTCGCGATGCCACGTGGGCGGCGCTGCATACTCCTCGGAAACGACAGACGACAGCCGTGCTGCGGCTGCCGACTTCACTTCCTTGGGGTACATTCGGTTGAGGATCTCTTCGGCGTCAGCGAGATCAAACTCGGCAGACTTCTCGAAGATGTCCTGGCCGATCTTGCGCTGCGTCTCAGTGCGGCCCGTGTTGAAGGCCGTGACCATCAGGTTGACGTGACCTGCTGGAATGCCACCGTCGCTGGCGACTTTGACAATGGCATCGTTGGGATGTTCTCCCTCAGACACCAACGTGGCCACTTTCTCAAGGGCCTCGGTCAGACGCTGCTCGGCTTGTTTGCTCAACCTACTCATTGCCATCTTTAGCCTCTGGCTCTGGTAGCCTTTCGTTTTCAATACCTTGTAGCGTTTCTCCATTAGCCACTAAGATAGCTTCGTGTGCTCTCAACTCAGCAGGTGTATTGTCATACTTTTCTCTTAGCGCATTCAACACAGGTTGGTTTATCTTATCATTTCCAGAACAGTGTGGCAAACGCGACATAACAGAGCCAGCCAGCTGCAGCCAATTCTGAGCAGCAGAGATACCAGCAGACTCCTTGGTTATCTGTCTATAGTTTTGCTCTATTGCAATTAAACCAGCAATAGTAAAACTGTTGACAGGAGTAAGAGTAAACCCTTTTGCTGCCACAACAGTAGCGTTAGTTTCAGTAGAATCGCGCATCATATTAAGGGCTTCTTGTATTGATTTAGGTTTGACTTTCTCGTGCATACCTGTCTTGTTAGTCAGAATGTCTACAAAGAAAGGACCACCTACGTAGCCATACAACTTCCATAGAAGGTCATAGTCTCTTTCGGTCATACCAGCGTGTACTGACCGACCTATGACGCAGTTAAGAACCCATGTCCAAGCTTCAAGCCGATCCAATACGTTAAAGAACAGGTTCTCGTATGTTTCCAGAACAGCTACAGAAGTACTGGACTTCTTGGATATCTCCTCAAACGACTCATTAGCCAGTATTCTTGCTTCCAGCTCCCATCTGAATCCGTTTGGTCCCGTGTTGTCGTAGATGTCGTAAGCCTGTGAGATTTCTGGAAAGTCCACAGACAGTCCGACCATCTCAAAAGCGGCTTCCTCCTGGTTGGTGGGAAGATCCCGCAGCCGCTGCGCAAACTCAACGGCCTCCCAGATATGCCTGTCTCTGTGGCTTCTTGGTATGACACGGTTTGCGTCCGTGTACTTGGAAGCCTTGAGCCAACGCCAATCTGGAGGCCGTTGCGGATTGTCCCGCGTGAGGTTTACAAGCATCAGCTGACGTCCGTATCCCCGCCAATGAGCACGTCCCAGGTAGCGTCGCCGCTGCCTTCTGGTGTGATCTGAAGATAAATCTTGCGCACGGGCAGCGTGTATGTGCCGTCCTGGTTGCGGAAGGAGCGACCGACGCTGTCAGAGATCTGCAGCAGCTCGCCCGACGTGCCGCTCGTCTCTGGGAACACCACGTACAGGTCGGGGTCGGAAACGCATTTCAGCGGTCCCGAAGGTCCGTCAGGATCACCGTCCGAGCTGGTTCCTGGCTGGCAGGCGTGCAGCGCGTTGAAAACGATGATCTTGAAGTTGGCAGCGGTGCCGCCCGTCTGCTTGACAATCACACGCTTGATGGACGCTTCGGGTGGAAAGCCGATCTGCCAGCAGGTGGTTTGACCCAGCGGAGCAGACAGGCTGCAAAGACGTCTTTCGTAGATACGCATCGTAAACTCCTATCAGCCAGCGGTGTCGGACAGGTCTGAGTTGAAGCCTTCCTCGGGGAACGGCTCCACGGTCTTCTGCTTCAGGAACAGCACCACGTCACCGACAGCCTCGAAGGCGTTGCGCAGCGACTCTTCCAGTTCGGGCATGTCCTTCTTGCCGTAGCGGTCCTGCATCTCCTCGCCGTGCCAGTAGAACGAGAAGAGAATGCGTCCGATGCGGTCCATGCCCTTCATCAGATCGCCCAGGTACTTGTCCACCATGGAGTCGCTGCGCACGTTCTTGAGCAGCGAGCCGACCATGCTGGTGTCAAACACTTCCTTCTGACCGGACTGGGCGGCTTGATAGCCGAGCGCCATGGTCTTGGGATCGGGCAGTCTGGGGTCGTAAACCTGCTCGTTGCCGACCAGGTTGACCGAGGAGGGCATGACGGGCAGGGCTTCCTGCTGCGGATAGATCGACTGGACGCTGCCCAGCATCGTCTGCTCCAGACCGCTGGGAGGCGACGGGAACGGAGGAGCGCCTGTGGTCGCTACCATTCTCGGGTCCATCATGTCGCCAGGGGCGGCGACCTTGATGATCGACTCGTAGCCTTCTGGGAAGGCGACACGGTATCTGACCGCCTTCTTGTCGGAGGCGGCTTTTACTATCGCCTTGGCCTGACCCTCGCGCAGCATCCAGTCCTGGACCAGATGCACGACGGCGGCGACCTTGTCGAAGTCCCTGCCGTTGATGTTGACCACGGAACCGGTGTGGCGCACTTCCAGCCCAGCCGTCTTCTCGTAAACAGCCTTCTGGACATCCAGCAGGTTGCCGTACTGAATGGCAGGCTTCTCGCCCCTGTCCATGTGGCCGTACTCGTCGGCCTTCTCGTCGATCTTGATAACCTTGTAACCCTGGGGCACATACAGCTCGTTGTGCATGTTGCGCATTCTGCCGCCTGTCTTGTTGGTCAGGTGCAGAATAGCCGAGCAGCCGCAGCCGTAAGGATGGGCATCAGAGCCGTAGCCCCAATAAGTTTCCTTACTGTTTAGCTTGGGCAGGTTCGCTGGACGCGGAGCGCCAGCGTAGTCCATGAAGTCCACCTTGAAGCTGGAGCAGGCGTCGTCCTTGTCGCAGACTTCCTTGACCCTGAAGGGCAGCGTGCCCTCACGGTTGCCGCCCACGATGACATACAGCCCGTCTTCTTTCAAAGAGGCAGGCGTCAGCTCGGGCAGCTCGTCGTGCAGCTTGCGCAGCTCGTCTTCCTGCACGCCACGCTCGCGAGTCCAGACGTGGGCCTGGTGCAAATTGGTCCACTTCTTGTCGTCGAGGTCGATGACAGTGGAGAAGCCGACCGTGCCCTTGGGGCCTTGGGGACCGACGATGACCAGGCCCTTGCAGAAGGCGCTGGGCTTGCACAGTATGTCGTAAACCCCGGTCTCTGGAGGGTTTGTGAGGTTCAGGGGCGTCTGGACCTCGTAGGCAACCGAGGCGTCGGGGCGCTCGTCGCGAATCGACACACCCTCGGTGGCGATGTCTTCCAGTTCCTTGTCGGTGGGCTCGAAGCCGATGCCGCGCTGGACGACGGTCTTAACGGTAAGAATGGCGATGGCCGAGGCCTTCTCGCGCATGATCTTGTTTTCGACGCTGCCGTTGTAGGCTTCCAGCACGCCCTTGGGCTTCTGGGGAGAATCGTCCTCGTCCTCCTGACGGCCGTATTCCTTCTGCTTGATCCAGCGCACCTTCTTGCCAGCTTCCTTCTCGTTGGCAGCAGCTGCGGCGATGGCCTGCTTGATCGTCTCCTTGCCGTAGATCTTCTCGACGGCCTCAGCGACGGCAGGGTAAGCCTCCATGCCCTGAATCAGCGACTTGACGGTGCTCAGGCCCGCTTCCTTCAGGAACTCAGGCAGCGTGCGCACATCCTTGTACTTGTCGTCGGACAGGGGGTTGCTGGTGGCGAAGTAAGCGAAAGCGGACTCGCCAGCTTCCATGCCGCCTGCCGAGGCGAACTTGGCAGGAGGACGGGAGAAAGCCTGCAGGTCGGGAGACAGCACGCCCAGCTGCTGCAGGTTGCGGCCCGTCTCCGAGCCCATGACGTTGGGCTTGCGCTGCAGAATGTAGTTCAGCCAGTTCTCCTTCAGGGGCACGAACTGGTCCTGGTCCTTGAGGTACAGCAGCTCGGTGCCCTTCATGTCGCCGTTCAGGAAGAACACGGGAGCATAGAGCCACTGACCGCCGACCTTGAAACCGAAGATGCCGACAGCCTTGGTGTTGTCGTCATTGCGGTCCATCAGCTGAAAGCCGACCTCGTAGTCGAGCAGCGAGGGGGCCTTGTCCTTGATGAAAGCGTGGGCGAGGTTCGAGAACGACTGCTCGAACTGGCTGTCGTTGCCGTCGCCACCCAGAGCAGCCAGCTTCTCAAGCGGAGAGTGGTCGCGCATCAGTTTGCGGCATTCTTCAAGCTGCTGACGTGTGTTCTTGGAAAGCATGAGTCGGACCTCTCTGGTTAGTCGAGATACCCTGGAGCTGCGTGCGAGTTTGTCGGACGGTAGGCCTCGTTTGCCCAGGATTGGACAGGAGTGTGCATTGGAGGCGCGTTCTTGACAGCGGCTGCAGCTCTACCTGCTGGCCCCTTGGCTTGCTGGTTGCTGATAGCGTTAGTTGCTGTGTTGTAAGCGTTTTGAATCTTGCCAGCGCTGATGGCTCTGCCCATCCACTTGGAGGCGTCGCTGGCTGCTGGAATCATCGAAGAAACGCCTGAGGTGATGTTTCTGCCCAGGTCGGCAGCGCCACTCATCACGCCCTTGGCTGTGTTCATGGCTGGAGTCATGTTGCCCATCATGGCTGCTGGCACGGCTGTGGCAGCAGCTGGCAACACCTTGCTGGCTGTGCCTGCAGCAGCGTTGACGCCTTTCGCCACGCCACCCAGTCCAGGAATGTTGGGCTGCATACTTCTATAGAGATGCCCCAAGCCGTAACCGCCTGCAGCGCCCAAGCCTCCGAACATCAACATGTTCTGAAGCATGTTCTTGCGCTTGCCAAACAGAGCAGCGCCGCCTGCGCCCACCAAGCCGCCGATAAGCGCGCCTTTCATCTGGGGTGACAGTGAGTTAAACGTCTCAAGGAAAGCACGTTTTTCTGCCATGTTAAACACCTATGTTTGTATGAGCTCTATTTAAAACTCTATCAGTAACGCTAAGCCCTGTCCATATTCGACAGATCAGAATGGCTTCACTTGCTGCATCGAATCAATGGGCTTAGACGCAGTGATCTTTGGAGGTACCTGTTGAATATTGGTATACGGCTGTAATGGCTTGCTTTGGTTAGTAGCAGGCTTTAGTGCTGGTGGCGCTGGGGCAGGGACTGGAGCAGGCACAGGTGGAGGAGTAGGTGCAGGCGCTGGGGCAGGCTGCTGCTGGACTGGGGCAGCAGGAGGAGGGGGAGGCGTTACCACGCCAGGAGCGGCTGGAGGCGTCAGGTTGACGTTGGGCTGCATGGCTTTCTGCAGCTGCTGGGGATCAAAGACAGCCTCGGGATCGGCAGCTGTTGAGGAACGCAGCAGCGCCAACGGGCTGGAGTTGTCCTTGCCTCGCAGCAACATGCCGATGTTACCGCCACCCCTGAACATGTCCAAAAGCCCAGCGATGGCTGGCAGCCCTCCGACGTTGCCTGCAGCCTCAAACAGAGGCATAGCATTCTGGGCCATCATCGACATGAACATCTGGTTCTTGGGCAGATTGAAGCTTTCCAGCTGCTTCTGCAGCTGGCCAGGAGCCGTCTGGGCCTTGCCCCACTCGAATACGCTCTCACCAAAGTTGGCACGTTTCAGCAAAGGGTAAGCCCTGTTCGCTGCCAGCTTGGCTATTTTCTCTATGTTATTCACGCTTGGACCCCTCTTCCTGCAGCAGCTTCTTGAAGCGCTCGTTCAGCTCTTCCTTGGATGCAGCCATAGACTGCAGCATCTCATCGCCTGTCCTGACTGGTTTGGCACCGAGCCATCGCATCAATGTGGAAGGCTGCTGACCCTTGCTGATAAACTTCTGTACTTTAACGTCTTTAAGTTCTTCAGGTAAACCTATATGGGAATCAAAGCGTAAACCCCTGCCTTGTGCCTGGTTAGACCTAGTCTCATTCCAGTAAGGGTCCAAAAGCTGTATAAGACTTGTTCCCTTGGTGCTTAAACCCTCTGCACCAGCTGGTCCAATCAATAGAGCCTTGAGCTTACCTGCATTATACTCGTCTACAGCTTTCTTCCTATCCGCTTCGCTGATACCGCCATGGAAGTAGCCGTACGGTATCTTTTCCTTGGCCAGGGCTGCAGCGTAAGGGTCCAGACCTGACTGCACGAAGTTGGAGTAGATGATTGCTTTCTTACGCGGATCAGACGCCAGCAAGTCCTTGAGCTTGTTCATGGCCGTGGTCAGCTTACCAGACTGCTCGAACGACTTGAGGGGGTCCTTGTCAGCCCGAAACGGCTGCGTGGACAGAGACACCTGCCTGAGGCCTGACAGAAAAGCGTTCAGCTTGGTGATCTCGTTTCTGGACAGGGGGAACTCCTTGTCGAGCTTCCACAGGAACTTGAGAGGGATCTTTTTGCGAATGGCGTTCTGAATGCGCTCCTGGTCCGCAGACATGGGCGCATCGACGATCTCCTCGTTGACGGAGACGCCCTCTGGAGTCTTGCTGGGCTGGTAATCGACCTTACCCTTGAGCAGCTCGCGCAGCCTGGCCTCGTTCTTGATGGCTGGCTTCTCTCCAGCCGTCACGCCACGCAGACTGGCGAAGAAGCCAGGGTTGACCTTCTTGTAGTCGATGAAGTCCTCTTCAAACTTCTCTGGAGACAAGTTGATGTTGTTGAGCAGGCTGATGGGAGCCGCCAGGTCTGTGGGCGAGTTGACGATGGGTGAGCCTGTCAGCAGCATCAGGCGCTTGGCTTTGGCAGCTTGGTCCGCGATGGCCTTGTTGGCCTTGCCAGACGGATTGCGCAGCCTATGCGCCTCGTCCACGATCAGCGTCTCTGGCTGCTTGGCAAACTGCTTGCCCATGCCGAGACCCGTGTAGGACATCACCTCAGGGTTGCTGCCTTCCGTGAACTTCTCGATTTCCTTGTTGAAGTTCTGGCGCAAAGCGGCTGGGGCGACTATGCCATAATCGCCGCCAGCCTGCTCAGCCGCAAGAATGGAGGCAAGGGACTTGCCCGTGCCTAGACCGTGGTAGACAAGCAGCCTGGGGTTGGCCCCAGACAGCCTGTCAGCCACACGCTGTTGGTGTTCCTGAGGCGTGACATCGGGATTGATGGCAGCCTGTTTATGCTCCAGATAGCGCAAAGCCAGGTTGAGGTCTGGTTTGCTCATATCACTGCTCTAGCTCCTGCTCTTCCTGCAAAAGCCTGAGCAGCTGGGGCTTGACCTTGGAGTAGTGCTTGAGAATGGCTTCAAGGTTGTCGGTATTGATGTAGCTGGCAGGATCAGTCTTCTCCTGCACATACTTGCCCAGAGCCTCACGCGCGCTGTTGATGAACGCCTTCTTTTCTTTTTTCTTTTTGTCCTTGCCCTCACCGACGGGCCTGCATGAGCCAGGTGTCATAGCCTTGGTGCCAGGGACGCGCTCGTAGCCCTTCCAGCAGGCTGCTGCCTTGGCAAGGGTTTGCTGCAGGTTCTGAGCGGACTTCTCAGTGCCTGCGGCCAGCACGGCTTTGATGAGTTGTATTCTGGCGTTCATGCTGCACCTACATAACCTCGGTACTTATTCACAAGTACCGAGGTTTTGTACAGTTTCTTAGCGGAAGAAGTTGGCGATGGGAGCGGCCGAGCCGATTTGGATCTTGATGCCAGATCCTTTTTCCTTCCTGGGTCCTTCGATGGCCTTGCCCAGCGTGTTGGCTGCAAGTTCGGCCAGAGCCGCCATCTTCTCGTTGGCGCTGCCGCACTTCCACTTGCGCAGTGCCTTGTTGATGCGGCTGTCGGGATCTCTGGCCGTCTCTTCCGAGGTCAGCTTGGACTTCATGCCCTTCATACGGGCGCAGAAGCTGTCCTTACGGGGACCGCCCTCAGGCTGGGGACGCTTGATGTCGTGTCCCTGCGCCTTGAGGCTGGCTCGGCCCTTGTCGTTCAGACCGCCAGACTCGCTCTTGCCTTCGGAGGTCTGCCAGGCAGGCGAGGCCTTCTTCTCGGCAGGTACTGACACGGCGTCATACATCTCAGGAGTCATGCCCTCAAAGAACATGGACCTGAACTGGGGGTTCTTGAACTTCTTGCGCACAGCCTTGCCTGTCGGGTCCTGCGACGCCTCGAACAGCTCGTTGAGCATAGCCGCTCTGGCCATCAGCATCGGATCGACCAGCTTGGAAGCTTCTTCTACGGTCATGCCCTTGGGCTTCTTGGCCCCAAAGCCGAACAGAGCCTTCTTCTCGGACTCCTCCGTCACTTTCTTCCAGTTCTTGGCGTCGGGATAGTCCTTGTCGCCAGGCTTGGCAGGCGCTTCACCACGCTGCTTCTTGGCGTGAATGTTGGCCCACAGCCCAGGCTTGCTAGCAGCCATCTTCTGCTTGCAGCCGCAGGAGCAGTCAGGAGGACACTGGCAGGGTGTCTTCTTGCAGCAGTCGCATTTCTCGGCTGCCTTCTTGCTCAGCAGACCGTTGAGCTTGTTGGCTGCTGCCTGCTTCTTGCCGAAAAGGCTGTTGTATGCGTTGGACATCGTTTCTCTCCCTTGTGAAGTACCGCCAAAGTAACCAGCAGCGCCGCCCAAGCCAACGCCGCCCAGAGTGTAAAGAAGCCTTCTGAGTGTGCTGGGTTCCTCGTCCTCGTCACCACCGCCCATCATGTTGCCTACCAGACCACCCAGAGCCATACCCCCCAGAGGCACCAGGGCCTGGGATGTCGGCAGGTTGCTGAGCCAGTTGCCCTGCTGGGGAGCAGGAGCAGGCGCTGGAGCTGGGGCAGGTTGGGTAGCCTGAGGCGCAGGAGCTGCAGGAGGCGCTGCGGGAGCTGGCGCGCCTGGGCCTACGGGTCCTAGAGCCTGTTGTTTCATCTTCAGGTCTTCAGGACTGCCTGGAGTAGGCATAGTCTTGTAGCCTGTATCCTCGTTGGCGTAATAGGTCTGTGTGCCTGGCTTGGGAAGATAGTCTTTGGCTTTTGGATCTGTTACCGAGGACGACTCGATCTTGTCGCCAGCAGCGGACTTCTTCTGCATCATCGACATCAGCTTGCCGATCAGGTTGGAGGCCTGCTGCCTGCCCTGCTCGGTACCGCCGAAATAACTGGCTGCTCCACCCAGACCTGCGCCACCCAGCGTCGAGGCCAGATAGCCCAGAGTGCTGGGGTTCTCCTGATCAGCCAGCGCTCCGTGCAGGTAGTGGCCCAACAGACCGCCTGCGCCAGCGCCTGCCGAGGTGATGCCGACGTTCTTCATCAGCTGTCTAGCTTTCAGGGCAGACTCGGCTATGGGCATATAGTTTCTGGTGTTGCCAGCCAGGCCTTCACCCATACCGCCTTCAACGTTCTTGCGCAGGGCCTTGAGATCGGCTGGAATGCTGTTCTCATATTCCTTGAAGAACTCAAGCTGGTCCTTGTACGGAATGACCTTGGTGTCAATCTCCAGAGGGGAGATCCAACCAGCAGCTCCTGGCAGCTTCTTGGCGACGAATTTCTTCCAAGCGTCCCTGAAATGGGGATTCATGGCTTCGCCGTAGTTGTTCACTTTTCCCTTGAGTCTGTCTGGCACCAGTTCCTGAGGAATGGCCGTATTGCCTCTGGCTTCTGGCTGCATCATGTGATACAACGCTGCAATAGGGCCTTTTCTGAAAGCGTCGTAGTGCATACGCGCTTCTTGAAAAGCTCCAGGAGTGGTGGCAGCGTAGGCTTCACCGATACCGACTCGCTTCATCAGGTCAGCGGAAGATCGGGCCTTGGCCAAAATCTCGCCAATAGGCACACCACCTGGCGTGGAGTTGGCCAGCTGGCTCATGGTCTGCGTGTAACGTGTGAGTGGAGTCTCGTCTGGGCCTAGAGGCGTCTTGCTGTTCTCTATGGCCTTGCTTAGGTTGGCAGCGTGCGAGTCTGACGCCAGAGCGTAAGCACCACCAAGCCCAGCTGCGGCTCCCAGGCCAGCAGGAGCCAGCAACCACGCAGGAGAGGTTTTCTTCTTTTTCTTCTTGGCAGAGGTCTCGCTGATAACTTGGTCAGCAGCCTGCTCAGCCAGCTTGGTGATGTCTGTCATGCTACGCAGCCTCTATCTGTAATCCGTGTAGTAATCGAATTTTCTTTCTGATGGTTCTCTAAGTCTGTCTAGTATCAATTCTAATTTGTTTTGGGCTTCCTGCGTTTGCGGATAAGCAAAAAGATTACCTACTTCGTTTTGTGCCAAAGCTATTTCTTTAGTTTTTGGTGAAAAGCCGTAGTTACTGTCCATCCAAGCTGGCAAATTGTTAAGAGGCTTTCCGTCTTTTGGGTAAGCTAACAAATAATCTTTTGGTAGCTTTGTTTTTTTGTCGTAGTTGTGACCTACAAACGTATTAGGCCCTGCATTGCGTATAGCTTTGTCCAGCAGCAACTGCTGATGGAGCATCAGACTAGTGGAAGGACTATTTTGCCAGTTTTCTATTTGTTTAAAGTCGTCTTTTGCCTTTTCGAGCAACTGTTTGTACTCTTGAGGCGATCTTGAAGCATTTCCGTCTGGCCTTTGTGATTCACCCAATAAGTATTGTAAGCTTTCAATGTGCTTAGCTTGTTGTTTTTTAATCGTGTCTAAGCTTTCATTAGTAAATCGAGGAATACCTTTTGTCGCAGCGGCTATATCCTTATCCATTCTTGCGTCTAATTCTGCATCCCTGCGCTTGGCATCAAAGTTATCTGTGTTGTCAGACTTGGGCCTGTTGATTATCACAGGACCGCCTTTTTCCCTGGCCTCCTGCAGCTTTGTCTTGGGCTTTCCGCTAGGAGCCGACGGCTTGGGAGCGTCGGTGGGTCTTGGAGCAGGTATTGGATTCGGGTTGGAACCGCCCAAACTTGGAGGAAGCATCTGCTTGCGCTTGGAGTCAAAATAGCCGCGCACACCGCCACGTATAGCGCCGACGCCACCACCAACGCCAGCGCCGATCAGGCCGTTGCGCAGGGCTGAAGCCAGTCTGCCTTTGCGCTTGCCCGTCGGCTGGCCGTCGGAGTCCACTTCCTCATCTGGAGCAATAAGCCCTTTGACTCCACCCAGCGCGCCGCCGAGCAGGGCACCGATACCGCCCTGAACCAAGGCGCGCTGCGCAGGCTCAGGCAGGCTTTCCATCAAACCAGCCTGCTTGATCAGATTACTAGCTGCAGCCTTGCCCAGTTGCTCAAATAGGTTCATAGAACACCGCCGTCGCTGGATGGCTTGGCTACTTCCTTGGGGTCGTAGCTCTTGATCTTGCCGCCCTGCCCGAAGCCGACAGACTTGGCCAGAGAAGGCACAAATGAAGTACCAGACTCGTCAGACGTGGCTCCAGACCAGACAGCCTTAAGCGTTGACTTCTGCAGATTGGAACCCAACATACGAGTCATCCAATCTGGATCATACTGTAAATTGTCTAATCCACGCAAGAAGTGAGGCTCAAACGGTGGAGGTTCGTCGTGTACTGTAACGTCTTTAATATTGAAGTCGTTAAGCTCCTTCATAACGCTAGGAGTTAACCTTGTACCAACCGTGTAGTGCAAAATAGGCTTTTCTAGATACTTACCCTTGGCAGCATTGATAGCTACCTGCTTATTGCCAGCTCTAGGCTGCCAGTTTCTCTCAAACATGTCGTAAGGAATGATGTCATCAGGCATATAGTCGCCCACGGCATCGTTGAGGCGCACATGGTTGATGACACCACGTGACAGCATCTCGATGTTTCTACGGTGCGCTCCCAGGCCTGCTTCCTGCATCGACGACCTGAAGGCGTTGACGAACTGCCGTCTGCCTTCGCCAAGACCCTTGTGCTTGACGAACTCGGCAGGATTGGGCACGCCGTCGGACAGAATGTCCCCAGCTTCCACCTCATCGCCCACCTTGTACTTGATGGCGGCTTCTGGGTTGACGTAGTGGGGCATGTCCTTGATGTAGACGAAGCTGCCACCCGTGGGGGCAGGCTGTATGGCCGAGATCTTGCCGTCCATCTGGGCGTGTGAGGCCCAGTAGGGCGACTGCTTTGGAGACTGAATCAGCTGGTTCAGCACCTTGAAGCCCGAGATCGACTTGCCGCCAGCCACGCCACCACTGTGCTTGGAGCTCAGGGTTCCCTGTGAGATTGGTTCGCTGAGTGCCTGCACCGCTGCAATGCCCACAAAGTCCCCAACACCAGGTAAGCCCCCACGCTCACGAATTCCAACATCTCGCGCATACAGGCCTCCGTCTGGAGAGCCAGACGCCACGGGACTACGCACGGCTATCTTCTTGATACCTTTTGCTTGCAGGTCCTTCAAAACCTTGGGCGTCAGGGCCGTGTTGCGCGGATAGCCTGCCACCGAAATGGCCAGCAGCGAGCCCTCGTTGTCGGGATCGTCCACCGCGACAGGCATACCCCTGTCGCGGACAAACTCCTCGTCGTCGGAGTCCTTGGCCGTGACGATCAGCCTGTGGCCCAGCTGGTTGAGCTGCTTGGAGAAGAAGCCAGAGTGCTGCACCGAGAACTTGGTATCGACGACACCCTTACGGGCACCGAAGCTGCCAGCGAAGTACTCGGCAGGCGTCAGCCCAGAGCTGAAGGAGTTCAGCACGGGAATGGGAATGGCCCGATCCCTGTGGTCGGTGTACAGCAGGTCGCCGCCACGCAGCGACTTCAGGTTGGAGGGCTTGCCTCTGGAGCCTGACAGCACCTGCAGCGCCAGAGGGTTCTGCTCGGCCTTGGACTCGGCCATGATGTCGTCTTCCAGGGGCTTCTGGTACTGAAGCACCGTGTTGACGATGGCCTCGTTGCGAGTCTTATCGTCAAGACCTGGAGTGGACTGGATCTGGTTGATCTTGTTCTCCAGCTCGTAGCGAATGCGCTTGGAGGCTACGGCTGTCCTGAGGGAGTCCAGGCCGAACGAGAAGCCACCCGTCCTGTAGGCGACATCCCTGCCAGCGTCAAAGAGCCTTTTCAGGACATCCCTGTACTGGTCAGGGTTCTTGTCAGCCACGGACTGCATGATCTTCTGGACAGTCTTGCTGTCCATCACACGGTCATAGTCCCTGTACTCCTCAGGAAGAGCTTCGTTGACGAGTAGCTGGCCTATGGTCGTGCGCGTTGGCATGGCTATATTCGAATCTCTCGAACCTCATGGTTGTGCTCTACGCCAATCCTGCTGAGCATCTCCTTGAGGGAGTCGTCTCCAGGCTTGGCCTTGTAAACCATGATCGTCTGGGGGTCATGCTCGACAACCAGCATGATCGGCTGGTTGAAGTTGTCCCTGACGACAAGGCGTGTGGCGCTCACGGACATGTTGCCGTGAACGCCCTGACCGAACTCCAGTTTCACGGATCAGCCTTTCTTGTTCAGCGCAGCCAGCAGGTAACGGGCTGCTGCGGCCTTCTCTCGAATGCTGGCCTGCTTGCCACCAATGGGGTCAATCGGCTTGATGGGAGGAATGCCAGAGACGTTGGTGTCGCTCTGCTGCTCCTTGGGAGCTTCCTCCTGCTTGGCCTCATCGCCACCTTCGGGCTTGGGCTTGTCGAGAATGTCGTAGGGCAGGTTGAGACCCAGGCTCTCGTACAGGTTGATCAGCAGCTTCTGCTGGCGCTCCATGTACTCGATCATCTGGCTGGGATCGACCTTGCCAGCGCCCTTGCTCTTGGGCTTGGCCTCGCCACCTGAGCTGCCGCCACCCGACATGGCCTTCTGAATCTCGGCCTGAATCAGCGCCTTGATCTCCTCGGAGGGAGCCGCGCTAGGAGCAGGAGGCGCAGGAGGGGCTGCACCCATGGCTGCTGGGTCCATCGGAGGAGCGCCGCCCATCATGGCTGGGTCCATAGGAGGTGCCCCACCCATCATCGCAGGGTCCATGGGAGGCGCACCGCCCATCATGCTCGGGTCCATAGGAGGAGCACCGCCACCGCCCATTGCAGCCATCATGGCTGGGTCCATAGGAGGTGCCCCACCTGCTGCACCCATCATCGAAGGGTCCATGGGGGGAGCGCCTCCAGCCGCACCCATCGCCGCAGGGTCGCCCCCAGGAGGAGCGCCACCACCAGGAGGCACAAAGGCGCGCTTAGCCGCCATCGCTTGCTTGACTTGCTGAATGAGAATGGGATTCAGAGGCATATCAGTACTCCTTGTGGGTAACTATCAGTTTATCACCTACTCGACCACGGTAGCATACCAGTAAACTCATCTTTGATCGAACCGAGTGTTCTGGAGGCTAAGCGCTTCTTCAGCTCTTCGGTGCTGAGTCTCTGAGCGCCAGGATTGAAGTAGTTGAACGCGCTGTGGGCAGCAGCCATGGCTGGAGAGGCGTTGGCCATCAGTTTGATGGGCGTGTTTCTGAACAGGCCTGTGCCAACGTTGTAGGACAAGTCGTTGGCCAGTCCTGTCAGAGCATTGGTGCCAATGTTGCCAGCCACTCTGGTGGCTTTCTGCTTGGCTGCGTTGACAGCAGGCAGATTGGCCACGCCTTCCACGAAGTTGGTGACAGCAGGGCCTGTCAGGGCCGTGGTGACGCCTTTGAGCGCCCTGCCTGAGGCGTCATAGACCTGCTGCATCTTGCTGCTGGCGTCTGGAGCCTCGGTGAGCAGCTTGGCCTTGTCGATCATGGGCTGCACTGAATCGTTGTAGATCTCACCGACCTGCTTGCCTGTGCTGGCCAGCGAATGACCCAGCACGCCTGCTGACAGCGCTCCAGTCGTAGTGCCAGGCAGCGCCCAGCGTATGGCCTTGGGCAGTCTGCCCTTGAGGGACTGCAGCAGATCGGTCAGCTTGTTGAAGCCAGGCAGGCGGTTTATGGGGTTATTCAGCAGGTTGGGCAGCGTGCGGACAAACTGGCCGACACCCTTGTTGACCTCGGGCAGGCTCTTGCCCAGGAAGTTGCCAGCCGTGGCCAGCGTGTCCCCACCCAGTCGCGCCGACCTGTCGGTGAGATTGAGCAGTTTGGCTGCTGCCTGCTGCCTGAGGGCTGGCGTGGCTGTGCCCAGACCCTGCAGATAGCGGTCTCCTGCAGCAGCCTGACCTGCGCCCAGCCTGAACGGACGCACAACCTCATTACGGGCAAACTGGGACAGACCAGAGCGCTCGGACAGCGACTTGCCCGTGTTGGCCATCGCCTGAGTCAGCGCTGAGGTGACCTGGGGACGAACCGAGGCTTTGGCAGCGTTGCTGGCTGCAGCCGTAGCCCCACCACGCAGGGCGTTGAGCAGCGCCATTCTATTCGCCTGCTTGATAGCTTCATCGGACATAGCAGGTAAACCTCACAGTATTTATGCGAAGTCCGCATAACCTACGCTTGTTCAGCATTTTTACTGGTTCAGTATGACCACCTTCTGGTCTGGGCCTATCTCACCACTTCTGTAAGCCTTTATGGCATCAGCTTTTGTAGCGAAATACCTTTCAGGTTTATTAGACACGAACGCTGTAGCGTGGTATAGACCGCCTTGGTATTCGTTCTGGGGCAGCTGATGCGCTCGAAAGGTCTTGGTGCTGAGCAGGTTCTTGCTGGGCAGCATCTTCTCCAGAGCGTCCTTGACGGCCCCTTCGGAGACAGGCACGTGGTAGTTCATCGTGTCGCCGTCGAAGTCTGCGCCGAAGCCCTTGACGATGGCTGGAGGAATCTGCAGCGTCTCAGCCTTGACCAGCTGCGGCTTGAACGCCATGACACCGTAGCGATGCAGCACGGGAGCGCGCGTGATGATGACAGGACGCTCGTCCAGCTCCTGCTGCAGCGCGTCCTTGGCGATCTTCTCCTTCTTCTCGACCATCTCGGCAGCTCTTAGGGCTGGTATGCCCCTGCGAGCCAGCCTGCGAATGACGAACGGCCTGTAGATCTCCCAGGCCTTGGTCTCAGGCAGTCCGACCTGGTCCATGTCGAGATTAGGATTGGGCGAGATGACGCCTCTGCCGACCACGTCCACCGTGGTGGAAAGCAGCTTGCGCTGCATGACGGAGAACTTGGGATTGTCGCCAAAGATGTACTTCAGCACACCCTTGACGTTGCTCTCCTGGTTCTTGGGCGTGACGGGATCACCCAGCCCTGTGACGCCCTTGAACGCCTTGTAGAGGGCTGTGCGCTCGTCGGCCAGCTCCTTCGAGAAGCTGGCGGTCTCCTTCAGCGCCTGGTTGGCGTCAAAGGCTTCCTTGTAGAGATAGTTGGGATCTGACACCAACGGCTTACCGCTCGCCCCCATGACGGAGACGGGACGAAACGCTGGAGGCAGCACGGGAATCTTGTCCAGCATCCATTCGCTGGGATGCAGGCCGAGCTTCTCGGTGTGCTTCAGCAGCGCCCAGCGCTTCAGGGCCGCGTCCTTGGTGGAGCGCTTGCTGTTGCGCCACTCGGTTTCGGCTCTCTTGACGGCCTCTGGCAGGTTGATGCGCTTCAGGGCGTTGCCGATGGCCTCTGGGCCTGTCTCCTCGCCCAGCTTCTCCTTGCCTCCCAGCACGTCCATGAACTTCTGCTGCGTCAGGCCGAGCACTCTGCGAATCGGCTCTTCCATGATGGGGCTGGGCATCGGCTCGTGCAGCTTGATGTAGCTCCAGCGATTGCCGTTGTGTCCCCCTGTGAGAGTCTCGTCAAAGAGACCGCCCTTGATGGGCTTGAGGCCTTCCTTCCAGTCCACCGTCTCGGCCGACTGAATCTCCCTGCCCTCGGCCAGGTTGTCGATGTCCTTGCCAGTCAGCGCCATGATCTGCACACGCGGCCCGTTGCGCACGGGATTGATGCCAGCGGAGCGCAGCTGCTCGAAGAACTTGTTGTAGACGAGGGGAACACGGGGCTGCGGAGGCGTTCTGCCCGACATGAACGCTGCCCAGTAGTCCTGGTTCTTCTGGCCACGAATGGCTCCAGCGTCCGTCAGCACCTCCAGTGCACCGTGGGACAGCAGCGCGTTGTTGTCAGCCAGCGAGACTCTCTTGCTGCCCATCGGACCACCACGGGCAGGAGACTCCTCTGCCGTGTAGGAACCCAGACCACGGCCAGAGCCCTTGCTCTCGGCCATGTGGTGCAGCTTCATGAAGAAGCGGTTGCCCGTGAAGACGCCCTTGATCTTCTGGTTGATCTCAGGGTCCTCGATGTCCTCGGTGTCGCTGAGGCCGTGCTTGCGCAGCTCCTCCTTGGCGAACTCGGTCATGTCCTGAATCTTGTCGAAGTCCTTGACGGCGTAGCGCTTGCCAGTCTTCTCGGCAATTTTGCCCAGCACGGCCTCGACCATCTGGCCAGGGTTGGTTCTGGTGATGATGCCCAGAGGGTTCACCAGGACCTCAAAGGGCCTGCCCTCGCTGTCCTTGGGCATCTTGTCGTCTGGCACGATGTCAGCGATGACGCCCTTGTCGCCGTAGCGGCCTGACAGCTTGTCACCCACCTGCATCTGGGCGTAGCTCTTAACCGTCACCACGACGCCCTTCTTGGTCTTCTCGACGTCCGTGACGACGCCTGGGTCATGGTGCTCCCAGAGGACCGAGGAGTCCGAGTGCAGGGGCGACCTGCCACGCGTGATCTGGTTGTGGGCGCGCTCCTTCTCCTGCACCTGCAGAATGAGCGGAGTGCCAGAGTTCACCACCGTGCCAGGCTTGATGACGCCATCATCGTCGATGTTGTCCAGCGTCTGCCTGTCAAACGTGGACGGATACATGGAGATGAAGTGCTTCTTGTTCACCTTCGTCTTGTCGTCAAACTCCACGTCATGCTGGTACATATGCTCCGAGGACAGCCTCTTGGCTGCTGACTCGGAGATGACCGTGGCGTCTTCAAAGTTGTAGCCCTTGTAGGGGATATAGGCCGTGCGCAGGTTCAGGCCCAGCGCCGTAGCCCCCTTGTCGTTGGTGAAGTTGGACTTGGCGAGCAGGCTGTCCTTGCCGACCATGTCGCCCACCTTCACCACGGGGCTGTTGTGCAGGTAGGTCTTGCGGTTGTAGGGCAGGTTGTTGTGCAGCTCGTGCGTCTGGATTCTGCCGTCTGGGCCTTTGACGTGAATCTCGTCAGCTGTCACCTTGACGACCTGTCCTTCCACATCGGAGCGAATCGCGCCCATGTACTTGCCGTAGCGCTCCTCAAACGACTCGTCCGCGTCGCCTGGAACTCCTGACTGCACCAGAGGAGCCTCAGCGTCCCTGAGGGGCAGAGCCTGCGTCAGCATTCTCGCGCCCATCATCACGCGCTGGCCCTTGATGGTGGACTTCAGCGGAATCATGTTGACCAGAGGATTGAACGAGTCCTCCATGTGGGGCAGCGTCAGCTCCACGGACTCCCTGGGCACATACTTGATCTTGCCCGACACCAGGGCGGCTACGGTCTTGGCGTTGGGATTGTCCATCTCCTTGGGAAACGCGATGACCGAGTCGGCCACGTCCTGAGGCGTGCGCCACTCAGGCTCTCCAGTCTTAACGTTAAGAAACTTCGTGTAGATCTTGCCGTCCTTGCCCTTCTGGCTCGCCATCGCTAAACGGCTGTCCACACCCACCTTCAGGGACTCTGGTGTCAGCAGCGGGTCCACGTAGCCGAAGTGGGACGGCTGCACGGAGCGAGCCTCGTCTGGCACAGCGTCCAGCGAGGGAATGCCACCTTCACCCAGTCGGCTCATGCGTGTCAGCTGGCCAAGAATCTCAGCGTTGTTCACTTCCTCAGAGGGCTGGCCCAAACCTGAGTTCAGAATGGCCGAGTTCAGGTGCTTGCCCAGAAAGTTGGAGGCAAGAGGGCTGAGGTTGTTCTTAAAGGTGGACTTCCACAGCAGCGGATTCATCACCTTGTAGGCTGAGCGCATCTTCTCAGCGAAGAAGTCCTCAGGGCCGTACACCATCTGATACGCCATGGCGTCACGGTCGTCGGCTTCGGCTTCCCTGCGCTGCACGGCCAGAATCTTGCGCGTGGAGTCGAGAATCGCGTCCACGGAGAGATTCTTATAGGGCTTACCCAATGTTCTGGACGTGACGGTGTCGTCCAGCTCCATCTTGTTGAAGACTTCCCGAAGCCTGTTGAGCCTGCCTTCAGACTCCAGCGTCATGTCGGACTTCTTCAGCAGCCTCTGGGCCAGCTTGTCCACGGCCTGAGGGTCATTCTGCTTGGCGTTCTGCTCGTACAGCTCGTTGCCCCAGACGCCGCGAATCTGGGAGTCTGTGGCTCCAAGCGCCTTGAGGATAGGAAAGAGGGGCAGGTTAGCTTGACCAAGGGTCAGCTTGAAGGTGCCCTTCTCTGGGTCCAGCGTGTAGCGGTGGGAGACGCCTCTGCCAGGCATCACGTTGACATGGCTCTCGATCTCGCCGTTCTGCTTCTGGCGCGTGAAGACACCTGGGCGCAGACGGGCCTGGTTGGCGAGCGTGTACTCGACGCCGTTCAGCACAAACGTGCCGCCGTTGGTCAGCTTGGGAATGCGCGCCATCGTTACCTTGCGCTCATCGACCAGGTTGCCCTCGTGGTCGGTCAGCTGCCAGGTGCCCTGCAGTCGTCTGTCCAATGTCTCCGAGCGCAGAATGGCCTTCTTGCGCTCAGCGATGGTGGGCTTGTCGCTGTCCACATAGTTGACGTCAGCGAGCCGCAGCTTGTACTTGTTGTTGGAGAACTCAGGCAGTCCTCTGGCAGCTTCCAGCACACCGTCATAGATCGCCTGACGCGTCTTGTCGATGTCGGCAAAGCCGCGCATGGGCTCTGGCTGGGGCTTGGGCAGCACAGGAGCCATCACACCTGCTGGAGGTGGTACCAATGGCGTTGCAGCCGGTCCTGACGGGAGGATCGGCTGCTCGGGAAGGTCGTTGTCTAGTACGGAGGGCATCGCTAAACCCCGATCTTAGTCCTCGATGGCAGCGTAAGGCGCTGGCACATTCTCACCCAGTCGCTCCAGGGCACGGGCCTTGGCGGCTTCGTTCACCAGGTTGGACTTGTTGCGCTTCTTGAAGTACTTGTAAGCCGCGTAGCCTGAGGCGAGGGGAATGGTGACGCCAGCCAGCGCAGCCAAGCCAACAGGAATGCCTGTCCAGCTTGGCATGTTTTTCGTGTCGGGAACGCCTAGGTTGTGGCCCAGCGTCTTAGCAGCCGAGCTGCCAGCAGCGTAAGCCTTCTCGGCAGCTGACGGGGGAGGAGCCTTGCCTGCGACCAGTTTGTCAGCCAGGTTCTCCTCCTCGCTGATCTTCAGCAGGGAAGCTAGCTTCTCCAGCCCCTCGTTGATCTCCTGGGCTTTGGAGGACTTGATCAGCTTCAGTCGGCTGGGGTCGTAGCTGTTGAGCAGAGTTTTCTTGTACTCTTCTTCGGCAGCAGCGAGCTGGTCCTTCATGCCTTCCTTGCGCTTCTTCTTCATCATGTTGTCGATAAGCTTGTAAGCGCCCAGACCACCCAGGGCCGTGCCACCAACCAAGGCGACAGGAGCCCAGGGCACCTCATGCCACGACTCGGCGTTCTCACCGCCCAGAAAGCCCTTGAGCGAGGCGAGCTTGGGGGCTGGCAGAGCCCCTTGGGGCTTTTTCTTTTTAACTATCGGATAGGGAATCTCGACAAGATCAGGAGAAGTGGTGTTGAGGTCTTCCAGAGTCTCGGGGTCTGTCTTCTGGACCTTGTTGGCCAGATAGGCCAGACCGCCACCGCCCAAAGCGCTCAGCAGCCCAGCAGTCAGAGTATACTTGAGTGCATTACTTTGAGCTTCGTTCATGTGTCACATTCTCCGTTGCATACTCTTGGGCACGTAGCCCTCTACATCTGCCCATTCTAAATGAATATGAATGTTGCGTCCATCTTCAGATACAAGTTTGGTTCTATCTAACTGTACACATTTGCGATTAGCTATCTGATCTCGAACAGTAGCATATTCGCGAAGGTCTTCAGCCTTAGACAGATCAAACACACGCACTTGAACGTTGAGGCCAAGTGGCAGGTTCTCGTACTCTTCCTGAGTGAGATTTGGCGCGATCTTCCCATGGATAGGGAAGCCGTGCATTGTCGTCCCTGATTCCTGCCGATACTTGGCCCCTACCCCGAAGTGGTTCAGGATATTCATTACATCCCTTTCAGTTGACGGAATCTAGCCTGCCTCTTGGCCTTGTCAGTCAAACGCTTGTACTCGTTGATCAGTTCCTGCTGCTTGACCTCGTCAGCGGCCATGGGATCATCCGTTGATTCGGCCAGCAGCTTGCCAGCAGCCAGACCGCCGCCAGCCAGCAGAGCGCCACCCCCCAGCAGCAGCGGAGCGATCTTCTTGGCGTTGTAGCCGAAAGTGGCTCCTGTGCCTGCGCTGAGCAGGTCGGTCTTGATGTCGTTCTTGGGACTGTTGACAAAGCCAGTGATTCCACCAGCGATACCACCCAGCGTCTTGCCGATGATGTCGGGATTGGCGAAGCCTGTGCCGAAGCCGATACCGCTCAGCACGGGACCGATGATGGCTTTCTTCTCCAGAGTCTTCTCGGCCCTGGCCACGGCTTCCTTGACACGCTGGTGAATCTGGTCGATGTCCAGACCCTCTTCAGCACATCGGCTGAGGAACGCCACCTTGAATGCTGTGAGCTTATCCATGATTACCTCGTGGGTATGTTCAACCCTGACAGAGAAACGTAAACCCTCTTTCTTTCTTCCACCTGCTGCTGCAGAACTCGCGGGTCCATGGGGCAGCCCTGCATCTCAGCGGTCTGCACAACCTGCATCAGATTCCTAGCAGCTGTAAGCAATTCCTTGCGGTCACTAGCATAATGTCCACCACTGTCCTTCATGCTATCTGCCTCACGCGCAAAGGACAGCGCTCTATATCTCATGGTCATCGGGGCTTCGTGCTTTATCTCTCCATCTCTCTCATCGACGATGTAAACCATTCCGTCCTGAGCCCAATACTTCAGATCACGGAAAGTAAACAAGCCATTGTTCTTAACGATGTCCTGACTCATGGTCTTCCTTTCTTATAGATCGATAAACCGCTCATTAGGTCCACTCTGCACTCTGTCAGTATCAACTGGCAGAGCGTTGCCCTCCGTAGTCTGTATAGTATCAGATAACTGGCTAGAAAAGCTAAGGGTACTTTGACCAGGAACGATAAGCGCTTGTATAGACAGCCTTGTCACTCCTCCTGGCTCTGAGTCGAATGTAAACCCAGTAATCCCTCTAAGCGTCACACCGTTTACCCGTAAGCCCAATCCCCTTCCTCTGCTCTCAGCATCTGTAAGCACTTCCCATGTCGTCACAGGAAGAGGAGCACGCTCCTCAACCCTCTCTGTCACTGGGGTCCTAAACGATGGGAACGTGTCATAGTGGTTTGCTCCGTTTAGCGTACTGGCGTTAAGATGAGGCATTATCCTCTGCTCTATCCACGTCAGTCGCGTGTCTCTCTCAAAGAAATGGAATGGGGCGCTCTGATTGCTGTTAACGAGTCTATTGGGTCTAAAGGCCAGATTGTTTTCCTCCATGAGGTAAAGCTTGTGCTTTACCATCTCCATGGCGTCTTCTAGTTCATAAGCCAAAAACTCCAGCTCCTCATCTAGGTAAACACCTATGTCGTTGGCATAGGTGGTTCTTGCTATTACAAGTAACTGGGCGATAGTCTCTAGGAAGGCAAGTGCTCTTAGGCCCGAGACGTAGCACATCCAGGAATTAGGAGTTATATAGCGAGGTTCGTCATAAGCTGTGCTGTTAAAGAATGAGCGTGTGTCCGCGATGATGAGGAGCAGCAGACGCATGGCTTCGATCTTGGTCAGAATTGATTCTGAGTTTTCTGCATAAAGACTTTCTATTTTTCTCTCTATCTTTCTTCTGGCATAGGAAGATAGTTGATTATATGTAAGGTTAGTATCTTTCTGTATATTGCTGATTGTCCTGTTTGACAGCACCAGCTCGTAGTAAAAATTCGAGCCGTCACGTTCGAAAAAGTTATCAGCGTAAAATTGATTTTGCACAGTCTCGTTCCTTGTAAGCCCATCAATGCTGACATATCGACCCAGCTGGGCTATTGCCTCTCTGTAAGCCTCCGTGAGTTCTGCTGACGGACCTCTGTTGGTGCCAGGTCTGGGCGTGGACAGCTCTATGTAGGCTCTGGTAAGCAACTCGCGCCTTCTGTCGATCTCTATTTGGCGTGCGTCTAACGTGTTGTGAGCCCTCATGTCCTGATGAGGTGGCTGCGAGCTGATGTCTATTCTGGGGTCAGCGTCGCGTCCGTCTTCTCGCCACCACATGTCGTAGTTCCCATACACAGACATTCGAGCCTACCTTCCGAATAAACCTGGCACGACTGCCTTGAGTGCTCCAGCGAACATACCTGCCTGCTGCAATGTCTGCTGTGCCTGAGGCGTAAGCCCTGCCAAAGCGCCTAGTACCTTGCCCCCGATATAGGCCTGAGACAGACCTGCACCCATTCCTACACCTATGCGAGCGATGTCGAAAGGGGAAATGAGGCCAGAATTTCCTTTTGCCTGATTCGCTGCCTCTATCACTCCCACAGCAGCTGTCTGTATGGGTAAAGGCGCATAGGGATCAGCCATGATCGAGCGATTGAACGCATCGACAGGAATATGAGGCATGATAGGCAGCATTCCTGGACCCGCAGTGATGCCATCATCAAAGGCTTCCTTCAGTAAGCCCTCGCTGCTTGCCATGACCTTACGGATATTGGCTAAGCCCAGATCAATGGCCTTCTTCTGCTGCCCGAAGAGGACGTTGGGCTCTATCCACGAGTTCCAGGCGCTGCGATTGGGGTCTTCCCAGTTTCTGTGTCCGATTGTGCCAAGGTAGGCTGGACCTGCTGCGCCAGCCAGAGCCCCAAGCGTTCCCAACGTCTTTCGGAGCTTTCCTCGCTCAAGGTACTGCTCTGGCAGCAACTGCTCAGCCAGAGCTCCACCCATATACCCTAAACCCCCACCCAGTAAACCGCTTGTAAGCATACTGAACAGAGGACTGGTTCCAAACTCGCCCAGATGCTTATTGAACGAGTTAGGAGCCAGGTTCATTATCTTGGGGATCTTGCCTAACACATCCGACATCAGCACAGGGTCAGCCTTCTTGACGAACACCCAGTTCCCTTCAGGGAGGCGTGTGTCTCTCTGGCCTACAGGTAAGCCCAGCTGCTGCAGCTTGTCAGCCGTGCTGTGGAACTCTGTGTGGTAGGCAGCCTTGATGTTGTCCGCGTTGATCCACACAGGGCTGTCGTAAGCATCCATGTGCTTGCGAATTCCCAGATAGGTTGGAAGCAGCTCTTTGGCTGCTTCCTTGACGCGCTGTGGCAGGTTGGCGTAAGTCAGTTCCATGTTTCTGTTTCCATCAAGTAAGCGATGCGAGTGGCAGCTGCTTCCTTCAGCAGATGCTTCTCAGTCAACTCTTCGCAGGCTTGCTTGAGCGACTCTGGCAGGTTTCTGGTAAGCGTGTGGATTCTGAAGTTGGTGGGCAGGTGGGAAATTCCCACTATCCCACCGTTGTCAGGCTCTGAGACAGCGAAGTCATTTGGGGCCTTATGCAGCAGATGCCGAAGCAGCTCATTCTTCTGAATGTATTTCTTCTTGTCTGACAGCTCTTTGGCCAGCAGAAGTGTTTGTAAATCTGGGTGCTTTTCAGCGACTTTCTCGATGACACTTCCCATATTCAAAGGATTATCCATTGTGTCACCAAAAATTTTGTATTTGGATTTGCCCTGTTTGGGCCATCTCTCTACAATCGCTTAAGTCGCACATCAGTGCGACTTTTTTCATCATATAGTTCGGAGAACAGCTTCGATGAGTGGGAATACTCGCGCTAAGGACATTATCGGTAAACTCGAATCCAAATTCAAGGTTTTAAAGCGTGGAGGCAGGTCTGAAGACTTCAAAGTCAGCAAGATTCAGAGCGCTGTTCGACGAGCTTTGATCAATGGTGGAGACTGGCCTCAGGACGAGGAAACAGAGAAGTATGTGGACAAGGTCACAAAGGCCGTCTGCAGTCTTATCGTTAAGACCAACGTAAACCCAGTTCCTGTGGACGATGTTCAGAAGTATGTGATCCAGCAGTTCTGGATCGACAACATGGATCGCGTTGCCACGCACTACACGCTCTATAAGGAAGAGCGACGCAAGGCTCGTGAGCTGGAGCCTATTGACCAGAATATTAAGGACATGATATCAGCTGATGCCAAACACTTTGGCGAGCCTATCCAATACTTCCAGCTGATCACCAAGTTTGCACGCTGGAACGAGAACGCCAAGCGCCGTGAGACCTGGCAGGAGGTCTGCGAGCGTGTGATGGGCTGGTTCAAGAAGCAGCCCAGGCTCAAGAACGTGCCCAAGGAACAGTGGGACGAGCTGTACCAGTACCTCTACAACCTGAAGGCCAGCCCCGCGATGCGTGTCATCCAGATGGCTGGGCCTCCCCTGGATCGCTGCAACGTCGGTGTCTTCAACTGCTCCTACCTGCCCATCAAGGACCTGTTCTCGTTCGTCGAGCTGCTCTACATCCTCATGCAGGGCACAGGCGCAGGCTTCTCCGTCGAGGCCGACAACATCGAGCATCTGCCTCGCGTCAAGAGGCAGACAGGCACGATGCTGCCAACCCACGTCATCGACGACTCCACCGAGGGCTGGTGCGACGCCCTAAAGCTGGGGCTGGAGACCTGGTTCGACGGCTCGGACGTCGAGTTCGACTTCAGCAAGATTCGTCCTGCTGGTGCCAAGCTCAAGACCAAAGGTGGCAGGTCCTGTGGGCCTGAGCCCCTCAAGGACCTGCTGAAGTTTGCCAGAGACCTGATCCTCAAGCGTCAGGGCAAGTACTTCACCGAGCTGGACTGCCACGACCTGGCCTGCATGGTGGGCAAGATCGTGCAGGTGGGTGGCGTGCGCCGTGCAGCGCTTATCTCGCTGTCCGACCTCAACAGCAACGAGATGCGTGAGGCCAAGAGCGGCCCGTGGTGGCAGAACCATGTCTATCGCTCGATGGCCAACAACTCGGCCGTGTTCAACAGCAAGCCCAGCGACACGGTCTTCATGGAAGAGTGGCTGAGCCTGGCCAAGAGCGGTTCTGGCGAGCGTGGCATCTTCAATCGCGAGGGCGTCATGAAGATGCTGCCCAAGCGCCGAAAGAAGGCCAAGTTCGGCACCAACCCCTGCTTCCACCCTGACACGCGCATTCACACCGACGAGGGTCTGGTGCGCATCGGTGATCTGTACACGGCTGGTAAGCCCATCAACAGGGTAACCGTGGACGGGCGCGACACGCTGAAGTCGAAGAGCATGGGCGTCAGCCTGCGCATGGCGACTCAGGTTGAGATGACGCAGCAGAACGCCAAGGTCTACAAGCTGACCACGGCTCACGGGCAGGAGATCGTCTGCACCGAGAACCATGAGTTCCCCACCGACAAGGGACGCAAGCAGCTTAAGGACCTGAAGCCTGGCATGAAGCTGATGCTGCAGTCCGACGAGGGCTTCTTCGGGCAGTACGGCAGCTTTGGTGAGGGTCTGAATCTCGGCGTGGCTGCTGGCTCTGGCGAGGTGGTGCGCGAAGGCCACCGTGTTCTCCTGGACTCCGACAAGTTCATGGAGGGCTATCAGAACCAGCAGATGGCTGCTGACTGCAAGAGGGCTCTTGTCAGCCGCACCACCAGCGGTGGTATCAAGGCCAAGCTGCGGTTCAAGAGCACCAAGACGGCCAAGGCGTCTGGCTCGCTGTACAACAGCAAGATCCAGAGCTTTGCTGGCGTGGACAGCGTCGTGGACCTGAAGTACCTGGTGCCTGAGTCCGTGATGCAGGGCTGCCGTGGCATGGTGGCTGGATACCTGGCTGGGCTGTTCAGCTCAGCTGGTCGCGTGGTGCGTGCCAGCGGCTCTGGCTCCGAGGTAAACCTCGTGCTGGAGAGCACCAGTCACAGGCTGCTTCTGGAAACCCAGATGCTGCTGTCCAACTTCGGTGTCGTCAGCCGTGTGCGCAAGGTCGTGCGTAAGCCCGACTCTTCCGTGCCCGTCATTGACGAGCGGAAGAACTACAACGACCATGAGCGCTACGCTCTGACCATCAGTCAGGGGCAGTGTGGCAGGTTTATGGAAGTGGTGGGTATGGGCGGTGTTTCTGGCTCCATGCTGGACAACATGATGGAAATGGGCAACATCGAGCCCTCCGACGATGATTACGTCACAACTGTGAAAAGCGTCGCGGAAGAAGGAATTTCTGATGTGTACTGCCTGAACCAGCCAGAGACTCACAATGTCATCGCCAACGGTGTCGTTGCTGGCAACTGCGCTGAGATCATTCTTCGTCCCCATGAGTTCTGCAATCTGACGATTGTCATCGCTCGTCCTGACGACACTCCCGAGACCCTCAAGGAGAAGATCCGTGTTGCGACTATTTTCGGTACTCTTCAGGCGAGCTGCACGAACTTTAAGTACATTCGCCCGACTTGGCACGAGAACTGTGAGGAGGAAGCACTGCTCGGAGTGGACATCACAGGACAGATGGACTGTCCTCTACTCCGTCCAGGTGCCGAGGGCCGCGAGAAGCTCCTTGAAGATCTCAAGGCAGTCGTTGCAGCTACGAATGAAGAGTGGGCGAAAAAGATAGGCATCAACCGAGCCGCTGCCGACACCTGCGTTAAACCGTCTGGTGACAGCTCGCAGTTCTTCAACTGCGGTTCAGGTATTCACGCCTGGTTCGGCAAGTACTTCATTCGACGTGTGCGTGAACGCAAGGACAGCCCTGTTGCCCGTATGCTCATGGACCAGGGAGTGCCGTGGATGGTTGCGCCTGAAGATCCGTCGCTTGTCTGTTTCGAGTTTCCAAGGAAGGCACCAGAAGGAGCTTTGACCCGCCATGATCAGACGGCAATCGATCAGCTGGACAACTGGCTCGTGTGGAAGAAGCATTTCGCAGAGCACTCAGTGTCTGCCACAATTTATGTGGAGGAGACTGAGTGGTTTGAAGCTGGTCTCTGGGTCCACAAGCATTTCGATGAGGTTAGTGGCGTCAGCTTTCTGCCTCGCGATAACGGTACTTACACTGGTACTCCCTACGAGGAGATCACCGAGGAAGAATACCGAAAGAGACTGGCTGCGCTGCCTGAGATCGATTGGTCCAAGCTGGTGCGGTATGAGTCCGACGACATGACCACGGGTTCACAGACATACGCCTGTGTGGGTGGAGCCTGCGAGTTCTAGTTCGTCTGATAGCTAAAAGAAAACCCAGGGTGGGGAGTGTAGCTTTTAGGCTACACTCCCCATTTGGGTTTAGATCAGCTTGACCGTGGCTTTCGCTAGATCAACCTTCGGGGTTATCTCACCTGGATACCAGGTGACTAGTCCATCTTTGTCAACGATGGCAGACACTACTCTGGTATAGGCCCGACCTTCAGCATCGGGCGTGTACAGCTCGAATCCGTGAGGACCTTTGCGGACCCTCACAGTCGAGAAGTCCGCGACCCTGTCAAGGGTCACGGCAGACTGGTACCCAGAGAAGATACTGCCAACGCTGATCACCGCTTGGTAGTATTTGTGCCCAGGTGCTGGTTCGTCTGGAGTGATCTCCTCCCAACCCAAGCTCTCAAACAGCCACAACACATGGTTGAGGCTGGTCATGTCACGATCTGCGATCTTGACATGGGAACCCATTCCAGAAGTTCTGACGAACCCCTGGACATAGGCTTGGGCCGTTGGCCCGTTAGGCCAAAGAGGCTCGTCTCCCTTGGTCTTGGCCCAGGCCAGCCTGTCGGACAACGCCACCACAATGGGGTTGTCTGACTGGCTTGGGTGGTTCAACCAAGGGAAGTTAACCGTCGTCTTTGCTTTTTCGACTGTTGCGGTAATCATGGTCTTCTCCTTTGAATTGTTACCCAAGAACAGCTTGACCCAGCAGTCCTTCTGGAACCTTGAACCCTGCCTTATGCGCGGCATAAGGCAGGTTCCAGATCTCCTTGCCGATCTGCATCCAGCCAGAAGGCCGAATGCACACGGCCTGCCCTCGGTCCACGGCGGCGAGGAGCTTCTCCATCATTTCCTGGATCTCGCCCAAAGAGTTGTCAGTCTCCATGTGTTGCCCTTTCTTTAAGAACAAAGGCTCTAACATTTCGCTGAAAGCCTCTAAACCAGCCATTTGAAGTTTTGCGAGGCTGCATTTTTTCTGCAATCTCGTCCCAAGTGAAGCCCTCAAGCTTTAGCTCAAGAACCTCTTGATATACCGGCTTCAGGAACGCCTTCAGCCTTTGGAACCGTTCGATAAACGGTTTTGAAGTTTCATTCACTTTCAGCCTCAGATTGTCGTGAGCGCACCGAATGTCTCGCTTGATGCGCCTAAGCTTGTCAGAGCACATACGGAAGGCCATCATCCTGAGCAAAGACATTTGTTGGCCCTTGCCGACATGTCTTATCAGACCAGAGGCAACTTTTGCCAGGTACTTATGGGACAGTTCCTGGTAAAAGTCATCTGTGTCCCACTCTTTTCTGACAAGCGGACGCTGTCTGAGTAGGCTTGTTAGATACGGAAGCACTTCCGTCGGGACGACGTCTACGTTCATATCTCTCTTTCTAAAAACGGCACCTACACCGGCACGGTAGACCGGTTAACGAGCTTAAAGGTTTCCCCGTCCACCTCGCAGTGGACGCCGAGCTTGCAAAGCTCGGAGAAAAAACCCAACGCGCTGCTGAAGTTTTCAGCGCTGAGAATGAAATTCGAGACCGTGGTCTCGAATTTGTTCTCTGCAAAAGGAACTGCGGGACGCACCATGCCCGCTGCTTTTTTGAGGTCCATCCATTGGACCTCCCGCAAAGCTTTGACAGTCGCCACGTAAGATCCGAGCGGAACCTCGAACAAAGATACGAGAATGGTCATGACATCTCCTTAGTTCCAGCAGTTGTGGTTAGGGGTGCTGGCTTTGCACCCCTTACCATCTCCTCTAAACAGCCACTTCAGGTCCTCCCTGTAGAACCAAAAGATCACGGTCCACAAGAAGGGATTAAAAAAAGTTGCCCAAATAAAGATAGCCCACGTCCAACAGAAATGAATCAGCCAGTTATCGCGCATAATTATTCCTTAGCGTTGATAGCGTCGGTTAGCGCCTTTCGCCACACTTTCCTTTTGACGAGTATGTCGTTGCACATGTCCTGCAAGAACCCAAGATCTTCTTCTCCTTCTGTTAGATGGAGAATAAGTTCGTCATCATCGGTTTTGGCACCTCTACCGAGGACTGTAAGGTTGTAGCAGAAGTTTTTAACCTTCCCTACGGCAATCTCAGCCACGAACTTTATAAGCGCTGAATCGCTCATTTCGCCTATCTTGGCTCGATGAAGAGCCAGCTGCGCTATTTTCTCCAGCTCTTCTTTCTTAAAACTCGTGACCCAGTTCCTGTCATCTCTATCTCGTCTGAAACTCACGTGTAAACTCCCTTCCCATACGGACAGTAACGGTTCCGTCCTCGTACTTGTACGAGGCCTCAACCTCCACCTTGAGAGGGGAGGGCTTGAAACAATGACGGGGCGCGCAGGTGCGACACCCCGTCAAAATGAGAATTACGACTAGTCCCGCCACTCGTAACGCTCGCGCCATTTCTTTTCCTTTCGGATCTCGTCCTGCTGCTGGCTGTAGTACAGCCACATGCCGATGGCGCAGTGAACCACCACCACAAAAGCTGTTAACCACATGAGCATCTCCTAAGGGCTAAAGAAATAAAAAGCCAGCAAGCGGATAACTCCTTTTGGGAGGTATCCGCTTGCTGGCGGTCAGACTACGCAGATGGATATATGCGTAGCAATAGATTATGACGTGTTAGACAGGCCGATTAAGGCTGTTCAATGCGCTCCAGCATCTTGGTGATGATGGGGTGTCGCACGATGCTGGCTGGAGGAAGATGGATAACAGCCAAGCCCTCGATGCCTTCCAATCTGTTGACCATCGGCATCAAACCGGAGTCATTGCCGATGTCCGACTGGTAAGGATCTCCTGTGATGATCATCTTTGTTCTGCGCCCAATACGGGTCAGGACCAGCTTGATCTGCTCCCAGGTGCAGTTCTGGAACTCGTCACAGATGGTGACAGAGTGCGAGAAGGTTCTGCCTCTCAGGTAAGCAATGGGCGAGAACTCGATTGCTTCCGTGATGCGCTTCCTGTCCACGCCGTCCTTGCCCGTACACATCTCGATGCAGTCAAGGATAGGTGCCAGGTAGGGGGCTATCTTCTCGTCGGCAGTCCCAGGCAGAAAGCCCAGACTCTCCGTGGCCACGCACGGCCTGGTCAGTATTATCTTTCTCTGCTGCTTCTTGAGAATGCTGCTGGCTGCGTAGGCAGAGGCGATTTGAGTTTTTCCGCAGCCTGCTGGGCCTATAAGAAACGTGATGTCGTTGTTCTCGATAGCCTCCCAAGCCTGCTTCTGATACTCGTTGAAGAACGTGAAGTTAAACTTGTTTACAGTCTTATCTATCTGCTGATTGTTGACTGGTGGGCTTAACTCTATCTTCTGGTTTTTCTTTCTTGACATCGCTGGCACCTCCATTAGTTGCGCCAAGCTGTTATTCCCCATTGCCTATAGACGGCACCTAATCGGTCTATGTCGCGCCACATTTCATGCCATTTCTTTTTCCCCACATACAGTGGACCCTCACTTGGGTCCTGATAGTGCATCTTTCCATCTTTTATACCAGAAGCTACAACCCAATGCCCTACGCCAGCATATGTTATTAAACAGATAACAGGCCTTGTCTGCGTGAAGTAAACAAGGTCGTTCCACGTCATCTCTCCAGAGAGTACGTGTAAACCCAGTTTCCTTAGCAGAGCCTCGATGGCACGTGGGTCCGTGCCGTCTATGGGCGTGGTAGCTAGAGCTTTGGTGTTCTCTGGAGTCAAGCGCTTACCCAAGGCTCTGAGCAGAACCTTGACGGCAACAATACCGCAGTCGTATTGAGATTTCTGTCGAACGTCTGAAAGAGTGATCATGGTGTCTACCTCTTAAAGAGTTCAATCAGCTTTTGCCAAGCTCCTTCAGCTTTTGCAGAACTTCGTTCCACGAAGCTGACTTCAAAGACGGGTCCACTCCAACAGTATCCTTCGTCGCTTCAATAAACGCTTTACGAATACTGGCTTTGTTCTTGTTGTTATCGACTGGCTTTGGCTCGGGCTTTGAAGGCTTACTGCCAAGGAAAGCAATATCTTCCGCAGCAGGCGTGACGACTTCGGCATCTGACTCCTGCCTCGTACCGTTCCCGACATATGCTTTCTTGGCGAGCAAGCCCATTAGCTTGTCCGCTGCCTTGTTCTTTTCCATGACTTCCACCTTTGGGTAATAATCCTGGTCCTCGACCATATGGTCTTTGGCGACTTCCTTGGCTATGGCAGGATTGTTGGTGTGTTCCATCTCATGCTTCTGCGCGTGCTCCAGCTTCTTCTTGTCGAACTTGGAGTCAGGCAGGTCGTCAGCCTTGCCGCCTGGCAGGACATCCGCACCAGCCAGCTTGCTGATCTCGTTTCTTCCCAGCACGCCCAGCTTGCGCAACGCCACCACGATGTTGAAGCCGTGCTTGCCAGGTCCGCTGTCCAGCCCGTACGTCTTTCTGAGCTGGGCCAGCTCTGGGCTCGTCACGGACAGAAACCAGACCTTGCTGAAGTCAAAGGAGTTGGTGACTGGTCCTTCGTGCAAGGGTCCCAGATTATAGTGGAAGTGCTTGCCGCGCTCGGTGACCTTGGTCAAGCCGCCGATCTTGGACACCTCTTCAGGCGTCATGACGATAATGTGAGCGTTGAACTTGCCCTGGTTGGGCAGCACCAGGCCGTTCTCATCGAGGGCTGAGAAGGCTCCTCGCACCAGAGAGTTGGGCACGCTGAGAAGCAAGGCTCCCTTGGAGGAGCCGTACAGCTCGCCAGACAGGGCGTGTGTCTTAACGGCTGCCTCTTTCAGCAGCGCGGCGGCCTCGCCCAGGTTGTAAGCCATGCTGTCGTAAGCCTGGCTCAGCTTGACGATTGTCTTATCGCTAAGAATTGGGTTAAACATCTCAACCTCAGCGACCTGTGAGCTTGTTGCTCGTTCCTTCCAAAACAGCTTTAGCAGCCTGGCAGGCGTCGAAACAAGCTTCGCCGTAAACATGATCATGATCGCGCCAGGTGCTTATCAGCTTGGACAGAGCCTTACGCAGCCTGGCGTTTTCCTTCTCAAGGGCGGCTAGTCTATCAATCTTCGAAGTTTTCTTTTTCGTCATCGAGGGCCTTCTGCGTTTCCGCTAGCAGGAACTTTGAGAGAAAGACAACTTTCTTGTAATCCCTAAGAGCTTGTTCTGGCGTCTTCTTGGGTCTGAGAAGATAGCTGGCTATGTTCTTAGACACCATCTCCATCGTGTAGTTGTAGCGAAGACTGATAAGGTCTTGGAAAAGAGACTTGAGATCGCTTTCACAAACGTCTCCGTCGTCTTGTATCTGGTCTTCTATGCTGGCCAACTCCTCGTTGTTGAGCAGGCCGTCAACAAGCTTGTCTGTAAGCTCTGCCATCTCTTCGTCGTGATTGTGCGCCATAGCCCAGTTCCTTTCTTCGAGTGGTGTCTGTTCTGTAACTACCCCTTCAGATCCCCTGGCTGAAGTCCGTGTCCGCTAAAGCGGAACAGTGACAGGTTTTAGGTGCTCCGTGTCACTCCACCGTTGACTACTGGCTTGCGGTCCAAGAAGTCCACCTGTAAGGCTAAACTTAGCCAAACCTAACCAATCGGCACCTTCGACTAAGCAGAACGAACAGACACCACCGACGCTTGGATATTGGGTGTGCCTTCGCACAACATGCTTGAATTATAAGTCATTGAGACAGTCGCAGCAATACGCCTAGTTTGTATTAGCGTTGCTACCGTTCGGATCTTCTAGCGATAGATATGCGTAAACCATAGTCCAGGCTTTGGTGACTCTTTTACCGTTTTTGTACAGCGTGGGAATAGACTTGCCCTCAGGCGACATGTGCCACCTGAGGGCAATATTGTGATCTATAGGTGTATCTACACCGTCTATAATCAGATGATTACCCAGCTGATTCTTTGTAAACATTTAACATTTCTTTCGCTAATTGGTTTAGGTGCAACCAGCAGCTTGGGTTGGTTTGCTCGAACTTGTTCACGCTGCCGTAAGCGACAGACTGGGAAAGCTTTTCGAGAAACTCCTTGCGCTTTAACTTGGCTACAGGAACCTTGGTTGCTCTAAACTTCTTACCGATGATCTCTGGACCGCCGCCGAATATCCTGCCCAAAGCATACCCAGATATGACCCAGCCAGCGTGGATGGCGTCTTTCTTTTCCAGAAACTCGTCTCCGTGGCTCACATAGTCAATGAGCAGTTTGACGGCATCTGAAGGGTACTGCTTTGGATAGGGGTACATCATACGAACCAGTCGATAATGTTGCGTGGTACGAAACCTTTCACGCCAGCGTAAGCGAACGAGTCCTTCTGCGCAAGCATTCTGGCTACTGTGTCACCATTGGCGTAGAAACCTTCTGGACCAGGATTACCTGGGCCTGTAGGCCCTGTGTGAGTATCTGCGCCCCAGCTGTTGTCGATACGGAAATACAGCTTTCCGTTGATCTCCGTGTAGCCGCAGATGCACATCTGGTGCGCCCAAGAACCCTTGGGAGCGCATATACCATTGCTATCTCTTGTATAAGTAAAGCCTTGACCGCTAGCTACAGAGATACCGTAGCCAGCTGCAAGTGCTTTCTTAGCTTCTTCAATGGTTGTGACAAGCGTGATGGTGCTTACTGGATACTTCTTGACCTCAGGCTCAAGATCATCTGGAACTCCAGTCGCTCCCCAAGCCCTACATCGTTCTTCACTGTATTTGGTCAAGTCGTACTTACCATATACAGCTCTATCGATGGAGCCCCAGCGCTTGACGAACTCTGCGCTCCACGCGCCGATAGAGCCATCGCCTCTACCGAGACGCCCTCTACCTACTTCAATACGCCCGCCGCCATAGTTAACCTCGGTGCAGAGGTCACGAAATTCTTCGTTTTCGCCTGCTGCGATCTCGGCCAACATCGTGTATTCGACGGCCCTACAGCAGCCGAAAGCCACGCAGCTGCCCACTTTTCCCTGGCTTCTTGGGGGTAGCAGTTTACCCAAAACCTTTCTGGCAGCGTCCCAGAGGTAAACGCTTTTGGGCAGATCAGAGGCAGGCATGAACTTGCCTGCTTCTGTATCAGAGAAAGTCTTGTAGGGCTGCAGGGCTACGATAGCCTCTACTTCAGGAGGATCGTTTACCCAGCCCTGTGCAAACTCTGGTGCGTCTAGATCAGCCATTGCTGCTGTACCTCTTAATTTTGGCTTCGGGCTCTAAGCCAGCTTCTTCAAGAACTTGAAACACGTTCATGTAAGCTTTCATCATGCCAAACTGAGCCTCAGTCATCGGAGGAGGCCCGTTGGACAGATCAGCGTCTTCAGGAAAGTCTAAATCCTTCTCACTTATCTTGCTGATCTTTTCTGCAACTTCTTCAAGAGTCTTTTTGCAGCAGTCGTTCATTTCAGTTGCTCCAGGATGGCGGCTACGCGAGAAAACTGCCCAGCCAGGTTCTTGCGAATGTTGTCGTCAAGAACGATGGTGCCGTTTCTGGGAAGTGTGGAATTGAACTCAACGCGAATACGATCACGAATGTCAAAGATGTCGTTGTTGGTAAGCGCCCCCACACCCAGCGAGTTCACCTTGGTGTAAACGTCACCGACAGTACGGTAGTAGGGCTTTCCTGTGCTGGGGTCTGTGTCGGTGTTCAACGCTGCTCTGGCTGCTTCCCTGTAGATAGCAGCAAGCTTGGCCACTTTAAGAGACATACCCTGCTCCTGCAATCCTCCGTAGATAGCTCTCAAAGAGTTCTCCAGAGCGTCCTCAGGCTGAGGCGGTACGGGCTCAGGAGGCATGGGGCCAGGAGGCGTGGGAGGAGTCGGAGGTACGGGAGCTGGAGGCAGGGGAGCAGGGTTGTACGGGCCGAACGGGGCGCTGTCTGGAACATTACCAATATTGATAACGATGATGGCAGGGTCAGAAGGCACATCACCCAAGGCTGTGTAAGCCAGCAGGCGGTACTTGCCTTTGGGAGCCGTGACAACGGTGGCGAGTGGATTGGACAGAAGCGCCGAAGGGAAAATGTTCAGGCCTTTATCGATATAGGCGTACTTTACAGTTTTACCGTTAGTCTTGGGCAGCACTGTAATGAAGTTGTTGGGTTCGCCAGTAATTACGGCGTCTACTTCTACCTTGGGAACAGGCGCTTGGTTGAGAACAAGCGCCAGAAACAGAGACAGCATCGCGTTACTCCCTTAATTCAACTGTTGGCACCAACAAACAGAATAATACACCAGATGTTATTACGCAAGGTACCGTCCACCTGACCATGGTCAGCAGCTCGTTGTAGTGCTGAGCCAGCCAGTTGAGTCCCAAAACTATACGACTGCTGGTTTGACCATCAACTAAGTTAATAGCTTGGGTGATCAGAGCCTCTAACATCTCAGTGTAAACCTCTGGGTTATTATCTGCAGTACGCGGTGGGGGTCAAACTCGTCGTAAAAACGTCGATTTTGCGACGAGTTTCTGCTGTTATAAACTAGACTTTAGTAAATTATAAGCAAAAAGCTTATTGGATGCTCAGGCTGAGGCAAAACTCGTCGAAAATTCACATAAAATTCGACGAGTTTTTCTTAGCACTTGTTTAAACAATTAAGGAACAAGCAGTACGTTGGTGTGAGACGCCTTAGTTTTTCCATCGCCTATCGGTTTGCGTAGTTCTTTGTAATAAGAGAAAATGTCCACGATATCTGATACAGGCCTTACAGCGGCTGTAGTGTCCTTAAGGTCTATGACAGATTTGAAATGAGGCGCTACCAGAGAAAGTAGCTCTTCCTTGCTGGTGCCTAAATTCTCTAGAAGCTCTGGAGCTACTTCTATAGTCCAAGGTATTTTCCTCGCTAAGAGCTTTGAAGCTCCTTTGATAAGTCTACCTTCACTGCCTTGTGCGTCGCACCACACGAAGGTGATCTCATTAACATCTATTTTTTCTTTCTCTATAAGGTCGTCTATGGTTATCAGGTCTATGACGTTTGCACCTGTGTCTTTGTGAAGAACCACGCTGCCGCCTATGTTAGCTTTTGAGTTAAGCTTGATGCTGCCTTTACCACTTACGTCGCTAGCTGCATAAGGATAAATGGTAACATCTGCTTTGTTGAGCTCTTTGTTTATCGCAGCTAGAGTGCAGTTGCCTCTGTCTGCTTCCATGGCTAGTGCTTTTCTGAACAGCCCAGTCTTGACTGCAGTTATGCTGCTTACGCCAAAACACAAACCTATCTCAAAGAAAACGCCTCCTGGCTGAATGTTGGCCAACTTCACGGTATCAGGAACTTCGTCCACAAATCTGTGGATCTTCGTTCTAAACAGCGTGTCTTGCTTTGGCAGTTTGAAACTCAGGCCGCGATAGTTTACTGTTATCATTTTTAACTCCTTTCAAGGTTTAGCTTTATTTTAAAAGAAAAAGCCAGACAGGTACACCCTGTCTGGCTCTGTGGTTTATAGGGCTAAGTAATATTAGCCAACTTCTTCAGGAGCGCCAGCGTCGATACCGAGGTTGACGGCCTTGCCAGCCTTCACCTCAATGTCAACAGACCCGAAGATCTCTTCGACACCATCGCCAAGGTCTGCGTCAACTTTGACATTCACTTGGCAGACACCAAGCTTGCCGAGAGCTGTGGCTGTGACGCTCATGCCGTCCTCAGACAGCTCCAGCTTGAGGTGGTCTTCGCAGCTAAGGCTCCACACGGGCAGCCCGTCGATGGGAGCGGGATTGCCAGCCTTGCTGACAGGCTTGATGGACAGGGTAACTTTCTGGCTATCGGTAAGAATCAACATGGGGTTTTCCTCCTCTACTGCTCTATTTGAATCGGCTACAGGACCGTAAGCGAATTTAAGCTTGCCAGGTTTGTAACGGACTTCTGCTCCGTATCGGCATATCCACCACCAAGGGCCGTGGAAGAGCGCCAGGATTTCGATGTTGCGCAGAGAACCCAGTTTCAGCTTTAGAGCCCGTTCTGTGCAACACCACACTTGAAACGAATTCATAGTGTTGCTCCTTGGGTTCATTTATTAGCATATCGTTATCTTAGTTCTTGGTCAACATGACAGGACCTACAGGGCAGAACACAGGTTTGCCTGTAGCCTCGTGGATGATCTTGGCTTGCTTCATTCTGCTTTCAATGAAAAGGTCGTAGCCGTACTTTTTGTAGCACTCTGCTTTGTAATTACCTATCAGCTCTGTTGAGTTCTCGACTGTGACGTTGAAGTCACGCATTATCATGTAGCCGTAAGTTATCTTGTTCTGCTTGAGCCACCTCTCGGTGATCTCCCTGTAGCGCATATGCCTGCCTGTGATGATAAAAGGCACATACCCCTTGTCTGGGTAGTACAGAGGATTGGCTGTGCAGAGAAACTTGTAATACGCTTCGTCGTTGCCCTTGTACTCAGAGGGACACTCTTCACAGAAGATGCCGTCGAAGTCGTAAGCACAGGCTAGGCTCTCTGGGACATGCAGCCTGTAGTAGAAAGTAGAGACCTCTTCATTTTTGGTTATTCTTACCTGAATCTCTTCCTGAGTCAGCATAGTTACCCTCTATAGGCCAGAACAGGTGCCCTACTACGACACCAGCCAAAAAGGGAATGATAGGCGCACTCTTCGCCAGCGTAAATACCACTACACTGATTGTTCCGTCGAATCCGTACCTGTAAACCGCGAACAAGTCGTAAGCCAGTAGCGCTACCAAGGTAAACAGCAGGGCAAACTTGGTTACTGTCTTTCCGTCGATGTTAGGCATCAGACAACCTCGAAAGTATGAGCAAGCCGTTGTTGTTGGAGAACAGCCTTTCAGCGCGCCACGCCCTGTCTTCCGTGAGCAGCTCAACGATGGCTTTGTTGATGCCGTATCCTTCAGGCAGAGACCTGAAGTAGTCTTTCAGATCCTCAGGCCAGTCAGGGCTCTCAACAACAACAGCCTCGTCTGACTCTCCAAATGTCACAACGTCATGGAATATGAGGTACTTCCTCACCTTGCTGACGTGCAGCTTGAGCTCCATCTTCAATTGCTTGTAGCTGTGCAAAGTGTCGATAAATAACAAATCCGTCTCAATTATGTTCTCTGTGGTTAACACATTCTCGTTATAGAAGCTGAACGATACGTTTATATCACTTGCAGCTTTTTTTATTTCTTCCTCTGACTTGCCGTAGTTAGAGATGTGCGTGATGTCGAAGCTTCTAAGTGATTTGGGCCTGCCTGCCAGAAAAGCCCAGGTGCTGACAACCCAACGCACGCCAAGCTCGGTAACCGTGTCGCACTTGGCCGCGTACTCCCTGAGCGTGGAAAGATGCTCACGGATGTCCACGCTGTATTCAGCTGTAAGCGCTTGCTCGTACATGTCGTCCACGAAAGCCATGGCCCAGTCCTCTACACAAAGTCGCCGTACTCGTAGCTCCAACGCGGCTTGAGCGTCACGTTGCCTGTAGGCGCTAGTCCCCGCTTGACCTGATTCTCAACGACGCTCTCTACGGCTTCGCTGACATCCAGCTTTTCTGGACCCCAGCCAGAACCGTGATAGGACGCAACAGTGCTCCAGCGATAGATGTAAAAAGCCTGCTCCTTAGTCAGCTGAACAGAGTATACCTTTCCAAGCTTATCGCGCACTCTGTTCATGAACTCCAGGTCTATGCTGCATTGGTCTTTTTCTGGATAGCCGCCTACTGAGTCGAACAGCTCCTTGGTGATCGTATGCGTGGCGTGGAACAGGTTTGACTCAAGCCTTGTCTGCTTGGGAGACACTTCAAAGAAACCAGTGTTGGTGTGGAACACACCGTCCTGCATGAGTTCCAAACTGAGCGATATTCTGTTGGGGAGATAGATGTCATCGTCTTCCCAGCAAACTAGAACATCTCCAGAGCATAGGGATACGGTGGCGTTAAACTTCGCACCCAGAGGTTTTATCCTGTAGGGCAGATTGAACACCTTCACTTCTGGGTGATCAAAGGAAATGTTCTGATCTGCGTAGTCGTTCAGGATTACAAGCTCCTTGGGGCCTTTGTAGTCCTGACGAAGAAAGCACTCTACAGCCTCTTCCAGGCAGTGTACTCTGCCGTAAGTAGGGCAGTAGCAACTGACCAGATTAGGTGTCATAGTAGGCTCGCTATATTTTCAATTGACTGTGACATAGTCTTAAGCTTCACATTAGAGTAACCCGTGTCGGCAAGCAGTGCTCTAACGTCGCTGTCTTCAACGAACACTTTGCAGGTAGAAGCCAGGCTTTCGTAAGTTGCGCACTGTATTCCAAATGGTGGGTTCAGGTAGCTGTAGTCCGAGTCGTCTACAGACTGCTCTGATATTACAGGTATTCTTGATGCTAGCAAAGGCAGAACCCTAACAGCCTCAAATATCGATGACTCGTAGTAGTGCATGTTCAGCACCACCTTGGATCTGTGAATCAGCACGCTCAGCTCAGGACCGTAAACCCCAAACACAGCCTGCACGTTCAAACCCATGTTCTTCAGTTGGTCTATAACCTTGGCGCGTCTGTCGTTCATGCTGCCAAAGAACAGGACATCTATGTCCTTGGGCTTCACCCTGAAGGCATCCCTGGTCACGTACGAGTAGTCCATAGGCGACTCGTAAGCAAAGGGCAGATGCCTTGCAACTATATTTCTGTTTATAGCAAATGCGCTATTTATATTTGCAATACTGTAATCAATGTAGGGCCTAGCCAGAAGCGCTTGGAAGTAGTCTTTGCTTATCCAGTGCGACTCTGGAGAAATCTGCTCGAAGTTGTAAATCACTGACTTCTTCAGGTCAGCCAGCTCGCTGGGCTTGTCAAGAAGGTGAGCACCGATAATGATGCTTGGCTTGTCTGACGTGTAAACGTTAAAGAGAACTTCTGGGTTGTATCCCTTTATCTTCAAGGCGTGACACAGGCAGGATATGACAGGGTTGAAGCAATCAGAGTGTACGTAGTTCTTGGGTCGGACAACAGAGATGGCTATGTCTTTGATCACTGGGTGACCCTTTCAATCAGTTTCCTGGCTGCGGCGACAGTGGTGCAATGCTTGTCCATGTGCTGCAACAAAGCGTAAACGGTGTCAGCGTATTGCTTCTGGTCTGGAACCATCTGGGGATGGAACACGCTCCTGGCCTTCGCCAGCAGCTCTTTAGGAAAGTCTGTCAGGACTGTGGGAGGACAAAGCTCGATATCCTCAAACAGAGGCACGCAGCCGTTGGCCATGATCTCGTAGTGGCGTAGGCAGTCCCAACCCACTTTCTTGGTCGTGCGACCGAAGTAAGACCGTCTGTATTCCGCGTGGTACTCAGTCTCAGAGGCGTACTCGTAGTTTCTGTAAGCCTGCACGTTAACGTCTGCCATCAGCTTTTCCTTCTCTGGAATCACTGAGACAAGATGCCTGCTGGGAATGCTGAAGCCTATGGGATGAACGTTTTCTACAGGTTCCAGCAGCTCGCGTTTGAAGTAATGCCCTTTGCCGACAAGGTCTGGTCTGCTGATGAACCATTCGTCCTCACCGTCCAGGAACACAACTTTGCTTTTGTCGTAAACACTGGTGACAAAGTCTACAAAATAGCTGCAGCGCTTTATGCTGCCGTATATGACCAAATCGTAAAACTTGTCGCTTATCTTTTGCAGTATTGTTTCCTCTATCTCCAGATGCGTGTCAGTCTTCATGCTGGCGTACAGCGTAAACCCTCTACCATACAGCTTTGCTTTGCTGGGGTAGTCACGACTCATGTAGCTTGGGTAGCTGGTCTCGCTTACGGACAGATTCCACAGACTCTTGAGTCCGTGGTAAATCATGTCGTTGAGGTAGTCGGGCTTTTTGAAGTCGTTTACGAAGAGGACTTCCATCACTTGCCCTCACTGCTTAGACAGGCTTTCAAGATATTCTACATTTTTCCTAAGCCTGTCCAGTTCCTTTTCAGGAGCTATTGTCAGCAGTTCTTTGGCTATAGCAAGACTCTCGTCGTTATGACCGAGTTGATGCTTGCACACCATCAAAGCATCCAGCATACCGTACTGCCAGATCCAGTCCTCAAGAAACAATCCCTCTACAGGATGCGGAATCGTCATGGCTTGTTTGATGAACGCCAGAGCCAGGTGAGGCCTGCCGTTTGAGTAGCAGTACTTGGCAGCTCTATACAGGTCCTCAGCCCTGTGAGGGCATATCTCCCTGGCTAGCAGATACTGGTTGAGAATCTCAGCAGCTGGGAAGTGCAGGTCTTCCTTGAGCATCGCTGACTGTATCAGAGATACGTACCTTTCCTGGTCCCAGCCTTGCAGGTACATTCTCTTGGCGTAAGCCTCTATGGCCTTATGCGGCTCTTTACAGTCGCGGTAGGACTGGCCTAGGTAAAACGTGTACCTGGCCAACATGTAAGGATCAGTTTCTGTTTTGATTATCTCTTCAAGCCGTTCAGCGTCCTTGCGTATCTTTTCAGGGTCAGCATTCCTGGCTGAGTCCTGGATGGGCACGTTGAAGACGCCCTTGAGTATGGCCTGGTTCTTGGCTGGTACTTTGCACTCCAGGAACTCATGGATGATGCCTTTGTAGTAGTAAGGCAACGAGTTCTTCAGGACGTTGTCGCGCATGTACTCAACGCTGCCATATCTGCAACAGATACGGTACAAGTCGTGGTGCATACCTTTCTTGAAGTCTGCTATTTGAGCAGGTGTGACTTCGTAAGTGAGTATCTCGTCAGCGTCTATGGTGAGTACGTAGTCGATCTCAGGCATGTCCCTGAGTTCGTCCAGCACTCTGGTTCTGTTTGAGGCAAAGTCTTTCCAGCTATGGTGTACGACCTGGCCTTTTATGCCGTTTGCAGCCAGCCAGTCAGCTATGACCTTGACTGTGTTGTCTGTGGAGCCTGTGTCCGCGATATAGACATAGTCAACAAGAGGCTTAACAGACTCAAGACAACGTAGGATGATCGGCTCTTCATTCTTGACGATCATCGCCAGGGCTATATTGGCCACGTCTAGCCTTTCTTTCAGTTGACTCTGTAAACCCAGCAGTCCTCATTTGTAGGCACAGCGTTAGGAAGCAGTTCTTGCACTGCCGTCCTTACTCCGTGCCAGCTCCAGTCATGCCCAGCCAGTATACCGCCTTTCTTCACCTTGGGAAGCCAGGCTGTAATGTCTTTTTTCACGTTCTCGTAGTCATGCGCTGCGTCAATAAACAGACAGTCAACAGACCCGTCAGCTACTGTCTTGGAAGCCTCGACAGAGTCAGCTCTGAGAGGAGTTACAACCATCTTGCTCTTGTTGATAGGCTCCATGTTTTTGATGAACAGGTCATACAGAGTACCAGCCTTTACGGCTGGATCGTTCTGGTGAACGTCTTCGTTGGGAGAACCCATCCACGTATCTACGGCGATTACATGAATGTCTTTACCGGAATTTATGACCTCAACGCCTAGATAAGCCGTAGATTTTCCTTTCCAAGAACCGACTTCAATAATACGCCCATTGTGAGGAGTCTCATTCACGAACTGCGTGTAGAGATTGGGGTAACTAAACCAAGGTTCGCCAAAACATGGATTCATCCAGATGTGTTCCATCTTGGGTTTCCAGAATGCTTTGGCAACATGGTCGTAGTTGTACTTCCACCTTGGCTTCAGAACGATCTTGCCTGTGGGAATAGTTCCTTCAGATACCTGCCTGGCCAGCTTGGCTTCTACCTGGTCGCTGACGTTGTGCGTGTTGCTGGCGCAATCCGAGGTGTGGTAAGCACCGATGCTGCCCCACCTGTAGACGTAGAAGATTCTGTCATTTGGAATTTTCTGGAAGTAGTCGCCACCCAGGTAGTCCCTTACCTTCTGGATAAAGAACTGATCCACGGCTACATGGTCTGTCTCTGGGTAACCTCCCACAGCATCAAACACCTCACGCCTGAAAGCGTGGGTTGAGTGCGCTACGGCTGTGGGGTGGAACAAGCTGTACTGGCCTTCAGCGTCTTCAGAGAAACCGTCGCGAGTGTAGAACACTCCGCGTTCCATCTTCTGCAGGCTGTAGGAGATTCTGTTGGGTAGGAAGATGTCGTCATCGTCCCAGCAGAATAGCACTTCGCCCGTGCAGTGCTTGATAGTCTCGTTGAACTTCTTGCCCAGAGGCTTGATGCGCTCCTTGACGTTGATGACCTTCACTTCTGGGTGGTCAAACACAAGCTCTTGGCCTTCGTAGTCATTGAGGATGACAAGCTCTTTAGGTCCCTTGTAGTCTTGTTTGAGGAAGCACTCGATAGCTTCTTCAAGGCAGTGCGTACGCCCGTAGGTGGGGCAGTAGCAGCTAACTTTTGGTAAGTCGTGTCTGGCAAACACAGCTTCTTCAGGAGGTATTACATTAGCATAGTTTTGACCGTACCTGTTGTATGAGTGCTGACGCTTGGAATAGAAGCCATCTTCCCACAGGTCCAACAACTGATCGAAATAAGCTTCGTACTTCCAACGGACGTTTACGGTAGAGAAGTTATCGGCTGCGTAGTGCCTGATCTCCGTAGGGCACAAGGTATGCGCATTCTGAGCAGCTTGAATGTACTCTCCGTACGTACGACACCTGAAGCCTGTAACACCGTGAACGTTAGTCTCTGAGAACACACCCCAATCGCTGGAAATGACTGGCGTTCCGCAGAACATGGCTTCAGCGTGCGTGCCTTCAAACGGCCCAATGTACTGTGTAGGCGTAAAGATAGCCTTGGCTTTTTTCATCAGCTCGCCACGCGTCTTGGCGTCTACCAAACCGACGTATTCGCCGTAGGTCATAGGTGTGCCTTCGCCCCCAGCGATAATCAGTCTCTTGTTCAGATGCTTACAAACGTCAGCAGGTATCTGGATACCTTTACGGGAAGTAAGCCTACCCATGTACAGGTAGTAGTCCTCCTTCTCATTCGAGAACGGGAAGTCTTCAATCTCGTAGAAGTTGGGAATGACGCAGTCAAAGTAGTTACCGTCAGTTTTGGAGGCGTCACCACCTGTAGCTGCTCCGTAGATGGTGTGCATCCAAGCGTACGACTCAAAAATCTTGAACCTGGAGAACACACCGCTGTAGCCGATGCCGATCTCTACGGTAGTCAGGTGGGGTAAGGCGTCTGCAATAGGCTTGTGCAGAGTGCCAGCCATGGTGCAGATAAAGTCTTTCTTGTCGTGCTGCCTGTTTTTGATCTCGTGGATCACGCGGTCGTTCATTACCTTGAACGCTTCGTGCTGCCCGATCCAGATTGTGTCTGGCTTCAGGTACTTCTTCTTGTCTTCAGCAGAGAAGCAAGGAATGAACTCGGAGCAAGAGGCTTGTGTTTCCTCTGCACCGTACAAGTAAACAACATGGCCAAGCGAGACCATCATGTTGCAGAACTTGCGGTACTTCTCTGTGTACGCGCAAGCTACGTGCTTGTAAGTTGTGTCCGTGTGGGGGAAGGCTACGACGTGGAATACTTTGCGAGGACCAGAACGAGTAGGCACAAATCACTTCCCTTCAGTCTTATCGTTAAGAACGTAGCCTAGCAAAAGCGATCCAGCTAGCAAGGCAGCAGAGATAAAGCAAAAGTACATGAACGGCTCTGAGTACATCAAGTAGCGCAAGATATTATTCATTTTTGTTCTGCAGCTTTTTTTAGCTTTACCAGCTCTTCTTGTGTTTCAAGAATCTCAGAACGTAAACTAAAAAGTTTACGTTTCATCTTTTTTGCCGAAAGCTTCAGGTGCTTTAGCTTATCTTCTAGTTCACCTGTTTTAATGATCAAATTTTTGTAGTAACCCATGACCGCACTCCTTTAAAAAGATATTCGTAAAGCTATTCGTCTTTGTCTGACCTGTCATAAGCGAAGTAGATAGCTGTGAAGCTTACCACGCAGAAAACAATAGTAAAAGCCGTGTAAAGCATCTCAGCGTTAGTCATGTTCCTTGTGCCTTTTGCCAGAATCATCCGAAAAATTTATATTCGGATATATTTCTTTAACACCATTAAGTACACCGTTGAACTGGTCCTCAGGCAGGCTCTTCTTGAAGTAGTCGCAGCACTGCTTGATGTTCCAGCCCATCTCGTAAGAAGCTACGAGATAATTATGCAATTTATCATTGAGTGTCAAGGAGTAGCTTATCGGCTTTGATCGCATAAACCTGTGAATCCAGCCGAGGTCAAGGTGCGTGTAGCACTTACCTCCGTTGTTGCGTACCTTCTGGTGAATGTACAGCTCCTCGCCTGCGAAACCTTTGAAGTGTTTGCTGAAGTATGGGTAGTGTTCACGCTTCATAAGCGTATAAGCAGAACCGTGTCCTTCAATCTCTTTGATCTTTGTCTTCAGCAGGTCCTGGTCGGTATGCCAGACACCAAAGAACTGACCACGCCATTCTGGTAAAAGCTCAGAAGCAATCATGTGCCCACGCTCGTTCAGAAGTGGTCCTGTCCACAGGTCTTTGCCTATTAGATCGCTGTCGATGGCGTCAAGGATGTAGTTGACTGAGCACGGCGCTAGTAAGACATGGCTATCAACCAGAAGAACGTAGTCGCCTTGGGCGTGCTCCCATACAGAGTCTTTGGCGTGAGCTGGACCTTTGTTCTTGGAGTGGTGAACGTATCTTGTCCCAGAGTTGCTGCAAACGTTCTCAAGGTCTTGCTGCTTCTCTGGCATATCGTCAACAACAAGAAGCTCGACTTCCTTGTTGTCTTCTTTGACGTGATATTGGCGTATGGCTGTAAGCGTCCAGAACGCGCCTTCTGGGTCGTCCCAGTTGGCCATTCCAATCGTGAGCTTGGGAGACATGATAGCCTTTCTTAGGTTAGCCCGTATCTGCCTTTGAACGCATTATAGAAAGAAGAGATTCTAGTGGAAGAGAAAGCTTTGTCGTAAACGCGAAGCATGTAAATGGTACCGTCTAGTTTTTCCCCAGCTGTACCAGCGTCAGCGCCTATTCTCCAGTTCTGTGCAGCCGTAGCAATGCTAGCTGTGTTAGTAGCCGTACCGTTTGATACCCCGTTCTTGTATAGAGTGCATAAGCCAGAAGCGTTTCTAGTGACAGCCAAAATGTAAGTACCAGCTGCTATGGGATAACCTGAAAAATAAGGCGAAGAAGTGTTAATGTATAAACCGTAAGACGCAGAAAACCACAGAGTGTTACTAGTGGTAGACCCATAATTACCTATGATGGCGTTATTTGCGCCTGGAGAAACGTCAGTTGTAACAGCCACTATGATAGTAAACGGTGTAGTGCCAGTTAGCAGGTTGGCTATGCTCAAATCAGCGTACGAAGTAGAACCATCGAAAGTTATGCCTCCGTAATTTGTGGTAGTGAAGCCGCAGTTTACAAGAGTAGCGTTATTACCGCTCTCGCTCAAATCAAACCAAGTAGAGCCTGTGCCTGGGTAGCTTTTGTAATTCAAAGCATCAAGATGAAGCTTAAGCCCGTACTCGTTTTCTATGTCGGCGTTGGCCAGAGTAGTAGCAGCTACGTAGCTTCCATCCAAAGCTGACTGTATTGAGTTTGCTGCGATGATGATCTCAACGCTGTCTGTGGCTTCAATAGTTACGCCAGATATGTCTAAGACAATAGTCTGATCTTTGGCGTCAGCGTCTGTTGTGTTTAAGGCTATGCCTGCTGTTATAGGTCCAGCAGTAGTTGTAGTTGTGGTAGTTGTGGTAGTTGTCGTGGTCGTCGTTGTTGTAGTTGTCGTTGTTGACGACGATGACGACGAAGATGAAGACGATGTTGAGCTGCCTGGAGGCGATGTTGAAATAGTAGCCATCTAAAGGCTCCTTAGAACTTTACGGAAAGCTTTATTCTTCTAGTTATTTCGTCTGCTGGTATGAGCGGTCCTTGTTTGGCACCTGGACACTTGGCAGTAAGGTTATCCCAGCCTTCTCTTGAATCTTGCATCAAGCGCATAAAGGGATAAGTGCTGCACTGGTTAGGCTTGGCCTCATGAACCGTGCAGCCCTCTCCTGGTTTAAATAGAGGGCAGGCTCCATTGGCCAGTCTTTGGATCACCAAGTCATCTTTGTTTTTGTTTGTATACTTTTTTATCACGTCTTCTTCAGACATGTTCAAATAATCAGCAAGCCTTGGTACGTCGCCTTCGACAAGCCAAACAGAGCCTTCCCACACGTTGCAGCAGTCGCCGCACTTAGTGCATTCAAACTGAAGACCGTCTTTGTACCAAGGCTCTGATGAGTCAGTCATCCTGTCCCCTTCGTTACCTTTACAGTTATACCCGTAGTAGTACCGGTCACAGGTTGATTGAAAGACAGAACAACCTTGTTACCAGCTGCCTTTACCTTGGTAGGAGGAACTCTAGGCGGTGGCGCGTATGGATTAGTAGCGCTAGCTTTTATAACAGTAGTGCTACTTGGATAGGTTGCTGGGGGAGAACCTGCTCCTCCGTTTGTGCAACCACCCACACCAGAGTTAGGTCTGCGTTTGCATCGTCTGCTGATTCCAGCCATTATGCAACCCTCCAACCTGCGGCACCCGAACCGTTGTTGGTGCCGTCATAGATTAGTTCTGCAAAGTCGTTAGTGGCTAGCACGATATCAGCTGCCTGAAGGCAGAAGAACCTATTAGCAGCTGTAGACGAAGTAGAGTTGTGTTTAAGAGTAAGGTTAAAGCTTCCAACGTTGTAGATACGCAGCATTCTGCCGTCCACGTGCGAGCCTCCTGAGGGAGGAGCTACACCTGTTATATCTCTGGCGGCTGTGCCGCTAAGGCGCTGGAAGGCAGAGCCTGTTAGGACAAGATCGTTCTGATTAGCAGTGTAACCTGACGGGCTGGAGCTTGTGAAAGCCAAAGAGCCGCCGCCTGTTGAACCGTCTGTAACCTTTATTTGACCGGCGCTTCCGTTTTCAATAGCGGCTGTAGGGGTATTACTAGGAAACTGTATTTTTGGGTTTATGATCGCAAACTGAGCGTAGCCGCTTTGAAAAACACCGCCGCAGTTACGCAGCTGATAGCCTCCGCAGTCCAAGTCAGCGCCGAGTAGCGCGTAAGAGTTGGTAGCTGAAAGGACTACGGTTGGCGTGGTGTTGGATAGCGTAAACCCTCTACAAGTAAACGCACCAGCAGAGCCTACGCTGGCTACAACAGTACCAGCGCTATTCTGCCACTCAGTCAAGTTAGCAGATTGGCTTGTAAAGCCCTGAACCAACAGGCCCTTAGTGGTGGCTGCGCCTGTGTCTACTTCAAGACGCGCTCCTGGGTTTGTACCACCAATATGGACGCTGCCGCCAGAAGGTTGAATTGCAACAGGTATATAGCCTATTTGATTTTGATAAGCCTGAATAGACCCGTAAAGCCCAGTAGTGTTCAAACCAACCATCATACGATAACCAGTCGATGACGGATGTATGACGGCTATTTGAGCTGTGGCTGCGTCAGTAGATGTAGCAGCTATTGTAATACCGCCAGAAGAAGAAAATGAACTAGTTGTATTTACACCTACGCTACCGTCAGACGCTATACGAACTTTTTCTGAACCGGCTGTAAAAAACTTAAGAGTTTGCCAGGTGCTTGCCGTGTAGCCGCCAAAACTAATTTGATTCGTTGTATCCCATTTTAGTAACCGCCACTGAGCCAAAGCTAAAGCGTCGGTATTTTCTGCAGCTTGAATTTCAAGCTTTGCAACAGTAGGAGTTACGCCTATGCCTACATTTGTACCATTGTCTTGAATTATACTGTTGCCTGCACCAGTCGTACTTGTAAACTTAGCTACGTAGTTAGCCGTACCGCTGAGAGTGCCTGGGCCTGTAGCTCCTGTTACACCTGTGGCACCAGTAACGCCAGTAGCTCCTGTTGGGCCTGTGGCTCCTGTCGCACCAGCTGAGCCGTTACTGCCTGTTACACCAGTTGCTCCAGTTACACCTGTAGCGCCTGTAGCTCCTGTAGCTCCGTTAGATCCGTTTGTACCATTAGTTCCAGTTACGCCTGTTGCACCAGTGGCACCGGTTGCTCCCGTGGCTCCGGTTGCGCCTCTAGCTCCTGTTGTACCTGTAACTCCGGTTACACCTGTGGCACCAGTAACGCCTGTTACGCCTGTGGCTCCTGTAGCGCCTGTGGCACCGGCAGCGCCAGCTGTGCCTGTGACACCGGTTACCCCAGTGACGCCAGTCGCGCCTACAGAACCTGTTACGCCTGTAACACCTGTGGCACCGGTAGCTCCAGTTACACCTGTAGCACCTGTTACGCCTTGAACACCTTGTGATCCTGTGACACCTGTTACACCAGTAGCACCAGTTGCGCCTTGTGCCCCTGTTACACCTGTGGCACCTGTAGCCCCAGTAACGCCGGTAGCTCCCGTTGCACCAGTTACGCCTGTGGAACCTGTTGCACCAGTAGCCCCTGTCGTGTTGATGGTTGCACGCCACTTGGTGGAAGTACCGTCGTAGGTGCATTGGACTGACTTGTTTGGAGCCAGGACTATGTCACTACCAGTTTCGTTGATGAACTGGTTTGCAGCCGTGCTTGTCTGGCTGTGCTTGAGCGTGATGTTAAAGCTGCCGACGTTATGCAGCCAGATAACTCTACCATCTACGTGAGAACCGCCAGATGGAGGAGCTATGCCTGTAAGATTGTAAGCAGCCGAGGCAGACAAGCGCTGGAACGCAGAGCCAGTCAGGACAAGGTTGTCGGTATTGGCAGAAAGGGCTGTTGGCGTTGATGCTGTGTAAGCGAAAGAACCGCCGCCGCTTCCAAGAGTTTGGTAACTTGATGCGTCTGCAACACGTATTACTCCGACGTCTCCACATTTCAAAGCAACAGATTGAAGATTTTGATAGCTAGCGCCAGGACCGAAGAAAATAGTACCGCCCGCCATATTTAGATAAGTAGTACCTAAAGTAGGATAGTTACCGGCAGTTATTTGAAAAGCATTAGTTGTAGTAACAGCGTTACATGATATATAGATGTTATAAAGAGTACCGCCTATAGTTAAATCCGTGGTGCCGCCAGAGGCCACAGATGACGCAGTGAAAGTTACAAATTCAGAACTTCTGGATTCGTTTCTTATAGCTAATACGCCGCCATACACTTTTACGTTGCCGTTGCCGCCTGAACTGGCTTGAGAACCAGGCTGCAAGATAACTGAACCACCAGCGCCTGTAGTTACGCCGTCGCCTGCTTCCAGAACTAGGTTAGCGCCTGCGCCTGTTGAGCCTCTGGTAGCTGGTTGTATGGTCACAGCACTACCACTGATACCGCCGACGTACAGCATTGTGCCGTAAGGAGCTAAACGGATCGTACCGTCAGCGTTGACGTCAAACTGGGGAATGCCTGACACGTCGTTGACTGCGAAGATGACGCCAGATGTCAGGTTGTTGTTGATGGAAAACAGCTGGCCAGCAGAGCCTTCAAAGCTTAACGTACCGTAAGAGTCGTCCAGCACCTTGAGAGTGATGGGCACGTTGCCTTGGCCAGTAAACACAACGTTGGGCTGTGCAGTCTGGCTGATGTTTGGCGTGATCTTGATGTTCTTATCTGAGTTTGCCATTGTCCACTCCAGCTAAAAGCCATAGCTGTGATTATAGCCCAAATCTGCCTCTGTACGCAGAGTAGATTTGCTGTATCTCAGCAGAAGTAAGTACACGGTTGTATATGAGTAAAACGGGAAACTCTACGTTAGCAAAATACGATGAAGTGTTAGAGTCATAAGCTATTCCAAAGTCATAAGTCGAAGTAGAAGTTTGAGAAACCACAGAAGCAGACCCTATGGACTCACCATTTCTATAAAGAACGCCACCTGCCGCTACGCTACTAGTGTGCGCCCATACAGACATTCCAGACGTGTACATATCGGTAGAGCTGTATAGTTGAGTACCGTCACTGCCAAACACTCTAGTACCAGACCTTTGCCACATGTCTATAAAATTAGACGAGTCACCGAAGCTGTAAAGCGTGTGCCAGGCCGTATCGGAGTTTAAACTTTTTATGGCAGCTACGCTGGAATAAGCTGTCATGGTTTTAAAGTTGGCGCTGCATGACGCATTGGATATGTATGCTCTTTGGGTAGAGCCGTTAAAAGTTAAACAACCTCCGTAAGACGAAGAAAAAGTAGGGCTGTTTACTAACGTCAAGTTGTTTGAGTTTCCGCTGAGGTCAGTCCAAGTTGACCCAGAACCTGGATAGCTTTTTGTATTGCCAGCATCCAGATACAGAACCAAACCACTAGTGGGAATGTTAGGCCCAGCGTACGAGCCAAGAGCTTTAAACTCACCGCTCATAGGCCGAACCTCCCACGAAGCGCGTTGAAGTTTTGAAGCAATTCTGTCTGTGTCAAAACTCTGTTGTAAACCAAAGCTTGAGCTATGCTTCCATTTAAAATCTGCTGCGCGCCGTTAGTACCAGAGGCTAAAGTGACAGGTATGACGTGAGATGCGTGGTATATACGAGCAGTACCTACCAAAGCGCCATCAAGATAAATACTTGTGTTACCAGCGGCTCCAACGTCGGTAGCAGAGAATGTCATAGCAACCTGGTGCCAAGTGTTGTCCCCTACAGTTTTACCTGTTCCTTGATTGCCGTAAGTATTCCAGCTATATACGTTTAGTTGATTATCGTAAACAAACATGGCCCAGGCGTTTTGCTTTACCACTATTCCTCTATAACCAGTGTTTCCTGAAGAAGAAGCCTTTATCCAAGCCGACACTGTACCTGTGTAGAGCTGCAAGCTAGCAGCGTTTCCACAGTCCACCCAGTTGGTGCTTCCGTTAAAAGTTAAGCTTCCTCCGTTAGCTGAGGAAAAAGTTGGAGAACTTATCAAAGTACCAGTATTCGAGTTTCCGCTTAGATCGGTAAACGTAGACCCAGTACCAGAGTAACTGGACGGATTGCCTGCGTCTAAACTAAGAACTAGACCGCTAGTAACCAAAGGAGGCGTGTAAAAGTTATCAAACCTACCTCTACCTGCTGCGTAATTTTTAGCTACTGTATCGGACGATACAGCTGCGTGCTGGATCACCAGGTTGGAAAGGTACCCGTTGAAAAGCCATTCACTTCCGACTGCGTCGTAAGAATACTTGGCCAACATCAAGTTTTGAGTGGCTACGCCTATGTTTCCTGTGTATGTGTTTTGACCGTAAAGCGTGTTATTGACATACAACTTGATGTTGTTGGTGCTTGATCCGCTTCTTGTTACGCAGACGTGGTGCCAAGTATTAGTGGCTAGGCTAGTTAAACTTTGAACATTGTCTTCTAAGACCAAAGTGGCTGAACCTGTCAAACCTGTGTAAAGAGTAAAACCCCTAGTAGACCCAAACTCGAGCCAAAAGCCATACGCGGCACCGCCAGTGTTGGTAGAGCTAACTACGTTTTGATAGGCTTTGTAAGTCTTAAAGTTCACCCAAAACGAAATAGTGAAGTCGCCAGTAAAGACTGGGGCGTAACTGCTAGTGGCGTAGTCGTCCACGCCGTCAAAGTACATGCTGCCAAGATAACCCGGACTTTCGTAAGGGCCGCTGACTAGCGTGAAGTTACGACCGTTACCGCTTAGATCAGTCCAGGTTGTACCAGAACCTGCATAGCTTTTGACGTTGGCAGCGTCCAAGCAAAGCTGAAGGCTGTTTGTGTCGATAGCGGGTGAATGTCCAAGTCCCATTGCAGCGTCCTCCTACAGACCGAATCGGCCACGAAGGGCGTTGTAGTTTTGGAGAATTTGATCGGCGGTTAAAGCTGTATTGTAAATTTTAGTCAAATAAATGTTTCCAGTTAGTTTAGCGTCGGCTCCAACGTTCGATCTTCTACCTAAAGTAAAAGCGTATCCGCCAAATGAAGGAATACCTCCACCACTATTAGACGCCGCTGACGCGCCATTTATATATAAAGTTTGAGTTGTGCCGTTTAAAGTTAAAGCCATGTAATATATATTATTAGCCGGATATGACGAAGTAGACACAATTGCGTAGCTACCGGCAGCAGCTACAGCGTAGCCGTAAATAGACCCATTAAGCAACTCTATCCCGTAACCTGCGTTTATGCCGTAATTCCATTTTTGTGCTACTATTTGGTTATTAGTGGTAGTGTATTTAACTACGACTTCTAAAGTTATTGTTGAAAAAGTGTTAGTAGTGGCGCTGTCGCTGATAGTCACATAGTCGTCTACACCGTCAAAAACAATGCTGCCGCCGTTGCTAGAACTGTAGGTTGGTCCGTTGGTTAGCGTACCAGTGTTTCCGTTGCCGCTCAGATCAGTCCAAGTGGTTCCAGAACCTGGATAGCTTTTGGTGTTACCGGCGTCCAAAGCCAACACTAGCCCACTCGTCACAATCGACGGATTGTAATTAGTTGCCATCTGGTTCAACCTCCAGAGGTGGCACGTCCTTACGAGTACCGTAGACCACGAAGTCGCAGCAGATAGCTCTGTCAGACCTGACGATAACGCGAGTGGCGTTGGTGTCTTCAACGTACAAGTTGGGCTGAGGATATTTTCTTGACGTTAAGACAACCGTGATGCTGTCAGCATCTACAAGCTCAGCCCAGTAGTCTGGCAGAATGATGCAGTCGTTGTCGTTGAGAGTCCCACGGAAGTAAACCGCGTTCTCTGGACCTTCCAAGCTGGCGTAGTTCAGCTTCTTGCCAGGCTTGGTTGGGTGATCAATCAAGAAGCTCTTGGTAACAGCGTAGAAGTTACCATTAGCATCCATGTAGGCCAGAGCTGTGCCAGAAGAGTTTTGCCACTCTTGGAGGTTGGCAGACTGACTTGCGTAGCCACGAACAACTACGCCTTTGGTGGCTGCTGAAGTTGGAGCGACATATACCTGACCGCCGCCTGCTGCGGTGGTGGCTCCAAAAGCCACGCTGCCGCCAGTAAAATAAGAAACTCCAGATGTAGCTAGGCTGACTTGCGCCGCCGCCGAAGAGTTATTGAGCCAAAAAGAGCTGTTACCCGCCGACTGATAGAAAGCACCAGCGTAATAACCTCCAACAGAAAGATATATATTACCGTCAGATTTTAAAGTAGGGTAAACACCAGATGAGAAACCAGGCAAATCGCCAGACAGCATTAAGTATGTGCCAGCACCGCCTGTGTAATTACCTGCTCTAATATTTCCTATTACGTGAATCTTTTCAGACGGTCCTGTAGTACCGACGCCAAAATTACCAGAAGAGTCAACCGCGCTCAAAACAGAACCAGCGCTGTTCTGCCACTCTTGCAAGTTGGCAGACTGACTTGTGAAGCCTTTTACGATCAAACCCTTGGTGGCTGCGCTCGTAGCGTCAACTTGCAGCCTAGCGCCAGGGCTTGTACCGCCAATGTGCAAGTTGCTGCTAGTTTCGTATACAACGCTGTTGCCTGCGCCAGTTGTGCTGGTGAATTTGGCGAGGTAGTTTGTCGTACCGCTAAGAGTGCCAGGTCCTGTAACACCAGTTGCGCCTGTGGTACCTGTTACACCTGTAACACCAGTTGCGCCTGTAACACCTGTGACACCAGTTGCACCCGTTGCCCCAGTGACGCCTGTAGTACCAGTTACGCCAGTAACACCTGTGCTGCCAGTAGCGCCTGAAGGACCAGAAGGCCCTGTTACGCCAGTAACGCCTGTTGCGCCAGTCGCGCCAGACGCGCCAGTAACACCTGTAGCGCCAGTCGCGCCTTGAGCACCGCTTGCACCAGAAGCGCCTGTGACACCGGTTGCACCAGTAGCCCCCTGCGCGCCGCTAGCGCCAGATGCGCCAGTTACGCCTGTTGCTCCTACAGGGCCTGTGACGCCAGTGACACCTGTGGCCCCAGTAGCGCCTGTGATACCAGTGGTGCCTGTAACGCCTGTCGCGCCAGTTGCACCTGTAACGCCTGTAGCGCCTGTAACACCTGTGTTACCAGTTACACCTGTTGCACCTGTTGCACCAGTGATACCGGTGGCACCTGTGACGCCTGTGCTGCCTGTAGCTCCAGTTACACCTGTTGCACCAGTGGCACCTGTTACACCTGTAGAGCCTGTAGCGCCTTGATCGCCAGCTCTTGTGAATGTGAACTGGTAGAAATTTGCGTTGGTAGGCGTTCCGCTGTTACCGCCAGCGAAAGTTACAGGAATCTTGTAATAACCAACAGCTGCCGTGACAGCGCCAGTAACCCTGAACACAGAGACAAAAGTGTCTGCCGTGCTGTTGGCGACTATGGTCAGATGCCCTTCGGTAGAGTTGTTGGAGTCATCCCAAGTGTCGTACCAACCTGTTTGGGTATTCCCCAAAGCGTCCAGGTTGTCGATGTAGATAAACGTGGCAGGCGATGTGTTGTTGTAACGGAACACACCGTTGCCAGGATCAGAGTCAGTTACGGTGCTGCTGAACTGATACTTAACGCCGCCGCGATCACCAGTTACACCAGTTGCGCCTGAGACGCCTGTTGCCCCTGTGACACCTGTAGCGCCTGTAACACCGGTTGCTCCTGTGGCTCCTGTGATACCTGTAGCGCCAGTTACGCCTGTGACGCCTGTAGCTCCTGTGGCTCCGGTTACGCCAGTAGCGCCGGTTACACCAGTTACGCCAGAAGCGCCTGTTGCGCCAGAAGGCCCAGACACACCGCTTGCGCCAGTGATACCTGTAGCGCCTGTCGCACCTTGCGGGCCGGTTACGCCTGTTTGACCCGTTACGCCTGTGGAGCCAGTGGCCCCAGTTGCGCCTGTGACACCCGTTACACCAGTATTGCCAGTAGCCCCAGTTACACCCGTTGCGCCTGTGACACCTGTTGCGCCTGCGGCACCAACAGCGCCGTCCAGGTTCACTGTCCAGGAACTGTAAGTGCCAGAACCTACGAAAGCATTCTTGGTGAAGGTCAGCGAGCCGGTACCAGAGGTGTAGCTGCTTACAGTACCTTCTTGGTAGTTCGATACAGTGTTGGCGATGACGATAGACTGACCGACCGAGTAAGCCAGACCTGTTCCTACGGTTATCGTTTGAGAACCGCCTGTACCGAGTGTGAAGCTAGTTGAGCTGGTCGTCTGGTATCTGTCACCAGCAGTACCGGTAACGCCTGTAACGCCTGTAGCGCCAGTTACACCAGTGGCTCCAGTAACACCTGTTGCTCCTGTAGCACCAGTGATGCCAGTAGCGCCTGTTACGCCAGTTAAGCCGCTGGCACCAGTCGCGCCTGTTGCTCCCTGGGCACCTGAGGCACCAGTGATACCCGTAACGCCAGTTGCGCCTGTTGCTCCTTGAGCGCCAGTTACGCCTGTAGAGCCAGTAGCGCCAGTAACACCTGTGGCACCTGTGATGCCCGTGACACCAGTAGCTCCAGTAGCGCCTGTGATACCGGTTGCGCCAGTGATGCCTGTAACACCTGTAGCGCCTGTGGCCCCTGTTGCGCCTTTGACGCCAGTTGTACCTGTAACACCAGTCGCACCAGTTACGCCTGTGGCACCTGTTACACCGTCGTTACCGTAAGCAATTAGGCTTACCGATATCCAAGTTCCGACGCTATTACCGCCTCCATGCACTAGGTTTGTTGCGCTGGAGTTGTTGTGGTAAAACGTCGCGTCTATGTAGTCTGTTGTACCGTTAAGATATAGAATCCTTGACGCGCTAAACCCTGTAGGGGCTGTTGTCGCCATAGGCTGCTGGTTAATAACTACAGTATTTCCGTTTAAACGGATTTGTAGGTTGGATTGCCCTGTTGTAGTAGCTGCAGTGTCGAAAAGAACACCGGCAGCAATATTGTAATAACCAGCAGTAGTTGGCGTTATTCTGCGAGTAGATGCGTCAAGCCAGTTCTTGGGGTCAAAGTCGTCTACGAACTGGATTACTGTGTCGGCGTTGGCTGGTATGGATTGATTAGCAGCCAGTTTGCCTTGGACTACGTACTGGCTGGGCGTAAGCATACCGCCATCAGCGCCAGTTACGCCAGTAGCGCCCGTAACGCCTGTGGCACCGGTTGAGCCTGTTACACCTGTCGTACCAGTAGCACCTGTAGCACCAGTGATACCAGTTGTGCCCGTAATGCCTGTAGCGCCAGTTGCACCCTGAGCACCGCTTGGGCCTGTAACGCCTGTCTGACCCGTTACGCCTGTAGCACCTACAGCGCCTGTAATGCCTGTGGCACCTGTCAAACCGGTAGGACCAGTGGCTCCTGTAGCGCCTTGCGCACCCGTGACACCGGTAACGCCTGTTTGGCCTGTGATGCCAGTTACGCCAGTTACACCTGTAGCTCCAGTCGCACCAGTTACGCCTGTTGTGCCTGTGACACCTGTGACGCCGACTGGGCCTGTGACACCGGTTACGCCTGTGGTTCCTGTGGCTCCGGTAGGACCAGTGGTCCCTGTGACGCCAGTCGCTCCCGTAACGCCTGTAGAACCCGTCGCGCCCGTCTGGCCTGTAACACCTGTTGCTCCTGTCGCACCAGTAGCGCCTGTAACGCCAGTAGCACCAGTAACACCAGTGACGCCAGTAACACCTGTAGCTCCAGTAACGCCTGTAGATCCTGTAGCGCCAGTAATACCAGTGACGCCAGTAGCCCCAGTGACGCCTGTAACACCTGTAGCACCTGTAGCGCCCGTGACTCCCGTAGCACCTGTGACACCTGTAACTCCTGTCGCGCCGATGACGCCCGTTAAACCGGTTACACCTGTCGCGCCGGTTATGCCTGTAGCACCAGTCTGACCTGTGGCACCAGTTGCGCCAGTAACGCCTGTGGAGCCTGAAGACGACCCACCGATAGGCGTAAGAACATGGCTGACATAGCAAGAGCCGCTATGCGTGAAGTAAATGTTTAAGTCTGTAGGCGATTCTGTTCTTGCAACAGCTTTGATCAACAAACGATCGTTAACAGATACTGGCGTGTCTGAGGCGTAGTACTGGTTGAATGAGTACAGCTTAACCGATGTCGAGTCGATTACTGGACTGCTCGCTTCAAACAAGAAAGTTCTGGTATTGTCTGGACCGAGTATGTAAACCCTGAAGTCAACATACGAGTAATAAGCCAGGTTGCTGGCATACAAGTAAACATTGAACAGCCAGTTACCAGCAGGGATAACTGAAGTACCAGGCTGGTTTATCTTGGTAACGTATCCGTTGATCAAAGCTGATGGGTTGAAGTCTTCGTCAAGGTAGCTGGATGAAGCAGAGTTAAAAGAACTGCTTTGATTTACGGTAGCGTAGCTGACAGAGTTGTCAGCTGTGTCCGTGACAATATCCAAACTGTTGAAATTAGCGTCGTAGGTCTGTGGTGTGCCTGACGGAGGAGCATTGCAGTCCTCTGGTGCAGGAGTAGTGGTTGTTGTAGTCGTAGTTGTCGTGGTCGTAGTCGTTGTCGTGGTTGTTGTAGTCGTTGTGGTAGTCGGAGGCTCTGTGAAAGAAGACTCTGTAGACGTTATGTCTGCCCACCACTTTCCTTGCGAAGGATTGGTAGCTGCAGGCAAGAAAGCCTCATTGCCAGGGCGTACTGAGTTACCGTAGACAACTTTGTCAGAAACGCCGATAGCTATGATGAGATCGTTACTAAGAGCGTATGCGGCTTTTTTAGCTCCCATGTTGGGAGTGAAGTTGTAGAAGTCAAAAGCCCAGTTACCGCCAGTGCCGTCGGTGCTATAGGAAGAGTCTTGGTTGTTGCCACTTAGCGCAAGAAAGTCTCCCTTGATGTAAACAAGGCCTTGCCAGTTAGTACTTCGACCAGCGCTGGTCTGCTGATACCAAGTTACAGCGTCAGAAGACCTGTACACCTGGCCGTCTTGCTTCAAGAATATGAATTTAGAATCAGCATACAGTATGGCCGCGCTCCAGCTGGAGCCTGGCAACGACGAAGCAGACCAGGTAGAGCCGTTGTCAGTAGACGTGTAGATTTTGTTGTCTACGTCGAGAGCTACTAGCTTACCGCCACCGTAAGTTATGTCTATTACGTTGTAGTTTGTGCCGCCAGAGAAAGTAGACAGAGTCCAGTTGATACCGTCGCTTGACGAGTAGGCTCTGTTGTAGCCTGTGCCTACAGCCCAGAACTTGTTGTTGACAAACTTAACCGTACTCCAGTTGGACGGCAAAGGCAGTTGTCTTTCTGTCCAGTTTTTGCCGTCTAGAGACGTAGCGTAATACTGGGTGTTGAATGCCAGTGCAACAAATGTGTTGTTGCCGAAAGCGACGCCTGTCCAGGATCGTGTAGCTGGAAGAGTGCCTTGTTCCCAGTTAATGCCGTCATAGCTTCTGGCAGATATGTTCGTGTTCATAGCCACGGCTACGAACAAAGCTGGAGAAGTGTTAGGCGTAAATACGGGTTCAGACGTTGTAGTAGTTGTAGTGCTAGAGCTGCTAGAGCTAGACGTACTGCTGGAGCTTGTTGTAGTGGTAGGACCCTCTGGCGGAAAATCACCACCAGATTCTCCAGCTTTAATCTCAAAAGCGGAGTCTAAACTGACTTCGTTAGCTTTATTCGAGGTTCTTGTTTTTCGTGACCTAGCCAAGGCAGTGACCCTCTAAAAGCTAGCTTATGTATTTGTGTTTATACCACTGTCTTCTGTTGTGAAGTAGTACAACCTGCCGTAGGCCTGCTGCCCTGTCGAACCTGTAATCCCGGTAACGCCTGTTACGCCAGTTACGCCTGTTGCGCCTGTTTGCCCTGTCGCGCCAGTTACTCCTGTAGAGCCAGTAGCGCCAGTTACGCCTGTTACGCCAGTAGCGCCTGTTTGCCCTGTAGCTCCTGTGACACCCGTTACACCAGTAGCGCCAGTTGCGCCTGTAACGCCAGTAGCTCCAGTAACACCTGTAACGCCAGTAGCGCCGGTAACCCCAGTGACACCCGTGACGCCTGTTGCGCCCGTAGCTCCAGTAACACCGGTAGCGCCAGTGACTCCTGTAGAGCCTGTAGCCCCAGTAACTCCTGTTACACCTGTGACACCCGTCAAACCGGTAGGCCCTACCTGCAGGTACATAACCTGGGTAGCTGTCAAAATAACCGAAGGTACTGCTGGTGCGTCCGCTTGACCGTAGCTTGAGCTAGTCGCCTCAGCTGGCGTGTGCTCTATGAACAAACCTACGTCAGTAGTTTTCCAATAAAGCTCTATAAAATCGTTGTCTGCTACTTTCAGTACGAAATTAACTGTGCCTATGTCTCTACCAGGTGAACTACCGTGCTCCTGACTTATAGTCCATTTGCTTGATGAATCTTCAAGTACCCCACCGTTTTTCCTTAGCCAAATTTCTATGTCTTCAAGTTGGTTATGCGTGTTAGTCAGCTGAGCTGAAAACGTTATGCTGTATACGCCCGCGTGCTGGAAAGTGACACGAGTATTTGAAATTATGCTAATGCCATTACTGTCTGGATCAGTGTTGTTGAAAGTTAATACGTATTCGTCTCCAGCTATGCTGGCTATTTGATCCTCAGTAGACCAAAACGAACCCCAATAACCCAGAGCCCCGCCAGCTCCTGTAACGCCTGTAGCTCCTGTAGACCCCGTTACGCCAGCAGGACCTGTAGCGCCAGTGACACCGGTTACACCTGTAGCACCTGTTACACCAGCACCTGTCTGACCTGTAACACCTGTTGTTCCCGTAGCTCCGGTTACGCCGGTTACACCTGTAGCACCTGTAACTCCTGTGACGCCAGTAGCTCCAGTGGCACCAGTTACACCTGTAGCGCCTGTAACACCTGTTACACCTGTGGCACCTTCAGGACCAGTAACGCCTGTAGAACCTGTTACACCAGTCGCGCCTGTAACGCCGGTTACACCAGTAGCTCCTGTAGCTCCAGTGACGCCAGTTGTGCCGGTTACACCTGTTGAACCTGTAGCCCCAGTTACACCAGTTACACCTGTAGAGCCTGTTACCCCTGTTTCTCCGGTAACACCGGTTGATCCAGTAGCCCCTTGAGGGCCTGTTACGCCTGTAACACCAGTCACTCCGGTAGTACCGGTTACGCCGGTTGCGCCTGTTACACCGGTCACACCTGCAGCGCCCACTGCACCGTCAAGGTTAACGGTCCAGCTGGCGTAGGTACCTAAGCCTACGAAAACATCTTTTTGGAAGGTAAGCAAACCTGTGCCAGCGTTGTAACCGACTACAGTAGCTTCCTGGTAGTTTGAAACATCGTAAGCAAGAACTATAGACTGACCTGCTGAGTAGGCTAGCCCTATGTCAACGCTTATTGTTTCGTTGGTGCCAGTGCCAAGCGTAAAACTCGTTGTGCTTGTAGTTTTATACTTATCTCCAGGCGTTCCGGTTTGACCTGTCACACCTGTAGCGCCAGTGACGCCAGTAATACCCGTTTGACCTGTGACACCTGTAACACCAGTAGCGCCTACCGCTCCAGTAATACCGGTAGCCCCTGTAACTCCTGTTACACCTTCAACGCCAGTCTGCCCAGTAATTCCTGTCGCGCCAGTGACCCCGGTAACACCAGTGACCCCGGTTACACCGGTTACACCAGTCGCGCCTGTAACGCCGGTAGGTCCTTCAACAGCGCCCATAACCGGGGTAAGAAAATTGCTAGCGTACGTTGAGCCGCTGTGAGCCATATGCAAAGACACAGCAGAACTAGACGCTGTTTTAGCGTATATTTTTAAGACTATTCTGTCAGTTAAAATAAACGGTATGTCTGACTGTTGTGTGTAGTCTGCTTTGTAAAGAGTATACGTATTAGCAGTTACTGCTGGGCTTGTTACTCTGAACAAAAAAGTTTCATTGTCGTTAACGTCTATTTTGTAAACGTCAAAATCTACATAAGTTGGCTGATCTCCTACAGCATCGACGTACAGATAAGAATTAAACCGCCAATTACCTGCAGGTATGACAGTAGAATTTGGTTGATTGAGCTCAGTAACAAAACCGTTTATTAGCTTTCTTGTTGTGTTATTTACAGATACCGTGTAGTCAAACTGAGCTGCCGTGTCAGGTCCAGCTGTAGCTAAGTTATACATATCCGCAAACGACGACGAAGAAGTAGGCCCAGTAATTTGCTCGCCAGAAGTTGGGTAAAAAGACGGCAATTTGCTAGAGGCTTTGACCTCAGCTGTCTCTTTTTGCAGTTTGTCGGTTTTCTTTGATCTAGCCAAGGCTCACACCCTCATCAAGGGTTATCGACCAGGACGATGTCGCTCTCTAATGTGCTTAGGAAGTACATTCTTCCAAAAGCCGCAGCTCCTGTTGTGCCAGTAACGCCTGTGGCTCCTGTTACACCAGTTTCGCCTGTGACACCGGTAGCGCCTGTAACGCCAGTAGCGCCAGTAACACCTGTGACCCCAGTAGCGCCGGTTACGCCAGTTACGCCTGTGACGCCAGTAGCGCCTGTGGCTCCAGTTACGCCAGTAGCGCCAGTGACACCCGTAACGCCGGTAGCGCCCGTGATACCTGTAGAGCCGGTTGCGCCCGTCGCGCCTGTGATACCAGTAGCACCTGTTTGTCCTGTAATACCTGTTGCGCCAGTTACACCTGTTTCGCCAGTAACTCCTGTAGCGCCTGTGACTCCTGTTTCTCCAGTAACTCCTGTCACGCCCGTAGCGCCCGTAGCGCCTGTGATACCAGTAGCGCCAGTGACGCCTGTTTCACCCGTTACACCGGTTTCGCCAGTAACACCAGTTACGCCTGTAGCTCCTGTTGCACCTGTAATGCCTGTCGCGCCAGTTACGCCTGTAGGCCCTGTAGCTCCAGTATCGCCTGTAACACCGGTTGCTCCGGTAACACCAGTTTCTCCAGTTACACCAGTAACACCAGTAGACCCGGTAGCGCCTGTAGCCCCTGTATCACCTGTGATACCTGTGGCTCCTGTTACGCCTGTCTCTCCTGTTGCTCCGGTTACGCCAGTGGCTCCTGTAGCGCCCGTGACACCGGTTACGCCAGTAGCACCAGTTACACCAGTAGCTCCTGTTGCGCCAGTTGCGCCAGTAACACCTGTTGCGCCAGTAACACCAGTGACGCCTGTTTCGCCAGTAGCGCCTGTTACACCTGTGACACCGGTAGCTCCTGTTGCACCAGTGACACCAGTTGTACCGGTTACGCCAATAGGTCCAGTAATGCCCGTGACGCCGGTAGCTCCGGTTACGCCTGTAGCGCCCGTTGCCCCGGTTGCGCCGGTGATACCAGTAACTCCGGTAACGCCTGTGACGCCTGTTTCGCCGGTAACGCCTGTAACGCCGGTCTCACCCGTTACGCCAGTGACACCTGTGGCACCGGTTTGACCTGTTACACCAGTGGCTCCGGTGGCTCCGGTAGCGCCAGTGACGCCTGTCTGACCGGTGACGCCCGTCGCGCCTGTGACACCTGTTGCGCCCGTAGCTCCAGTAACACCGGTAGCGCCAGTGACGCCAGTAACCCCAGTATTGCCAGTAGGACCTGTTGCACCTGTAGCCCCTGTCTGCCCCGTTGCACCGGTAGCCCCAGTTACACCTGTGACTCCGGTAGCGCCAGTGGCACCAGTGATGCCAGTAGCGCCTGTTACGCCAGTTGCGCCAGTCTGACCTGTAGCTCCAGTCGGACCAGCCACATTCAAAGAGCTGACAACGTCAGAGATCGTGGCCTTGCCAGCAGGCCCGCCGTCGGGAGATATGGCTAAATAATCGGTCGGCTCAGGCGTGCGATTATTTAGCTGATCTATTCTCTTGTTGTTTGACGGATCTGGCATCTACGCGTCCTCTATGAAAACAACACGGGATAGCTAGTCCCGTGTTGCCTCGGGAACAACGAGTTTGTTAGAGAATTCCTTGTTCTTTCCCGTAAGACTCAAGGGCGGTCTGCACCTGAACCAGCGCCTGGGCAAAGTCAGGCCTGGACGGGACCAAAGCCCACAGGTCGGGAATGAAGATGTTCTTGCGACCACCTGGGTAAACTTCCCAGTTGCCGTCAGCGTCTTTACGGGCTGGCAGCATGAAGGCTTCAGCAGCCAGAGGTCGAGTGATGCCGTCGCCCTCGAATACAAGGCGCTCAACCACCCACTTGTCGTAGACTTTGGCTGGTACGGCTGGAATTTCTACAGGTGCTGTCGCTTCAATATCTGGCATGGCTAGCTCCTTATACCTCTATTTGAATATACCTGAGAAATCACTCCGAAGGTAGGGCAAGTGTATGCTCTACCTCTATCGGATAAACCACAAAAGGATGAGCTATCGCCACAAACGGTTGTAAAGTCTCAACGTTAAGACTCACTTCTTCCGACATGTCAAACTCCTTGCTGCCCTTGTTGAGGGGCTTGAGTGTTGCCTGCACCAAAATACCTAGCCATCGGTGACGCTAAAGCGGCTGCACCGCCAGCGATAGCTAACAACGGCATAAAGCTGCCGCCGCTGTCCTCATCATCTTCCTCATCTTCGTCTCCACCTGCAAGGCTACTAAACAAACCGATAGCCCCAAGGCTTAAACCACCTAGGGTCAGAGTCTTCTCCCAAGGCTGCATCTTGCCCCATACTTCATTAGTAAGCTTTGACCACAGTCCTGGGTTTTGCTCAAGACCACCGTTGGACTGCTGGTTCAAAGACGTGGCGATGTTGCGCTTGCTGTCGGCGGCAAGAACGTCGGCAGCAGAGTTGTCCTTGTACTGGCTGGTAGGCACAGGCTGCAGCGTGTTTGGATCAATCTTGTATCCTTCCGTGGCGTTGGTGGTCTCTACAGCTTTGCCTTGGAACAAACCGTCGATCATTTTCTTGGCCGCTGTGGGGTCAGCCCCCATCTTGAGGTCCAGGTCTGCCTTGGTAATCTTTCCAGACTTCATAAGCGACAGCATGGCGTTGCTGTAGCTATGTCTGTTAGCCGTCTCTTGCATCTGAGCTGCTCTGGCTATAGCCTGCTCACCTTCAGGTGTGACTATACCTTTCAGTCGGTCAGACATGGCTTTCTGAGCGGACTGAGCCACGGAAGGAAGCTCTTGCTCCATCGGAGCGATTACCTTCTTGTACTGGGTGTCCTGGTACTTGGTCAGGAAGGGTATAGCTTTCTCAGTCGCCTGCCTTGATACTGCCTCGTAGTTGGTAAGCGCGTCCGTGTAGCTCTTGTTTACTGCCTTGATCTTTGACGGATCAGTTTCCTTGGCCGAAGCCTGCATGGCTTGGAAAGAATCAGAAAGCGCCTTATTGGCTGACACCAGATTGTTCGAGCTGCTGTTGAAAGCCTCGAACTCATCCAGGCTGCTACCAAACTGCTCACGGACCTGGCCGTTCAACTTGATGCGTGCAGCGTCTCTGGCTACTGGGTCAGCGATAGAGTTGAGCTGGGCAGCCTGCGCAGACAGCTCAGCCATTTGAGGGTTCTCCCTCAGTATGGCGTCGGAGTTTATAGCCGCCATGTGGGATGGGAAGCCTTGAGGCAACTTATTGAAGCTCTCGACCGACAAAGGCTGGTTAGCGTTCAGTACGGCGTTGGGGGATATGGCGTCAGCCCCAACAACGGCGTCCTGAATTGGACCTACGTTGTTTTCTTTGAGCCTGTCAAAGTTGGTGAGGTTCACATCCTTGTCGGTGGCATAGGGATTCAAGTCGTTGGCGATGGTGTCGCGGTTTTTGTAGATGTCCTTACCGCCCATGTACGCCATGATGCCAGAAGGAATCATGCCTGGAGCCGCAGCAGCCAGACCTGGCAAACCCTTGGTCAGCAGGGCTTTGGCTGGATCGTAAACAAGGCCCTTGCCGCCGTAATACGAAGTGGCCGCTAGGTTGGCAATGGTATTGGCTGAATCCTCGCCAACAATCGGTGTCAGCGCCTCTCTACCCAAACCAACCTGCGTATTGAAAGTACCTATACCCTGGGCCAAGCCACCCGCCATTTCGCCAATAGCCGCTGGAGCCTTGGCCGCGCCTTGGGCCGTAGCTGCCACGGCTCGGGGGGCGAGGTTGGACCACGTTCTGGTAGCTGGGTTGTTGAGCAGGTTGGCCCTAGTGGCCATATTTCTTGTCAATGCGGCTGTGCCAGCCCTGCCAACTGTTCTCAAGCCAGCCCCAGCCAGACCGCCTGCCAGCATACCTGCGTTTGAGTTGATCATGTCCCAACCGGTGCCAGCTATGTCGCCAGCGTAGCCGAGGGCACCGCGATTGGCGTAATGCTCCTCTAGCTTCTGTATCTCCTTAAGCGCATTGGCGTCACCAGAGCGAGCACGCAGCTTCAGCTCCTCTGGAACGGTGCCAGCCAACCTGTTGAGGGTGGCTTCGTCCAGGCCTGTCCACCTTTTTGCAAAGGCGTTTATGTCTCTAGATTTCTGTTCTGCATCTAACTGCTGTTGAGTTATAGATTGTACTTGTCTCTGTCTGGAGTCTACGTCAGCAGTAGTCTGAATACGGTTCTGCAAATAAGCCTCTGCTAACTGCTTTTGCTGAGGATCAGCAGCGCTGGTGTTGCCCTTTATAGCGTCAACCCAGCTGAAGGGTGCGCCTTCATAAGCCTGTTCCTGGGCGAACTGGTTAAACCTTTGGGCGTCTCTGTTTATGACGTCCTGAATCATCTCAGCAGACAAGGGGTTGTTTGGGTTCTTAAGAGTGTTTCTGTCGGATAGATCTGCCACAGGCGCTATCGCGTTAAACCTGGCTATCTGGTCTACGGAGGCGTCTTGAGGATTAACCAGGCGAGAGTTGATGCCGTGCATCGCCAGGTTGTCTTGGCTCATTACCTGCTGACGCAGGCTGTCCTTCATATTGACAAAGCCAGGAAGAGCAGAAAAGTCTGGAGCGGCTACTTGAGGCTTTTGGCCTAGAGCATTACCAGTGTTTGTGTCGATACGCCCAGCCATTGGGTTGCCTACCTGACCAGCCAGTCCTTTGGGTTGAGCAGGCATGGGGGTAGGAACGGTCGGCGTGGTGTCTGGCTTCTTGGGCGCAAACGCGTCCATCATATTCTTCAGATCTGGCGACGGCCCTTCAGCCAGCTTTCTCAGGAACGCCATCTTCGGGGCTGGCTGCTGCTGGCCCAGTTGCTGGGCTTTCTGCTGCACAGCTTGCTGGGAATTAGCCCCGTACTGCTGCGAAGCAGGAATCAGGGGGTTCTGCTGAACAGGCTTGATGTTTGCAGTTGGTCGGTTGGGATTTATGGCAGAAGGCAACGGAACCTTGGGTTTGTTGATGCGGTTGGCCAGGAGATTGGCAGCCTTGTCAAGAAGCTCTGCGCCTGCCTCTTGACCCACAGAGGCTTCCTTCTTTTCTTCCTTTTCTTCTGGAAGGTTCTTCATGTCTTTGGTGTGCGCAGCCCACCTCTTCGCCATCTCTGGGTCGTTTGCAAACATCCAACGCATCTGTTTCTTTGATTTGAAAGGCATTGTTTTTACCCGTATAAACAAGTGCTCGTGCCAGGAACAACATATCGCGGTCTAACAAGCCTATAAGAACGTTGCAGCCGTTACAGAGTAAGCCTCTAACTGCGCCTGTCTTATGGCAATGATCAACAACCTGTATTGGCTTGGGGCAAAGCTTACACTTTCCGCGCTGTTTATTGTACATCGAATCGAAGTCTTGTTGCGATAGCTTATACTTCTGCATCCTGCGCCTTTGAGTCAGATCAGGTACGCACTCTTTGCACCACAGCTGTCGCACAGACGCTGGGTCGAAGAGCTTGGAGCAGTGCTGACAGCGCTTTTGTTTCTTCTTGGTCCTGTTGCCTTTGGTGCCGTTCATAGACAAAGCCTTGGTCAAGCAACGACTGTTGCCGCAGGTTTTGCGAACCACCCTAACGCTTCCGTCTTTGTTCTTTATGACCTTTGCAGGCCTTTTACAGAACAAGCACTTGGTTGAAGGCACAAGATAAGCCTCAAAAAGAAGAATGTTTTTTGAGGTGGGCTTTCGCTTTCTTTATTATTAATTGAAAGTAAGTTATAGTGTTATCTATGTCATGGTTATACATAGAGTAATTAAATAAATGACCTATAACAAAGTGACATCTGGAACACAGAGCTACAAGATTGCTCTCGTCTAGCTCCAGCTCTGGGTATTCGTGGAATGGTTTTTTGTGGTGCGCTTCCAGGTCTTTGTCCGTGTTACACACGGCACAGCGCTTGTTGGCTAGAAATGAGTTTCTCAGGGGATACCAGGCTGAGCTGCGCTTACCGCCCTGTACTTGAAACTCAGCAGGTTTAACGAATAGAGACTTTACCCAGCAGGTGAGCTTTTCAAACATGATGTGACCTCACCTGTCAAACTGGGTATACGCCACCTACATCCTTTCTGACAATATCGTCTGGATCCACGTCTGCGTTCCAGTAAACCTCTATGAGGTCAACACCAGTACCGCCTTCAGGAGCGTAAAACCTGTGCCACACCTTAGGGGGAACTACAAGCCGTTCACCTGTCTCAATTATGACTGTGTGAACTATGTCTGTAAAATTGTTCTTACTTGGTTCAGAGCTGTAGAAATGGACGTACAACTCGCCTCGCACTGCGTAGAACAAGTTAAACTTATTCTGGTGGCAATGACAAGACGAGTAGCCGCCTGGCTCTATGAAAGCGTGATGCAGTTCGAAATTGGCATTATGAAAAACTGGGAAGTTAGTACCCCAGGCTTTTTCCATAGCCTTTATTACATCTGTGCTGATCACGCGCAAACCCTCAGCGCATGTTATCCTGTATGGAATACTTCAGCTGTATATCATAGTCGGGTTCAGAGTCCTTAAACAACTTGAGATTAATAAGAATTTGCTTTTTGCTCGTTCTTGATATCACGTCGTAATGCTCGTGCTCTGTTTCCATGAGCGCAGCTTTTAGACACTGCTTTAAGCACTTCATGGCCTGCGGAGCTTCAAGCTGATGAAAGCTTGGTCTACTGACCAAAGCATCAACTCTGTCTGCAGCAACCATGACGGCTCTTTCGACGATCTTCTCTTTTTGATTTTCTGTCATCATGACTACCTCGTGATAGGTACTGAGGTATCAACTTGACGGTATACAACTGGACCACCTTTTTTCTCAGCGTCAGTTATAACCACGGAGCCTGTTTTATTATTGCTATTATCTACAGCATTAACCAGAACAACTCGGCTGTAGTCGGCCATTTGCAGAGCTAAGCCGTTGTCCAGAAAAGTCATGGTTACTGGGGGGTTGCTGAGCAGCTGCTGCTTGCAGAAGGCAACAAACTCTTGAATAGGTTTGGCTTTCTGCTTCTTCACTGTCTCCTTCATGCCAGCCAGATACTTGGTCATCATCGAGTCGAAAAGATCAAGGTCTTCGTTAGTCGTGATGCCGAAGCCCTGAGACTTGAGGGCTTGCATTTCTTCAGGAGTCATTGCTGTCCTTTCTCTAGCTGGGCTAGAAAGTTGTCGTAATCCTCTCGCGTGTCGATCCCAAGAGACCGCCCCACAGAACTTATAACCGCGATGTCCAGGCCGTCGTCCAGCCACCTGAGCTGTTCCAGCCTCTGGCTTTTCTCTCTTTCTGATTGAGGCATACTGGCAAAGGTGAGGAGTCCATCCTTGGTGTAGCCGTAAACGCCGACGTGACGCTCCAAAAACAGGTCAGAAACTCCTTCCTTCAAAATATGTCTGCTGAAAGTAACAGCGTACTTTCCGCAAGAGTCTATGTAAACCTTGACTACGTTTTCGTTATCCTCGTCTTCTTTGTCAAGCTCGACACACAAAGTAACAAGTTTGCAATCGTGGTTCTCCAAAAACGAGAAAAGGTTATCTATATCAACAGGGTCAATAAACGGCTCGTCAGCCTGGACGTTTACGACCCTTTTGACGTTCAGACCCTTGACCACCTCGCAAGCCCTGTCCGTGCCGCTGTTGTGCTGTCTTGACGTTAAGACACAGTTGGCTTCGAACTCCTTGCAGGCGTCCACGACCTCCTGGGAGTCCGTGGCGACGACAACCATGTCCTTTTCTTTGCTCTTAACCGCTTGTTCGTAAACGTGCTGCAGCAAATACTTGCCGCTTTCCTTGAGCAGCACCTTACCTGGCAGCCTGGTTGAATCCAAGCGAGCTGGAATGATGATGACGTTTTCGCCGTTCATCGCTTTTCTTTCCTAAGCAATATAAGTTGATCTATTGTGTCTTCCCAGAACTTTGGAAAGTCTTCTTTGTGCTTGGCTACTAACTTGTGGCTAGCATTTTTCATTGAGTGAATAACGCCTGGATCGTTGTTGATCAGCTTAAAGGTCTCAACAATTTTCCTGTGGTTGTGCTCTACATAAGTCACACCAAGCTCGGTTTGCTTGGTGTCACATGGAATCAAGATACCATTTACCCTGTCAGATATAAACTCATTCATGGGGCAGTGATTATAAGTAATCACTGGCGTGCCTACAGTCATAGCCTCCAGTCCGACATACCCAAAGCTTTCAAGCTGTGACGGCCAGAAGACGGCGTCGCACAGAGAGTAAGCCAACGGACCCTCGGACCAGCCAGTCGTATCGTCGATAAGCGATAAAGCGTTACCGCCTGAAAACGTCTTCTCATGCTTTTTGAGGTTTACCTTGACCTGGCTCGCCACCTTCGACGAGTAAAGGAAATCAAGGTCGATGTTTGGGCAGGCTTCAAGGGCTTCGTTCAGGGCATCAAAAAGCTTGTTGTAGTCAACGCGTTTGATCTGGTATCCAGGGCAGGCCGTGATAATTCGCAGCTTTTCAGAGTTGATACGCTCGTTGTTGGTTATCGACCAGTTTGAATCGTAGTAAACGTAGTTGATGTTTGTCAGGTTCCAATAGGTGTTGAAATACTCTAACTGCACCTTCGAGGGGCATACCAGAAAGTCACACGGCTTTACGGCAGCAACTGTTTCAGAATCTATGCTGTCCCAGGTTATCGACGAGGCGCACGATATGCCCCTCTTCTTTACCAGCTTTATTTCCTTAGACGTCGGATAGCTAAAGAAAAGAACAACCTGGCACTCGTCCAGCCAAGAAGCAAAGTCAACGTCGTTAGACGCCTGGACAAAGTCGTCCCAGTAAGCGTGCAGGTTTGCTCTGTTTGTTTTGGTTGCTTTGTCGAAGAACAGAACGCCGTAACCTAAGTCTCTTATCACTTCTGCTGTTTTTAAGGCAGCGTATGTGGAGTCGTGACGAGTGTAGTTAAGTACTATGCCTACTCGCATGGGGCACCTCGTCAGTTATGCACATAAAGGTAACTGTCTACCTTAGCGTGCCTCCCTTCTGCCGTCTTATGTAACTTGTGAATGAAACTCCAATCGCCAGCAAAAGTAAAGTCAGTCCACTGTACCGCACTGATGAGTGCTTTTGAAGCCATCCAACAACCAACGTCAATTTTACCACGACGCATTTCTGTTTTCATAGGCTGCCATAATTTATGGCTGTGTACCATATTGCAGTAAACAAATTCTGTGTTGTCTTTCTGCATTTGATATAACATGCTTTCAAAGTAGTTTGGTGTGTACCAGCAGTCGCCGTTGGTCGTACACAGCATGTCGCAGCCGTTGTCTATAAGAAACTGAAAGCCTGTGTAACGCCTTTCATGTCCAAACTTGTTTTGACGCGATGGCGTTTCCTGGAAAATAAACCTAGCGTCTGAACCGACTACAGCCTTGAAAGCCTGCCTGACTTCATTGCTGGCTGGTCCGTCATGGGATACGAGGATGAGGAAGTTTTTCCAAGTCTGCGTTTTTAGAGAACACAACAAAGCCTGCAAACAATCTGTCTGATTGTATGTCGCTACTACCATTCCAACTTTGTGATTGTTAGCAAGGCTTTTAAGCTTCCAATAACGCATCACTTATCCTTCTTGAGTCGGTAAGAGCCTCTGTCTTTACCGTTCGGGTTTCTTGTGACACTTCTGTAGTGCCATACGAAAGACGAAGGACAGATGGCGATGGTCCTACCCATCTTCAACCATCTGCCCTGCAGCTCATCTTCGTTTTTTGTCATTTTGTGCTTTGGATTAAAGACACACTCAGAGTTGTAAGCGCCGCTAAACCATGTGTCGGTTTTAGCGGCCAGGCAGAAGCCGTTCACCGTAGTGAACCAAAGCTCCTGCCCGTGCTTACTCTCTACAAACTTCTGAACAGAATCCAGGTAACCGAGGTCATCAGTTATCTTGTAACCCTTCATTATCCTGGCTATCTGTTGTCTCGGTTTGTGACCTGGAGCGTTTGTTGCGGGACCGACGAGATCGGCGCGACCCTCTAGCAGAGCCTTCGTCAGCGGTCTGCTCCAACCCTGTGGGAACATCACGTCGCTGTTCGTCGCCACCGTTATCGGTATGTTCAGCTGTCGGGCTTTCGACAACCCCCAGTTCCAGCTTCTGGTCAGGTTCCTGTCGTTCTTCGGGAACCGGTGCAGGATCAGCCTGTTCGATGGAAACTTCTGCCAGATCTCCTCCCTCCACTCGGGGCTGGCATCGTCTACCACCATCACAAGGCTGTCCGGTGTATTCGCAAGCGCTGTCTCCACAGCCTTCAGCGCATACCCCAGGTGGTTGTACGTGGGTATCACTATGGCTATCTTCGGCACGAAAGTTTTGCGGCTCGGCTGGCACCTCCACAGGCTGAGGCGCTGGCGTTGTCTCTACAACAGGCTCAGGAGGCAGCTCTGGAGCAGGCGTGGACTGAGGAACGACAACCTCAGGCACGGGCTCAGGCTCGACTGGATTCTCTGAGAGCGACACTTTGACAAACTGGACAGAAAGACCGCTTTCGGCGTAGCTGTCCGCAGGCTCCAGAACTTCAACCTTGAGATTGCCCCTGGACTTCAGGTCATTCTCGACCAGGAAAGCGCAACCCTTGGTGAAGTCGCCAGGATAGTAATCATCGAGAAGGATGATGGTTTTGCTGTGAGCCAACTTGAGCGCGTGCTCGAAGTCTGACTGCACTGTGCCCAGCGAGTGACCGCCGTCCACGAAGATGATGTCCATCTTGGGAAGGCTGGGAACCTGTGCTGGCAGCGTCTTCTTGCTGTCACCCTTGAACAACTTGACGATGCGAGCCTTGGTCTTGGCTCTCAGGTACTTCATGACCTCGTCTTGCGACTTGGCCATAGTCTTCTTGCCTATCTCAGCAGTGTTTACTTCTGGAGTCATCTGCTCGAACATGTCGAAGCCGTAGTACTCGACGAAGATGCGGCCGTTTCTGGCGGCTCGCTCAATCATCTGCCTTCCGTGAGCTGCGTCGAACACGCCAATTTCGAGAATACGAAAAGGCTTATGCTTCTTTGAGTTTCCAGAAGCTACGTCAACGGCTTGAATAAGATGCTGATACCTAAGAGTCATAACGACCTCCGATTGAAGATAAAGTAATTTACTACTGCTCCTCTATACGCGCAAGTCTTTATCTATCTACAGACTTGCGTACGTAAGTGCTAGTATCTTTAGGCGCTGGTAGTTTGGGTAATTTAAGCTCTGAGCAGATACGCAGGTAATCCTCAGAGGCGTCGCATGATCCCAGGAAAGGAGAGAGGGTCATTACGGTGATGCCCAGTTTGCGCAGCTCCTGTCTGGCAGACGCTGTGTAATCCCTGTACTCAGAGTAAACGTCTTTAGGTGCCAGACCGTGGAACTTCACGTGTTGGTCGTGGCCGTGGTGATCGCCACCCACGTCGGTCATGTCCACGCCTACCAAAATTATGTTCTTAGCCCCCATTACAGCAGCCATGTTCATGGCGGTCTGCTGGACGCCTCTGCCGATAAAGAGGTGGTCCTCTTTGGGCTTTGTGAATATGGAGAAGTCCCTATCGACAGTTTTGAATATGTAATACTCGGGGTCATCTAAGGACTTGTTTACGAACTCACCCTTCTGTTTGACTATCCAGCAGGTTTTGTTTTTTGTTTTGGTCTGCTCGTATTCGACGACCAGCTCTGGATGAACAGATATGGAGTAAACCGTAGGCAGGTGTTTCCACGCCTGGTTCAAGCCTATGGTGACTTTGTTGCTTAGATAATTTTTATCAAAGACTCTTAGGCTCGGACCAGTTCCGACTATGTAGATGTCTTCGCCTTTGTGCCTTCCAGAAAGAAGGTTAATGCGCATCGGACTCAACGCCGCCCAGGAAGCTGTTTTCAGTATCGAATGGCCGTGTCTTGCGCTTGGACTTGCTGACAAAGCCAAGAATAACGCTGTCAGAAAGCATGTCGTCTATAGCCAGCACACAGTCCATTTTTTCAATCAGCACAGATTGGCACAGCCCTAGCCACCAATCTCCTGCCTCTACTGTTAGATGCGCGTTGATTCCGTTCTCCAGGGTCCTTTTTGCCGACCTTGTCGCTATGGCTAGGAAAACGTAGTCTGGTGCTTTGCTTGAAACTTTTCTCAAGAACTGAACGCACTGGTTGACCGTCATGTGCTCAAGAACGTCAGCGCTGAACACAGCCTGGAAATTTTGATTCCACGGATCAGCCGCGAAAGCTTCAACATAGGGATCATAAGGTATGGCATTGAAACCGTAATTGGCTATGCCGCCGTTGCTGCCGCACCCGAAGTCTAGAGTTATTACTTTTTCCTTGTCTACGCCTAGAAGCCAGTCAAAGTATTTAAGGTAACTTTTAAAGGTATCGTTACCAAAAGCGTTAACCTGGTGAAGTTTTCTATTCCAGTCAGGAAGCTTTTCTAGAAGTTTTTTGCTTTCTGGATTCTGCATGTCACACCGATTCTTGAGAAGGAACAAGCATATTGAAATGTTTGTCACAATACCACTTGTGTACCACTTCCTGGCAGTCTTCTCCCGTCTCGCTGGAGAATGACGCGTTTATACGGAGGTGGTGAGTGCCGTTTTTCCTGCACCCTTTAAACTCGCAACGCTGCACAGCTGTGCAGAAAGAGGCGCTATCCGCAGCAGTTAATTTTGATGGCATTGAAGGTCTCCCGTCTGTCCGACAAAAGTTTGACAGACAATCTTCCTGTGTCTTCAATAAGCTCTATGTCAGCCTGACAGTCTTCTGCCATGTAGCTTGATTGTACTAGGTCTATGCCTCTGGATAGAAGATCAACAACCTTTTGCAAGTCATCAACGGATTCGATAGTCAATTCAACTTTTATCATTTCATAATCCCCAGCTTGCGTCCATGCGTTCCCTTGTTGTGCTCAAAAAAGGGATGAAGAGGGCTATGAGGAACAACATCAGCATGACCGCTAGCGTCAGTAGCTAAGTCTATAGCTTTAAGATTAGGCATCGATTCTCCAGTAACCTGCAGAATGTAGCCGTCGTCCCAACGGGGAAGCTTTCTGAATGTGCCGTTCTGGAGGGAGTCGTAGGTATTTTGCACCAGCGTCAAACCACGCTTGGCTGTGAATCCGATAATGCCTGTTTCCCAGACTTTGCGCTTTGGTCCTTTAAGAAAAAAGACATCGTTTTTATTGAACCAACTAGCCGCATCAGAGTCGGAGACTTTTTTCTTGAAGATGACGTCTGAATCTAGCCAGATAACATGAGTGTAGCCGAGATAGCTGGCCTGCATAAAACTTCTTATAGCCAGGAACTTCCTAAACCATCTGATGGCGTGCTTGCAGAACCAAGAGCCTGGGCAGCCTGGCTTGTGTCGCTTGTCTTTTGGATCGTCAGGCTTGGGGCATGAGCATGGTCCGGTCCAGGCTCCTCCAAACTCCTTGTGTATTATGTCCTTGTTTTTACTGATAAAGCTGTGCAGGTCAGGACTGTCAGAAGGGTCTGGCAGCATTACGACGGCTTCAGGCTTGGACGACTTAAAACCAGAAAGCCTCTCTCCCGCGACGAACAGTTTGCCACAGGAGTCTGTGCTCTCGTAAGTCTCTACCAGAGATTTACCAGTAGCCTGGTACAGGTCGTCTGAGAACGATGTGATCCAAGCTACACTCATTTCGCAAACTCCAAATACTTCTTGTAATGTGGGTGCAGTCCGTTTGAAATGCGCTTGTCGCCAGTGGGTTTGCCCCACCTTGCCAGAGCTTCTTCCAGGTCTGCCTTTGTGACGGCTCCGTCAACCAAGGCTTCTTTCAGCTCCCTCTCCCACAGGTATGCAAGCGGGTGATTCGGCTTGTACCAAGGCTGTTCTGGTTCCTTGGTGTAATGCAGAAGCCTGGTCTCCAGGCTGTAAACATTGAGGTTGTTCCAGTGCGTTGGCAGTTGCAAAGGAGGCTGCCTCAACCAGTCGAGATGCATGAACTTGGTGTAGTCGTGGCCTTTGCGCAGCATTGTCCATAAGCGCTCAGGCTGCCAGTCAGCGCAGGCACCGCAGTTTATAAGCATCACAGAAGACTGCGGCCACGGTTTCTTACTGAACTTGTCTGGCTGGTAGGTGCAAGCTGCTTCCCTGTCTGAGCTGAGCAGCTGACGGCCGTAAGACAGAAGCTCGGCAACGTCCTTGAACACGAGCATGTCCGCGTCGAGGTAAACGCCAAGTCCCTGATAGTCCTGCTTGGAAGGGATCATGAACCTGCGAAGGCTGAAGCCTGTGCCCTGGTGCAGCCCTGAAGGAACAGTCCAACCTTCGCCAATCATTGAGGTAATGCTTACATTGCAAGTGGCTCTACGTCGAATAGAGTAAGCTAGGACCTTTTCAGGAACCTTGGTTTTCTCTTCGGTACCTATGTAGAAATTAATCGTATCAAGCATCACAACGTATCCTTGTTAATCTGACACCCTGACGACGAACAGTTTTATCTATCTCTTTAAACTGCACATCAAAACTTTTACGACCGTTGGTCAAAGCTGTCAAGTCAGAGAACTGACTGTCGTAAGAAGAGCCACCGTCTATGCCTATCAGAGTTATGTCTTTAACACCGCAAGCGCACAGAAGATTGACAACAGCAACACTGGAAAAATATCGCACGTATATGGAGCGACCAAGCTCAGGCTTTCGGCCTAGATGCTTGGAGCGGCTGGATACATATGCTGTGATTCTTTTAGTTTTTACGAGATGCTTGAATAGGTCGTGGTGGGGTTTGGTTGCTATCTCTGCAAGCTTATCCACAGAAAAGGCTGGGTCTGGAGTATTTTTGTCGTGCAGAAAATAAGGTGATACCAAACTTGTCGTACAAGACATCAAACAATCCGATATCTTGTCGAACACATCCAGATCAGCCACATGCACGTAGTCAACGCCAGGCACTTTAGTCACAGCGTGGTTCAGCGCGATTGAGTGGTACTTGCTGAGGTCCAGAGACGCCAGCTTGGCAAACGACGGGCCTTTACCAATGACCAGCCAGGGCTTTGTTTTAGCCTTGGCAGTAACGCTGGCTATAAACCCTGGAACGGAAGGCATCAGCCACCGCCATACTGCTGCTGTAACACCATGTTGCCGCCAGCCGTCTGCGCCTGCTGACGTATGTTCTCGATGGTTTGCTTGACGGCAGCGTGCAGAGTCGGGTCCTGGCTCTTCAACTTGGTCATCTCGGACTGCCTTTGCGACTCAGGCATACCGAGCAGCTGGGAAGCGATGGCCTCGGCCTTGGCCTGCAACTCCTGCGGCGTGATCTTCTGGTTGGGCGAGGTCGGAGCCGTGAGCGACGCCATCTGAGCCGCCGCGTCCATGGGACCGGCTGGAGGCTGGTTGGGAGGAGTGGCACCGCCTCCAGCTGCGGGTGCGGGAGCACCTCCTGGAGCGGGTGCGCCACCAGGAGCAGCCCCAGGCGGTGGTTGCGGAGGGGCGGCGAGCTGGTCCATGACGGCAGCTGTTTCCATCTCCTCCTGAATCTTCGCCTGCTCTTCCTGCTTGAAACGCTCCTCGTCCATGAGCTGACGGGTTTCCTGCTTGAAGTCCAGACCCATACCACGCAGAGCCGTGGTCTGGCTGATCTGCTGGCCCTGCATCAGCTGCAGCTTGGCCATGATGTTGTTCATGTCGTCGGTCAAAGTTGGCGGCAGCAGCTTGGCTGTAGCCGGTTCCCAGCCCATGCCGTCAGCTGTTCTCTTGACCACAAACGTCAGGAAATCGTTCATGAAGTGCGTCAGGTAGGTCCAGCTGGACTGGAACAACCGAATGGCGGGCAACATAGCTTGAAGGCTGAGCGTGCCGTTGTACAACTCGGCAGGCATACCAAAGCCGTTAAGCAGCGTGGTGATACCCTGCTGCAGAAGCTCGGTAGGGGCTAGCTGGTTGGCCTCACCACCCAGCATCTGGTACTGAATCGGATGACTCAGGAAGTTCCAAGCCGCAGGGTCACGGCGGCGCTTGCGCAGCATTCCGCGAACCTCGGCGGCAAAACCGCCCATGTCCAGGTTCATCAACGGATCGCCAGCTTCTGGATTGGACGAGGCGCTGGGAGCTGGGTGGATCACCCTGAACGGAACGACATAGTCCAGCGCGATAGCTTCATTGTATCTGTGCAATACTTGGCAATACCAAGCTTGCCTGAAATTCACCAGAGTCCTAGATATGCCCCAACCGCGTGAACGCACACCTGAAAGCGTAGGCTCATGCATATGGAAAATAACATCTTTATCGAATAACAGATACCCATTTGAATTTACGGCCTCCACCACTTCCCAAGGTACGGCTGGAAGAACCTGCGGATCGCCTCTGCGAATCTGCAGCCTGTAATCTTCTGGAATGCGCCAGATGTAGTCCCTGTGGTCCGTGATAAGGTCGTAACGGATCTCCATCTCGTAGGGAGACCAGCGCTTGATGGTGACTTGATTCTCGTCAGTCAGCCTGCGGTCAACCCTGTTCCACTTACCGCTATAGTGGCAGTTGGGGTTGGGGCACCTGGCTATGAACTCCGGTATCTTCCACTGAAAGCCAAAGACAGGGTTGCGCATGACCTCAGTCAGAGGCACATCAAAGAAGCATTTGGGGCAGGAGAGGTAGCGCCTGAAAGGAAGAACCAGGCTGGTAAAACTGTTGCCGTAGCAGAGAAAGTCCAAACCTACTGAGTGCAGAATGTGCTTAACTTTTAGAATATCGTTCAAAAACGTGTAGTACTTCTGCCGCTCGTCGTCGCCAAGGTTATCGCCGTTGACGCCCTGTATCTCGATATCCGTGATGAAGTAAGAGACGACCCTACGGGCAGCTTCCCGAATCATCGAGTTGGTGTGGAAAGTAAACTCGCAGAAGCGTAGTGCGTCACGGATGTTTTCAGGCATCACCGTAGACGCGTAATCCATGAAGGGGTCAGGAAACGGTTCCTCACCCCTGTTCAGGGACCAGTTCTTACCAATAGTGCTGTCAAACAAATCGCCAGCAGCCATGCTACTCAGCCTCGGCGTTTAATAGTTTCACCGACACTACGTCAGATAGCGTCTTAGTTAGATGCGATTCAAGATTAGAGCACGCCACCGAAGCCACCTTCGAGGCTTTCATAGGTGTCGTCGGCTTTTCCGTCTGAGGGACTGGGCTCGTAGGCGTCAGGCCCTCTTGTATTACCGCTCTCTTCTCCATCGCTACTTTCCCCTTTAGCTGAGTTTACTATACCAAGTTCCTTCATCATAGCTGAATCTAACGACTTAGCTCCAGCTATCGGAACTATACAAAGTTCATACGGCTCGCAATCAAACTTGATTGGAAAGCCTTTGATCGACGGATCGAGCAGGTACAGGTTGTTCTCACCCTCAATGTAAACACCTACTGGTTTCTTCTGCTCGCCTGATCGCATGTTGCAATAAGGATAAAACTCAGCTGATCCACCAAATCTCTTGTCTGTGACGAAAATGATCTGGTCTCTTAGCGTTAAGACTTTGTGGTACTTGAACGAGATAGACCCAAGACCAGGCATGTCAAAAAACACTTTGACCTGTGGTGGGTTAACCGAAGCGGGAACAGGGTTGGCTGGGTGACTGTGGTCAACATCCTGAATGTTGGGAATAGCGCGACCAACCTTCTTAGGGCTGTTGGCCATAACCGGACCAGAAGCTGAGAATCGCAGCAAGTTCTCGACAACAGCTGCCTTCTGAGTGTCGTCCACAGCTTTCTCCTTCGGACCTAACGACGAACCCATCTTACGCATATCAATCACAAACGACTCACCCAAGTGAGCCCTGTCTGGATCTACTACTATCTCGTAAATTTTCTTGTCTGCAAGAGTTGTTGGCTGCGTCCGCGACGAGACGTGTTCAAAGTCAGCGCTCATCTTTAGTCCTTTCTAGGGCATACACTGAAGTAATATAGCCAGTTTACTGTAAATGAAAACCTCTGTTTCTCTGATAGCTAAAAAAAACCCGCAGAGTAGGCGTTAGCCTATCTACGGGTCTGCTGTTAGACAGCAACAGAATCTCCAAAGCTGAAGACTCCGTACGGGGTGTGGGCGTCCAACCCAGCTGTCAGGACGGGACGGCGGCTGGCTTTGGCCTCGGCCAAAACCTCTAGGACGTAGCCGCCGTGGTTGGGGGACATCCTGAAGTCTTCTGGAATGATCTCCAGAGGAACCTGGCCCATGGCCATCAAACCGTCCAGGTAGTCTTCGACCAGCCGCTCGGCCTGGGACGAGGCCATCAGCTGATCCCAGTTGTAGCGCACTTTAGGTAGCATGTCTGCTACCACCGTGCCTACCTGGACGATTACGCCCACCTTCAGCCAAGGCTTAAGCCTGGCTGTCGGGGGAAGGGTCATCACTGGCCCTTCCTTGAAACCGATCAACACATCGTGCTGATCGGCTACGATCTCCTCTATTTCTCCCGTAATGGGAGCTTTGGAGGATGGGGCTGGCACCCCGAAATTGACTCGGTCCAGAATAAAATTCTGGACCGTTGGGTCATCTAACTCAAAGTGAGCTTCTGGCGTGACCCTCGCCAGAAGCTGCGGCATCGGCACGGGGCAGAGGCCGCCGCCCTCTCTGCCCACCTCGCCCATGAGGGCGATAAGACGAGCTCCACGCCCGTCCTCGGCCCGACCGCCCAAGCGGCCAGGCCTTTTCCACGCGCTGGACGGACAGCGCAGAACGCGCTCCGTCCATAGCTGCCCACTCCGTTTGGAGTGGGTGATCCTATAACCCTCAACCGTGCCGGTTTGGTCGAGGGTTAGCATCGTCCCCTCGTTGAGGGAAAACAGGCCGTTATCAAACGGCCTGCCGGGCGAGGGGCTCCAGGCCATAACTTTGGGGCAACTCATGTTTAGCCTCCAAAACTACGGATTAGCATAAAAATAACCAGAAAGAGGACTAGCCCCCACATGGGGACTACGATCCTACCCTCTACTGTTTCCTCGGTCATATTGTTTTCCTCCTAAAAAACAATGCCCAGAAGCGATAGCTGCTGGGCATTTGATTATGACGTGTTTTGAGCCGGTTATTTAGCTGATCAAACCTGACTCGCTTATCTCGTCTGGTGGGTCCTCTTCAAACAGAGGAATACGCATATTGCGCTCTTGTGAAATCAAGTAAGGGCTTCTGCCAGCGGTAACGTTCCAACGCTTACCTTCAAAAATGTAAGCGTTGAACTTCTTGTAAGACTCTTTGTGCTGCCTTATGCAGGCAGCTACTTCTTCTGGTGTGTTGAAAATAAACAACTGAGGAGCGTCAAATTCAGTTATCAGAACTAGAAACAAATCGTCATACGGTGGTTGCGCCTCCTGTATCGGCTGTAAAGTCTGCTCCGAGTTCTCTGTATTCTGGGTAGGTTCCATCAGCCGTATCCTCAACAGGCATGTATATCACAACGATAGACAGGATAATAACTTTGCGCGTATACGTGTTGTCAAGCCATTCAGCGTGCATTGCTGGGGCCGAGACATTGACTATACGGCTGTGAGTTTCATCAACCCAGTCGCTTACCTGCTTGTCGATGTCATCCGTTTTGTTCAGAAGGCTCCAGAAGTCCTGACCTTGAGCCCTCTCCAAAACAAACTGAGACGAGAATGTCTTAGTCTTATTGTACATGCTTGTTTATAACCTCCTGCAAAGCCAAGGTTTCTGGTTCTGGGTCATCATAAACAATAAAGGGTTTGATGCCAGACTTCATGTAAGCCAGCCTGTCTGGCCCAGAGACACCCATGACGTGGATCTTGGCTGCTGTGGGGTAAGAGGGAAAAGGCACGTTGGCGTATCTGGCGTCGCCGTGAATACCCCTGTCAGCTTTTTCACACAGCTCACCCCACTCGGATACAGGCACCTTCAAGTTCTCTATGTCGCCTTTCCACAAATAAGGGTCAGGCATGTAAACACTCTGGACAAAGCAAGAGTAAACTTTGTTATCTAAAGCTTTAAAAATAATGTTGTTTAGTATCATCTTTAACTTTGGCCACAGTTCTTTTTTGCAGCCGAATATGACGTTGTTCCAGAACTCGGAAGAAAAGTTTCGGAAAAGAGGCTTGTCATAGCTAAGAAAAAACACGGAATCACTGTCACCAGACTGCAACGCAAACTCCTTAACGGGGTCTGCGTCCAGTCTGATCTCAGTAAACAGGATTCCGTGGTTGAAGAAAACAAAGTCAGAAGACATGTCTGACAAACGCATAGAGACGCTGGCGCGCTCTATGCCTGGAAGACGAGAAAGCTCCTGAGCCGACAAGCAGTCGGTTTTATAGACTCCTTCCAGCTCAGGAAGCTTTTCGTCCATACGTCACTCGCCGTTGTATCCCAACATGTTCACGACTTCTTCAGACAGCCCAATAGCCTTGTAGAGCTCATGCAGCTTTTCAGCCTGCGTCTTGACGTTAGCCAAATCATCGATGGTCAGGCTGACGCCATAGTACTTAAACAGGCCAAACAAGCCAATCCTAGACTGCTCCTCGAGAGTGTTAAGGAACAGCTTGGGAAGATCATAGAAGCACTTGCGCACAGAGCTGTCGTGGAACAGCCAGAAATGCGCAAAGTTGTTTGGCTTCACCTTCAGAGACTCAAAGCAGGCAACACGCATGAAGCCGCTGCTGTTCATTAGGAACACTTTGGCATTACCGTTAAAGTGCTCGTTGGCGAAAGCCATGAAGTCGGTAATCACGGTGGGACCGTTCCACCAACGCGAATCAACAATATTGCCAGAGTCGTCAACCTGCATGACGTAGACTTCTTTCACCTTGGCAGTGAAAGGCTTGGAAGAGGCCGTAGCCAACTGCTCAGCCACGGCCTTCTCGACATACTCGTCAATCTTGGCCTGGTCCTTGTAGTTCTTGGGGGCTTTGACCTCAGCCAGATAGTCCTTGGCGTTCTCGGTGGTAGACGTGGTGTGGCCGATGAAATAAATCATTGTTACCCTTTCTCGTGTCAGTTGATGTGTTGAATCAGTTGTCTTTTGATGTCAGCTAAGCTTAAAACCTTGGTGGTAAGCATGTTACCGCTGGACAGGTTACGAACGTCGAACTCTTTCTCGATCTCGTAGATAAGCTCTAGTATCTCCAAACTGTCCAGGCCCAAGTCAGCGAAAGAAGTTGTCAGATACTGGTCGCTTTCTGGAAGGTCGCAAACTTTGCACAAGCATTTAAGCATCCTTGAATCAATCGACATCTTTCACTTCCTGTGGATCGTTTTCAAACGTAAGCCCTTTGGCGTAGTTCTCCAGCGCCAAAAGACACACAAAGGCGCTGTCCGCAGCGTTATCGAATCCAGCAGTCTCGTAGTTCTCTGAATCGAACTCTGTGCGGAACATCTGGTTGCAAGCCTTGATCATGTCAGACTTGTTGGCATTACCTTTCCCAGTAGCTCGGCGTTTGATGGTTCCGATGGGAAAGCTGCCGCAAGGTATACCGTTCTCTTCAGCCCAGGTACAAACAGTGGCTTTGAGCGCGCCAAAAAACTCACAGGACGTAGCCGCCCTGGCGAGAATGGCGTGCATATTAAACTTGGTCAGCTTCTCGGAAGGTGTGTAGCGCACGTCCTCAAAGGCGATGAGGTCGGGTCGCAACGCATGGAGAAACTGCCTAAGCCTGGCAAAACGAATGGCTCCGCTGTCGTACGGGCCAGCAGAGAGGTCCCACTGGCCTATGTGTATGTCCAGCTTTTCTGGAACCAGCAGTTCGCCGTGTCGGACGTAGCAGTAGCTGTAGCCGCAGTTTGTGCCCAGGTCCAAACCCAGAACAAGATTGGCTTTTTCCTCTAAAGGCTTGAGCCCTTCCCTGAAGACCCAGGGGTCGCTGGATATGTTGTACTTGGGCACAGATTACCTATCTTTCTAGCGCCGACAGCTGCTTGTATTCCTGAAGCAGATGATGGGTCAGAACACAGTCAAAGTCGGCCTCGTGGGCCTTGTCCATGCTCAGCCCGTGTTTGTTAGATAAGTCGTACTTGACCGCGCAGTGTCGGTCAAGCGACCCCTTCACCTTATGCCCGCCAAGATGGTAAGCGCGACGGGCGAAATCAAGCCAAGACTCGTTCTGATCAATGTCTGGAAAAATCTGAACGCTTTTCTCCAGAGACAAAGTGTCAAAGTAGTCGTTCGGCTTAAACCTGAAACGCATCTCACCACCAGACATACCAGATATAACCCTATCCAGTATGGGCTGGTCGTGGCGTAAACCGTTGTGGGCTATGAACCCAAACCCGTTCTTTCGGCACTCTGAGAAGAGGCGATAGAACTCAGACAGCACCTGCTCAGGGTTTTCCCCAGCAGCCATGCGCTCTATGGAAACGCTGTAAACGCTACCAGTCGCATAGCCGTGCTTGAACTCGAACTGTCTTTTGGTGGTGGCTACCCTGTGGACCAGCCAGTCATAGTTCTCTTTTGAACTGTTTGCTGTCCAGTTCATGAACCTAGCGCCTGTGTCCACAAGCTTGTTGTTTTCAACAACAGCCCAGCCTATCTGCGCTGGTAGGTCCACGTTGACATCCAGACCAGTGGTCTCAATGTCAAATACGAGATAACTGTCAGGTAACGGCCCAAGTCGTGTTTGGGCGTACCTGAGCCATTCTCCAGGTGTCATTCCGATTACCTCTATTCAAAAAGTTTCCAAGGCTTGAGCAGGTAGTGATACCACCTAGTCTTGGACCTTTTGATAAAGGCTTCTTTAGCAAGTCGCCCTATCTCGACGATCTTGGCGTCGTTGTAGGGTGGGTCGTTCGAGTCGATGTAGACATCTCGAACAGCGTAAAAGAAAGCGCCTGTGGCAACCTGACCCAGCCGCGTCAGGATCACCGCTTGGTGACTGACAGGCAGGTCAAAAAAGCCACAGGCTGCTAAAGCGTCTTCAGGAGTCTTGTAGTTCTTGTCGCCTTGGGAAAGGCACTCCTTGAAGTAGTTGGCGTAGCGTTGAATGAGCTCACCAAGGTCGCGGTCGCTGATATTGAAGTCTTGAATAAGGAAAGCAGTGATAGGCTCTTTCTTTTCCTTCTCAAAAGCCACCAGAGCGGCCTGCATCAGATTAGGCCAAGCGTAAGCTATGTCTCTGCTGGGGTTGTACCTTCTAGTATCAACGTGTCCCTTGATGTTCATTACCACGGTAAACCTAGCCTTTCTCTCCGTCACTATTGTATCCATGTAGCTCTCGCCACAAAGACATAGTAACAGGAAAGTGCTGCTCTGCAAGCTTTAGCATAGCTTTGGCGTACTGCCTAATCTCAAACTGAGCGTCAGAGTTAAGTCTTAGCGCCAAGAAATGCATCAGAGAACGCAGGTTGCAGGTAGCCCACATGGAGCTGTACAGGCCAACAGGCAGAACGACTCGCGCTAGTTCTTTGGCTACTCCGTTCTCTATAAGCTTTCGATAAGCCGAAGCTGAAGCAGAGTAAGTAGCAAGCATAGCCAGAGTAAGGGAGTTGTCCGTAAACGTCTCGCCAGACGCCTGCCTGTTCGACGTGGACTGCTTTCTGAGTTGGACAGGCAGATAGAACTCAAGCTCGATGTCCTTGCCTCCTTCCAGGTATCTCATACTCCATTCGTTGTAAGACCAACCCACCCGATGTCGGTGCCACTCCCTGAATACAAACAACGGAGCCTTGACCTCAAACACAAGCTGGTTGTGCTCAAACGGAGTCTCGTGCTTGTGCTCGATGAGAAAGCGCATCAGCTTCTCATCCTTGGGAGTCATCGCCTCGATCTTCTTGGCGTGACTAACCCTAGCGGAGTTGACGACATCTATGTCTGCGCCAGACACCCGCTCAAGACGAACCAGGGAGCGCTCGTCATTCAGTGGGTCCATTTCCGTCAACATTCTCGGTAAAACTCCTGAAAAGATAAGCGCCAGTTGTGTCTTCATGCCGCTGGCAATTGACGCACTTGTCAACAGCATGACCTACGGACAAGGGGTCAAACACTGACTCCTTGCCGCAATACTCGCAGAAACCGCTTTCAAAGTCCTTGACGTGTACAGAGGCCAGACAGGACTCCGTACCGCGCCAGCATCGAAAGCATGGTAACTGCTCTGAAGTTTTTCCGAGAGGGCAGTTGAAGTTGTCCCTGAACCGCCTCTTGATAATGTCCTTGTTCCACTTCTGCATGGCGCTGGTGACGCATACTTCCTTGAAGCTGGGCTTGTTGTCCCTGGCCAGGTCTGGAGCGCATAGAACGCCAAAACGCATACCGAACAGCTCACGCTCGTCGCGAAACGGCATGTTCTTGAACGGAGGCGTGAACCCCAGGTCCGTGGCCAGGTAGCGCAAGTGCTTCAGGGACATGAACTTGTCTATGGTAAGCCCAGCAGCGTGTCCGCACAGGATAAAGCAGGTAAGAATGCAGCCACGCTGCTTCTTATCCTTAGACTTGGGATTACGCAGATAGGGTCGGCAGTAAGTGACCTGAACAGCGCACCAACCTGCTTTCCTGACAGACACATCCTGGGTGATTGTCTCACCGCGACGCAGCATCTCAGTATTGCCAGCCAAGCGCCAGGCTGTCTCATTCAGCACCTGCTCGGTCAAGGGACGACCGTACAGATGCGCCATGGAGTCCTGGATCTTGATCATCGACAGATCTTGAGGAAGCACCTCCAGAGCCTTCTTCAGCAGCGACTTCAGCTGCTCCTTGTCGAGAGTCAAACCAACGTAGTCCTTAAAAGTCTGCTTTAGCTTTGTAACCCTCGTCTTGGTTTCTGATATGTCAAAGTACTTCTTCAGCTCTGTTGCCTGTTCTTCCATGGTCACAGCCTGCCTATGGGTTTGGCGGTTTTGCTAGCGCCACGACGTTCAGCTGCTGACTCTTTGCCTTCTGCATTGGCATTGATAGCTACGCCTTCCCTGAAATGCTTTAGCTTCAAACCTTGCTGGTGAAGCAAAACACCCAGGGCGACATCACCGCCACAATGCTGCAGTTCAGGTATGGGCCAGTTGAAAGTCTTGACAACTTGAGTCTTTAAGCACCACCAACCGCCAGTTGCGAATTGTGGTCTGTCTGGAATGACTTTACCAGAATACCACGGTTGTTCTGAACACCATTTTTTCTGCGAAGGCGTGTAACCTATGGTGTAAACAGAACCTAGCATATCGCACGACAACATAGCTTTTTCTATGTCGTCTAACCAATCTTCCAGGTTGTCGGCTTTGACGTAAGAGTCATCGTCAAACCACATAACATAGTCAGAAGTGATCGGCTTGTCGTAAAACAGACGCCGCATCATGGGGTACTTGAGAATCTGCGGATCTGCTGAGATAACCTCAACGTTCTCAGAAGCGCTGCCTGCGACGTAGTCCCTAGTCTCCTGGCACGCCTCGTTCATACCTACGCGCAGATCTACCCTGCCTGACCCGCAGAGCTCGAAGAGTGGTTCGAGACATCTGCGAGCCAGGTCTGGGTAGTTGCCGTAGAGAAGAGCGCAGACAGTAAACTTTCTGTCTGACATATCTACTCCTACTTGCTGCGCTTCTCGGTAGTCAGCCTGTTTTGAATGATCTGGACCTGCTCAAGATACTCGCCAACCTGCAGCTTGAGAGATTCCAGAACCTCTACAGAAGACTCCAGCCCCTTGAGAGTGTCCTTGTCGCAGCTGGAACCGTGGATCTCGTTGGTCGAGATCGTCAGGTCGCCAACCAGCTCGACAAGCTTGTCACCAAACTTGGCGGCTGCCGTGACGAGCTTGCGCAAAACAATCTTGGGGTTGTCAGAGGAAGTCCAGTCGGAAGCGGAGGGGACAGCCTGGGCCTCTGGCAGACCTTCAGCCTCTTCCTCCTCGGTCTCCTCGTCAGAGACGTGCTCTGGCTGGGTCATCTCGACAGGACCTGTCGCAGCTGGAGCCGCCTCCAGAGCCGCGTCACCAGAGTCGTCAGAGAGGACCTCATCGTCATCGACGACGATGCGCTTGCTCTTGAGAAGCTCGTGCAGAGCGCGCACAGACATCTTGTTTTCCAGCGCCTGCTCGATCAGCTCCTCACGCACAGCCTCGTCCTTGACGTGGACAAGGCAATTGAAGTGGGACCAGGACAGGTCAAAGCTCTTGCTGTCGAAGCTGTCCAGCAGGTCCTGGAACTTCTCGTTGTCCTGGTAGATCTCGTAAAAAGTGGAGAGCTTGTAGGCGTAAGAACGGCTGACACCCAGGCTGTCTGCCAACACCTCGACAGGGTTCTGGCCGTAGTCCACGGTTGTCTTACCGTCAAGACTCCGACCGCTCTTGACCCGATGGATGACCTTGCCGCGATCCCTGTGGAAGCGCAGGTTGCGCCTCAGCATGATGCTGCGCTCGGCCAGCTCCTGCTCATAGATCTTGAAAAGGTTCTCGTTCATGGTCGTAAGTTTTGTGTTGCTTTTGCTAACAACTGCGTTATCGCTCATGTGAACTTCAACTTTCCTAACAACAACCTGAATAAAACCTGCTCTATGTTGTCTCGGGCAGGCTTATCGTAAATAGGTTTGACGCTTTCTGCCAGCAAGGCCTTGAAAAGGTCAAAAGCGGATTTGCCAGGCCAAGTCTCGCTGCTGCTAGTGGCCAGAGCTGAAAAGGATTGGTTGGCTAATCCTGAAACAAGTGTCGCCGTGACGACACGTTCAGCGATCTTCGGTCTTAGTTTAGCCTTGCAAAGTATTTTCACAACAGTATCTTTGTGAGTTTTGTTGTCATTGAACTCTGCAGTAAACCCAAGCTTGGTTTCTTCGAGCCTTTCCAGCATAGAGATAAGCCTGTAGCCCTCAAAGGCTTTTACCCTTTTAGCTACAGTCTCGGTAAGCTTTTGCACTTTTGCTTCTATGTCTGTACCCTTGTCTGCCTTTATAGCTTTGTCTATAGCAAACTTATTATCATCAAAACAAACAAAGACTCCAACCGAAGTGTGGTTGTCTGAATACTCGCTGTGCGTAAACACTATACCAGTTTTGAACGTAAGGTCCTTGAAAGAATACTCTTTGTTCTTGCTGTCTGGTACCAACTTAATAGACAGCTTCCTGTCTGACAGATCAGCAGACTTGAAAATAAAGTCTTTACTGTAGCACGTACCGTTTTCTGGCTTTTGTCTAGGGTTCACGGCCTTGTAGAAGTCAGCCAGAGGAATACGGTTGTTCTGTTGGGTAAGGACCGCATCTATAACATTCGTCTTTATGTTTTTGAGAATCAACTTACGTTCAACAGCCTGGCTAAAGCGTCGGTTCAATACCGTGTTGTAAACAGACAAGGCGTCCTGGTTGGAATAGGTCACCTTGTCCGATTTTTTGCTGAAGCTGCGTCCGCACAGGTCGGTTATCAGTTTGTAGAACCCTGGGGACAAAGAGTTGCAGAGTTGCCTTAGAGCCACCCAAGTCAGCTTCGACATGCCTCCGACTGTCGTAAAGTTTTGAGTGAGCGCCACTTGCTGAGTACCGTCAAGAACAAACGTGGCTGTGTTCTTTTCCAGGTCAAAGACGGCGTCTCTCAAACTCGACAGCCTGTTCTGGTCGAAAAAGACATGGGTGGCGTCTAAGGCAAGCTGCTTGTTCATGCGTCACCCTGGGAATTGCCAAGCCAGGGTTTTGAGCAGTTGAGATAACGGCTCAATCACAAACCTCTCCTCAAAGCTGGGCAGCTTCCTGGTTATCCAGATGCCGTCGGCATTGGCCAGGTAGGACGGGCTGTACTGGTGAATGCAGCAGATGCCAAAGGAAGGCCAGGTAAAAACACAACCTGCGCTTCTGCTGTCATCCTCAGGCTTTGCCTCGTCCACTTCTTCCCAGGCCTTGAAGCATGGCGTGTTGGTGAAGCGTTTAAGCAGATGCCCGAAGACATCGCGCTGCCACTCCACCTTGCGCGTACCCAGCCAGATAGGAAAGCTGGGATACTTGGTAACGAACCAGCCAAGATTCACAGCGTTGACCCCAGTCTCCTCGCGACACTCTGCCAGAAGTGTCTTGAAGTACTGAGAAGCGTCTGCAGCCTTGAGGATGGCTTTGACGATCTTCTCCTCGCTGGTAAACGAGTGACTATCGTCTGACTCTGGTCTGAAGAAGAAATCGTCAGTGCTCATTCCTTGATCACGCCCCCAGTCTGGGTTTTTTCGCAGATCTTGGCGATCAGCTCGTCCAAGATAGCTGGGTTGCTGTGCAGCTCTTCCCAGTGCGCGTTTAGTTTCTTCTGGCTAAACTTGCCAGTAGTCCTTTCCAGAATCATTCTATAGCCAGAGAAAGCCATGGTGATCTCAAAGCCGTTGGAGTGCTGGACAGGCATGACCGACAGATTGTAGCCACGAGCGCCGTCATCGCCGTACGAGAACCACAGCACATATCGAATATGAGTAATCGACTCAGTCGGATTGGTGACTGGCAGGACTTTGTTGCGGCGACGGTCAGAGTAATTAACCTTGGACATACTTCACACCACTTTCTTTGTGACAGGGGCACGTGCAAGCGTGCAGTTGGAACGAGTCGGCATAAACAGGAGGGATGATCCCAGTGCCGTCACAGCTTGTGCAAGCTGCGGAATGGTAGCGCAGAAGGTACTGCAGTCGCAGAACCTCCAGCTTGAGTTTGCTGTTCTCTTCCTGAAGAGTAACAGCGTCAGATGCCTGCTTCTCGCACTTACTCTCAATCTCGTCTTTCTTCTCTTTCAAATGCAACCAGCTGTCATTGCAGGCACTAAACAGCTTTTGCAGCTCTCCGTTTGTCACGTCGCTTACTCCTATGTTTGGAAAGAGACAAACATGCTTTTGTCTTACTCACCACGCGTTTGTAGCTCTTACCGCAATGCTCGATACAGCCGTAAGACTTTGGAAGGCAGTATCGCCTGCAGCCTGGCTCAGAGCATTTGTGTGTTTTGACTCCTATGTCTTTTTTGTTCAAGAAGTACAGCTTGTCCCATTTTCTTTGGAACAGCTTTTTTAGGTTTACCAACTGAGGCCTCCAAAAGTCAGCCTGTGGCCCAGTGAATCCAAGTTTTAATAAACGGCCACACTGTCTGAGCCGCTATTACTGTAAAAACACCAGACAAAAAGATTACAGTAGCGACTATAAAAAACACTTTTGCCATTTCTCTGCCGAGGTCGTCACCAGTCATCGCTCACTCTCCTCTTGCAATACTTCAAAGATGCAAGACTTAATCACCGCAATCTCGTCAGCGTTGTCTGTTTTAGTCCACGCTGAAATCAACTGCATGACATCACTCAAGGTTTGCTCTTTCATAACTCCCCTCCCGGCAGCGGGCCTATTTGTCTCCAGTAAGTTATACCTGCGTCAGATGTAGACCATCCGAGGCTTAAGCTGAAGTATGAGACATGTTCGTTAATATCAGTCGAGCCGTCGGTCAGGACTAGATAACGTCCGCTGGTTTCTGGCTTTTCCTCTGGCCACTTGTGCCAACGGAGTTGCTCTTTCAGTTTGGCGTTTTCAGCCTTTAGCCTGCAGCCAACACACTCGTCAGAAACTCTGCTGCCTGGCAAGGTAATGTTACACTCTAAACAATGCCAGGTTACCCACTCACCACTCATGCAGTGCTCCGGTAATTTGGTTTAACGCATTCTATAAAAGAAGCAAGCTGTCGCCCTAAACCGTTTCAGGTAAACAACTTGCTTCTTTAAAAGCAAAACTTTAAAATGTCGGCTGGAGTGGGGAACCCGCTCGGAGCAGGGTTGCGTTTGTTAAGGCGCAACCCTGCTTTTATTTCCGAACAGAATCAGGCTTCCTGGTCGTCAACAGGTGGCGAGAAAGCGTCCGCTTCCTTGGCCATGGCAACCTGTTCGCAGTAGGGCACGCCCATCTGGAACTTGTGACGGTGCCGAATACCGAAGAAGCGGTCAAGACCGTGGACGATCTCGGGCTCCTCCATGATGGCCTTGCCGATCTCGTGCCAAGAGGTCTTCTTCAGACCCAGAGCCGCGCAGTCAGCCGTGCGTCGTGACTTGTCAACATTCTCGATGTTGACAATCTCAGCGATGCGCTTCTTCCTGGTGGCGTCGAAAGACGTGAGCAGCTCGATGCTGGAATCATGCCAATCCCAGATGGTCTGCTGCTCGCCGTTCTCGTCGAAGCGCCAGGTCATGCGGACCTTGAGCTTCTCGTGGTTGGCAGGCGACAGAGAGTTCTTCTCCGTCACGATCTCGATGTTACGGCCGCTCTCGTTGAGCGTCTCGATGTCGTCACCCTTTCGGGCAAGACGGAACATGAAGGTTGACGCAAACTTGATGGCCGTGCCGCCAGGAACCTTGCGGTCCACAGCGCCGTTGTGCGCCCTGTGCTCCTTCAGGTGGTTCACACCGATGAAGGACACAGGCCAAGGAGCCATCTTGTTGAAGAACACCTTAGCCCACAGGTTGATGGACTTTGCGATCTGGGAGAAGCCAGGATCGGCATAGCCCTGTGACCAGGTCTTGTCCATCTCGTCCTTGGTGGTCACAGCCGTCAGCGAGTCGAGGCCGAGAGCCACGGGATAAGGCATTGCCCCCAGCTCAAAGCGCTCTTCTGCCTTCTTGATCCAGTCCGCACAGTTCTTCTGCCAGTCCTCGACAGAGTCGCTGCGAATGACCGGATACGGGCTGTACGGCCCAAGCTGCAGAATCGACTCGCGCAGGTCGGGACTGTCGCGAGGCTCGACGAGGTTGTGGACGTAACCGCCGTGCAGCTCGTCGGGATCGTACTGGACCAGCTCGGTGGTGTTGAAGATATGCCAGCGGTAGATCTCAAAGAGAAATGCCGTCTTGCAGCTCTCAGACACGCCGACCAGCTCGGTCATTCGGCTGTAGGGGAAGACATCGTTGCTAAACAGGTAGCGCAGACTGATTGCCTGCAACGGAAGACCGATGACAATCTTGTCGTGGTTTTCCCTGTCGCGCTGAGCCAACTGACTTGAAAAGAAATCGTCATTCCTGATCGGCTGAACAGCCTCTGCCTTACGCTTAGCCATACTATCGAGACTCCTTGTAAACGAGCAGACACAAAGCACACGCAGAAATTGCTTTCTGCGTGTGCTCAAAAAACCGAATGCTAAACGTTAGTTAGCAGCAGGACGAGGAACAGACCCGCCACGCATGGCATCTTGACGCGCGCGCAGAACAAGGTTCAACGCGTTAGACATGTCGTCTTGATTAACCAGAGCGTCTTTCACGACGGGAGGTGCGGAATCAGTGGTCCCTGGAAGGCTAGTCCCAGGGGTACTGGTAGGGGGGTCGATGCTTTCGCTGCTCCTGTGTGACGGAGCGCCGAAACCAGAAGACCTCGGCTTAGCCGCCTGGACCGGAGCCTGGGGCGCTGGCTGCGGCACGGCAGCAGGCGCTACCTGTTGGGGTGCAACAGGAGCAGCCACCGGCACGGGAGCCGGGGCCACTTCAGGCTGACGGGCACGGCCGAAACGCAGAGCACCCTCGCGACGGATGCTGGGGTCCATCACTGAACCGTACACATCCTCAAGGGCGTAAACCAGCAGGTCGGGATACGGTCGGAAGACCTGCTCAAGGTACCGCACCTGCTCCTCGTCCGTCGGGAAGTGGATGACGTCTTCCCAGTTCTTGACGTGGGACCGGACGATGTCTTCATAACCGGAAAGATTGGCGCTGATGCCGTTCCATTCCTTGGTCAGGAAGCAATCGTAACCGATGATGTCACGCCCACCGCCACGGCCGTCCCTGGACTGGCCAAAGCCGCCGAGGTTCTGGGGAGCGTTGCGTGGGTCCTTGCCGCGAGGGAAAAGAACCACAAAGCAGCCGTCTTCGATGGCGATGGGGTCGCCGTTGGCGAAGTGGCCTGCAATGTCATCGGGATCACCACGGAACTCAGGCTTGCGCTGATCCATGGCCGACTTGATAGAAGTCACGGCGCTGATCGGCAGAAGCATGAAGACGGTATCGTCGTCAGAGCCGCCACCACGGGGCGGGTTGTAGACGTTACCCTTGTGCTCGATCAGGGCGACCTGAACCAGCCAAGACTCCTTGGGATCAGCCAGCTCGGCACCACGGCCCTGACCGCCCTGAATCAGCGACAGCCAGTTCACGGCGAACGGCTGCTTCTGGTCCAGAGCCATCTTGACCGCCTTACGCATGAGCACAAGAGGATTGCGCGACATGTCGTAACGGTTGTCGAGCGGATGGCACAGCACCCAGGAGCGTCCGACACCGGAAGCCTGGCAGCTGACGTTGGCGACAACGACAGGGAAAAACCACTGGCCGTAGTCATCAGCGCGGGTGCTGAAGCGCCAGGGGTCGAACACAGTGGGGTTATCCGGGTTCAGACCGGGATAGATGCGAATGACATTCGGCTTGCCGCTGAAGTCAGGACGCCACAATTCACCACAACCACGCTTGAGGACCATGGTCTGGTAGGGTCGGTCGGATGTGTTGACAGCGCCGACAGTTGCAGAAACACGACGGGAACGAGACATACCATCATTAGTAGACATGCTATACCTTTCAAGAAAAATCTTTATACAGGCAGCTGGGCATCACGCCCTTTTGCCCTGAATACTTACCGGAATAAGGCACAATTTGTCCGTGCGTAGTCTCGTAAGAGATCTGACAGACGCATGTACCTGCGTACACCTTTAGGGGGTGTACAACAGTAATCTCCAAAGTCCACTTGCCACGAAAGCCCACGTCGCCAAAACCTGCGGTGACATGGACCTGCATACCAAGACGACCAACGGAACTGCGTCCCTCGATGTGAGGAACGTGATGAGGAGTCTCTGTGTACTCCTCAGTCTCACCCAAGTATAGGACGCCTGGGTTCAGGTATAAACCTTCTTCTGGAATAATTATCTCCTGAACTGGATTATCCTTCCGCATGTCCAAAACACGATTGCTGTAAATCAAGAGCCGCTTACCGAGACGCAGGTTGTAACTGTTTGGGTTAACCTGTTCCCTGCTAAAAGGCTCTATAACAATCCTTTTGTCCATTACTTCTTGGATAATTGCTGAACCAGTCAGGATAGACATTTACACTCCATAGCTTTCGCTTATACCCATTTGCTTGCACTCCTCCTTGGTGACAGGCACCGACCATTTACGGAAAATGTCAGGAGGTGGTACTTGCAAATGGTAAGGTCCAGCTTGAGTGTATCGGGTGCCGTCGAGGTGACAAGGGTAAACCTCGACGCGCTTGCTCATGCAGGTTGGAATGACATCATTCACAACCCAGTCTACACAGTGATAAGGTACTTCCAAGACTACGGCATCGTGTACCTGTAGGACGATGTCGTACCACATATCCGGGTTATCCTGTTCAAACCTGTACCAGTACAGGTGATCAAGAGCCCTGGACATTGCATCGGCAACAGCGCTTTGAATTGGAAAATTCATAGCCTGTCTTTGCTGTTCACTGACGACATCACGTTCCCTGCTGGGAACAAAGCGTCGATAGCGACCAAAGCAGTTGACAATATAGCCTGGTTCTTGGCTCATATCCCTGCAGCTTTGGAAGTAATAAGGCAGGGCTTCGTACATAGCCACCAGTCCGTCGATAAGCCTCTGGGCCTGCTCGACGCTGACGTCGGCACCTTCTTGCTTGGCTTTGCGAGACGTTGCCTCGGCCTGCTGCCCGTAAGCGTAGCCGAACACCACAGCCTTTGCCGCCGTTCTGAGAGCCGCCTTGCCTATGCTGGCCAGACCTTTCTTGGTGGCAGGACAAGCTAGACCGAAGGCTGTGACAGCCACATTGCTGTGGATGTCGTAGTAGTCAGAATCGGACTCGGCTAAGCCCGAGCGCCTGACGTGATCGATCATGTTCTTGTCGCCAGACTGCCAGGCCATGATGGCCAGCTCGGCACCCGTGTAGTCGGCATCGACAAACACGTGACCAGGTTTCGCCTCGACAATGGAACGCAGGGGGAACTTGTACCCCAAGCCGATCTCCGCACCATGCCGTTTGAAGACAGCCTTGTACTTCTCCTCAGCCGTCTTGCCCAGGTTCTGCAGAGGAGGTCTGGCGCTGGATGCGCGACCCGTCTCCTTGGTCTGGAAGAATTGACTGCGCACCCTGCCATCCACATGCACATAGGACAGAAGGCCAGACTCATACTCGATGCGTCCATCCTCGTCCCTGACAGCCTCGCCGTCCTCCACACCCTTTCCTGGCCTGAGCACATACCTAGTCAGCTGGGCCACATAGCGAATGTCCCTGAGCAGGGCGACGCACTCATGCTGGTCAGCCAAAATCTGCAGCACTTCCTTGTCGGTAGACACCTGGTGCTCAGATTCCTGTCCCTTCTGCATAATCTCGCGCCACAGCTTGGGTCGCTTGCCTGTGGACTTGTACGGCATCAGCTCCAGGGACAAAGCTCCTTCAGGCCTTACCCTCTTCGGCCCGAATGTCTCCTTGTCGAATATGCCGTTGTACTTGACGCCAAAAAGCATCTCTCGGCAGTGCGACACGCTATTGGGATTGAACTCTTCCCAGTTCAGCTTTCTGCGCAGAATGACCAGAAGGCTGTCTCTGGCTTTGACGTAGTGCTCCGTCAGCTCCTCTGCCGACTCAAGGTTGATGCGCAAACCAGATATGTGCATCTCGCCAAAAGCCAGCGCTGCCCTGGCAGAGACCCAGAAAGGAACGCGGCAGTTGTTGCCGTAAGCGTCCCTGTCCAGCAGACCTGGCTTGTCAATTTCTCCGTTGTAAACGTCGAAAAGCCGTCGTGTGGTGTCTGCGTCATAGTTGCCGTAGGGAATGATGATCTCGTCTGGGCAGTCGCCGTAACCCTCCAGACCCTCGGAGTCCAGCTTGTGCTCCTCGCAGTAACGCTTCTTCCACTTCTGCAGCTCGACGTCGTAACGTGGCACGCCCACAAGACGCGTGCCCAGAACTTCCAGCTTGAAGTCGCCTGTCTCGTTGACGGAGTGAGCCGCGAGCAGCGTGTCAAAGCCGCCTTCGATCTTGGTCTTCTGATGACCGAACAGCTTGGTGATGCCGTCTGCCTCGTAGTCGTCGATGGGAGCCGAGTACTCGTTGCGAATGTCCAGACCCACGCTCATAAGCCACGGCATGTCGGCATTGAGGTAGTGACCTACAATCCGCACAGGCCTGTCCGGTGTGGACTTCAGTATCTTCTTCAGCTCCTCCACAGCCTGGGGAATGCCGCCTTCTATCGGTTCTTTACCTCCTTGCGTGTGCATGACGATGGCGGCGGCCTTGCCTGGCTTCCAGCTGATCTGGATCGTACGAACATAAGAGTTTTTCTCGCCAGGGAAGGCCCCGTTCCATTCGGCGTCTATGGCGATGACGTCATTTGTCTTATCGCTAAGAATTTCCTCGCGCAGGGCAGCTAGCTCGGAAACAGACCGTATGGTCCTGTGATCAATCTCGTCGTGGTTGATGCTGTTTCCGTTGATAGACCTGGCTAGATACTCTACAGAGCATTTCACCTCGTCAAACTTCTCGGGCTTCTTGACGGCGATGCTGGGGCTGATTGCCGTAACGACGTTGGCTTCGATTACCTCTCCGTCTATGGCGGTGTAGGAATAATTGAGGATTCTTCCCTGCGTGTTGCTTATGGTGTGACCCCTGCCAAGCACAGCCAGAATGGCCTCTGACCCCAGCAGCAGAATGTGCTTTGGCTTTACGATCCGTATCTCCTGGTGAAGAATCGGCAGGCAGTTCTTCATCCAGCAAGCCTTGAAGTTGGTGCTCTTGGGGTCTGGGTGATCGTGCTTGATAACGGGCGTGGCGTAAACCGGCACGCTGTTGTCCAGGCCAGCGCCCGTGAAGCACCTGTCCAGAATGTCGTGGACGCTGCCCGTTATAGGTCTGCGCTCGCGTATGTCCGTCTTCGTGGCGTGCTTGTAGATGATCATCACGTCGCAGGGTTGAGGCCCCATGACGTCGCCGTCCCACAGACCGCCAATGATGAACGGCATGGTGTGCATACGGGCCATGTAAGCGACTGGCATGGCAAACATGTCGTCGTACATGGCTCTGTAGTAAAGCTGCTGAAGCTCGAACTCCTTGGTCTTGTAGAGAATGCCCTTGTTCTCAAGCAGGCTGGAATAGTTGTCAAAGTCAGGACCAGGGCCTGGCAGCTCTGGTGCGTCAATCGGCAGCATCGGAAACAGGGAAGTCAAACCGCCGTCGTTCTCTCGATCCCCTCTTAACATACCTAGGAAATGCATCTCGGTATACAAACTTCTGAATAGGGCACTCAAGCTAAACCCCTTTTCTCAATTTCTTGATTTATAAGGCTCCAGCACTCAGCCCTAGTCATGCTGCCTGGGTCCTTCGACGTGCTAATGACAGGAAAAACCCGCCTACCCAGATAAGGGTAAAGAGCAGCAGCCAAAGCCACCGACTTGTCGGCAGCGTCGGCATCGAGAAATATGGCCACTGGCCTGTCGGCAAAAGCCTCCTGTATAAACTTCTTCTGGTTGTCGCTCATGTCCGAGCCGAGAAGTGCAACCGCTGACGGGCCGACACGCCACACGTCAGCAGCGCCCTCCACCACGACACAGACATCGGCGTTCTTGGCTGTGTCGTAGTTGTAGAGCATGTCTTTCTTGGACATGCCGCGCAGATTGAAATACTTCTGGACGTTGCATTCCTTCCAGACAGGATCGCCAATGTAGCGGCCCTGCCAGCCGACCAGTTTACCCTTGAAAGCAATGGGAATGAAAATACGGTTTGTCAGCGGATAGTACGTGCGGTCAAAGACGCTCTCGCAGTACCCGACTCCAAACTTCTCTTCCAGCTCCACCGTGTCGTAACCCCTGGACTGCAGGTAGGTGACGGACGGATGGTCTGGTGGCAGCTCCGAGAAAAGCTTGATGACCCCTGGCAGGGGTCGCTCTTCCAGGGGTTTGGAAGGATCTATCTCGGAACCCTGTGTGACCTGCAGCACGACTTGCCGCTGGCCGTTGAAAATGATGTTGTAAAGCTCCTTGCGGTTTTCCGAACCGAAAATACCCTCAAGGCAGCGCGTCTCGTTGTAGCAGACAGCCAACCAGCGATACTCCGCAAACCTGTGATTCACCCATAGTCTCTGCTTCCTGTCGCCGCAGAAAGGACAGTTGACTCTGTAGTACTCACCTGGGGACAGAACCTCGGTGACAACCCTGTAACCGATCAGCCTGTCCCTGATCTGCAAAGACATACCCTGGTTGGCTATCTTCACCACGCCAAACTTTTCTTCAAGCCTGGCGTAAAGCTCTCGACAAAGTACTTGCATCAGTCACTCTCAGCTAGGGTTCATGTCGTCAGCCGTGACGGATGTAACTCTGGCTGATCTGGTAGCCCTTCTCGGCGGTGCGTCCGTGGGGACAGCAACGTTACGAGCTTCAACATGCTGGATGGAGTTGTTGATAATCCTGAAGTCGTCGGTAAGCCGTAAGCCCTGACAGTAAGGAATGTACTCCAGAGAAGGCATCTTCCTTGGAGGTTCCACGTCACGGGCCTTCGACATGTTCATGTTGACGACCAGCTTGTCATCGCTGTCCTTGGTCGGCTGCGACAGCGTGAAGCAGAACCAGCAGTTCTCACCGAAGTCAGAGGCTTCGGACGAATCAACGTGCGACAGCAGGGTACCTGGCTTCTTGGTAAGCGCAGCCTTGTTCATCTGCTGCAGAACAACAGAAGCACAGTTGAACTTGTCGGCAACCTGCCTTCGCACATAGTCTGGCAGCCTGCCCAGATAGTGTCGGATCTGCTCGCTGGAGATGCCGTTCATGTCCATGTACCTGCGAACAAAAGCTTTCGCATAGTCAAGGATGAACAGAGACACGCCCTTTCCAGATTCCTGGCAGTAGGCGTCTGTCATCATTTCCAGGTCGGAAACGTACCCTTTGCCAAGAAAGTCGGAACCCTCAGTCGAACCAGACAGGTCGATGATCTTCAGGAACTTCTCAACCTTCTCCATCGCCTCTGCCAGACGCGCTGTCTCTGGAAGCGATATGCCGTACTTCACCTGATAGTCTTCAGGGTCGGACGGCTCGTAGTCCATCAGGGGCTGGATTGAGTTGAAGTGGTTTCGGATTCTTCTGGCTGGAATCTTTGCCAGGAAGGACAGGACACGAAACGAGATTTCCTCTGGAGCGCCTTCGCAGTTCGCAAAGACGACTATCTCAGATTCCTCTCCCCGAATGTGCTTGTTCCACTCCAGGCTGATACGACAGGCAGCCGCCTGTGTAGCCACCGTGGTCTTACAGCCGCCGAACACACCGAACAGACCGCTGACAGTCTTGCGATGCAGCCCACCCTGCGTCAAAGCGTTGATGAACTCCATGTTCTGGTCAAAGCTGACGTAGTTGTTTGACCGCTGCCTGACCTGAGGCACAGACGATATGGTGCTGCGGTTCAGCAACCGCTGCACTTCAAGCAGATTACGGTTGGCCGACTCGAAGATGTCGCTGGGGTTGGCCAGCGAAGCGTTGGAAGCATTGAGCAAAGCGCTGCGCGTGGGGCCGACAACGCGCCTGTCGATGATCAGATCCCTGATGAGCGTAGAAGCTACGTTCTCAGTGGACCTCACCTGGTCAGGAGTGGCGTTGGCCAGCAGCGCATAGATCGCCCTGACCTCGTCCCTGGCAACCCTGTCGGAAAAACCTGAGTAGTTTTCCCTGGACAGACTGACCATCTCGGCTTCAGCCACGCCCTCGACAGGCAGTTCATTGGTGGCTTCAAAGTGAGCTACCAGCATTTTCATGAAGGCTGAGTGCAGCTCTTCACCAGGATGATTCAACAGCTCTGGTGACAATGTGGATTTTACTTTTATGAACAGCGCTTTGTTTCTGACCAGCACGCCGAACACAATCATCAAATGTTCAGGGCTTATAGCTCGCTTTACTAGAGCTTTCTGATTGCCAGGTCTCTGGCCAAGCATACAAACCTCCGTGATTAAACAAGGGCAAGCTCGGCCTCATCAACAAGATCTTTGGGTATGATTTCTTTCCAAAGAGACTTATCGTAAGACTTCTTTTGCCTAAGGTACTCAATAAGCGCAGGCGACCTGGTCATCTGAACCATGTCGTCTATTCCGTTGACGACTGCCAGATGATGCCTGAACAATGGGGAAAATGGAAGGGTTAAGTCACGAACAATACTACTGACAACTTTTTCTGGGGTCCAGCCGTGGCGAGATATGTAAACACTGCGATTCTCCGCTTCTATCTCTAGGTTTTTAAAGTATTCGTACAACTGTTGGTTAAGCTCGTCAACAGGTACAGCGTCGTTTATACACAAGTCCAAAGCAGACTTGGACATACAGTCGGTAGGTTCAGGGGGTCTGGGACCTCTGGTTGTGGCAAACCTTGTACGGATAAGCTCTATGGGATCTACGCCAGATTTCAGAGCAAACTCAGCTATCTTTGGCCATATAGGTTTATAGCTTTTACCGTATCTGTCTTGAACACCCCTTCTTGTAGACCCAGGCCTTACGTCGTCTGTGCCATCCCATTTGGGCATTGGCGATAATCCGTAAGAGCTGGGTCTACCTGTCAGTCTTGATTCAAACTTCCTTCTTTCCGACACGTATGTCTGTCTTACCCTTTGGTGCAACTGATTTTCCGTGTCGCTCCGCATATCACAGTTTACCTCTAGCCCTGCTGGGTGGTTGTTCCCAACCCTGCCTGACATATGTTCTCTTGCGTTCCTGACTACGCCTGAAGAAGGCGTTGTCGAAATAGTCCATGCAGTCAATCACCAAACCGTGATCTTTGCCAGACGGGTCATGCCTACGCACAACCCTACCAGGAGCCTGCACATCCATGATCTCGCTGGCTCTAGCGTCTGCCCTAATAAGCACAGACAGTTGAGGAAAGTCAACGCCAGTAGACCATACGTCTGTGGCTATCACTTTTTTCAACGTGCCTGCTTCAAAGTCCTTGGACATTTTATCACGTATCTGTGGAGTCATGGGCGGCTCGGTCAGGCTATCAAGCATACCTTTCTTTACCAGAGCCTCATGCTGGTCGCTGTCCATCTTGTCATAGCACAGCTTGAAGTCTGGAAGTTCCTGCTTCAAGTAAACCGCGTGCTCCAAAGTCCTGACAAGGATGAGCACCTGGTCCTCATCGTCGAACTCTCTGGCCCTGTCAGCTATCAGTTTGTTGCGCACAGGGTTACGCCAGATGCCCCAGCGTTCCTTCGCAGTATCTTTCTTGAACTCGCAGGGATTGACGGCCATGCGCACATCCAGCCACTCGACGCGAACTGGCAAAACCAGTCCGTGTTGCACGGCTTCCTGGTAGGTCATCTCGAAGATGCGTGGACCGAACAAGCCCTCAAGCCTGTGATGCGCTCCGTCGAAACGGCCTTCTGGTGTCGCGGTGAACCCAAACATTCTGGCGTGCTGGTACTTGGATAACTCAACAGAGTAAGACGGAGCAGCCGCTTCGTGTACCTCGTCATAGAGCACGATGTCAGCCGACTCTCCTGGAGTGTGGTCCACCAGGTGTAGAGAGTCAGCAGTTATGACCGTGACCCTGCCCCAGGCCCTCTGACCACCACCGACCTGACCCACATCTGGAATGAATTTGATCAGGTGCCTGATCAAGCGCTTCATAACGTCCTTGCGCTTTGTGACAACGTGAATGCGAGCGTTGGGAAACATCAGACAGATAGCGCCGAAAAGGAATGACTTGCCGAAGCCTGTCGGCGCTACGACGATACCTCCGTCGCTGATCGACACGGCTGCAACGCACTCGTCCTGCTTGGCCTTCAAGTCCATGCGGGAAAAGATGCGACCAAAATCAACACTGAACCTGTTGGGGGTGGCTACAGGGGGAGGGAAGCTGACAACGTTCACAGACGCTCCAGCTTCAAGACACAGCGTGTAAACCCTGCTGGTGAAGCCCTTAGGAAAAATCAGACGCCCTTCTTCCGAGTAAGCAAACAGCTTGACCTCCTCGGATTGAAACGGGCTGTACCCACCTCGCTTGTAAGCGTCTGGGCCGCGCACCTGCGATACGTGCGTGTAAGTCAGCTGGCTTTCGATCTTGTGCATCAGACCTGGGGGAAGCTCTCCGCTGACAAGATCCAGCTCGGCCAGGTTTCCTTTTTTGTTGAGATTAAATCTTGCGGACGACATGATACACTCCAAAGACAAAAGGGTTTCTATGTCGGCACGGGGAGCGCCAACATAGAAGAGTACGATTTTGTAAGAAAAACGTTTTAGGTTTTCTTACAGAAAGTTTCCCGAAACCGCTGGACTTCTTCCGGTGCAGGGAAAAAGTGTTCTGGAACAAACAGGGGTTCATTCCAGGCGTTGGGCATCGGATACAGCAGGTTCAGCCAGCAACCATGCAGGTAAGCCAAAAACTTCTGGCATGTTGCCAGAATAGCTTCGTCAAAGTATTCCTTGCTCTCAATCGGCTTGTTGCCGACGAAAGAGGTGGCGACATTGAAGTAGGTGCCTAGCAAAAAGTCTGACTTGCCAGACTCAGGCGTGATAAGCATCTTGTCCCAATTCTTGTAGGCCTGCCAAGCGCTTATCACAAAACCCCTGCGTTGAGCTTTTGTTATTGCTCCACCACGGGTATCAGAGTTCTCACTCAAGTTTTGCTTGAGCTTGTTGACACCCATGTAGTCATAATACTTTGACAGCTTGTTGGGAAAAAACAGATCTGTGAACCACCTGGGGTCGAGCGTAGAAGCGACTATCAACATGCAGGCGTGTTGATTGACGCCAGGTATGAAGTTCATGTAGTTAAACAAAGGATGCTCTTCGTAAAGAGCCATAAACATGTCCAGGTTAGAAGCAACAGCTCCTTCACCAGCCATCATGTGCGACAGCGTATAGACAATATGTTCGTCCTTTGTAACGCTATGAAACCCACCCAGCGTAGACGGGTACTTCCACCTGCGCATGTTGAGAAGAACTTTCTCGGGACAGTACTCGTCCAGGTTGATCCATTCGACCTGCGGACTGCAGACTTGCACGTCCTTGATCTCGCCACGCACCTTGGCTTCGTACATGGTGCTGACAAGTTTGGCATTCCTGGCGTCACCGACTAGACGCACAGTCAGCTTCTTGTTCAGGAATGACGGGTTGTCGCAGTACTCGTCATAAAGAATGTTGGACGGCCTTGGAGTGCCGTTACCAGAGATATACCACACCTCGTCATCAAGTGAGTTGTAAAGTTTGAGTGTGGTAGTCTCATTAGTAAGGACACCCATGGTGCCTCCTTAGACCTAAGCCAGGTCTATTGTGTGGTCAAACAGGTGTCCAATGTTCTTCTCGTGAGTTACGACGAGGATCTGGACACCGTTGGATGCGGAAAATTGTTTCAGTCGGTCAAACGCTTTCTCCAAAGCCCCTAGGTTAGCCTCGTCCAAACCCACCGTGGGTTCGTCAAGACACAGTAACCCCAAGTTTGAAGCGAAGGTTGAGTTCACAGCCAGCCTGTAGGCGATGGTCAGTATGACTTTCTGACCGCCAGACAGCCTGGCTGCTGGAACCTTCTTAGACCCAAAATTCGCAGTGAATGATAGGTCTTGCTCTAACTCTATATTAAACGGAACGCCAATCTGAGCCAACGTATCATTAAGCTCTGTAACAACCTTTGCCATGTACTTGTAAGACAGCACCATAGGCAGAGCGTTGTACCTGAAAACTTTCTTCAAATTGTCAACGCGCTCGTTCCAGGAATCGTGCAGGGAAGCTAAGCGCACTTGCTCGTTTGCTGTAGCTATCCTTTGCTTACAATTAGTCACTTCAGCCTCGGCCAAAGCGATGTCGGTGTTGAGCCTTTGAATGCTGCCTTTCACAGCTTTCAGCTCAGAAATACGGGTATTTGAAGAGTTGACACTGTTCTCGTCCAGATCGGAATAGCTGGTGAGCTCGTTCAGCTCCTTGGTCATCTCGGCGTTTTGATGCTCCAAAGCTACCGCGATCTTGCCGCCAGAAACGTCCAAAACGTTTATCTTGTTACCGACGTCAATGAACGAATCTTTCAGTATTTTCCTTTTATTCAAAATTTCTTTGGCTTCATCCCTGGATACGGATGGCTGTTCCACCTCAGACACTTCGGCAAGAACGCGCTCTGCCGTCTCCTTGCGACGCATGAAGTTGACTTTCCAGGCCTGATGCAACGCAGCCTTCTTGTCGTAGAGGGCGGTGCTGGCCAGCTGGCTTGTCAGTTTGGTGATGCTGTCGGACAGTTCTGTCAGTTCGTCCTTAGCCTTCAGCCATTTGTCCTTGAGGTTCTTGGCTGGCGTGCCGCAGGTTGGACAGCTGGCAGAGTCATCGTCTGGGTTGATGGACGAAAGGAACTGAGTGTGCTGCTTCTGCTTGAACTTCAGGCTGTCAAGAGTCAGGGCTACAGCCTCTGCGTCTGTCAGATAGTCCTCAGGCTGTTGTGGCTCTGGGTTCAGCAGCCTCTCAGCCTCGATAAGCGCCAGGGCCTTCTCTGCCTTTTTCTTCTGATCCAGGTAGTTGTCGTACTTGACCCAAAGCGCCTCGATCTTTGACGCCTCTTCGGCAGACGCCTCCAGCTGGTCGATCAGGTCGTGCAGGCTGAGCAACTCATCGGTAAGGCTCTTGAGCTTCACCTCGTGGTCTTGTTTATCCTTCTCCAGCTTCTTGATGGTCTCAAGTCGGCTGGTGACGGAGTTCTCAAGCTTTGTCTTGCGATCCCACAGGCTGACGATGTCGCTGTTGCGAAGGATCTCAGCATCCAAGTCCGCTTCCAGAGGCATGGTGGACAGCTTGGTAGTCAGGTCCACGACAGCCTGCTCGGCCTTGATCAGATTGGCATTGAGGTCCTGCAAGCTGCTCGCGTTCACTCCGACGGTGGCAAGCTTGAGGCTGCCGTCAGACAGGTTGTCACCGATCTTGTTGAGCTGCTCGATCTTGAACAGCTTTTGGAACGCCGAGATACGTTTGGCTGCAGACAGCGCGAGAGGACCGAAGTTGTCCCACTGCTCGACAAAGACGTACTGTCCGAGAATCTCTTTGTCCACTTCGAGAATGTGCAGAAGCTTCTCGGCCACTTCCTTGTCGGAGGTGTAGACCTTGTCGTTGACGTACAGTTGCCTGTCCGTTGGGTCCAGCCTGCGCACCAGTCTGAGGTCCTGGCTGTTGTGGGAGAAGTGCAGGTCAACGCCTGACTCACCGCCGTCTGAGTTCAGCGAGATGTTCTCGGCTGCCTTGCCAGAGTTTCTGCCGAAGTCGCCGGTCAGGGCACCGTAGACAGCGTTGAGAATGTTGGACTTGCCGCTGCCGTTGGGTCCGACAATTACGTTCAGACCCTTCTGAAACTCGACTGTCCTGTCTATGTGCTGGCAGAAGTTACGCAGTCTGACTTTCTTAAGAAACATTTACAGCTCCTTCGAGATGCTCTTTGCGCATTTCCAAAAGCTCATGCTCGACGTTACCCGAGTTGAAGATGCGTACAGCATCCTTGTGTGCGACGGTGCTTTCGGAGAACCCCGTCTGCGACACGCACTCAGAAATATCGACAAGCTCCTGTATGTGTTTACGCTCCACAGCTGCCGTGACCTCGCTTGAATTGAAGTCAGTCGGAATGATTTCGTAATTCCAGCTCTGGAACTTGTTACACAACAGGTCGTATGCGTTTGGAATATTGTTTTGATAACGAACACAAACAAGCGGAGTAGCTATGTGTTCTGGCAAGTCTTTGTGCGGCCACTCAGCCAGCAACTCTTCGTTAGTCACGTCCATCAAAGCGTTGAAATACTTTTCGGATCGTAACTCAAATAGCGCAAAAGGTCTTGTCTTTAGTCTGTACTGTGTCCAGCTAAGATCGCTATTCAGAATAAACACAAATTTGTGCGGAGGCTCGTTGGTAGCCTGCATGTTGATGGAACCTGAAGACAAGCAGTCAGTCCCATCTATGTTAAGCACTTCCGTTTTGTGGAAGTCTCCTGTGTAGACAACCTTAGCGAAGGTTGCGTGCTTGAACATGAAGCTTTCATCGCTCTTCTTGATGAAGTCAGCCCACACTTGATGCGTGACATACAGGTCAAACTTGTCTGACCCTGCCTGTGCGTGCATCTCCCTGCACTGGTCGGAGAACCTGGCTCCTGAGAACTCGATGTCCTGACCTGCGACGCGCAAACCCTGTATGTCAAAGGTCTTGAAGTTCAGGTCAGCCTTGAAGCTGTCTATGTGCGTGGCGTTTGGACACAGGCTCATCCACGGAATTTCTGACAGCTCATGTTGACCTTGAACGTAGTAAACCGGTAAACCTACTCGCTGAAGCCTGGCCATCTGTTCGACACAGAACACCACCGATTCGCTTGGCGGGTGCTTGATGTCGAAGAGGTCACCGGCAGCGATCAGCGGAACGTTGAGCTGAATACACAGGTCAGCTATCTGCTGCAGCGAATAGTAAGAATCTCTGTGAACGTTAGGATGCTTCTTCCACGAGAAAGGACTGAGATGCCAGTCTGAAGATAGCACCATAAGGGGAGTCACGGGCATAAATGTCTCTCCTGGGTTGAAGTACAAACGAAGCTCTATACAATGTCCCAAGAGGCACGTCGAAAGGAGTTCAAGATGCTCGTTGTGACAAGGCGTCCTAGGCAGATAGTAAGAATAAACGAAAACATAGTGGTAGAAGTTTTAATAATCAAAGACGGGTCTGTCAAGCTGGGCATTGTAGCTCCAAAAGATATACCGGTCATGCGTGGAGAGCTTAAAGGACCGTGTAGGAAGACTAAACTGGAGAATAAGTAATGTCAATCAAGTGCGTCATGGTTGTTAGTCCTCCTGCTGGCGGTGGCGGTCTTATCGCTAAGACGCTGATGGCCATGGGCTTCAAAGCACCTGGTATACCTGCTGACTCCACAAGCGACTGGAATCTGGTGGCGATAAATCACCTGGTTTGTGACAGGGCACACAAGCCGAAAATATCACTTGAAATGGCCAAGCACGCAGCAGAACCTATGGCTGTGTACGTTGACGACAAAATCAAGGAAGGAAACAACTGGGTCATGCACGACTCTATGCTGTGCATGACGTTCTTTGAGTTTGCGCAGATACTCAAGGAAAAGGGCGTTGATTTCAAAGTGATCATCAGCATGAGGCAACCTCACCACAGCGCCTTGGAAATTGCCAGGTCGGACAGAAGTTGGACGCTTGAAGAGGCCTCCAGTCTTCTTGGTAAGTACATTGTTGCCAGGTCGCTCAACACGGAGCGGTTCTACCTGACCAACAAAGAAGAGAGCAGCAAGGTCCTGCACATGGACGTCAACACGCTGCTGGACGATACGGAAAAGACAACAAAGATGCTGGCAACAGAGCTGGGTGTGGAACTGACAGAAGAAGTCAGCAAAGAGCTGGACAAGATCTACAAGCCTACCCCCTGACAATCTGGGCTGTGCTCGTGGTGGACAGGCCTGCTGCCATATCTACAAGCAGCACCTGTCCACCGTTGTTTTGCACAAAGTCAGCGCCAGGTATATCCGAGCCAGCGTACTCGGAACCCTTCACCAGAACATCTGGTTTGACCGACTGAATCAGCGGAACAAGCTCGTTTTGCTCGAATGTGACGACGGCGTCAACGCACTCCAGAGCCGCTACCATCCTGGCTCTGTTTGCCGCGTTGACAAAGGGACGCTCTGCCCCCTTTAGCGCTTTGACGCTGGCGTCACTGTTCAGACCAACGAGAAGATAGCCACCAGCGAATTTAGCCTGTTCGAGCATATGCACGTGGCCTGCGTGCAGTAGGTCGAAACAGCCGTTGGCGAATACAATCTTCTCGTTGGTAGATCGGAGTTGCTGAGCCCAGGAGATGGCTGCCTGCTGTGACATCAGCTTGGCTAGCGAACTGAGCTGAGTGGGTCTGGCCATGAACATGTCCAGCTCCATCCTGTGGACCACGGAGGTGCCAGGCTTGGAGACGGCCAACGCGCTGGCCGAGTTGGCGAACACAAGAGCGTCGCGAACATCCCTGCCCTCGCAGATGGCCACAGCCAGGGCGGCTATAAAGGTGTCGCCTGCGCCAATGACGTCGCTCTTGCAGGTGGTGAAGGCTGGCAGACTTCCAGACTTGTTGGTGTTCCTGTCGTACCAGCTGCAGCCGTTCTGGGCTCTGGTCACAACGGCCAAAGACAGGTTTGGAAGCTTCTCTGCCAAAGCCTTGGCCAGGCCTTCACAAAAGCTGTCGCTCTTGGCAGAAGCTGTCCTTGAGTCGATGCCCAGGACGGAGCAAGCCTCAGAAAAATTAGGCGTTACGCAGTCCGCTTGTGTCCACGCCAGAAGGCTCTCAGGCTTGGCATCAACAAAAAGAAAAGTGTTTGGACTGACTATGCGTAAGCCTTGAATAGCGTTGCAAAGGTGCGGACTTATAGCGCCTTTAGCGTAATCAGATACGATGATGGCCTTAAGGTCTTTCAAAGTTGCCTTAAGCTTGAAGATAACGTTATCGCTAAAGCTGCTGTAAGTTGGCGAGTCAAAAGCTTTTGTTTCCTTGTCAAAGCGCAGTACCTGGGAACCTCCAACCATAATGCGAGTTTTGACTGGAGTACTGTACTCTGACAGCGCTGTTGAGCTGACCACAACGTTCATGGTGTCCAAAGCAAACAGCAGACGACTTGCCTCTGAGTCTGGTCCTACGGGCGAGAACAGAATGCAAGGAAAGTTGAGAGCCTGTACTGACGAAGCCACGTGTGCGGCTCCACCAGGGCAATACATGTCGTACTTGGTGTGGACCACAGGCACAGGAGCTTCTGGCGAGATCCTGTGGACATCCCCGTGTACATAGTGATCAAGAACTGAATCACCTACGACAGCAATGATGTTGGACACGTTAGCCCTTTCTTAACCGTCACCGTTGTCACACTTGAAGACTCTGGGAGTTCTTTCTCTTGAGTTGGAGTCGCTGCAGTTGCCGCATATTCTGTTTGCAGTCATGTCGTACGACTTGAACTTTTTGCCGCACTTGAGACAGTTGCGTTCGCCTGGCTTCCTGTTAGGAAAGTACCCCTTATCTTTCATTCCATGTGAACCTCAGTCAGACATATCTTCGTGATCTTCGAGTTCTTCGCTATGGGCAAACAGTCTGCCACCCAGACCGTCTTTGCGCTTACGATTCCTGCAGAACTTCTCAAGCATCACTGACGCGTCTTTATAGTTTCTGAACTCGGTTAGCGTAAACGTGACTTCTGGAGTACCCATAGCCTTGGCGTATGGCTCCGTCCAGGGGTCTGCTCTTGTATGCTGCCATCTACTGTTGAATATTTCAAGTACGTCTATTGCTTCTTCATATGTGTATGTCTGATCGTCTAACGGAAATGTTTTAAGCTTGATAAACGCATATATCTCTCGGTCGTCCTTCACTTGGCTGTAGTTTACTTTTACTTCCTGATCTGAAGGCAGATAAGGTATATGTGGAACAACGACTTTGAAGTGTCTGTCTACGAAAGTCTTGAGAAAGTCTTCAATAGACGGCTGCATAATCTGACCCATAAAAAAATAGGCCTGAGTTTGTTTGCTCAGGCCTATCTGAACGAACTGCAATAGTTTTAATTAACCGAACCTGGACTGTCAACATTAGCTTTCAATAGCTTTTTACGAATAGCTTCAACAACTTTCTCAAGTCCTGCGGCGTTTGGATAGTCTGCGCTGACAACCTCGTCGTCAAAGACTCCCAGAGCCACCAGCAGGTTCTTCAGGAAAACCATGTCGTAATAAAGCTCGTAGAGATACTTCTCAACGTGCGGTGATTTGATAGTGATGTCCAGATAGGACGTCTTGATCCTCTTGCGAATGTCGTCAAGACGATTGAACGGGTTTTCAAAGTGCCTGCTGATAAGCGTTGGGTCGTCGGGATTGTGATCTACCGTTACGTGCATGGAGCACCCTCAGGTCTTGCCGTAAAAAACGCCAAAGGCCTTGAAGCCCTTGTCGTACTTCGTTTTGTTCTTGATGAAGTAAACAAGCTTCTTGGCTCCGACTTTGGAGCTCAGGAAGTTGAATGGGTAAAAACCAAAGACGAACGCAGCTCTGACTTTGTTTCTCGATGCCAGGTTTGGTGTGAACTCCTCCAGAGGAACAAAAGACTCTGAAGGGCTGGCGATCAGAAGCCTAGTCACCAGACTGAATCCGTCTTTGGCTGGCTCGAAGTACACTAGGCTGAAACCACCCACAACGTTCTTGCGACGCGTGAGCTTTCTGGAAAGGGCAGAGGCGTCCTGCAGCGCCTCCCTGTACAGCTTGACGCTGTTCCTTACGTCTTTGCTTTCGTACCGGACCTTCTTGTACATCGAGTAGAACATGAAGTTGTCTACTTTGAGCATTCGCTTGAGAACGCCCGAAGAGTACTTTCTCAGCCAGCACCAGGGGCAGGAGTAGAACTTGCAGGACCGCAGGGAATCCTTTGTTTTCTCAAACTTGCCGATGCTGGGAGGGCAGTTCCTCAGGTACTGGACCCGCACGGGATTATCTGAGAACATGCCGTACTTCATAAGCTTGTAGGTCTTTATGCGCCACAAGGTTATGATCTTGCCCAGGTTTAGCTTGAGCTCCTGTTTTGTCTTCACGGTCTTTTTGAACAGACTGACAGACTTGCATCTGAAGTAAGCGTTGCGCTTGAAAGACTTCAGTTTGAACTCGGCATCCATAGCGTCCTCATGGCGTCAAGAATTAGACACCAGTTTGAAGACTGCTTCCCTGAGGTTGGCATCGTCCTCCAAAGCGTGCGTCGGGTAAAAGAACTCAGAGATAGCCGTATTGGACATGCGCTGCCACTCCCTGACAGTCGAGCCGTCTAGCTCGGTGTTGAGGTAGTGACACGAGCAGTGATCCAGGAACTTGTACCAAAGCTCCCCAGTGTCTGCCGACTTGCCAATAGCCTTGCCGTATCCCTCGAACTGGGAGGCAGAATAATCGTACACGATCCAAACAAAATTGGGAGAGTCGGAAGTCAGAAGGTCGTTGAGCTTAACTTCTGACTTGCCGACTTTGTGCAGGACAACAGACGAAACAACAGCGCTCATGCTGGCTCCTCCAGTCAAATGGTTGTCCTAATAAACGTCGGCGTGTTGTCACCGACCCACGCGCTGACAACGTTGAACTCCATGTACTCGACGGCTTCCTCGTAGGACATGCCGTCTCGCGCCATCAGGATACCGACGCACCTGGAGTAATCGTAAACAACGGTCTCAGGTCGTCCTGCCTGATTGCCCAGTCCGACAATCGCTGAGTCGAAGCCGTCGGCAAACAGAAGCTGGGCTTCGGTCTCGTCGGCATACTCTTCGATCCGCTTCCTGCTAATAGTCTTAACTGCCAAGACTTACTCCTTGTCTTTGAGTTCTGCCCTAAGCCTTCTGATTTCAGCTATCAATCTGGGAACAGCCTGTTTGGCTTCGCAGATGAACATCAGGTTGTAGTCGTAAGCGTCACAAACGTCTGCCAGTCTGGGAGACTGCAAAAGCGTGATAGCGACGCACTTGGTTGAGTCGTGGTCGTAGATAAGGCCGTCGTGCTGGAAGCCTTTGCCTGGATCAGTGCTGATCCAGCGTGCGTTCATGCACATGTCGTCATCCCCTGCGCGGGGATACCACTCACCTGGAGTAGCTTGGCTGTGCAGCTTTTCCAGCAGAGCCAGATAGTCCTCGTCCAGTTTTCCCCTGTGGAACTGGATGTTAACCTGCGCTGCTTCCTCAGGCGTCAATTTTAAAAAGTCTTCAGCGTTACCAGACACCCACCCAGAATCACCTAGCTTCTGTTCCACAAAGCCTCCTGGTCAAACAAGGAAAGCAAAAGAACAGTTTCTACATGTATGCAAGTTGTACTGTTCTGCCAAGTCCTCTGAACCGCATTGAGGACAAGTCCCGTCAAACTCAGACCCAACGCCGTGTGGGTATTGAGCTGCGTCCGTCGGCAGCACTGGATCGTCGAACAGGATCTCTTCAATTTCTACAAGCTCACCCTCAGCGGTTTCCCAGGAGTAGTCGCCTGTGCTGACAAACTCCTGGTCAACCCACCTTTTTTCCTTTTCGTCAAACCGTTGAATAAAATAACCGTGAGATATGCGGTGCAGCATCGTTAGTCTCAGATTAGCCGTTAAAAAGTTTGTCGTACTCGCTGTCGGTTAAACCTGTCCAGCCAGCTTTCCTAGCTACATTTGGTCCACACAACCTTAGTATGATCTCGTGGGCATTGTCTGGGTTTACCTTTAAGTTGCTAAGATCAACTTGTGTGTAGTCAGAAAACTCAGAGCTAGCTCCAGCAAGTTCTGGTATATCTCGGTCTACAACGGCTATTGCTTCTTCTTTTGACAAGTTCCTCATCTTCGTCAACCAGTAAACAAAGTGGCACTTGTTGTCTTTAAGCTTATCGAAATCCAGTTCTTCTCCCTTTTCCTTTCTAAGTCTAACGTGCGCCATGTGCAAATCGGCACCGTTAAGCATGTACCTAGCTAACACCCTAAGCTTTTCAGAATGATTAACGTCTAGGTTGCTGCTTTCTTCAAAAAAGTCATAATAGCCTAACTCACTTCTCGCTATGTTTAAACAAGTTAGTTCGTCAGTGCTGCTAACAATAAATCCTTCTGCAAAACATTCACACAGAGCAGCCCCTGGATCGTTTTCTTCGTATACGTCTATTTTGCAAACCTCTACGCCATCGTAAGGTTCGTGTTTTATTTTCATCCAGGGTTTTAAAAACTTTTTTATAGCTTCAGAGGAAGCAGCAGCAGAATACATTTCAGTAAGACTTTTGTCTTTAAACAACCTAAAAACAATAGTTGATTTCATTGGCGACTAATCCTCATCAGTTGGATCTATTTCGGTTAAAGCTTTGTTTATGTGTTTCAAAGCTTTTGAAAATTTTGAAGGGTTAAACTTCAAAGCCTGACACTCTGAGACTGCGGACTCAAGATAATTTGCGACTTCTTTTAGTATGTCGTGAGGCGTGAGCTCGTCGCAAAGTCTGAAGACAACTTCTTCCCAGTGGGCCACGACGTGTTGCCAGTTGTATTTAGATTTCTTTAAACGGCTCATTTAAAGTGCTCGGCTGTATAGGGTTTAATTTCGTATTAGATTTCCTGGTATAACCAAAGCCCTGTAACGTTAAAGTATTTCACCTGCTGGAAGAGGGTCTACATCAGATACACTCATTACACTAAACTCAGATTTTTCTAACCCTTGCTGTTCAATGTGATTTTTAGCCAAAATTTGCGCGTCCTCACTGCTTTTGGCTCTTACAAAAACAACCCGTTTAGGATTGTAGGCATACGGTTTTTGTTGCCATGTCACCCTGAACTGTTTGAAACTATTGCTCATAAATCGTTTTCCTCAAGCTGAAACCCTGGAGGGACTCAAACCCTCATTTCCCCTTACGCACTGGGGGTGTCCTCGCAGCAGCTATTAGGCGGTACGCTCGCTTAGCTGAGGCAGGCCTCAATTAGACGACAGGGTTTGGTTTTAAGCGTTAAACGCTAGATCGGTTACTGATTGGCGCTAAGGTTGTCTGGATTTTCTAAGGCAGACCTTAGCCCGCAAGGGATGTGAGGCCAGTCACCTTCGTGAATTTTCCAACCAAACTTAAGCGTGGCCCAGTCAATAAGAACCTGAGCGTCTCTTGCAGTGAACCAAGTCTTTTGAAGCATGTGAATCAGCTCACCCAAAAACTTTTCAGGGTTATTGCTAAGCGGGTACCAGCTGCCGTCTTTAAGTTCAAAGGTCCACTCTCCGTCAACTTTTTCAAACTTGTCAACAACAATGTTGGTTTCAAATTTCTCTGCAGCCGCTAGCGTTAACAAATCAAAGCTTTCCATAACTCTCTCCATGCAATTTAAGTTTAAAACCTATACAAACTGTTTTGTGTCGCGGTTAGGTAGACTTAAAGAGATTTCGCTGGGAAACGGGCAAAACTTCCTGTAGCTTTGCCGGGTCGCAGTTTACGGAAACGACGTCAGCGTCTGAGTCGTACACTGCTGAAATAGTTCCGTTGACGGAGCCCTCAAGCTCTGAAGCCACCAGGTCGCCGTCATCTTCCAAAGCTTCTCTGTAAGCCTCGACCAGGTAGTCGATCACTGCGTCTGTTGAAGCGACTAGAGGCATTGCTTCTCCTCCGAAACTTTTTCTTCCTTGGACAGCTTTGGAAACTCTCCAACACCTTTGATCCGCATTGGCACAGCCATGGGCCTGCCAGCGCTGTCGCGCCACAAGTGCTTGTCCCACTTAAGCAGATAAGGAGTTCTATCTCCAAAGTAAATGCCGATATACCAGTGGTTTGGCGTCACGTCTTCTGGGAAATGCCACTTGCCACTTGTGTGGCTGTCCGTGGCGTTACGCGTGACAACGGTGTGGATAGACCGCGTTTCAGACATGCTCACCCTCGTATAAACAAACAGCGTAGCCTTTTTAGAGGCTACGCTGTTTTGGATCAATCTAAAACATCAACCCGCTTCGTCACACTTCTTCAGAAACGGGCTCCACAGCGCTCATCACCCTTGGGCGAGGGAGTGGAGGCCTGGAGGTCTCAGCGACGACCACACGCGATTTTTGAGGCGCGTGCGGAGTCACAGCAGGCTGCTGAGCCAGCTGGCGAGTTTGCTCGGCCAACTGATTCAGTTTCTTGACATCAACAATGCGTCGAATCTTGGCAGGCTCGGACAAGCGTACACCGCAAGATGTGAGCTTCTTATATCGAGCATTGACAGACACGACCGCCATACCCAAAGCGTCAGCAATCACACGACGGCCTTTGGGAGCATAGGTTTCCCACACTCGAACAAAGGTCTCGTCATCGCACTTGCGAGTAACACCAACATGCTTGACCTTCTGGACCTTAATGTTGCTTGACATATGCCGTCTTCCTTTCTGGGACTAGTTTCAATTTCGGTAACCTAGGGGACGTAGAACTGTATCCCCAACGCGAGGATACGTCAACTATCGGCAAACCGATCAAAAGCGGAAATGTAGAAGTTGTGCTTTTATTTTATTTTATGAAAATAAAATATACTCTGATTTTTTGTGCATTGTCTGGACCCAGACAATGACAAAAAAGTGTCTAGTATACTCATCTGTAAGGATGAGTATAATAAACGCACAAGTCCTACATCCTCGCCAAGACCATATTACTCAGGTTTTGAGTAATATTTTGTAATACTACCGACCAATATCTTAGCCTGTTCTTCCTGGCATAACCTGTTTCTTGCCTTGGTCATCGCGCTCGAAAGCTCAAGATCGTTTGCGATGTCATACAGCAAGTCCAAACAGAAAACGCCTTTGAGGCTGTCCACCTTGCGACAGTCCTCGTCCAGCACGGCAGCTTTGCCGTTCTGTTTGCTCTTGTGCTCTTCTGTGACCCTGTCAACGAGCTGTTCTGGAAACCCTTCCTCTTTCAACAGAGACGAGTCCAGAACGTTCCACCCGTCGCAGTACTCAAGCAGGGCTAGCACAAGATCAGGATTTACAGTTTTCCAGCTTTCCATCGGTAGTTCCTTTTTCTTCCCCTTCTGCGTTTCCTGCAGACGAGAAGCGTTTGGTTGTTACTTCGCCCGTCGTCTCTATCCAGACTCGGGCACCGCAGGACAATGGCTTGTCCGGTCGGTAAATCACTCTACATGGCCCATCGATGTACACCTCGTGGGCATAGGTGTTGTCGGTTCCCGTCTTAACCGTTAAGACTGGTTGCTGCTCTCCTTTCTTTTTGTTGCTTCTGATGACGTGCTGGTTTACGTGGATGATGGTTTTGGGTTTACTTGAAGGCACTGGCGTACTCCTTGGCCAGGTCCAGATTGTCCAGGCTCAGCAGAGTCTCTTCAATTCTTTCTGACCTGCGTTTGCACTTTGCCAAATACTGAAAGAAATCTGTAACACAGTCTTGCAAACTTCTAGACGCGTAGCCACTTTCCCCACTCACCACCTGTCTTATAGCTTCACAGTACATAATGCTAAGTTTAGTTAGCATTTCTTCGTCTATTACTTTGTCTTGTGCTGCACACATACTCACATAGTTAAACCAGAAGTGAGGCTGGTCCTCTAAAGCCTTTTGCAGTTTTTCTGGGAAAACCTTCAGTTCTTTAAGTACACCACCTACTTCCCTGACAATGCGGTAGCAACTTTTATGCGCTTTAAGTTCTGTTTCGTTATCAAACCTGGCTGAGACTTTAATTGCGTTTATAAACAAATCTGTAAGCCTATCCGTCCATTCGGTTACAAGCTTATCCAGCATGTCAGGCATATTGCCTTCGTTCATACTAACCAGTCGCTGGTAAAGCTTTACCACACTAAACTCCGAAGCCAAACCTCCTTCTCTGTATGAGCAATACGCGTTTACGTCTTCTTGCGTTACTGGCAGTTCAGCAAGCCTGCTAACAATCAGTTCCCAGAAAGAGAAAAACAATTCTTTTGCTTGATTTGTCATCCACTCTAGACCACAGGCTTGGCCGTATATAACGGCTTTCCTTATTTCTGTGAAAGTAATTTGTTGAATATCTTGACTGACAAGTTTGAACAGATACTGGTCACTCGTCTTTGCCAAGTTAAGCCTTCGCTTAAACTTATTCAGCGCTTTGGTTACTGAGCTTTCTAGCTCATCGCTTCTTTCGGTAGGGCTGAAGAACTTTTGTATGTACTTTTCCAGGTGGTTGTATGTGAATATGTTTCTTCGTTCTACGTTTGGTCCTAGCAAATAAAGCTGCTCAAACTTCGGCCACCTGCTTGTCCTTACCTCGCTGGCGTACCCGCCAGCCATATACAGACCATCTGCCAGAATCGGTGCTTCGAAAGCTTCGTTACCGGCGTATTCTGGGTTCTCCTTTATGAAATCCACCAGCTTCCAAGCTGACCAGTTTGCTGGCGGTTTCAGATAAACTTTTTTCTTCGGCTTGACTGCGACTTCTTCTGGAGCCTTGTCTGCTTTGCCGTCTATCCTGATGCTTTCAAACAACTTGACTATCTTGTTGTGACTCGACATTTACCCACCACTCCGGTTCCTCCCTGTCTTTCCATGAGGCCATGCTTTTCTTGTCTCCAAGGTAGTAGGCCCTATAGGCTACGACAGGGTCTTTGGCCTTGTACTTGTCTGGCATGGCTTGGGCAAAAGGCGTAAGCCCACCAGACGGAATCAGCTTCGCTACTCTGAAGCAGTTGTTGATAACCTTGAGGCATTTGTGGATCTTGCCGTACCTGAGTCGATACTCGTGGCATAGCTCTATGCCCAGGTCTACCAGCCACAGGAAGTTCTCCTGTGTCTCCCTTGCCCAGATGGCGCAGGGATGGTTCTTGTGCGCTGGCTTGTATTCCGAAGTACCGCCATGAGCCAGCACAGCCGTGCAAAGCAGCTGGGCTGACTCAAGCGGCATCTTCACCACGTGCTTGTCCAGGTGATACCTGGCGCACAGCTGCGTGTCCCTGTCCAGGATGAAAATGTTCATTTTTCGTAAACGAAGTACTCGTCTGTTCCGTTATCCAGCAGTTCACCTCTGAAGATGGCGACTTTGTCCGATGCGTTGAACCTGAGGGACACAGCCTTGTTGTTTTTTCTTATTAGTTCCAACGTGATCCATATTTTCTCCTCTCCAATCATGAGCATAACTTTTTGGCCTACCTTGCGTGTTAGCATCAGGCCAGACTTGTATTCGTTATTTTCTGTGTCCATATTTTCTCCGCAAAATAAGCGGGGTGTTTCCCCGCTTATTCTTCGTAACTAGTTTTTGCTGCAAGCTTGTTAACTAACAATTTTTGAGTGATAGACCTGACCTTTCCTATACAGAGTACGGTTGTCTGCGCTTAGGCTGATAAACGCTGTGCCGTAACCTGACCGCTCATCTTTAAGTTCTTCTGTTCGGATTAAAAATAGCTGCTCAGCGCCTGTTAGCAACATATATTTTTTTACCGCAGATGTTCTAGGCACAGACCAGCCGTTGGCAGGCTTGTTGAAGTAGGCTATGTCTACCTCTTCAGCTTTGATGCCAAACTGAGAATAGACCTTCGAGGCCAGCATTTTGTTTTGATTTAGATGCCATGTTTTTTTGACTCTGGACAGCTTCTTTTTTACTTTGGACAGTTTGTTTGGTTTTCGCTCATACGCTTTGGGGTCAACGTTAGACTCTTTGGTTTCTTCAAAATCGTCCCCTAGTTTTTTAATTTCGCTAAGTATATTGTTAAAGTTTTCATCAGCAGACTCTTCTTTAATCTGCGCAATTTTATGTTCAATCTGTGGTAAGCTTGTTGTTTTTGCGTCTTCCGTTTTTGATGTAAAGCTTGTCGTTGTTTGTAAGTAAATCTCTTTGACTGCAGGATGCTCATTAAACTTTCTACCGCCCCACGTTACAGCTTTTCTCGTGCTGAGATGCTGGACAACATAAGCGACGCTGACAAAACTATTCAAAAACATAAGATTGTTCATGTCTTTTCCTTTTGGTGCCGACCTTGCTTTCCAGCGCAAGGCATTGGGCTCCCTGGGATTCGAACCCAGAACCAAGGGATTATGAGTCCCCTGCTCTAACCGTTGAGCTAGGAGCCCGAATCTGCAAATTGCGTTAGACGCAATAAGCAGAACTTTGTGTTATTGGTTGTTTAAACCTTCAGAGGAAATAAACAAACGATTGTCTTTAAGCGGCGCGTTCTTGTAGAAAAGATCGCCGTTAAGACCGTGTACGCTTGCTGTTTTTTGGTTTTTGTGTAGGTATAGGTCTTCAGCTTTTACAATGTGCAAAATTAAAGAACTAGGCCTGCGCTCCATTTGTAGAACTGTTTTGTTTACCAAAACAACTCTTGTACAGCCTCTTCGTCTGTTAGCTGTCCAGTATAGTTCTGGCGGTACGATAGACAAGTCAGAATTTGTGTCAGAGGCGTAGCCAATGGAGATAAACCTGGGTTTTGTTTTGCAGTATTTAGCTGCCAGTTTCCTGATTTGTTGCGTTCTGTTTTCTCCTATAGCCGTACGTATGGTGTAGTTTCCGTCACCCCAAGCGTGCCAAAGCTCCTTACTAGAAGCCTCTGGTTTTTTAGCATCCTCAAGTGTTTCGTCAGGCTCTTGTGCAGTGTTTTCACCGTCCGACTTTATGCTGTTGTTAAAAGTTTTCAGACTAGTTTCTATCTGAGGTTCAGGTTCCTGAGCAGCCTCTTCTTGTTCAATAGCCTGGTTTTCTTTTTTGTCTCTATTGTCTGAAGGAGACAAAGTGATAATGATGATATCGTCATCTTCTTCTTTTTTAAAAAAGTCACAACCTACTATCTTTATAACTTTGTTGTTAGAATTGCTAATCGTAACTACTGACATGCTCAAAATCCTTTCTATTGCAAACATGGTTCAGCCGACATACTGAACACTTGTCTTAAACAGTTAACTGGGTGTTGTTTATTTCGTCAACCTTATTATTTGACGCGCTCCACTTATACCCACCGAATAACTGTTTTTGCACGCTATTGCATTCCTTTGCTTAATCGCAGGACTTGAACCTATGGAACAACAGTCCTGTCTTACCGTCTTTGTTGATCTTCCTGACGCTTGAGCCGTAGCCTGCTGGGTTGTACCAGGCATAGAACCAATCAGTCAGTTCTTTCTCTTTGTCTTCAACACCTGCTCCGACTACCGTTATCTCAACCACGCCACCGTAGTCGTACTCGTAAACATCCCAGTCTTTGGTTTGGTCCGCTCTACTTTCGTTGTAAGCTCTGAGCCAGCTGATCCGTCCTGCGTCTACCTTTAAGGCCATGGTCAGTCTCCCAGAAGTTCTTCAACTTGTTCCATAAGGCCATCGTCTTCCAGCCCTTCGCTCAGTTCGCTGACCAGATCCCTGGCTGCGTAAGTGTGGTTTGCCAGCTTTTTGACCTGGTCTTTCTTGTCTTCGCTCAGACCCTCGCAGATGTCCTTGATCAGAAACTCTAATTCGTCGCTGTCCATCTCAACCTCCCTTTGATCCCGAGTATTTCCAGGTCCTGTCTTCGTAAACTTTTTCGCCCCTGAGCCTTAGTCGGCCCTGAAAGCACATGCCGCCCTCCCAGTACCTCAGCTGTATAGCCAGCTCCGGGTACCGCTTAGCCAGTTCTTTTACGACAGCCTCAGGAGGGCTCCAGGCTGTGTCGAAACCGTACTTGAGTAGAGCCAAGCCGTTTTCTCGCTCCTCAAACACACGAGTCGTGCTGCTGTCCAGATTCCACTTTGTTCCCCAATTTGCGCAGCGCCAGTCGTACCAGTTGGTAAAGCCGTGCGCTTGCAGATTGTGGTTGAACTTGTTGGCCAGCTGCTCGTAGCCGCGTATACCTTCTTTCAGGTCGGCGTCATCCAATAAGTGCGAGTGTTCGTAGCGCCGAAACATTAGCCATAAGGCCTTCAGGTTTTGCTCTGGGTAGGCCCTGGCTACGTCTTCAGGGATGTGCTGCTTGTACTCAACTGTTTCGGCTGTCTCGCCTTCGGTTGTTTTCAAAAGCGAGTCGATCAGTTCTTCGACCTGTTTATCGGTCCCGAACAACGCAAGCCTGACGTTGCAGATGCTGCTAGACGGCGTGTTCTTTATCGACTCTGGCGTTGGTACTATTTTTTCAAAGTCCAGATACACGTCGTCTGTTCTTACCTTACGCTTCAGCTTCTGGACTATTTTCTTTTTTCCCTTTATTGTTAGCTCGTTTACGCACCAGTTCGGCACCGGAGCCTCCTCTCAGGAAATCTTCAATTTCATGGATGCTGTCAGCGACATGCATACGCAGCACGGCTGTAGGACAGGAGGTCAACATCTTTTCAAACAGATAGTTGGTCCACTTCAGGCCTTTCAGCTTTTTCTTGTTTTCTTCCCAGTACTGCTTCAAGGACACGACTATTTTCTCGTAGTCCTTACGCAGCTGTTCTTTCTTTGCCTTGTACCTCTCCTCGTGAAACCTGTAATGGGTCTGTTGCCACTTTGCCAAAGTGGTCTTCAGCTGTTTGTCGTCTGTGATCATCAGCTCTCCTAGCTGTAAAACTTGAACGCTATTATCGCCGCTACCGCTACGGCTAAGCACAGGAAAGCCTGTGGGCTTGTCCTTTTGTCTGCCAGCATCAGCGGTAGCGCCGAGTACATCGCTGTTATCAGCAGGTCCCACCAAAGCGACGCTGTAACTATCTTCCGGGTGTCATTCAAATGTCTTACCAGTAAGACCCAGAGCGTCGAGGTGCTGATTGTCAGCACCCAAGTTATTGGAAAGACCAGCCACGTGTCCCTGAAATACGGGCTGTAGGTTATCCAGCTAAGCGCGCCGTACATCAAGGCGGCTGCGAGGAAACATAGGAACACGTACATAAAAGCCTCGGGGGAAAGAGCACAAGCCCTTTCCCCCGATAAGCTTATTCAAGTTCTATGTCAAGTTTTGTTGCGCAAAACCTGACAGGGTCTCAGTAACGACAGCAGGCGTAATACAGCCCGTTCGCTCCCCTAGCGATGCCAACCTCGCGAGGTTGCATACGCTGACGGAAGCAGCAATTCATCTCGGCAGCGTACGGGGTGGAGCCGCAGCCCACGCCCTCATAGCCGCTATTTCCACCGAAGTGTCCGATCCTGCACAGGTTGGCCATGTGGTTGGCAACGCCCTGGGCAGATGAGAACATTCCGTGAACAACAGGAAAACGGGCTTGCTGCTGGTAAGTGACCTGCTGCGCCGCAGGTTGATTGTTGTAAACCGTCCTACGCCCGACCAGCCCGAACGGACCAGCGGCTGCAAGCTCAGTCAAAACCAGAACAGCTGTCAAAGCAAAAGTGTTACGCATTGTCGTCCCTTTCTCTTCCTTGAACCTTGAACCAAGGCTTAATTGCAGGTTACTCAGTTGCGGTTCAGCTGAATAGCAGGCTGATGTCCGCGCTGAATAACCTTCACACCACTCTGCTCCTTAGCAGGCGCGGTGGCAGTAAGCTTGCCGTTCTTGCTGGTAACAGGAGCCAAAGTGCCGTCACGCAGCAGCAGGGCAGGCTTGCCGTCCTTGTCCACAACCACAGACACGGGCTCGTGGTGACGGGTTTCAACCCGAGACTCACGACGCTCGCGAATACGATCCAGAGGACCTGCGACTGCAAAGCTGGCGCTGCTCAAAGCAAGAACCGCAATCAAAGCAAACTTACGCATTTAACTACCTTCCTAGAACAAACAAACAAGCGAGTAAGCCGTCCTCACTCGCATTACCCCTTGAAGGAGTTGAACCTTCTCTGACGAGCTGTATAAGAACTCCGCTCTACCGTTGAGCTAAAGGGGTAAACCACATAGAACATCAACAACTTACAAGTTGTCTCATACTACACATGTGTAAATGAATTTCAACCCTTAAAGGCAAAAGTACTCTCGGCGGGAATCGAACCCACAACCTACGGAGTAGAAATCCGTTGCTCTATCCAGTTGAGCTACGAGAGCTTAAAGCGTTAACTTTTTTTACGGAGTTAACGCTTGTATAGTTTAGTCTCTGCACTCAGCGTCTATAGCGGACCACACTCGGCTAAGTTCGCTAAAGCTCTGGTACTCCAGACGAATGTTTCGCAGCCTAGCACGCAGAGTTTGCAGAGCCTGAGCCCTAAACTCCTGGTTGCTTATGACTTCGTCAACAGGCAGGTACTGTCTGCGACTGGTTTCTTGTTCGTCTTCTGTATCTTCTTCGTCTTCGCTAGGCACCGAGATTGAGACAAAACCAGGAACGCTGATCTCGTTACCTTCCGTGTTTTCACGGACAACCGTCACAGTACTCACGATGTTTCTGGCTTGATGCAGCCGATACTCGTGAGCAGCTGTGGCATCGTTCCACTCGAAAGCGTTGTGCAGCACAGCTGTTCTTGGCTGGCTTTCATGCACAATAGCTGGAGGAGTAAGTTCTCCTCGAACTTCTCTGATGCGCTCAAGTTCCTCGCCAACCGTCTGAGCCTCCAGGCCAGTGACTGACCTGTTGGTTTTATACTGGTAGCGGTTTGTCGTAGCCTGTCGGCTTCGTGCCATTTCTGTTACTCCCAGGAAAACTTGTCAACCACTTCAAAGCAACCCTTGTCACCGTTACACTCTGGACGGTGCTCACCGATGCCCACGGCAAAGCCGCCCAGGTTCAGCAGGTTCACCACCTGCTCCTGAGAAACTGCGCGGGCGTTGAACTGTATCCGAAGCTTAGCGCCCCATTGTGCAAACTCTGGACGGTAACGCAGGTCTGCCGCGCCCATACCAACACGAATTACGTCAGTACGCATACGAGGAGGGCAGTCTTCTGGATAATAAATTCTTGTCAAGTCACCGCAGCCTTTTTCAGCAACGACTCGGAAAAACTGCCGGGCGGCTACCTTTGTAATTTCTTTGCCCAAAGAAGTACAGGCCGTCACCGCGCAATTCTTAAAAGATAGAAGCGGAAAAGCAGGAGAACCGTCAGGAAGCCTGTAGAAGGATTCTTCGTATTCTTCCACGGGATTGCGCAGAGCCCTGCCTTTTGCCGCTTTACCGGCTTGCTTGGCTTGTATCGTATATATAGCTCTCTTAGACCAAGGATGGGTAATGAGCGGCGATGTGCCCTCAATATTAACAAGGATGGTTCTCAGGTCTAATCGAACCAGAGACGTGGGCGACGTGTCAGAACTCTTCATAACAACAACGTCAGAAACAACTTTAGTCTTAGCAGCCATGTAACTTACCCCTTCAAATCAAACAAAAAAGTCCGTACATGTGTACGGACAAATCACCGCCAAGGAGTTGCACCTTGGTGTGTCTTTCAGACACTTCTACTCGGTGATCGGAGTCTTGATGCACCGCGTCGCGCCAAACCGCGACCCGCCCGACCGCGACGTGCCATACCCTGCCCAACAACCAACTACTTCCACTTAGGGAAGTAAATCACCGCCAGAGAGTTGCACTCTGGTGTGTCTTTCAGACACTCCTACTCGGTGATCGGTAACCTTGAAGAGACGCGCCAAAACTCGACACGCCTCGCCAGACCTTGCCACTACGAGCCCCACCCCGCCCAACAACCAACTACTTCCAGTTAAGGAAGCATATCACCGCCAGAGAGTTGCACTCTGGTGTGTTTTTTAAACACTTCTACTCGGTGATCGGTAACCTTGGAAAGACGCGCCCGACCGAGACACACCACATCGTGCCTCACCAAACCTCGCCCAACAACCAACTACTTCCAGTTAAGGAAGCATATCACCGCCAAGGAGTTGCACCTTGGTGTGTCTTTCAGACACTCCTACTCGGTGATCGGTAACCTTGAAGAGACACACCAGACC